TTAAAGATAACAGGTAAGTTGGAGTTCGGTTTTATCAGGAATATATTCTCCGGTAAAACGTTCAGGCATATCGATGCCGTTAAACACCTGTGTAATAATAAAACCATTTTTTGTGAAGAAGCCACTACAAGACAGGAAGATGTCTTCAGCGATAGTGACATTGCAATACTCACCAGCATAGTAGTCTTTGATGATTTTCATGAAAGCCGAGCCGATGCCATAGTGGTGAAACTGGTCATGAATATATAAGGTGCAGAGTTTATTCTCATCGCCTTTTTTGAAGATAGTGATACCTGCGACTTGCTCACCGACGAGAGCGACATAGGCTTTGCGATCAGGAGAAGGAAGTTCTGAGGCGACTTTGGCAAACCAGCGAGGAAAGTCTGGATAGGTATTGACAAGATGCTTAGTGATGTCTGTGGCATAATGGATAAAGTCATCTTGTGAGAGCAATGCTTTGATTTGAAATGTTGAGTCTGTCATATTATCTCGCTCTCCTGTTTGATATAGCATAAACGCTTAGACCGTTCCTATTGTGGAGAAAGTATAGCAAAATAAGAAGGTGTTTAAAAGGAAAAGATTTTCTCTAAGAGTAAATAAAGTGATTGAATCTCATAAGTAGGAAATGGTATAATAAAAGAGAGAGTATATAAAAAAGGTTGACGGGTCCACCAGCATAAGAGACAACAAAGTATTAGCATGTGATGGCACAATGCGATATACTAATGAAAATCGGATAAGGGGTAACTGTGATGCGTGAGATGAGAAACGGTGTTATTGTAGAGAAGAGTGTGGAAGGTTGTCGTATTGAGGGTTATCTCAATGATGACCGTATTATTGCCATCACGAATTTCAATATTACACGTTGCTTTATGGTTTCTCAGAGCAAGGCGCTTGCAGGAGGGTTGGACAATGCTCTGGAGTATAACAAGATAATGACTGCTGCCTTAGACATGGTAGAGTCATTACGTGCGGAGTGTGAAGGCCGGGTAACTATTGGTCTGATTGAGCGGGACGGTGAGTGGATTATTACCAGTGATGGATTTGATATTGGTAAAGAGACGAGCCAGGAGGATGGTGTTGCTACGGCGAAATACTTTAAGCAAGCATATGAGAGTAAAGGTGTCATTGTATCCTACTCGGTGGAAGAATAAGAGAGGCCTCCTTCGGGAGGTTTTTTTATTGGTTGAACATAAAGAAGGTGCTTGCTTGTATTGTCATTAAGGCGTATACTTCTTTTATCGAAACGAAACAGAGATAGGAAAGAGAGCGATGAACGATTGGATCACGATTAAAGAGATTACTGAAATCAAGCCACACTACAGTGGTAAAGCGTGGGTTCTGGTTGGTAAGGGTCGTTCTGATTTACGCAATGCTGTTGTTGACTTCATGCGCATTGAGACTAACAAGTCAGATTTAGAGGCGCTGAAGGTTGGGATGACAATCGATCAGCGTATTTAAGAAAACGAGGGGCTGCGCTTAGCGGCCTCTTTATTTGATAGAGGGATAAGATGGAAGAAGTCGAGGTATTGATTGGCTTTGATGGTGGTAAAGATTATTGGTATGTAGAGATTGGACGTAAAGAGGTTTTCCAGTCGAGAGAGTATGAGGAGAGTTTGGCCTATGCTCACGGAGCGAAAGAAGCGTTTGCGCAATGTGGAGTTATCGTAATTTTTACAAACAGTGGCGAAGAGATTTAAGTTTTTAAGAGAGCCATTTCATTTAAGATTTTTAACGAGGTAAGAGATGAACAAATCTACTCCGGGTCCGTGGAAAAAAGTGAATGGTGGTCTGATTGGCGCTAACGGTAAAGATGTCGTCTTAGGCAAGAGTGGTTTTAGCCTGAGCACGGCGGGAAGCTGTGATGAAGAAGCGATTGATAACGGCATCCTTGCTGGAACAGCTCCAGAGCTGCTGGCGGCATTAGAGCACCTTTTGGGGTGTGCGGAGAAAGGTGAGGTTCCTGATGGTGTGGCTATCACGGGAGTGAAGCGTATTATTGGTAAGGCGCGTAATAAGGTCTAACCACCAGCAAAGTTAAAGAAGCTGCCTTCGGGTGGCTTTTTGTTTTATGCGGAAAAAGTGCTTGCATGTATTGTCATTAAAGCATATACTTCTTTTATCGAAACGAGGGTGGGAAGAGAAAAATGGCTTACTTGAGCAAAGAGCATAAGGCGAAGATTGTGGCAGCGGTTAAGGCTGTATTGCCGAAAGATTGGAAGGCGAGCTTTGCGATCAGACATGCTTCTGGTATTGTGATGACGATTAAGAGCACGCCGTTAACGCTGGAGCAGATTTTTGGCAAAGAGGCGTGTGATGCTCAGGGTGATTATCGTCGCTTTGAGGGTGTGCTGGGTCATGTAGAGGTTCATCATTTGGGTCGTCTTGATCGTGATATTAAGGATGAGGGCGCACGTGAGATTCTGGAGAAGGTAGTTGCGGCGTTGAATCTGGACAACTACAACAACAGTGATCTGATGACGGATTACCATGATGTAGGTCATTATGTGGATCTGCAGTTTGGGCATTACGAAAGGCCTTATGCGGTGAAGGCGTAAGAAAGAATAAAGAGGCTACCTTCGGGTAGCTTTTTTGTTGTACAGGATAAAGAGTTGTCATATAATGGGAAGATAATCGCTAAAAGTAATCAAAAGTGGGATAATAATCCTATAGGAGAAAACATGCTGAGTATGTCAAATAGTGGTGCGGTGAGTATGCGTCGAAGTGTTCCGGGCGTGGAGGTTATGAATAGTGTTGTTCCTTCAAAAAAAGAAGACGTGATAAACTTCTCTGATTTAATGGCTATGTCTAACGTTCACGGAACGGCAAAGGCGTTTTTAGATAAAGTTGTGGCGTGTAAAAATCGCTATGATAATGCGGATGAGTTTACGGTAAGCTATCGGAGCAGTTCTTTGGGATTAACTGCTGGTATCCTTTATGTAAAAGATGGCTTCAGTGTAGATCGCCGTGAAGATGGCTATAATGAAAAGTTAAAGCGTAGTCTGAAGATGTATGTAGGTTACCTCAAAGTGAGAAATGTGCGTAATCATGGTAAAGACATTCTTGGCGTGTATAAGTCGTTAAAGGATATCCGGGCAAAGCTGACAGTTGACAATATTTTAGAGGCATTGCGGAAAAGCGATGTTTTTTGTATCTACTCGGATTATTACAAGGTAGAGATCAGCAAAGGGAAGACGAAGAGTATTGTAGAGGTGGATGGTCATAAGATTGATTTATCCCAATAAGGAATAACGAGAAGCTGCCTACGGGTGGCTTTTTTATTTGTACGGGAAAAGGGGATGTGATAGAATGGAGTAAAATGGGCGGAGAAAAATAATGAGTGTTATTAGCTATTCGGATTTAATGAAGAGTTTTGGTGATGTTCACGGAACAGCAAAGCCATTCGTTGAAGATTTGATTGGGCGTAAGCAGCGATTTGACGAAGAGAGTTTATTCAGAAGATTTTCTTTTTTATTTTTTGGTTATGTTATTTTGTTGGATAATGAGCCGTGCGTGGAAAAAGAGTTAGTTGTGGATATAGACGCATCAGAAAAAGAGATTGCCGAGAAGATTGGGTTAATGCTTTCGGGATTACGTTTATCGAAGCGTTATAAGCAGAATCTGAGTAATGTAGATTTTTATCGATTAGCGAGAGATTTTCATAAGAAGTGTAATGTGGAAAACATCCTACGGGAGCACAAGGCTAATAATGGTGTGTTCAGTGTGAGCAATGAGTATTATGCTGTGGGATTGACTAAGCAGGAGCCGGACGGCGAGATAGAGTTGAATGGTTTCACTGTAGATCTGTCGAGGTGATGAATAGTGAATAGGAAGCAGAAATCGCTGATTGATTTGGAAGCACTAATAGACGATGGGATATCATTGGGTTCACATGATTTGCGGATTAAGGTGTTAGCGATGGCCTTGGAAGAGTCAGCCAGGGGGACGGGTCATTACTATGAGGCATTAAGATTATTATCATTGATTTTGCCGGAAGAGTATGAAGAAGCATTTAAGCGATTAAAAGAAGATGAATAAAACTGCAGAGGATAAATATATGTCAAATGAAATTGCGGTATCGTTAGTGCATAAATCGGCGGCTAATCTTTTTTACACTAGTTTCTTTATTATTGAGGAAGAGAAGCTTGGTGTATTGGCGCGGTGGAATCCTGAGCTTAAGTTAGTGAGTAATAATGGTGATGCGTATACGTGTCGCTTTAATAATTTTGAGTTGAATGTTAAGACACGTTCGCAGAGCATTATCAAATCACTGAGAGAGAATAATATGGCGGGGTCGCCGTATGGCTTTGACATTCTTGGCTTGGTTGCTGAGTTGGATCCTGATTGGGAATATCGCGAAGAAACTGCTTGAGGTTATTGTCATTAAGCATTATACTGTTTTCATTGAAGGGCGATGTGCCTGATTGAAATCAAAGGTGAAGACATGAAAGTGCGGATTACTAAATCGAATACCTCTTTTGTGCGTGTTGGTGAGATTACGGAGGTGACTGAGCTTAATGGTCAGCCGCATCGTATGTGGAGTGATTTTTGTAAGCGTTATGAAGACGTAAGCTGGTGTAAGCGTTTTTGGTGTGTGGAGTATGAAGTGCTGGAAGAGGCGAGCGTTTAACGGTTGAGGTTGATGATAGGGCTATTCGGTGGATAGCTCTTTTTTATTTGTCTGTGGTTGATTGGAAAAGAAAGATGAGCGAAAACATTATCATGCGTGGGAATCTGATCACTGTTAAGAAAGAGATGGTGAAGAAATCAGAGATTCGTGATTTTCTGAAGGTTCATGTGCCGGAGGCGAGTGCGGCGGAGCGGCGTTATTTGGCGAACTTGTTGAAGGCAGAAGGTGTCATTTTTAACTATAAGACGCTGCTTGAGTTGGATTTGATTCTTAGCTGATTATTATTTTCAAAAAGAAGGAATGTGCTATGAAGTGGATTAATAAAAAAGATGTTGCTTTGCCTGTGGGCAAGACGGTGATGGTTCGTGCGATTAACTGTGGCTGTGAGTATATGGATTATGTCCGTGTAGAGCAGTGGCGTGATGGCGAGCCGAAGCTGATGACAGGCCAGATGTTTGATGATATTTCCTTCATTGAGGCTGATGAGGTAACGCATTGGATGGAGATTGAATCTCCAGAATAAAGCGGTAAAAATAAAAGTGAGAAAATAGCGAAATATGTGTTGTCATTAAGCATAGGTTTCGCTATACTGTTTTTATTGAAGCAGAGAACGAACTCCCTCACTTTTAAGGAATGCATTATGAACGCTACCATGACTACTGACACTAAAGAAATGGTTAAGAATGTTTCTGTTTTAGAGACATCGGTTCTGAAGGCGGTATTTGGTTTTGCTCAGAAGAAGAAGAACGTGAGCTTTCCGAAAGAGGTGTTGGTAGATCGTGAGGTGTTGAAGTCAAATCAGGTTAACGCGTTATTAACTAACCTGAAGGCGAAAAATATTATTGAGGTGAACGTTGATCTGTTTGGTTTCTCGATGGTGTCGATGACATTTGACGGCATTAAGTTTTGTGAAGGTCTGATGCGTAAGAAGGCGAAGAAAGCTGCGTAAGATGAAGAGCCACCAGCGAGGTGGCTTTTTTGTTTTAGGAGAGGTTTATCATTAGAAATTTTCTTTTAACCCTATTAACTATTGAGGTAAGAATATGCATTACAAAGAAAAATATTTGAGAGATTTCATCCAATATTTATACGATATCATTTCTGAAAATGAAGATAGTGTAAATCTTGTAAAAAATATTGAAAGCCATTTGAATAAATTAAAGGATTCAGATGATATTTCATTTGAGTATGATAAATATTCTGATGTTGCAAGTTATTGTTCATTGACTGTGAAAAAAGGTAATGGCAAAATAGAAGAATATTTTGCTAGTGGTGATGATATAACATTATCAGTTCTAAAAGATCAAAAAAGCAAAAAATATGTTTTATAGTATATTTGGTTTTTGAAAGAAAAGACTTGAGTTTGGGAAGATGTTGTCATATACTATCTTTATTGAAACGACACACTCTTAAAAAATAGGTGCTAACATGTTTAAACAGATCGCGGGTTCATCATTGGTATCGGGTTCACTGGTTCTGGCGCTTTTTGAGTTTGCGCGTTCGAATACGTTCCATGCTGCGAAGACGCGCATTGTTTTGAATGAGGATGGCAGTGTATTTGATTACTGCTTTACGGACGGTACAAAGCTTAATCTGAATGAGTTGCCAACGCGTTATATGGCTATTCCGGCAGACAGTGAGTTTACTGAGCTTACGGAAGACATGAAAAATGCGCCGCTGCAGGAAGACGTGCTGATCAAGTTTGCGGACGGTTCGATTGAGAATGCGACATTTGAGCTGGACGATGATGGTGCGGTGATCTACTGTTTGTTTGATGGTGATATGCTGACTTATAATCCGACTCACTTTATGAAAATGCCAGAGATTGGCTAAAGAGAGAAGCCGCCTGCGGGTGGCTTTTTTTATGGATAACTGAAAATAAGTGTTGTCATTAAGTGATGATAGAGATATACTGTTTTCATTGAGGCAGAGAATGAACTTAAATCACTTTTAAAGGAACACATCATGATCACGACTATCTCTACTTTAGAAACTTCAGTTTTGAAAGCGGTATTTGGTCTGGCTCAGAAGACTAAAAACGTGAACTTTCCTAAAGAGTTGTTGGTTGATGAGAAGGTGTTGAAAGCAAATCAGGTGAATACTGTTCTTATGAATCTGAGAGCAAAAAAGATTATTGAGGTAAACGTTGATCTGTTTGGCTTCTCAATGGTGTCGATGACATTTGACGGCGTGAGATTCTGTAAAGGTCTGATGCGTAAGAAAGCAAAGAAAGCTGCGTAATATTAAGAGAGCTGCCTGCGGGTGGCTCTTTTGTTTTTAAGAGAGAGCCTTTTCATTTAAGTCGCGTTTTAAAGCTTTTATTATTGTCATTATAATGCTATACTGATTTTATTGAAGTCAACCTTGAGAGAAAGCTGATGAAAACGAAGAAGCCTGTAAACGTGCGTATTGTTGAGCTGAGTTTTGAATATGGAGAGCCAAAATATGTCATTGAACGTGAGCATGTATATTTTGGTATTTTCTCATCATGGAAACGTGATAAGGTTTTGATTGATTCGTGGTTTGGTGTTTTTGATATGGATCGTGAGTTTGCTTCATACATTGAAGCTGAAAGTTATATTGAGTCTAACTATAAAAACTATGAGTTGGTAGAGCCGCTGTCAGAAAAAGTGAGTTGTATGTGGTAAAGCAGTATTGAACAATAAAGAGCTGCCTGCGGGTGGCTTTTTTTATGGGCGCAGGAAATTGATGGATGGGATTGAGTCCACCAGCGAGGGAAGAATCTTTTAAGAGAGATTTGTTTCATAGAAATGGCTTTTAGTTTTTTGTGGTAATGTAAAGATAGATGATTTTGATATGGTTTTATGTTATAGTGTGGCAATGATAAAATAGGGGAAATATTATGACTTACACACATGAGCAGATGAAGGAAAAGTTTGGGACAGTGTTTGTGATTAATGCGTTGAAGGGTTTTGCGGTAGAGGAGCATTACCATACCGGGTATTTCCCTTATGAGGCTTTTTCAACGCCGGAAGAAGCTGCTGAGGATTTTCGGGGTAAGGCTCTGGAACGTTATCGTGAAGAGACTGAGAGTGCTGAGCGTGAGGTTGCGGCTTATGAGGGTAAGCCTGTGATTTTACGTTTGCTGTCATGGGGAGCGAGCAGGCGCGATTATGTAGTAGCTAAGGGCATGATGGAAGAAGCGGATCGGAGGCTGAAGAAGAAGCTTGCTAATGTTGAGAGTGGGTCTGTAAGTTATTTGGATAAAGATAAGGTGTATGAGATAGAGTATCCTGATCTGAAGGTGGGTGATAAGGTGTATCTGGTGGTTCTGGAGAAGAACTTGCTGGAGGAAGGTTTATACACTGGAGAGATTTTTGATATTAAGTATAGTCTTGTGAATAGTAATCAGGTTAAGTTCACGGGAGCATTTAGCCTTGGTTTGGGTGGAGAGCGTGAGGAGCTGCAGTTAAACACGGATAATGAGGGTAAGCTGAGAGATGGTTATATGCATCATGAGGTATTCCTGGATGAGGCAGAGGCGAGAGCGTGTTATCAGGCAAGGATGGTTGAACGCTTAGCGTATTTCGAGAAGAAAGCTAAGGGCGAATAAAAATAATATTAACGGCTAAGAGGGTAGAGTATGGGTCAGTATGATGATTGGAAAGAGATTGAGTTAACGGACGACAGTGACAAATATAAGCCTGTATCGATCAAGGCTGCAAATAAGCTATTTACTGCTGGACGTTATTATGTGGGAGATTTATGTTATTTGTTGGATAAAGGTGAGGACTATGGAGTATTGAAAAGTATTTATTTCCATTATGTCTGTGGTTATGTTTGCGGGACAGATTATCGCAGGAAAAAGCGTTTAGTTGAGTGTGAGGATATTTCTTTCTTAGCATATTTTGGTATGACGGCGCATGGTGATGGTGGATTTAATGATAATCAAGGCCGTTCTTATTCGGTGGATGCTGGATTGATTGGCATAGTAGAGTTGAAGGATAGTGATTTAGAGGCCAGCGCCAGAGCAGTGGAGGCGAGAGGGAGTGGTCAGGTGATTGATTTTGGTGAGGCGTTTGAGGTGTCATCGAAGCGTAGCGTATTTAACTTTGGTGATATTGAGATAAATACAAAATAATCACTGTTGATTATTATAATGGAATTAATAAAGAGCTGCCTACGGGTGGCTTTTTTGTTTTAAGAAAAGCTTGCACTGTGTTTTATGTTGTCATATAATACTTGAAAATCTAATGAGGAAGCGAACATGGCTGGCAACTTTACTATTCTGAAAGACAACGTTAAGCGTGAGATTGAGAAAGGTGCGGGTATCTGGAGTGCGATCAACCGTCATGTTAACAAATATAATAGCGTGGCATATTTATGCGCGATGGAAGATCCGGCGTTGTATGTAAAGAAAGAGAAGAATGGTAAGATTCGTTATGAAGAAGGCATGACGAACGTTGACATTGCTCTGGTAAATGTTCAGAACAAACTTTACGATTGTTTCTAAGCTAAGCTGAGGTAGCATATGCAAATAGATAAAGCGTTGGTTTATTTAAATGCGTTGATTCGTGAGGGGTATGAGTATCCTGATGCGCACACAAAAGCGGTATTGAAATACAATGTGGACGGAGATGAACTCTCTGAAGCGTATGACAATCAATAAAAAGAGAAGCTTCCTTCACGCGATAATGCTCTTAGGTTTAATGGTTGAGGTTTAAATGATGGAAAAATATAAATCTGGTGTCACTAAAGGTGAAGTAAAAGCAATAAAAAACGGGGACGGCTTCAGCGTTCTCGTGGACGATAAAATTGCGTGTAGCATGTCGTCTGGCGGTGCTCATCGTTTCAATAAGGAAATTCAAGCGGAAGTTTTTGGTAGACAGTACGTAAGAGGTTATACGGGAGGGACTTTTCTTTCAGAGGATGTTTCCAACTTTATTTAAATAAACGCCTTACGCTAACTGCAGATGTATGCCTTAAAGGAAATAAAATCAGAAGAGAAGCTTCCTCCGGGGAGCTTTTTTATTGTCTGATTTTATTGCTTGCAGTTAACGACAACAATAGATATACTGATTTTATTGAAACGAGTTGAGTTGATAAAGGAAATGTTATGCCTGAGAACTATTACATTTATTGCAATAACTGTTGTTTGAGAAGGCGTGTAAATAAGGTGTATCATTTCCGTGAAACGGGCGAGCCATTTGTGTATGACATTGATAATATGCCTGTTTCGCTGAAGGCGTTGAAAGAAGTGTCAAAGGTGGATTGGTGGGTGATGAAAAACTACAAACCGAAGGGGTATTAATATGAGCTTTGCAGGCACAAAAGGCCCGTGGTATTTGGACGAAGGCTGGGTGGATGGGCATATCAGCTTGTCGAGTGATGATCATAGTGCCTTTGCTGAGATTTTGGTTGAGATGGAAGATACCACCATCGAGCGGCAGCGTAAAGAGTTTGAGGCTAACGCTAAGGTTATGGTGATTGCGCCAGAGATGTATGCTTTAGTTGAGGCGATGAAAGCAGATCAGAAGGTTTACGATGTGCTGAAGGTGTTAAATCCTGGCTTAGTTGAACAGGTGGAGAAAATTCTAAGCCATATGGAAAGTGAGATGGTATTGCGATAGTGCTTGATGTTGATAAAACGCTGGGCTATACTTTGTTGACTTTAAAGAGAGGATTATTCAGATGAGTAAGATTGTATTAACGCCAGAGCAGAAAGTAGCGCAGATTGAGCGTTGCACGCAGGTTATTGTTAAGTTGACTCTGGATGAGAGTGATGGTTCAATCACTCAGGAAGGCCGTTTAGATTTGGTAAATGCGAAGCTTGCGCTTGCGGTGTTGATGGCGACTCCTGCGGGATATGCGACTGAGCGTGCGGTAAGCTACGAGGTTCACAATAGCGGTTCTACGTGTTTTTATGGTGAGCGTCAGGCAGAAGATGATATTGTGCTGTATGCGTTGCCTGTGAGTATTCCAGTTGACGAAGAAGATGAAGAATAAAGTTTGAAAAAGAGCCTCCTAATGGGGGGTTTTTGTTTTAAAGTATTGGCATATCAGAAAGCGCTGTGTTATATTGTCTTTATCGAATCAAGATACTTCCTTTTCACAAGAGAGCTTAAAAATGACAACGACTTCTGCTGTAAAATCCCAGGTTAAAGAGTGGTTTGTAGTGCGTATTGTTTCTGATTTGGATAAGCATGATTATCTGAAAGACAAGAGTTTTATTGGTCATCGTTTTGCGGATTATGGTGCGATTTTATCTGATGTGATTCGTGAGATGGTGCTGAATCATGTAGCATCGGATTCTCGTGGAACTGACGCTATTTGTCGCTTTGAGACAGAGGCCGAAGCTAAGGCGTTGTTGGTAAAAGTCATTGAAGATTTTTACAATAAAAACGGTGAAGAGCTTAGCGGTGATGAATTTGAGATTGTCCGCATGGTGATGACGGTGGAAGAGCAGGTTGTTTCCAAATATACGCGTGAAGAGATTGCCGCGTAAAGCCTGAGCTAATCCTTAAGCTGTCAAATATCATAAAAGCCTCCTGACGGGGGCTTTTTAATAGGAATAATCATTAAAAATATCTTGCTTGCCGCTCAATGTTGTCATATAATGGTTTTATCAAACAGAGGAAGGTCTAAAAAATGACTATGATCGTTAAGAAAGATGAGAAAACATTGCTGGAAGCATCGGTGGATTCTGAGATGTTAAATGTTCAGTTTGAGCTGGAGCAGAGTGGTTATACTGAAGAAGGTTATGGGACGGACTATACCAGTTTTACGCTGTCTAAAGAGGAAGCGTTAGCGCTGGCGGCCTATATCACAAAGACGTTTTCTTAATCCTGTCATGATTTTATAGCCTATTAAAAAGAAGCCACCTTCGGGTGGTTTTTTTATTGGGGAAATAGCTTGGCTTGGACTGGCTATTGTCTTATAATACTCCGACTAAAACGAATGAGGTAAAGATTATGTCTAAGGTTGCGGTTATTGATTACACGTCAGACGGTCATGTTTATCAGGTTGAAGTTGGCGCAGAGAAGACGGTAAAGCAGAGCTACAGTGAGGCTTATGCCTATGCTAAGGCGTTGTTTGTGTCTGGCGAGGTTGAGCGAGTCGATAACAAGATTTTTGAAGAGCATTCGTTAGCTTAATAGAAAAGAGGCCGCCTGCGGGTGGCCTCTTTCTTGGAGGATTTATGAGCGGTGCCGAGAATACTGTGATGTTTTGCGTGTTTAGTTTATTTGTCGTATATGTGATTATTAACGTTGCAATAGAGATTAAATATCAGATAGAGGTAAGCTCTGAGTTGAATGTTAAAAAGAGAGACTATCGTAATCTTGATGTTTTTTAAGAGAGAGCTTTTTCAAAAGAGGTTATTAAGATGGCAGAGCAGACATTTGTATTAGAAGAAGGTTTCACTGCAGATTTGTGCATGAGGGTGCAAAAGTGCTTCAGTGAGCCGGGTGATATCCGTGTGATGATTCCGGTAGGATTTGGTGAATATTTATCGGTGAGTCGAACGATTAAGCATTCGAGTATTTATCCGGGGCTTGAGTTGTATAAGCTGGAGTATTATGAAGATCACGGTGATTATGACGGTGAGAAGGTGTATAAGCCGCATGGCCTTGAGTATTTCTCTATTGGGGATGAGGCAAATCTGTATAAAGCGGTGCTGAAGCGTTTGGTGGATGTTTCACCTCAGAAGCCGAGCGGATTGGGCTTTGATAAAATGGACTGCGTGGCTGCATATCATCATGTAATTAATCTGAAAGACAAAGAATAATGGTGATACCTGTTATTTTTATGTTATTCTGTTATGCTGATAAAACACGAATATAAAGGAGAAAATAATGAAAGATAAAATGTTTTGGAGAAGCTCGCTGATTTTTTGTGGTGTGGCACTGGTCTTAGGGTTGTTGAGTGCGTATTACCATGATGTGGTGGTTTATTATCGTGATTACTGTGTATTGGGTGTGATTACTACTCTCCTGGCATTTGAGCTGGGGCGTCGTCAGAAACGCTGTAAGGCCTATTACGAGACAGAAGAATACAAGGATATGTATGCTCGGTTTAAACCTGATGATGTGAAGTTCGTGGGTTTGCTGATGCCGCATAAGGTGAGCGTGGTGTGGGCATGGTTAAACCGTATTTCAGCAATATTAGGATTGTTTGGTGTGTTGTATTATCCGGGCTTCCTGGCAGTCTATTTGCTGTGGCTGAGTGTGGTATTAAATGGATATGCTATTTATCATTTATGCACTACTCCGAAGGTGAAGGCTGTGAAAACGGTAGAAGTTGAAAAACCAGAGTAAGTTAAGTAAAAAGGCCTCTTCGGAGGTCTTTTTTACATCCAAAATAAAAAATAAGTCATTGATTTTAAATATATTAAATATTTAAAGTTTGATAGATTTTGATTGAGAAGAATATGTTTTTTTGCTATAATGGTGTTCTTAAAAACGAGAGGGCGTGAAAATGACTGCTGAGAAAAAAGTGATGAGTTTGGAAGAGTTACGTAAGCTGTCTGGTAATGATTTGGCTGAGCAGATGTGGCCTTTCCGTCATGATTTTAAGGACTCTTTGGATGATGATGAAGAGCCGGAAGAGCAATGGTCTTGTTTGGTTAATCTTGTTGAGGAAGGTGATGTGAAGTTAGATGATCTTCCTGGCTATGGCTTTACGTATTTACACGACAATCAGTAAGGTGTGCTGTGTCTGAGGATTACGATAAGGCTAAAGCGTTGGGGTTAACGGATAAGGATCGGTGGGGAGAGAGAGTGCCTCATCATCCGATGTCCGAGCGGTTGATGAAATTTCTGAAGGCTCATGATAGGGAACATTATGGGCGCGTCTTTGACTGGCGCACGGGCGGTGATGGAGACGATGGAGAGACGCTGATGTATCAGATGGATGCGTTTTTTGAGATGATGAGCCAGGAAAATAAAGAATAATAATGTTGTCATTTGATAAAGGCTTGTGCTATAGTATTGTTATTGAGAGATAGGCGTGTTGACTATTTTAACTGGAGAGAACAATGACTGTATCGATTACTGCTCGTAAAACTGCGTTGATGCCTGCTGGCACGTATTATGTTGGTGATCTGTGTTATTTGCTGACAGAGAAAACCGATCAGGTTTATGATGATCTGGTGTCAGGTTTTGACAATGACAGTAAGGCTGTGGATATTAAGGCGGGTCGTCGTAAGGTGTTTTCTGCGTTTTATGCGAGCACCTCGTATGGTGATGGTCAGTATTCTGATAATATTGGCAACAAATACAGCGTAGACGCAGGTATTCTTGGCGTGGTTCAACTGCTGTCGGCAGATTTGATTACTCAGGCTAAAAAGCTTGATGCGGATGGTCATGCTAAGGCGATTCTCTTCCCTGAAGATTTTCGCGTTGACCGTGATGAAGATGGCACGTTTACTTTTGGTCATCTGACCATTGTTACTGACGGCTCTGATCAGGAAGAAGATGATGATGATAGTTGGGATGATGACCGTTGGGATGAGGAAGACGAAGATGAGCTAGAGGATAACGATGATCCTTATGCGATTCGTGAAGACTAAACAACAATAAGCCGCCTCCGGGCGGTTTAATATTTTATAATGCTTGCATTAAGAAGTGGTAATGGGTATAATATTGTCATTAAACTGATGAGGTGAAAAACATGACAGCTACAGCTCAGACTTTTAAAATAAACGTGCGTAATAAGAAAAGCAAAAATTCGAAGACTGAAGAAATTGAGTTACAAGTAGGTCAGGTTGTTCGTTATGCTTTTTATTCAAACGTAACGTTTGAAGGATTCGATGAGAAAGGTCATGCTATTTTGAAAGACAAGAGCGGGAATATTAAACTTGTTTACCGCAATTTATTTGAACAATATGTAGAAGTATAAGATTAGAAGAGCTGCCTCCGGGCGGCTTTTTTGTTGGAAAATAGATCAGTTCAAAGATAAAGAAGGATGTAGAACGTTTTTAAGAGAGTCTTTTCATTAAAGATTTCTCTTGATGTGTTGTCGTATTGTTGATATACTTGTTTTTACTGAGAGCTTGCTGTGCGGGCTATGATTTAACTAAAAGAGAAAAAACAATGTCAAAAGTTTCTGTAGATTCATCGAAGGTAGCGGTTCTGTCTTTGGCGGCATCGCTGGTAGGTCATGAGCGTTTTATGCTGCATTCTCAGGCGGTATTTGAGAGTGAGTTTGTGTCTGTGGGTGAGAACGATATTGAAAAGAAGAAGGTGACACAGAAGTTCACTAAGCGTCTAAATGCGATGGCGAAGGATATGGATAATCTGCATAATGCGAAGTCTGCCCTGATGGGTGTATTGAAAGATTTCGGCTGTGCGTATGTGATCGTGCGCAACGATGTGGGTTATGTGTATTTGGCTAAGCTGTATGCGGCGCTGGATTATGCGCTGAAGGAATACGCAAAAGTGGTTAAGGCTCAGAAGAACAATCCTGAGTTGTTAGAGCTGCTGACTCCTTATGGTTTTGTGCTGGAAGCGAACGCCTTTGAGATGATGCAGCAGGATTTCGCTTATCTAGAAGGTGTGATGAAAGAGCGTCAGGCTGAGAGTAAGGCGGCCTATCCTGATTTTGAGCCACGATCTGTGGTGAGTAATAAGCCTGATTGGGATGAAGTGAAGGCGGCGTATAAGAAACGACTGTCTGAGCTTAAAGAGAAGAAGTAAAAAGAAGCGGCCTTCGGGCTGCTTTTTTGTTTTATTCAGTGAATAATAAAAGACCAAAATAAGTTGTCATTAAGATTGGTTGGAGATATACTCTTTTCATTAAGTAAAGAAAAATAAGATTAAATCATTTCTTGATAGAGAGGTAAGCATAATGTATAGCACATCTAAAAAAGATCGTAATGGCGTGAGTCATGATGGATGGGCGGATGTAGGAAAGGCAAACCGTGGTGGATTTAATAAGGACGCTGATTATCAGAGAAAAGTGAGAGAAGTCGAGGAGAAAAAGCGTTCTGATTATGAGCGCAGAAATGAATCATGGTGGGATAATGACGAAGACATTTTCTAAAAGGTTTAAAGAAGAGGCTTGTTATTATTGTCATTAAAAGTTATACTGATGTTCGTATAAATTATAGTTGGATAAAAGACTAACCTATTTGGAGTATTTCATGATTAAGCCGATCACTTTGGGGAGCAATCCTGAAAATATGGCGCAAGCAGTGTTTGTGGCTTTGGTGTCAGAAAGTAAGGTGTGGAAGGATTATGAAGGTATTCCTGCTGAAGCGCGGGAAACTGTGGTGCCATTGGTGCTGATGCTGCAGCGTTGGGATGGCGTGAAGGGTTTTGTGGGTGGTGAAGTTGAGGCGGGGGAGACGCTGAAGGAAGCTGTAAGTCGTGAATGTCTGGAAGAGATTGGTCTGACGTTAACTGAGGCTGAAATCGCTGCTGCGCGTTTGGTGTCTTCTCACCAGACTAAGAGCCGGGTAACACATTTAATGACGGTAGAGGTTTCTGCAGGGCGTATGGTTGAGGCTGTGAAGGGTGCTGCAGATGCTGAGCATTTTATGAGTGAAACTGTGGCGGTAATGCCAGTTCAGTTCATTAACTATCCTCATAAGAAAGCTTTTGATAACTTTATTCAGAATAACTTTGCCTCGACAGTGAAGGAAGAGATTGCGGATCTGATTAATGCATTGGGTTGGTCGGAAAAATATGGTTTACCTGTAGATTTTGTTCCGGTGGGAATGACACAGAAAGGTCTTTAAGAGAGCCGCCTCCGGGCGGTTTTTTTATAGTCTAAAAGGTTTGATGTGGTTGTCGTAAGCGTGATATAATGAGGTATTAACAATAATAAGGATAAAAGATGAGCCACTTTCAAACCAGAGCAAATCCGATTCAGAACATGGTGCGTGATAAAATGCTGCAGGGATATTTCGATGAAGCTGAAAAGACTTTATCGGAGTGTCTTGTGGGTATTAATGAACATCAGGTAGGTCTGGTGTTAAATGGTGATGCTGAACTTGTTGATGTGGAAGGTGGTATAGATATTTTTGAGCTGGAAGATCTTGAATACAAGAAGATTTTGGCTAAAGTAAGAGTCAGCTTGGCTGTACCGGAAAATGCGCGAAAGTTAGAGAGTGAGCGTTTAAAGAAGGCTGGTCAGAAAAATCATGAAGAGTTTTGCTATCACTATCTGGAAGATGGAAGGGTGAGTTTTCCTAAAAATCTGATGGGCCGGATTATCAGTGAAGGCTTGGCTGAGGATATTGAAAAGCTGGATATGTTGATTAACCCGTATGAGTCGAATGAGGAAAAGACAGCCTTATTGATTTCTGAGATAAAGGCGTTTGGCTATCAGATTGAGGATATCAAGCTTTTTAAGGAAAACCCGACATTTGGGCGGCTAACGGGGAAGGTAAAGACTTTAGAGGATCGTGCGAGTTTAAAGGATACGGATATTTTATTCCTTGATCTGGAAGACCGTGAGAGCCTGATAAAATACTTTTCACTTTTTGAGAAGGTGGGTGCTGTGGTTGGTTATGCCTCGATGACATCTTTGTTGGCGCACCATGATATTTTTCACAAATCGAAAGAGAGTTATATGCAGATTCCACTGTTGTTGATTAACAGGAGTGATGGGAAAACATTTCGAGATTATCGAGGAGAGACGCTGACACTTGATTTCAAGAGGGGTAGGATCTCAAAGAAATAAAACGTAATCGCCTGCGGGCGGTTTTCGTTTGCGCTAAGAAAAAGCTTGAATGTGTTGTCATAATAGTGTATAGTTTTTTCATTGAGTTGAGGCATTATATTGATATCTTACTGGAGTAGTGAAATGACTAAGAATGCAATTGAAATAAGCGATACTAAAGTATTTTTTGTAGTGGGTTTGAATAAAAAGCCTGATATTTTTTTAAAGGAGGAAGAGTGGGTCGGCCATCAGTTTGGCAGGGGATATTTTGATGAAGATAATGGCCTTTGGGATCTGGTTGAACGAGCGATTAGCGATTATGAGAATGAGCATGGCGTTCTGCGTTTTAAATCAGTTGTTGAAGCAGAGAAAGCGTTGTATGACCTTCTGAGTCGTCTTGATTTGAATGGTCAAGGCTCATTTGATAAAGATGTCTTTGAGATTATCCGCGTTGAAGTCGTGATGACACATAAAGTGGAAAAATCCTTTGATGGCGTTAAGGCTGTTTTGAGTCTTGCTGATGATTACGCAAGTAACATGCGTAAGTTTGAAGATTTCTTCGTTGGCACACCGTTGGGATATAAGCTAAATGCGACAAAGGCGGACATGGAAAATGCGCGTAAGAAAGACTTTGAAGGTTATGAGATTGAAAGCTATGATAAACATTATCAGAGCTGGTTAGAGCTTAACGACGAAGCTTAAAAAACAAGCCGCCTTCGGGCGGTTTTTTCATATAAAGGTTGTGACAATAAAGGCGTTCTGCTATAATCAATGGTATTGAAAACAGGAGAACGCGATGAAAGAGCTTGATATTTTCACTATGGACTACCTCTTTGAGAATGGTTTTAACGAAGATGGTGGTAAAGTGGTAGAAACGTCAGTTATTGTTGTTGCTGAGGATGTTGAAGGTCGTCGTTTTGCTCTGAACGATTCGGATTTAACAACGGTAATGATGAGCCTGGAAGAGATTTGGGAGATTCAGAAAAAGCGTATTGATAGGATAACGACGCATCTGGATAACGGTGGGGCATTGAGTTTGACACACTGGAACGAGATTGATCCTGCGTATGGCTCAGAGGCTTATCAGAAGCTTGACCGGACAGGTTATTTCAAAGAGCTTGAAATCAGAGCTGAAAACGAATCTTTTTAACGAAACATCTGATGCCTCATATTCATGGGGCAGCTTAAATTAAGGCTTGAAAAATGAAAAACAAAGTTATGCTGTTCTCAAGTAATGGTCTGATGTTAAAAGAGATTTCCCATGATAATATTGATGTTATCAATAGCAGGAATATAAAGATCGGTGATAAAGGTGAGATTAGCTGCTGTCATAATATTTCATTCATAAAAAAAGATCGTAAGCCATTAAATAAGGAAGATCTTCAATATCTGGAAGTTTACGCATATAGCACATTAGTTTTCAAAGGATATGGTATTTATTGTAGCAGTAGGCATAGTGCGCCTTATATCTTTGCAGAGATTGAGGGAGAATTATTTAAGATTGATATTCAAGGAAGTCTTGAGGAGCACTTAACCGTTCTGAAGGACTGCGAATAAAGACAAGAAAGGCTCTCGCTTTGTATTTTAAAGGAGAGCTTTTTTCATTTAAGTTGAGTTTAAAAAGGCTTGCTTTTATTGTCATAAAAATCTATACTGTCTGTATTGAAACTGAGAATGCTGAGGAAGTGGTTATGATGAGTCCTTTGTTTTTTGTGCTGAAAAATACGCAGATTCACTCTTATTTTCCAGATAGCGACACTATCACTTTATCTTCCGAGAAGGTAAAGGTGTCGGAAGAAAAGATTGAGATTGATTCAGGCATTTATCCGGTGTTTGGCTCAGTAGAGGCGGCTATGGAGAGTATTGCTGAACATCTTAAGGGCAAGTATGTCTTTGTTGATGATAATGGTGTGATTCATAACGTAGATAAAGAAGGTCGTTCAAGCACCTATCTACCAGAATCGGGCAGAATGAAAATCCGCTTTGAGGATGTAGTTGATGCGGGATTCCCCGGTTATAAATCGGTGAGCTTTGTTGATCCAGAAGGGATTATCGAAGACCAGGGCGACCATGTTGCTTGGGAGCCGGAAGAGTTGGCTGGTCAGCTTGATTGGGCATATAGCGAACGAGATTAATAAAAAGAAGCCGCCTCCGGGCGGTTTTTTATTGTTGAAGAATATTGTACTGCATGCTGAAAAAAACTATAATAAAAAAACTTATATTAATGAGGTATCAGTTATGCATTATTTGCTATCACCATCAGGTTGCAATTCATTTCAACATGATTTTTCCGCCTGTGATCTTCTTTTTGCTGTTAAAGACGTAGAAGATTTCAAGAAGCGTTTATTTTACGCGATGGACGATTATGTTGATAAACTTAATAAAAATCAACATGATTGTTCTGGGTTTGTTTTTGAGGGTAAGGAATTTCCTGAGAAGAGTTTTTTCTTTTACGACAAATTTAATGATTTGTGGTCATGCTATAAGCCAATATTAGTTGAGTTGGTGTCGAAAGATGATTTGGAGTGCTTCGTAGTAGAGGCTTCTATAGGGACGCGACGTTCTTATTTACCGCCTGGTTACAGAATAGTGTGGGGTGAGAACAAAGCGGTAGTTGAGGCTGAACTGCAGAAAGCTTATGAGCTATTAAGCGCAGATAGGAAAATTCCTTTTTATTCAATGCTAGGGGCGTATTTTAAAGCAGATGAGATAGTTGGGTATGAGTTTAATTCAGGGAATGAGCCTAAGCTAAAACCTTTTAATGCTTTAGGAAGAGTGTTTTCATTAGAGGAATTTTTCTCAAAAGAAGCTGAATGATAAGCCGCCTCCGGGCGGTTTTTGTTTTAATAAACTGTTGTAATCTACGTTGAAAAACCATATAATGACAACAGTTTATTAATGAGGTAGAAACCATGCATTATTTACTGTTGCCATTTATGGTAGGTTCGATTTATGAAGGCTCTTCAACTGAGTATCTTCGTTTCATTGCTCAAGACGTTGAGGATTTCAAGACGCGCTTATTTTGTGCGATGGATGATTACGTTCAGGATCTCAATCAGAAGCGGTGTGGTTATTCGCAGTTTAGCTTTGAGGGTCAGGAATTTCCTGAGCAAGGCTTTTTCTTTTATGACATCATTGATGATTTATGGTCGTGTCATGAGCCTGAGTTGATTGAGCTTGCCTCAAAGGAATCTCTGGATTGTTTTATTGTAGAGACAACCATAGGTGATGGATGCTCTTATTCGTTCCCATGTTATAAGATGGTTTGGGCTGAGAGCAAAGCTGTGGTAGAGGCTGAGCTGGAGAAAGCTTATGCTGCTTTCCGATCAGATAAAAGGTTGCGTTCTTATTCAGTGCTGGGAACGGATTTTGAGGCTGATGAGATGGTAGGCTCTGATTATCAAGAAGGTAGTCTAACTAAGTATTATAATACTGTAGAGTCAGTATCATCATTAGAAGATTTTTTCTCAAAAAAAGCTACTCTATAGACCGCCCCAAAAAAGCTGTTGATTAAGACAATATAAAAGATTATACTGTTAATGATATTGAGTTTATTCCTCTTATTGGGAATAATCTGAATGAAACCTTCCTTCTGAGTGTTGCTGATTTTGAAGAGTTTAAAAAAGAAGATAATACTTTTATTGTATATTCCAAGCTATCTGATAAATGGCTTAAAGACACTCTGGCAGATCTGAAAGGCTATTAAGAAAAGACAAGGAAAAGAGGCTCAGGCCTCTTTTTTTTTAATGTGGTAAGAAAAAGCTTGCCATTGTTGTCATTAAAGTCTATACTGTTTTTATTGAAACGGGCGGTTAAACTTTAAAGAGAAACCAAAAATGAAAACATTAAGAATTTCGCACGTAACTAATAAAAATTTTAGCTTTCGTAATAAATATTACGTTGTAGAGGAAAAGAAGGTTTTCCTTGGGATTTTTAGTTTTTGGAAAGAATGTAAGCATCTTTTCGGGAGTTTGTATATTGAAGAGGATCGTGGTTATATTCCATATACTTTTGATAGTGTAGAAAAGGCAAAAGCTTTTATTAAAGAAAAGTATAAAGATTTTTCTTTGTGTGAAAAAGTTGTATATCGTGTTATTCCAGATGGATTTGATGAGCGTTAAAATAACGGCTCAATTTTAAGCGAATATATTGCAAATTGTGATATAATATATACCAAATCAGAAGGGAAACATCATGAATAAAGCGCCTGTAAAATATGATCTGACTTTGAGTGAACTGATTGAAAAGTTCAATGTAAACAAGAAAACCAAAGACCTGAAAGAGTTTTATTTTCAGGGGGAAAATTATAAGTCGCTTTGCGCGGGCTATATCAATAGCGATGGTTTTCTTGAGCTGCGCACTTTTACTGAAAAAGAAGGCGTAATGTCAGAAGTGATTTGGCACAGAGTAGCGCTCAGTCTGACGACTCGAAGCTTTGCTCAGAAATACCGAATCATTGAAAGTCTGAATGAGCTTGTTTGATAAGAGATAAAAGCCGCCTCCGGGCGGTTTTGTGTTTAATAGCGTAAGAAAAAGCTTGTTTTTATTGTCATTAAAGCCTATACTGTTTTTATTGAAACGGGCAGTTAAACCTGAAAGAGAAATCAAAATGCTGAATGAAAAAATCGCTGGTCTGCTGAAATCACGTGAAGAAGCTGATGTGAAATGTGATGAGGCTCGAAAAGTTCTTGCTTCTGCGGGTAAGGTTCGTTCGGGTATTCAGACGAAGATTGCGAAGGCATTTGCTGAGGGTTTCACTGGCAGCGATGAAGAGATTCTGTTCATGCTGGATTGGGAAAACTCAAGCGATGAGATGTATGCGTTTCGCTCTAAGTTTCTGATTGAAAGAAAACTTGGAGAAGCGGGTTATAACACATCCTCTCGTCAGTATGGCGTTGGTGTAAATCTGTATAATGATGAAGCGGATCTGCGCGTAGCGGCTGAGGCATTAAAGGATTTATTCCGCGTAATCAAGCCTGTTAAGTGTGATGGATGGGCTGGCAAAGGAACGGAATACGTTAAGGTTGAACTGAATGTCTCATCGGTTGTAGAATATGAGAAGTTCAGTGATAACGTTTATCTGGTCAAAGAAGGCGATCTGTACCAAGCTACCACTATCGAGCGCCGTCATAATAATGTGATTGTAGGGTGGTCAGAAGATATCGCTGAGGTGATGATCAAGGCGAAAGAATATCTGGAATCACATTATGGTTATCGTGAAGATGATGAGTGTGATGAAGACTAAATGAAAGGCCGCCTACGGGCGGTTTTTTTGTTTAGCTCATAAGAAAAAGCTTGTGCATAACTCTTTGTTGTCATATAATGTGTTTATTGAAAGCGAGTAGAAAATCCATCCGCTATGAGGCATCACAATGACGAATATTAATACTACTAAGCGTGTATCTTTTTCGATTAATAGCGTAGCGATTTTATTAGTATCTATAGCGATTAGCGCGGTTGTGCATTTCAGTGGCTCTCTCTCTCTTTATCCTGTCATGTATCTGGCTGTAGGATATAGCACTGCGGTAACAGCATGGGGTATTTTTTGCTATACTCTTTTCCTTAAGGAAGGTTGTTCTAATCCACAGACATTTTCTTTCAGCACGTCAGAAGTTTTACTTGGTATGCTTAAGCTGCCATTGCTTCTGATTATTCAAGGTCTGATGTCAAAATACTGGTTTGATATACCGCTTCACGCTGAGATGCTGTGGGTATATGCGGCTATGATTATGGCTTATAAAATTCACTTCTGGAAAGTGTGAGGATTAACTGTTTAAAGCTGATAGAGAGCCGCCTCCGGGCGGTATTTCTTTTTAAGAGAGGCTTATCATTAAAGTTTCTTTTAAGATGAAAAGTAATGCTTGTGCATGATTTATTGTTGTCGTATACTGTATTTATCGAAAGTAAGTAGCCAATCCATCCACGATGAGTCATTAAAATGACAAGTATTAATAATAGCATTACGCGTATATCTTTTGGGATTAACAGCGAATTTGTTTTACTGGTGACTATAGTGATTAGCGTCTTTGCTCATTATGTTGATGTTTTTCTGCCTTTTATGGTGATTTCAGCATCATTAAGTGTTTGTTTAGCAATATGTGGAATTGTTTGTTATGCGATTTTTCTGAACAAAAGTTTTTCTGCTCCACGGACATTTTCTTTTAGCACATCAGAGGTTTTGCTTGGTATGCTTAAGCTGCCATTAGTTCTGATGATTCAGGGGCTGATGTCGAAATACTGGTTTAATATGTCAGCTTGCTCTGCAATTTTGTGGCTTTATGCGCTTATGCTCGTTGCTTACAAGATTCGCTTTTGGAAGGTGTAAAAAAGCTCCATTATTATCAAAAATCAGGTTTGCTTATAAAAGAGGTGTAGGATGAGTAAAAATGTTCAGATAATTGATAATTTTATAGAGTATCTGCGTAGTATGATTTGGCGTAAAGAAAATCAGGAAAGCCAGCATAAAATCGTAGATGATATTCAGTCCGAGTTAGTTTCATTAGATGCTGCTGAGGAACTGGATTTTGATTATGAAGAGTACCGCTCAGGCGCGAGTTATCGTTCTTTAGTTATCAATAAGCATGGTGAAAAGGTGGCTGAATATTTTGCCAGCGCGGATGACGGTATGGTGAGTGTCAACATTAAAGGCGTTTATACAGAAAATAACTTCAGCTAATATTGGTAAATACATTCTGATCAGATTAAAAAGCCGCCTACGGGCGGTTTTTTATTGTTTGGCATAAGGTGAAATGTTATACTGTGTTTTTAATCGGAGAGAGATATGGCAAGCGAAAAATCGACTAATGTAGCAAACGCAAAGCTTTATTTGGAACGTATTGGTGCGAAGATGATTGGTTCTGATAATACTCTCAGGAAGGTTATCAATCCTGTAAGCTCAAGAATTTTTATCCTATTCAATGAGAATTTTATCTTTGAAGGCTATCAATATAATTTCGAGCACAATGAAGAAGATTTGCTGATCGATACCTATAGTGCGCTCATGTATCATGACAAACATGAATATGAGGACGCTTATATGGAAGAATACATGAAGAGCCGCTCAGAAGATGAGAGAATACGTTATTACTATGCGAAAACGAAAGCTAATAGCGTGGATGAGTTTATCGAGCTTCTTATCGCTGCAGTGAAGAGCTTAAATAGAGCAGTAGTCTTTACTGAGGATGAGGATTTTTTACTCAGCGATGATGAGCTTGATGTGGAGTGTTATTCGGAAAAGAAAAAGATTAAAACTCGGAAAAATAATACCGTTACGATAAAGATTGACAGGTCTTGCGACATGGAGCGTGTCGAGGTTAATGGTGTAGAGATAATGGAAGGAAACTCACATGATTTCCATCCGGGCTGTCATGGTATGGCTTTGCCGAGTTTTAATAGCTCATCCGAGCTGGCAAGACTTTTTGATGGTATGTTTAAGTCAAACGGTAAAGAATCGGAAATCGTAGTTGACCGCAACTGGAAGTATGACGGCTGATAAAATGCGAAAGCCTCCGAGAGGCTTGATTAAAAAAAGTGTGTAAAAGTGAAAATAATACTTGTACAAGACTAAGTGTTGTCATATACTGTATTCATTGAGAGGCGATAAGCCTGAATACAAACTGAAAATCTAAAGGTAATAAAATGCACAATTCATCTGCTAATCACGTTGAGAAGTTTGGTAAATCTAAGAAAGCAGGTCGTGAGCAGCTTTCTGGAAAGCGTGATAACAAGAAGCACAATAAGATCGTTCGCGGTCGCCGTGAAGAAGTGGAATACGCATAATGCGAAGAGGCTGCCGAGAGGTGGCCTTGTTTTCTTGATAGAGGTGAATATGACACAAACGCTGGCGCAACAAAAGTTTAAAGAGTATCAGGATCTGCCGGAGCGCACTGGCACACTGCTGAAAATGGTTGATGGTCATGAAGTGGAGTTTGTGAGCCATTTTGACGAAATGAGATTCTCTGGCGTGAAAGACGATTCTCGCTATGATAATCATGAGTATCATTTCAAATACGAAGATATTGACCATGTAATTATGTATGGTTAAATTACAGATAGCCGCCTTCGGGCGGTTTTTGTTTTAAGAGAGCCTTGTCATTAAGAAATTGTGTCTTGTTTTGCTTTTATTGTTGTCATATAATAATCTGATTAAACGAGACGAGGTGCGTCATGACTGAGTATGAGAAGACGATACGGAAGCTTTTAGCTGAAAATTCATTGCTGAAGCTGTTTGAAATTATAGCAACGAACGCAACATGTTAAACATATTTGATTTTTCTTCTTTTTTATTATAATATTCTTTTATAAATTACGGGGATATTATGACGCAGACTTGTTTTATTAAACACGATTATGACAGAACGGTTCAGCCCTTCTGGAATGATCAGTGTCATAAAATGTCTCAAAACCTTTTTCTGCCCTACACCGAAAATAACATTTCTAATTTTAACACTCATTACCTCTCTTCTTTGATCCGTAAACTTACTCCCGTTCATTCTTATCACTTTCCTTTATCCTTTAAATCCTGTGTTATTTCTACGCCTGACATCATCGTTAAAGCCGTAAAGAAAGTGCGTTTTTATTTTACCTCGTCTGAGCAAAAACGTAAGTATGAGCAAATGATGATGGTGGCTCGCAGAGCCTACAATCTTGCGGTTGATATGTGTAACAACAGAGAATATATTGATGAAAATGGTAAGCCTGTTGATATCAGAATTCCTATCAGAGATAAAGTAAGGAAAGAAAGTGCTGAGAATAATCATGTTTTTGATACCAATGTTTGCGATCAGGCTGTCAGGATAGCCAAGTCTGAGTTTATTACTCTGTGTAAAAATAACAAAAAGAAGAAGAAAAATACAACATCATTCACAGCTTTCTCACGACTAGGCTTTAAAAGCCGGAAAGACAAAAAACAGACCTTTGCTCATCCCCGGATGGGAAAAGAGGGTTCGGTCTGTATAAAATCGTTGGGAAGCATCAGGCTGACGGAAAAGCTGCCTGATGAATGTTATGGTAAGAATGTTGATGTAACAATGGATCATGGCAGATGGTTTATCTGCGTCCAGGAAAATATAGAGATAAAACGAAACCGTTTAGATTGTTCCGAAAGCCAAGGTCCAGATAAAAAGGTTTCTGAAAAAGAAGTAAAAGTTATAGCTCTTGATCCGGGGAGCAGAACGTTTCTAACCGGATTCAGCGAGAAAGAAGTTATCGTGTATGGTAAAGATTATTCTATAAAATGCTTACTACCATTGGCGAAGAAGATGCGTAAGCTGTATTCTTTGCGTGAGAAGTTAAAGAAGCATGAGCTATACAAAAAGGAAATCTCGGATAATCCGCAGTGGATAAACGATACGTTGAGACATATAGAAAACAGCCTGAACAGGCTGTCCTGCAGGCGTCAGGATCTTGTTAATCATCTGCATAGGACCGTGGCTCATAATATAATGATGAGCTACGATGTGATTTATCTTCCTGATTTCGAAACTAAATCGATGGTGAAGACTAAGGGAAGAAAAATAGGCCGTAAGGCGGTTCATAACATGCTTTCCCTGAGTCATTATATTTTTAAGGAATTTCTGCTGTGGACAGCGAAGAAATACGGTAAGGAAGTCATTATCGTTAACGAGAGTTATACAAGTAAAACTCAAAGCTGGAACGGAGTAGTAAATGAAAAGCTGGGTTCATCGAGGGTGATGAAAGACGGTAAAAGAATAATAGACAGAGATATCAATGGTGCAAGGAATATTTATCTTAAGCACATATCTCAGTTAGCTAACATTTAGGTGCTTCGCCTTAGCCGGAACTGCGAATGCTGTTGCGTTCGTTGCGGGTTTAATGAAGAGTCTGTATTGGATTGGGCGAAAGCGGTGGATGAGGCTGCTTTTAATCAACATGGTGAGATATTCACTGACAGCGTTGAGAGTGCTCAAGAAGAGCTGGCTACGTTGACGCCTGAGACTGATAAGTTGCTTGAGGATGTGCGCAAAGAAGGCGTTAGACGCTATGCTGAGCATTTAAAAGAGTCGGGTCAGCATCATGGGATGGCTGCTCAGGTGTGGGACTATCTGAATCGGCGAGTTAAAGTTGGAAAGCTGAAACGGTAATTATTTTCTGGAAATGAAAATAATGCTTGCGCAAGATTTATTGTTGTCATATACTGTATTCATTGAGAGGCGAGAAGCCTAAATACAAACTGTAACTTAAAAGGTAATAAAAATGCATAACTCTTCTGCTAACCACGTTGAGAAGTTTGGTAAGTCTAAGAAAGCGGGTCGTGAGCAGCTTGCTGGAAAGCGTGATAGTAAAAAGAAAAACAAAACTGTTCGTGGTCGCCGTGAAGAGGTTGAATACGAATAAGTAAAGATGGAAGAGCCACCTGCGGGTGGCTTTTTTGTTATCAGATATTGGCGTAGAAGCAATCCAAAAGATGACGAGGGATAGTGAAGCGCTTATCGACAATGGTGCCGTGGTCATCAGTGAAGCCTGTGACTAGGAATACATCACCAACTTTGACGTTTTTGGGGATGGTTTCGCCCATAGCAGAGATGAAATCTTCATTAACAAGTTTGAGCTTGTCGTAGTTAACACGAAGATCGGTCCAGGTGAAACAATAGTGAAAATTTTCAGACTTATTGATATTATGCATATCCTTTCCTTATTTAAAATGTGATATGTGTAGAATATATGACCAAAAGAAAAAATGCAATTCGATGATAAAAGGCGACTAAAAGCATTGCAATTGTTGTCATCAATAGCTATACTGTTTTTCTACCCCAAAGGAGCATATTATGTCTAAAATTTTTCTGGTAAAATCTTTTGTCGAAGTTAACGATCATACTTTGGAAGATATGCGTGTTGTAAGAGGCTTAACGCTATTTGACATTGAGACTTCTATCAAAGAAGGTCTTGATGAGCTTTTTGACGATTCGGGCGAGTATGAGTTTATTGACTCTTTCTATACTCAGAAAGATGATGTGAGTCTCGGCAACTTCCATATTCAGGAAATCGGAGAAGTTGAGGCGGTTGCTCTGGAGAAGTTCATTGGCACTAAATCTTTTGGTTATGGTCTGCTGTCACATATTGACATTAAGTAAATAAAATAACCTTAAAGGCCACCTCCGGGTGGCTTTTTTATTTTCTGGTAAAAATGAAAAAAGTGCTTGCCTCTGTTGTCATTAATGCGTATACTTCTTTTATCGAAACGAAACTGATTGTTAACTCACTTTAGAGAGAAAATAAAATGCTGAATACTAACGGAAACCGTAAACCTAAAACTTCTATGGTCAAGACAGGCGTAGAGTCTAAAGTTGTTTGGGCTATGCGTTCTTTTCTGGCGAAAGGCACATCTGCTGACGTAGAAAAGCCTGCTTTTGAGAAAGAGACTGGCCTGACTAAAGTCGAGGCGCTGGCTATTCTGGCTGAAAAGCAGAGCAAAAATGCAGAAGTTTTCTCTCTGGTATGTGGTAAGAAAGAGTGCTCTGTGTCTATCTATATTGTAGAAAAGGCTGCCATTCGCAATCTGGTGCGTCATAGCGGTAATATCTCAGATGATGTTGAGCTGAAGCCTGATTACTACTTTAAAGATGAAGTAGTTGAAAACAAGAAAGCGAAAATGTATGTGCTGAATAAAAAGGTTATTGTGATTCAGCACCGTGATGAAATTGCACTGTTTGAGCGTGCGAACCGTGATGCTGTATTTGTTGCTGAAGTCGATGTTAAAGGCTCAACTAAAAATGCGGTAACGGTAAAAATCGAAGCCGATTACCGTTCAAGCGCGGCTCACGCTGCTAAGCTGAATGCTGCGATTGAGGCTGACTTTATCCGTCTGAAAGCCTCTTCGGGATCAGATAAAGGTTCTGTAGATGTGAAAGTTTACAGTGTCATCAAAAACAAAGAGAAGTATACGACTCATCCTTTTGCGGTGGTGGAAAACATTGCTGAGCTGAAAGATGGTCTGTATAAGGCGAAAGTAGATGGCATTGAAAAAGTGCTGGCAGTATCAACAGAGGCTTTCACAGGCAAGAAAACCTTCCTGCTCTTTAGTAAAGGTGATGCACCAATCGCTGATAAAGAAGTTGCTAAAGCAGCATAAATCTTAAAGCCGCCTCCGGGCGGTTTTTTTCTTTTTAAGAGAAGCATTACAGTAAAATAGCATTAAAAAGCTTGCACTTATTGTCATTAAATCGTATACTATTTTTATCGAAACGAGAGACTCTTCTCTCTCTGTAAAAGGAAAGTAAAATGACTACTTTATTCGAAATATTTGCTGCGACACTGAACTTCCTTTTCACTAATCTTGGCGGCTTTTTAGGTTTAGTTGTTTTTGGTGTTGCATTGCTGGTGTTTTCAGGCTGTGTGTTTTTCGTAGCAGAGAAGGCTGATAAATATATGTATATTCACGGTCATAAGTTCAAACCTTACATGCGTAAAAAGTTGGGCATGAAAAGAAAAGTATTGAACCTTGGCTAACAAGCAAAGCAGCCGCCTCCGGGCGGTTTTTCCTTTTAAGAGAGGCATTCCAGTAAAATAGCATTAAAAAGCTTGCATGTGTTGTCATTAGGTCATATACTGTCTTTATCGAAGCGAAATACTGAGGAGTTAAAAATGGAAACAGTTGGTGTTATGTGTAAAAACTTTACTCTGTTTTTACTTGAAACCTTTGGTAGTTTTGGTGGTATTATTGTATTCATTATTTTTGGAACTGCTCTATTACTTGTATCTTTGGTGCTTTTATATTCATTATCGGTTTTAGAGAAGTATCTTTATATGGATAAAGAGATGCGCAGATATTCCATTCATTCAAAAAAAGTAGCAGTGAGGCATTTTTACCTAAGCCTTCGTTTTAAGCTTAAAGAGTTCTCCTGATAATTTAAAGCCGCCTCCGGGCGGTTTTTCTTTTTAAGAGGGGCATTTCAGAAAAATGTATTTAAGATTTTGATTGAATATCATAGGCTAAACTATTAAAATAACAAAAATCTAAAAGGAAACTTTATTATGAATTTAAACAGTGTTATTTACGTAGCAGCCAATAACAAAGAAGCTATTTATTTTGATGGTAAACTATTTGTTGAAAAAGAGAGTTTCTCAGCAAAAGAGTTAAGCTGTGAACTGATGACGCTTTCGCCATTTGAGTTTTTCTCTTTGGTGATTGACGAAGATATTGATGAAATGCCAAAATATTTTGATACGTTCAATGAAGATGTTAAAAATCCTTATAAGATTAATAAAGGCGATATGGTAACGTTTACCACTCTGGATGGCGATCATGTTGTTTATGGTATCGGAAAAGTCATCGATGTTAAAAGAGATGAGCGAGGCTTTATTGAGGTTTATTCTCTCAAAGAGAAAAACACAGGAAAAACTTTTATTGTGGCTCCTCATGGCAAAGGAGATGCGAAAAAACTGTCAGATACTGTTATGCTTTCTCAGAACAATGAGAAGATTGAGTATGTTGATTTGAGTTTGACCGAAGATGTGTTTGAGCAGCGTAAAGCGTTGCTAGTGCCAAAAGTAGGTCAGTCTGTAAGTTTTGAGACTAAGAAAGGTGCTGGTGCTGGCGTAGTCAAAGAAGTCTCTGTAAGGCCATACTATGCTTCAGGCTGTGAGTTGTCTTACGGTTGTAAGATTCAGTCAGAAGATGGCTCATTAACAGAGGTTTGCTTTGGAAATAAGCGTTATCCTGAAGATAAAATCACCTGGAGTAATGCTCCAGTATTCCTGAGCCAAGACAAGATTTAATAATAAAAAGCCGCCTCCGGGCGGTTTTTGTTTGTAAAGCGTCTTGATTGTATTGTCATTAAATAGTATAATGTTGCTATCAAGCCAATAATTGGTTGGCCTCTAAATAGGAAAACACTATGAGCGTTGAGTTTACTAATATGACATACGAGAGCCAGTCTGGAGCGGTAGCAGGTAAGGTTCAGACGACGGCTAAAGGTGCTGATATTTTTATTCGTAGTCAGGAAGATGCGCGTTTGGATTGGGAACTTCATAGCAGTCATGAAAATGAGAGTGATGCCCGTGAGCTGTTAGGAGAACTTTTAGAGTATTGTTAATAAGCCGCCTCCGGGCGGTTTTTTATCGAATGAAGAAAATAAGTGTTGCTATGTATTGTCTTTAAAGGCTATACTGTTTGTCTTAACAGGGCTGGAGATTATCATGTTTAGCAAAATACTGAGAAAGTTTGGATTTGTTCACGAATCAGAGATTCCGGTATTGCTTGAGAAAAATCAGGCGGCTAAAGATGAGAAGCGTCTCTATGATGAACTGGCTTTTAACAATCGTGTTTTTGTTGGGATGCCTGTCATTGGTGTAAACAACTATGAGAATGCGATAGAGATTGCTATTATTCATCGTTTTGAGGTTATCGAAATGTTGAATAGTAAGAAGATCGTGCCTGTGATGAAGCTATACTATTCTAACCGGACAGATAGTTTTCACAAAGATAAAGACAACTGCGTGCTGAGTCAATATGTAGCTTTCTCTAAGCAGCGTCTGAGAGCATATTTAAAGATGGATGGTTGCGAGAGAACGGCGATGCTGATTAAGAGCTATCAGTTAAGCACAGAAGATATTGATGAGTTAGCAGTGCTGGCTCCTTATCAACCGAAAGCTGAAGAAGTGCTAAAAGCACTGGAAAAGACAACGTTCTTTGATGACTGTAAGGCATATGACATTTAACTGCATTGCTTAGTGTGATGCTGAATAACTAAGGAGATTTCCTATGACTCAAGGCAAATATTCACCAACGGTAGGTAAGTCATATAAGAAAAACCAGAAATGGTTTGAAACTTATCATGATGAAAAAAGTTTTGGTATGACTGACAAGGAAGGTTATGATTCATATGGTTATGATGAAGATGGTCTTGATCGCGAAGGTAATCAGGAGGATGATTATTGGTATAATGACGCGCTTTATGAACAAGTGTCTGATAAATGGGCGGCTATTCCGGTAATCGGATCGCCAGAGTATCTGGTGTATCTGAAAGAAGATGGTGTGCGCAAGACTACGGCAGCGTTAATCAGCGAGAATGCACATAAGGTGCCGGAAATGCTGAAAGTGCTGAAGCAGGTAGCCACAACCTTTGAAGGCAAAACAGAGTCAGAGAAAGCCTTGCTGGAAAGCGTTCGGGCGCTGCTGGCTAAATAATAGGGGCCGCCTGCGGGTGGCTTTTTTATTGTCAATAAAATAAGGTAATATATGAAAGTAGAAATCAAAAAATTATCAAATGATGAAACACTAAAAGAAATGAATGTTAATGCGACATTTATTGCGCCTCGCATTAACGAGTGTGTTAAATGTGAAGGTGATGAAAAATTGTATAAAGTCATATCAGTAGTGCATATTTATGGCAAAGATGATATTGTTATGATTATTTGGGTAGTCTAGTTAAGATATTGATTTATATCGTTTGTTTTCTATTTAAACTGTGACAAAGGTCGCTTTCTCGGATAAGTCTTAGTTGTATACTGTATTTATTGAAGCAGAGCAGTAAAACACTAACTCACACTTTCCGAGGTTAACATGACAAACACTACTGTAAACACTAAAAAAGCTCAGGATTTTCTGAATAGCCTGATTTACAATACTGCAGCGATTCGTTCACAGGTTGAAACGCGCATGGCTAACGGTGGCAAATCTCAGCCACTGCCTAAAGCGGCATAAGATACACGAATTGAAAAAGGAGGCTTCGGCCTCTTTTTTGTTTTGAAGAGTCATATCAGTAAAAAGTGTTTGCTTTTCTTTTTGTATTGTCATAAAATAGCTTTATTGAAATCAAGAGGAAAGAATAATGACTAAGCCACTGTTTGAACGTTTACTGAATGAAGCCATTGTTAAGGTTGAAGCAGGTGAGGACGTGATTGATGTCGCTTATGAAGTGGTAAACTTCACTGATCGTCTGCCGGAAGTTGAAGCGTTTCTGGCTGAAGATGCGACTCTGGCAGAGCGTGTGGGTGGTGAAGGACATAACGATATTGTTTACCCTGATGATGCCTCTGAGTCGGACGTGGTTATCACCAATCTTCAGGAACGTCTGATTGCGTATTTTGACGAAAACTGATTATTAATAAAAAGACGAGCCACTTAACTGTGGCTTTTGTTGTTTAAGAGAGTTTATTCAAGAAAGATTAAGGAATAAGATGAACTATTTCATGTTAGGAAAAGTGCGCGAAAGTGGTATTGATGCGGTGAATGCTGCGGGGCAGCGGCGTTGGTTCTATGATTTAGCAGAGAGAAACCATTTGTATTCATGTTGGTTTGATGATAATGCGCGTCATTGTCTGCCAGAAGCGCTGGGAAATAATTTTATTCTGATGAAGTTCTTTTTCTTTGACATTATGCGTCATGCTGAGGAAGCGAAGAAGTCGCGGGTAGATTTTGGTGAGCATTTCTCAAAAAACATTCGAGAGTCTACCTTTATTCGTTATGATAGTGTTAAACGTGAGATTCTGGTTAGTGGTAGCCAGACATACAGCCGTCGCACTGATGGAAAGCCGCGCTATTTCCCTGCGGTAGCGATTGCTCGTCGTGTTAAGTGGTTCCTGTCAAACAGTCCCTTTGTGGAAAGTTTTAAAGAGGTGAATTATCAGAGTGGTATGTGTTCTCGCTTTGAGATCGTATTTAAAGCGCAGGCTGAGCCTGTATCGAAATCGGCATAAGTAGAGAGGTTTTATGAAAATAGATTGGAAAGCAATGACTCTTCAGATAGATAAAAATCTGGCAAGTTTGCCGGATGAAAATACGCTGGAGAAAAGTTTGGCTAAGTTTATGAATAAGATTGACGAGCGACTGCAGGATCATGCTGAAGGTAAAGATGTGCTTGATATTGGTATGAGTTTTGAGACACTGGAAGCGCTGGTAGATAAAGATGGTGTAGAAACAGGCAAGCGTGTGCTTGATGAGACACAGACATACTATTTTCTTGATGCTAACGGTATGCCATGCCTGAGCGGTAAAGTTGTTTCTGACTTATTTTATCAGTATTATGAAGAAATGATAGGCAACAGTAATAATGCGGAAAAATATAAGGATATCAATCCTGAAAATCTGTTATTTAAAGTAACTTTCCATGAAGAAGGTGCTTCGGGAGGTTTGTTGCGGCGCTTACTGGTGAAATCAACCAATACTATTTATATAGCGTCATTTGAGTCTTTTAAGGAGTCATTTGATAGCTTAACTGGTGTTATGGAAGATGTTAAAGTAATGGAAAGTGTTGAAGCATAAAAGCAAGTGTAAATAATAACAAAGATGAGGTATAATATGCTTAAAAGTCCAAAAGAAGCATTTAAGGATGTGATAGAACACATGGAAGCCAATAAAGGTAATATCAGGGGCTTACGTTTATACGCTTTCAGCAAAAATGCAGGCTCTGATGATTTGTTGTTGACTGACAGAGGCGATGCGCTGTCAAAAAAACGAGGAGAGATAGAACAAGCTGAAGTTATTGAACTGCTTGAACAATATACTCAATACATCAAATATAATGATTCTCCAGAAACGAACGGTTCGAATACTATTGGCCTTGAGATTATATTAAAAGATGAGGTTGACGAAAGTGAGACGTCTATATCATCTTTTAGGTCTAACGTTGCTGAAGAACGTTTTTTATGCGATATAAATAACACAGATGCGCTTAAAGACGCCGTTGAATACATTGAAAGCAATAAAGATAATGTAAAAGGTTTGCGCTTTTGCGCATTCAAGAAAAGTGCTAATTCTGATGGTTTATTAATGAATGATAGAGGTGACGTTTTATCTAAAAAAGGCGGGCCGATAGAGCGGGAAGATGTTATTGCTTTAGTTGAGGACTATACTCAATATATACAAAACCACAATGATCCTGAAATCAAGGATTCAGACGTTATTGGATTATATTTTGTATTAAAAAGTGATGAAGCTGAAGCTGCTCCTTCACCTCTTGATATTAGTTCTCTTGAGGTTAAAGCGCCAGAAATGCAGTTTCTATGCGATTTGAACGAAACAGAGGCGTTCTGCAGAGATAGTAAAGTCGTATAAAAAGTAGTTGTGCTCAACGGCATTCCTTTGCTATAATAGCCCTGTTGATGAGTAGCGGGGCTTTCCCATTTATAAGGCTGAAGAAGAGGATACAACTATGATGAATAAAGAGATTTTTGTTGAGAAGCAGGCTTCACTGGCGGCGCAGGAGCTGAGCTTTGAGCCGGGTGAGATCTCTTTTAACAAAGACGATATTGGTCCGCGTTCAGTCATTTGCGTAGGTAATGACTATCTGGTTGTAGAAGAAGTCGCAGGCGAAAAGGTTCGCTGTATTGATCTGCTTGATGATGGTTTCCGTGTAGTGAAACTGTCTGATGATATCGCCGTTATCGGCTCACTGATTGTTTAAATAAAGGCGCTATTATGACTCGAATGGTTTGTGGTGGTGGAGTTGATGTTTACGCTTCAGGATCTAAGATTCCCTCTTCTGTAAACGAAGATGATAGTATTCAAAAGAAAGTGCTGAAGCTGCCACGCGGTGTTAATGTGGGTCGAGTGATCGGTTCTGATGGTCAAATGATGTATTGGATTGACGAGAAGACGTTAGCGCAACGGCTGGATGCTGCTGGGATTGCGTGGGAATTTGAAGGCTAACTAACAGAAAGGGCTGCTGGTGCGGCCCTCTTTCATACAGGTGAGATATGGATAACAGAAATAGCGAAGTTTATCTGAAATATTTATCTTATGATGGTGCAGAGCGCACTATGAATATATCAGGCTATAGCTTTGAAGGTGAGCCTACCATTACGGATTTTGGCATTAAAAAAGTGCCTGAAGGTCGGATCAGAGTGTTAAAGTGTAAGTGTGGTTCTAATAACTGGACGGATAATGGGCGCTTCATCAATGAGTATGAATGCGGTAGCTGTGGACAGTTTATTGAAGCATACGAGAAGCAATCTTGATGAAGACGACAGAGATGCATTTCAAATATCTTTCGGTTGCCTGTGGTAAGCATTCAAATCGCATCGAGCGTCCGCGCTTTATCAAAATGAATGCCTATGTATTTGACCAACAGCCAGAAGTATCTGATTTCGGTGAAGCTGAGGTGTCTCCAGGAAAAGTGCGTGTGCTTGCCTGCCTGTGTGGTGCGAATAACTGGACTGAGAACGGTCGTTTTATGCATGAGTATGAATGCTATAGCTGTGGGAAGTTTATTAAAGTTTATGGCGAAATTGTTTGACGCTGATCTGACTTGCTGATATTATGACAACAATTAAACTAAACAAGTAAGAGACAATAAATAAATGAATGAAGTGATCACTCTGAGTCCTGTTGCTTTTGGTATGTTATGTTTCTCAGCGGGTGGTGGATTGGTGGCTATGTTTGTAGCTCTGGTTCAGTATCTCAACAAAGATATTGGTAAAAGAGGTTCGCGTGAATAAGAACGAAAAGCGAGTATTAAGCGTTGATGAGATTAACGAGATTCGTGATAAAATGACTCGCAATCATTTCATTGATCGCTCGCTGGTTAAAGACTGGACTGAGTTTTTGATTGCCGCCTTAAGCGTAGGCGTGTCGGAGTTTGACATCGATCAGTTCGCGTTGAGTGATGATGATTTCGACACGAAATACCCGGATTAAAAAGCCGCCTTCGGGCGGTTTTTTATTATAAAAAGCTTGTGCCATCCTCTGTGTTGTCATATAATAGCTTTATTGAAACGAGAGGAAAAACATCATGGCTTTTGAGTTCAAAGGTGTCGCAAACATGTTCGAAGGTGGCTTTGCTGAGGCAGAGAAGAATGCGGTTGCTGATGCGTTGATTCAGAAAATGATGGGCAAATATGAGATGATTGGCTCTGGTCGTTGCCGTATGGCGTTTAAGCTGAGAAGTGGCAACTACGTGGTTAAAGTGCCGTTAAGTGAAAACGGTGAAGATGATAACTGCGTAGAGTCGAGCAAACAGGATTTTGGTCATCCTGTGGCTAAAACTCGCATGGTTATGATCGATGGCTTATACTGTGCTGTTATGGAATATGTTGAGCACTATGAAGGTTTAAAGGAAGATACACCAGAATGGACTGATTTTGTTGACTGTGGTCAGTTTGGATATACCCGAAAAGGTGAACTGGTAGCTTACGACTTTGGTTTTTATTGATTTGTGGTTGTACTTAAGTCGGCATCAGGATATAATAAGTATCTGTTTTGAATGAGGTGTTTAACATGGCAAAGTTTCTTGGTATTCCTGAAAAAATCAAAATCGACACATCACTTTTCTCTGATGAGGTAAAGGAAGTGCTATCTCGTGTTTTGGATGAAGAAGGTTATATCTATACTGAAAAACCTGTTGGCATCTCAGGAAATGATGAATATGTAAGAAGAATCCTTGCTTTTCATTTAACCAGCAGAGCCAAAATACTACCAAGTTTAGAGCATCTCTGCGCAAATATTGATGCCTATGATGAAGAAGGCAACTGGTCTAAGATGCTGGAGCGTAAGTGTATTCGTCGTCTTGATAGCTATATTCAGGCAGTGCTTGATGTGATGCCGCCAGAGTTGCGGTGGTCTAATCGCAGAGAAGTTCATGAGCAAAGAGAGCTGATTGCGACTTATTGTGAAGAAGATTACCAGTTGGATGATGATATTGAGTTAGAGACAGGTTTAAAGCTGAGCTAAGACATAAAAGACGGAATCTCAAGGTGATATGGGATTCCTTTAAAGAGAGTTCTTACAAAAGAGGTTTTAATGAAACTGAATATTTCGATTAGTTCTGATATGCTGCTGTTTTTTGCTGCTGCGCTGCTTTGTTTAAACGGTATCTTTTTCAAGGTTGAGTTTATCCAGTCATGTCTGCATGTATTTATGTGGCTGATGCTGGCTGAGCGTCTGGTCAGTCTGGTCAGGAAATCACGGGGAGAAGTATTCAAGAAAAACAAAGACATTAAAGGTCAAACTTTTGAGTTCTCTGCGGAATGTCACGATTATTCAGATAAACTGTCCCGCCAGCAGGTCTTTTCTATTGCTGCTGCCTATATTGTTCTGGCGATCACGGTAAACTCGCGGCTTGATTGGTCATGGATGGGGCTTGTTCTGCTGACGGTAGGTATCGGAACGCTGTATGATGCCTTAACTTACAATAAAGACAAAGCAAGTCCTGCGGTATAAAAATAAAGAGCCACCTTCGGGTGGTTTTTTGTTGTTATTAAAAAGTCAACGTGGTAATATATTGTCATTAAGTAAAGAGGATTATTTATGTTATCACTTTTTTTGGATTTATCAGATTGGGATGTAGCCGAGGCTCTGCATGAGCGCCAGGTTGATTTTGATGTTGAAGAAAATCCTGAGATGCCTGGATTTTTCATTGGACATATCAACTGCCGTGAGATCTCAGATTGCTTTGTGTCAGAAGGTGAAGCTCATCGGGCAATTCTGGCTGAAGTTGTGGGACACCTGCAGTATTTTGAAAATGTAGAATAACTGAGGATATTATATGATTACTATGATTATATTGGTTGGTATGGTGATAATGTATAAAGTTATCTCTTATTTTCATAAAATAAAAAAAGCCAAGGCGCAAATGAGAGCCTCTTTTATAAAAAATCATTTTACAGAGTTAATGAATATTGGCTTCGAATATAAGAAGCTGGCAAAATCTTTTGGAAAAACTGAAAGTGTTGCGCTTAATGATCAAGACCTGAAAGTGATTGGTGATGTGTTAAATGTAAAGCCTTTTCAAACAATGCCGGATTTTATTGGAATGACGCTTTATCCCAAACATATGAATATGGAAAATACCAATGTTCATCATATGGTTATGAGGCTGTATAAAAGGAAATATATGACTGCACTAGGAGAAAAAGAGTTTTTCTCGATTGTGGTTGAGTTTCATAGCGGAGGCTATGATTGGGATGGAGAGGTGATGCGATATCCTAACTTTATGGGCTTTCGTCGAATCGATGTGGTCAGGGATAACTTCGAGGCGGAATGGTCTAATCTCAAGGCTGAGTTTTGCGCTTAAGACAGGTTTTGACGTAAAACAATGCTTGCCGATGTTGTCATTAACTGATATACTGTCTTTATTGAAACGAAATCAACTTTAATGAGGCAGCATAATGAATACTAAGCTTCTGGTCTCTAACTTTTTTGGCGCGATTGTTCTGATGGTTAAAAGTGGTTATAAGGCTTTTGATTATGACGATCTGAATGCGGTTATGTCTGCTAAGCAGGATGACGAACTGGTTAAAAACGTCTTAGCAGGTCGCACACTGCTGAAGTTCATGGCGGGTTCTAAGGTCAATATTAATCAGGTTATTCCTGTGGTCAATGGTCAGAATGTGGTGCCTGATGATTTGTTTGCTGCGCTGGCGGGTGCTGAGCTGAAGTTTCTGGATGTGGCTAAGTTCACATCTGCGACGAAAAATATTGAGCTTCAGTTAGGCTGGAAAGAGAAGCAGCTTATCATGAAGTATATCAGTATTTCCTCTCTGAATACTTACCTGTTCCATTCTAAGGGAAATCCGGTAGATGATGCGATTGAAACGGCTGTTCGTCTGAATATCGCAGAAGAAATCACGGGGCTTGGCAGTAATGCGAGCATTGCTGATTTGAATATTGCGGATGCGGGTCAGCGCGTTCAGAAGTTCAAGTTGAAAGACGGTCAGGCGGCATGTAAGAATATCCTGTATGTTTCTTATGATGATGTCTACAATGCTGGCGTGAATGGTATTAATAACGTTGTAAACAAGCTGAAGCAGGTGGATGTGATTGCTAAACTGAAAGCGTTTAGTATTGGCCTGGATGAAGATGTAGTGCGTAAGAAAGCGCAAACAGTGATGATGAAGGCATTAAAAGCGGCGTAATAAAAACAAAAGGTAGAAATCTATAGGCGATATATGTTAATATATTGCCTATATTACTTTATAGAGGGCAACAAATGAGTATTTTAAATCAAGAAAATCTGGATAAGTTAAAGTGTGATTTTATCGGGCGTTGCTCTCGTTCAAAAGGAGTTGATGGTTTTCTTGAGATCCCGAAAGCGTTGGAAATAGAACCGGAAAAGGAATGGTTAAATAAAAAGGAAATTTCTGAGGAAGATATTCAGAAGGCAATTTCTGTTTTTAATGAAGAGAAATCATTCCTGGTAGGATTTAAAGTTAATCGCAAAGATATAAGTGAAGGTAAGACTGAAAGACGCGAGTTTTTCTACAGCTTACCGGAAGATGTTTTCCCTGAGTATAGCGGTCTTATTTATCCCATTATTGTGCGCTTGACGTATCTTGTTGCGACACCGAAAGAAAGTAAATCTGTGTTACCGCCTTTTTACTTATGCCCTGAAGTAGAGTTGTTTCAAGATTTTGGTGATGGTTTGTTTGAAAGTGTCAAAGCGGAAAAAACAGAAGATTACGGTCAGCTACTGCTGATTAAGTTTGAGCGTATTTTTGGAAAAGACGGCGATGGCTATGTGGAAAAGTCAGGTGCTAAATCTGAAGAGTTTTCATATCAGGTTCGTCATAATGAAAAAGGCACAAACGTTCACAATGAGATGATCGTGCGTAAAGAGCGTGGTGAGTATCGGGCATTCATGACCATTGAGACTGATACGCATGATGACAAAGATAAGGCGATTGAGCAAATGGGGCGCTGGCTTCGCCGTTTGGGTCGTGGGATTGAGATTGGCGAAGTTATTGCTGATTAATCAGTAATAGTCTATTTCTTTTCTAAACAATAAGACAGGTGAATAAATGACTATTAAGAAAAATGATGTGCTGGTTGTGAATAAGCCCTTTAGCGTGGGTGATACTCATTTTGATAAAGGGCATGTTTTTTGGGTAGAGAAAGGCGGAAAAAATCAGAAAGTTATAACACTTGATCAGGATGGTCTTTTTATTGGTTTTGAAGGCAACTGTGATACAGAGCGGTTTACAAAGAAAACGATTGCGGATGTTTCTCAATGTGAAAAAGAATTTGGTGCTGTTCAGATTAAAAACGTTAAGCGTTTTGATACTAATGACGGGTATGCGATGTTTGCGGATCTCTTTGTGAATGGTAAAAAAGTTGGCGTGATTCAGAATGATGGCTGGGGTGGTGAAACTTATTTGGTTGAAAGCAGCAGCGCAAGTAAAGAAGCGGTTGATAAGCTTATTGAAACAGCCAAGGGAATTGCTATACAGAGTGGCTATGATCTTAAAAATAGACATGCGGGGTATATCGAGGAAAATCTCTGGGACTATTTGAGCGAGCAGTATTATATTTTTGAAAGCTTTAGCGATTATATGCGTTGCTTTCATAAGTAAGTAGAATAAATAAAGACCACCTTCGGGTGGTTTTTTGTTGATGAAAACCATGATTTGGCGTTAAGTAAAAAGAGCTTGACTCGCTCCGATGTTGTCTTTATACTCATCTCATTAAATCTGAGGAGTGAATAACATGGCGTCTTACGAAAGCTTACTGAAAGGTCTGGACATTCAGGAAAAGATTGAAGGCCCGACAGAGAACATCACGTTATGTCGATTAGTGGTGCCATATCTGAAAACAGGTATGGATGTTCAGGCTTTTTTTGACATTCGTTTTCATCGCTACGATAAGTGCTCTTATCAGACGCATAAGTTTTTGTATGTCAAAGAAAATATCAAGGCGCTTTTTTCTGCGGTTGCTGATGCGGGAAAAGCAAACGTAATGACTTCATAAGAGGTGTTTATGAATTTTCGTGATCAGTTAGAAGGCGCATTCAGCGCTCAGGCTAAAAAGTTTTCGGCAGGCGAGAAGGTGCTCCTGCGTGGGGAGGAGCGCCCTTTTGTGGTAGAAAGTGTCAATCATGTGAGTTATGATCTGGTTATGGATATTTCAGAAGATGAGATTGCTCGTCTGAGAGAGATTGTCGCCAAATCGGTTCGCCTGAAAGAGTTGAGCTTTGAGCATTGGATTGAAGTTATTGTGAAGGATGCTCCGTATTCTCATGAAGAAATCGCAGAAGCGCAGCAGATCTTAGCCTCTCTTCGCAAGTGTAATGTCGAAGAAGACGAGATGAAAAAGGTGGAATAAAAACAAGACCTCTGCTATAATAGAATAACGGTAAAGACTGACGAGAGTCGGTCTTTTTTATTTGACTTAGCAGCGAGGTAGCCGTGAAAAATATTGATGAAATCAGAAGTGAGCTTTTTGAGGGTGTGAGAGTATTTGCCTTGTCCGACGCGATGTTGGGCTTTAAAGATCGTGAGCATATTGGTTTGGTGCCAATGGTGTATAGCTTCGATGAACACTATGGGCCTATCGAGCTGAGTGAGAAGATGCGACTTCTGCCTGGAGAATATACCTACGTCCCCGAAGAGCGTCTATACATTAATGCTTTTAGGCAGAGCATGGCAGACAATGCTAAGTTAAATCCTTATGTAGGATACTACAATCTTTCTTATGAAAAATGGGAAAAGGTCAGTGTAGGCACGATTTTTTCCTTTCAGTATGGTGGTGATTATGAAGATCATCAAGAGTTCGTTTATATTGTTGAGAAAAGAGAGAAAGGTTATGAATTTGTTTCATTAACTGGAGCAGAGGCTGTTAGAAAAGATACAAAACCTTGGATATTTGAGGACGAAAATCTTCCTGATTTTGGAAAAAATAGTGCAGAACTAGGTATGGTTTACATCTACAAGCGTTTGCCAGATAGCTGGTTTAAAGATACGCTACGCACCTTAAAAGCACTACATCAATAAAAACGAGGCTACGGCCTCTTTTTTTAAGATAAAGCTTGATTCTGATAAGTATTGTCTTTATAATAGCTTTATTGAAACGAGACAAGGTGAAGAAAATGACGACTCTGTTTGCGGACTTAGATGAAAGCGAAGTAATGGATAAAGTTATTGAGCTGGCTGATGAGTTTGAGGTGGTTAAAGAAGGCTCGAACTACTTTGTTGCCTACGTTGATGGCGGCTGGTTGCCAAATCCTTTCCAGACAGAAGATAAAGCCTATCGTGGAATTCTGGCTGAGGTGTTGGGCGAAGAACGGAAATACTTCAATAGCTAAAAAAGGCCACCTTCGGGTGGTTTTTTGTTGTCTTTAATAGAGAGAGAAGCTATAATAAGTCATTCCTGATAGGTTATTGAGGCAAGTATGATTATTGAAATCGCGTTGTTGTATGTGCTGAGCAATGGTGATCCGGTAGAGCAGAAAGTGTTTAAAGGCGAAGAGTCTTCTGTGAACGTGTTACTGGAGCATTGTCAGCCTTATGAGGATGAAAGTCATATTTGCCTGATGAAAGACGTTAAAGCGAATAAAGACGTGGTTTACACGAATCTGGAAACAATGGATCAGGTGCTGGTTGCTAATCGTAAGCACTAAGCACTAAGCATTTTTTAACGAGAAAATCTTTCAAATAAGAGGCTTTTAAATGATGAATGTATCAGATATTGTTGAGTCAAATGGTAAAACTGTGAAACAAAACAAAATGGAGCAGAGCCACGCTATCCCGCTCGGATCTCTGGTGGAAATTTTGGGCAGTGAGAACGATGAAGATACAGGCTTGCGTCTTTTTGTTGTTAATCATAGTCGTGATTGTGATGGGACGCCGCTGTATGGCTTGTCTTTCAAAAAAGATGCGCAGGAAAAAATGGATAAGCGTGAGCAACAGGTAGCGACTCTTCCTGATGGTCAGGATTATCAAATCGCAAAAATGTTTTATCATATGGCGCGAGGCAGTATTTTGGCAAACTACGGTGAAGGCTCCCTCAAAGTTATTAAATAAAAAGAAGCTGCCTCCGGGCGGCTTTTTTATTGCTTTATTGTCATCTTCTGGTTATAATAAGCGCAATAAAACAAATGAGGGCGACATGATGGAAGAAGAAATCAAAGTTGAATCACAAATCGAGCAGGCGATGAAGTGGTATCAGCGCTTAAATACTGAAGCTCTGGCGCGTGTAGTGCCTCATATTAACCAACTTGATTCACGCACTATCGTAGCTTACTGGAAGCGTGAGGTTGATCGTGCGGGTCCATCAGAGCTGAATGCTGACTATGGTGTGCTGATGACAGGAGAGTCAAAATGAGTCAGGCTTGGATTTCTGTAAGTGAGCGTCTTCCTGAAGAGAATGGTCAATACCAGTGTTTGATTCAGCGAGATGATCGCGAGTTCGAAGCTGTGCGGTTATTCAGGAGTGGTGTTTGGTTTGGTGGATGTCGGCCTTTCTCAGATAATGACGTGGTATTAAAGTGGAAGCCCACTGAAGAATAAAGAAAAGCAGCCGAGGCTGCTTTTTTAATGCTTAAGTTTTAATGGATTTGATACATGGCTAAAATATCACCTTCATTGGACATAACAGAAAGAGTAATATTTTCCATTTTAACGCATTCTTCAACGATATCCACGTGCTCATCGTCAATATCAATATAGAAACCTTCAATATTAATGCGCTTTAAGTTTTTATCAAAAAATACATTATTGATATTGCCTTGATTAATATCATTTACCAGCAGAAGCATATTAGGTATTAAAATATGGTTAAACTGGTTATTATTACAGATGAGATAAGTGTTATTTTTCATATAATGCCTTTATTATTTAAATTTGAATCCATTATTATTTTTATTTTCCAAAGAGGTATCCGGCTCTCTTTGAGTAAGTTTATCTTTAAAATGCATCAGTCTATCTTTAAAGCTAGTCCCGCCTTCTCTGATCTGATTTATACTGCGTTTATTAACTGCTTCAATATGTTCAGAGGCCATTTCAACAGATTTGATTTTAGTTAATACAGCAACAAACTTTGCGCCATAATCCGGGGAGTTACTGTCTTTAGCTTTAAGCATATCAAGCGTCATTTCATTAAGCTGACTGAAAACAGTTTTAGCACGTTCGGATTCTTCTTTTGAAAATGCTGCACCATTTTTAGCAAGTTCTCTTGCTGCATTTGGGGAAAGAGGAATACTGTTTTTAAATGATACTGCAGCCCCTATAGCTAAGGCTCCACCTACTACAGCGCCTGTGGCGATTAAAGCGGGTGCTGCAGTAGCAGCTAAGGCTGTGGCAATGGTTGCCTGAGCAACAACGGCAGCGCCAGTAGTAAAGCCTGCGCCAGCTAAGAAGCCGCCTGCTTTTTTGAAGAAGCTTTTGATGCCTTCATTTGTTGCTTTATTTTTACTTGCTTCATAGCCATAATCAGCAAGAGTTGCGCTGTTATGAAGTTTATCAAGAGTGTTAAATAACTTCTCTTTAAATGTGTTATCCGTAAGAAGTTCGGAAAGGTTATTACGAGCTGCAGCCATATCCATAGTTGATTCCTTTTTAAATAATAAATATATGTTTACATGTATTATATCAGATGTATTTGAACAAACAATACAGACTTATTTTTTTAGGCTAATATTCGACTTCTTTCGGTATTAATCATATCCATAACTTCTTGTTCATAGCTATCCAGTTCTTTTGTTTTACTTCTTTCGATAATATTTACACATTCTGTTATTTGCTCGCCATATTCTTCTAACTCAAACATAAGCACATCTTTAACAGTCAGGGTATTAATATCATTAAGCGTAGCTGCTTCAGGGCGCTCATTAAGCATGTTTTCAAGATAGATATTATAAGCCAGAGCCTGAGTTGTATTAATAATACGTTGATTATGTATAGGCTTCACTTTATTAGCAGGCAAATCATGAGTCCTTGCTAAAGATTTGGCAACGATATTGCTGGTTCTGAGTTCAGCAATGCGATCACCGATAACAGACATCTCATAAGCCACAACATCTTCAGAGGTCAACGCTGAAGAATCATGGTGAACGCTTGCTAAGTATTCTTTACTAATCACAATGCCTTGCTTTATGAGCTTTTTAGTGCGGTAAACAGAGATGAAATAAAAGACGGCAACGACTGCCATGATGATCAAAAACCAGATAAGTAAGTTCATAGTATTCTCCTTTAAGTTTAATAGCTAAGTTATATCTTTTTTGGGCAATAAATCAACAAGGTCGGCAAATAAAGCTTGAAAAGACAATACTATATTGCTATAATAAACAAGTTGAAATGAAATGACTTTGGTGGCTTATGTGTAAAAAAACAGAAAACTTTATAGAGCGGGCGGTTGCTGTTCATGGTAACCTTTATAGCTATGAAGAAGCTGTTTATATAAACAGTAGAACTAAAGTTAAAATTAACTGTAAAAGTCATGGTATTTTTGAGCAGCGAGCTGATGACCATTTGGCGGGTAGAACTTGCTATGCGTGTTCAAAAGAAAAAAGAGTGGAAACTGATTTTGTGAGGAAGGCTATTGCTGTTCATGGCTCACGTTATTCTTATGATAATGTTGTTTATGTTAACAATAAAACCAAAATAAAAATAACATGTGATAAGCATGGTGATTTTGAGCAGCGACCTCAAGAGCATTTGATCGGGCAAGGGTGTAGAGTATGTCAGTATGATGCGATCAGGTCTGATTCTGAGGCGTTCATTAATAAAGCAAAAGCTATTCATAAAGACAAATATGATTATAGTAAAGTGGTATATGCTTCTTCAAATAAAAAAGTGATGATTATTTGTGGTGTTCATGGAAAGTTCTTACAAAAAGCAGGCAATCATCTTTGTGGTGATGGGTGTCCAAAGTGCCGGGCATCAAAAGGGGAAGTTGCGGTATCTAATGCTTTAAAGGCTTATAATCTATCATTTAAAGAGCAAGCGAAGTTTATTGGATGTCGCAGTAAAAACGGCGTTCAGCTTAAGTTTGATTTCTCTATTGAATCATTAAACCTTTTGATTGAGTTTGATGGTAAGCAGCACTTTACTAAAGTAGAGACATTCGGTGGTTCTGAAGGATTCCTGCGTCAGAAAAGAAATGATGAGATAAAAAATCGTTATTGTGAATCTCGTGGTATTAGCTTGTTGCGGATTAAGTTCAATGAGAATGTAGATAATGCAATTGATCACATGCTGGAAGTCATTGAAAATAATGGTTATGGCTGTGTATTTTATGGAAGAGAGATTATCCATGAAAAATGGGCTTCTTTAGCAGCTTAATGCTTGCACTTAAAGACAACAATAGCTATAATGATGGCTCACTTAATGAGGATGTGTCAGATGATTGAAGAACGTCAGGATTTAAGCAACGAGCGTTGCTCAGTGGATTTTGAGACACTGCACTATGCGCGTGTTGAGTTTTTCTTCTCGGAAGAAATTTTATTTGGTCGCGGTAAATATGACAAAGATAGTCGCTGGGAAGTGTCTGACAAAATGGATGCAAAGATTGCTGAACTGCAGAAGAAATATCCATTGGTAGTCAATGATAACAGATATTGCACTCAGAGTCATGGTTATCAGTTTTTCTCTTCTGATAAAGAACAGCTTGAGTGTTATGCAAAAGAACTGTCTACTTATTTCAAGCGTTTCAAGTGTATTGATGCAGTTTAGCTATTAATCAAGGACAAAAAATGTATAACCTTTTTACTCTTCATAGTTTGTATTCCCTACTTATGTATGTGGCCTTGTTTGCGGTAATGGGGCCTCTTTTGGGTGCTTTTGATAAAGAAGTGAGAAAGAAGAAAAATGGTGTCAGAAACAGCATCATTACACTTTTGGTGATGGCGTTAATCACTCATACATTTACATGGATCATGAGCGAGCACACCATTCGTTCCAATCAAGAAGCTTGTGATAGTCATGCGTCTCAGGGCTATAAAATGCTGGGAGATTATTGCTATCGTCCTGCGTTGCCTGGTGAATACATTAAGTATGAAGTTAAGGCGACTAAACTGTAATTTCTCTGGTGCATGATGGCTAGATCTGCTATCATGCATTTTACCTTCTGACGAGGATACATCATGGCAACGCGTTCAAACATTAACGTTAAAGTAGGCGAAAAGTATCATGTGGTATACTGCCACAATAACGGTTATCTTAGTGCTAACGGCAAACTGCTTTTGGAGCATTATAACTCGCAGGAGCTTGCTGAAAATCTGGTTTTTGGTGGCGACCTGTCTTACATTGATAAAAGTTGTGATACGCCTGGCAGTCATCATAGCTTTGACACTCCGGTTAAAGGATACAGTGTCTATTATGCGCGTGATCGCCTGATGGATGAAGAAAGCATTAAAATGCGCATCTCTGATGAAGTTATTGATGAGCAGGAATATCTTTATGTGTGGGATGGCGAGCAGTGGCTGGTAAGCGGTCGTGATTATGAGGATATGCCTCTCAAGACTGCTCTGGAAGAAGAACTGATTTAAAAAACGTGCTCAAGATTTAATACATATTCGGGCTGTAAGAGGATAAAGGCATGAAAACACAAGATTCGCCTTGGCAGAAAGGATTTCGTGATGGATTCACCTTTAAGGACAAACAAGTGTTTGATAATGATTTTGATCAGGAAGAATACGATAAGGGATTTTTTGATGGGCGAACCGAATATTACGATGCAAGCGGAACCTGAAAGAAAATGATAAAAAGCTGCCTTCGGGTGGCTTTTTTGTTGCGTGCGAGTAATTGTTGTCATATAATAAATTCACTGCTTATAGAGGATAAAACAAATGACATTTAAGATGCATGAGAAGGTTGAAGGTCGCGGCTACTTTGTTGGTTATAAATGTAAAAATTGCGGTCGTTCTGAGGATGGGCACAAGGCTACAGGTCAAAACTGCGTGAAAGATGCGCGTAAGACCATTCAGGAATACTCAGCGGAAGTCTTTGAAGCCAATGAGAAAAAACCTGAATTCGTTAAGTTTATCATTTAAGGGCGATTATGAACTTTCATGAGCGTAAGCAATATCGTGCAGATTATTATCATCGCTTTGTGTATGGTTATAAGCTGCGAGAGTGTGGTGCTTGTGCAGGAAGTGGTCATTATGACAGCAATGGATCGCCTGCTTGTGGCTCCTGTTATGGAACAGGAAAAGAACGATACAAGGCGAAATCTTACGAAAGTGAACCCCAAAAATAAGTTTAAACAGAGCCGCCATCAAGCGGCTTTTTTAATGGCTAAGAAACGCTTAGCGATATTCTTGGTAGCTTCATCTGAGTGCATATCATAGGCTATATCTCTGAAGCTGATATTTGCCATATAGTGGAGATAGAGTGTATACATTGGCTCTGCTGATAATCTCAGGCGTCCGGTCATAAAGAGGTCTTTAAGTCTCTCAGGATCGTCCCTGAAGATGTCTATAGCGATATTAAGTTGCTTGCTTTCTGATGCGTTCATGGTTTCTCCTTGTGCTTTAAAATCAGTCTATCATGCAGAGTCTGAGTTTGTAAAGACATCATGTTTTTATAGTATATCGCAGTATTGTCAGTTATAATGGCTTATCTTTAAAAACTTCTGAGGCTGCTATGATCTTACTGTATGTTGTTCAAGAGAAAAATGAAAAAACCGGACGTGTTGAAGAGATCGTGAGCCACGGTATTAACGCTGAGACAGGTCAGAATGTGGTGCTACCCTGGGAGTCGCTAAAATCATTAGGAGCGCACTACTCACAGGAATATGGCTATTATCTACCTTAATATGTTGTCTTTATTTTAGGTGTGATGTATAATAAGTACATAAACCGGAATAAATCACTGAGAGAACGATATGCAGATCTTAAAAATGGCGTCAGAGATGGTTGAGTCTTTCAATGAGAAGACAGATGCTTACCTGCAGAAACAGGCGGATAAACATGGTGTGAGCCTGGATGAATACAAGAAGTGGCTCAACAAACGTTATAAGATTGAGATGGGCCGGAAGTATCTCAAGATCTGGTATAGCAGCAACGAAAATAAATCCATCGTGATGTTTATTGATGAAAATGGTGATATCTTCAAGCCTGCTGGCGTTAATAAGGTTGCTGCAGGTATCCGTGGAAATATTGCCGATTGGCAATCATGCCTTAATATCCAGCCAAACTCTCACCTTGTATTTCTCTGACAAGCCGCCTCCGGGCGGTTTTTTAATGCCTAAGTTGGCATAACATATAAAGAAATCCTATTTGTAGTGAGCGCCTGATTTTGTATAATGAAGATATAGAAATCAGAGAGGTGTAATCATGAAGCTATCCATTAGTGTTTTGCTGCAGCAAGAATGTGGTGGTTGGGCTAATGTGCTCTATCAGGTTCTGGATTCTTCACAAACGGAACGATACGATATTATCAGGAAAGAGCTTGTCAAAAAAATGGCTATTAAGCTTAATCGTCGTGAAAAAAAGCTGAAAAAGACGCATGTTTTATTAAGCGGTCAAGAACTTTTTGATAAAGGGCTTTCTACATTAAATGATTATTTTTCAGATATGCAGGTAAGTCAAGGAAGTAAGATGGAGATAATATTTAACGAGTGGAGCGATAAAAGCGCTTGAAGTGAAAACACGTTGTTGCTATAATCCTTTTAATCTAACAAACAGGATAAAATAAAATGCACTCTGTTCTGACTTTTATGCGTGAAAAACGTTCTGAATATCACTCACAAGTGAACGAAATGAGAAAATCACTTAATGAGGAAATGGATCAAAAGCTGGCGAAGAATCTGGATATCTACATGACCGATTCGGATGCGGAAGAAGGTGAGTCTGCATCTTTGCTGGATATTTTGAATGTATTGCGTAAACGCGTTGTGGTGCCAGCATCAATGAAACAGGATTTTGAGTCGCTGGATAAAGTGCTGGCTGCATTGGAAGTGCGTGTTCGTGTGGGTGAAGATGACCGCCGTGAAGCAGTGAAGGATTTGAATGTAAAAATCGAGAAGCTGACTCAGAAAACTGCCAAAGAGTTGGGTGATGCGGTTGATTTTAACGAGCTACGCATTGTCGCTATCAAAGTGGGCAAGCTGGATAAAGCACAAGAGAAGAAGCTGCTTGAAGTAATGGCGGATGAAGGTTTCCCGGTCACGGAATCACATGAAGGTCAGTTTTATCGTTTTGTAGGTCGCCTGCATGATAAGCGTGGCCTTAAGAGCTTGTCTCATGTGGTGTTCAGTAAACTGGAAGGCAAGGTTACTGATGATCGCAATTTTATCTCTAACATCTCCACCTCAACCGTGGGTGTGAAAACTTTCCTCGAAGGAAAGCATTATTTCCTGTAAAACATGTTAATAAAGAAAAGGCCGCTTTGCGGTCTTTTTTATTTGTAGAAACGTAAATCTTGTTGTCTTTTCGTTTAAGTTTCGCTATAATCACTGGACTTAAATAACTGAGGAAAAGTAAATGGTTGGTGGACTGTTAATGGTTCTGGACGATATTTTGACGATGACTAAAACGGCGGCAAGTAAAACTGTAGGTGTCTTAGGTGATGACCTTGCGTTGAATGCTGAGCAGGTCTCTGGTGTCAAACCCAATCGTGAGCTTCCTGTGGTGTGGGGTGTATTCAAGGGATCGCTGATTAATAAGCTAATTCTGGTGCCTGCTGCGCTGCTGATTAGCGTTTTTGTCCCGTGGTTAATGATTCCCCTGCTGATGGTAGGTGGTGCCTTCTTATGTTTTGAAGGTGTGGAGAATCTCAAAGAGAAGTTCTTCAACAAAGAAAAGGTTCAGGCGCATCAGGAGCAACATCTGGCAAACCTGGAGCTTTCTAAAGAAGAGATGCTCAAGCAAGAGAAGAAAAAGATTAAAGGCGCTGTCAGGACTGACTTTATTCTTTCGGCTGAGATTATTGTGATCTCGCTGAGTGCGATTAGTGCTTATCCGCTGATGCAGAAGATTATCGCCCTAAGCATCTTAGGCGTAGGTTTTACGGTATTTGTGTATGGTATTGTGGCCCTGATTGTAAAGCTGGATGATATTGGTTTCTGGCTGGACGCTAAAAAATCAGCAGTAGCAAAGCTGGTTGGTCGTGGCTTTATTAACGTAGTGCCGTGGTTGATGAAAGCCCTGTCGCTGATTGGTCTGGTGGCGATGTTTTTGGTGGGTGGTGGTATCATTGTTCATGGCCTTCATCCCATTGCTGAGTTTATCACGCATATTTCTCCAGCAGGTTGGGCAGGTGCTTTAGTCTCAATGGGTGGAAATGCGGTAGTTGCTTTGGTAGTGGGTATTGTGATTGTGTTGATTCATGATCTGGTGCTAAAAATGATGGGGCGAAAAGCTCACTAACACAGAAAGCCATCTTCGGGTGGCTTTTTTATTGTATGGCATAAAGAGTTGCTGTATAATGGCAACAAATAAACCATGAGGTCTGAAAATGTCGCGTTCATATTTTGTTCAGGAATATCGATTAGAAGGTGAGATGCTGCTTTACTCGCCACATGTCGTATTGTTATCTGTAGATCCTGATACCTTTATTCTTGAGCTTTATGAAAAGCTGTATGCTTTCATGGCGACAGGAAAAGATATTGAGAGCAATGATTTCATTGAAGTGTGTGGTGTTAGCGTTCGTCTTGCTGATGTATTAGAGCAAGGGATGGGCCAGTTTAACTATGAAATCAAAGATCCTGATATTATTGATCTGGATTCGGTAGAGCCGATTAAGATTGGTGAGCGCGGTGGCAATCTCTTTATGATGGAAAAGCGGGAGTATTTGCCGGATACTGAGGATGATTTTAATATCCGTTTTATCCCGGTTGAGATTGACAGTCAAAAGACGTTTGAGGACGAGTTCAAAAAGGCTTGTGAAAAGTATGCGCGTCGTGGAGAAATCCATGTTGAGTTTTACGATCTTTATTTCAGTATGGATGATGTTTGTGAGTTCGAAAGAAATAAGCTGACTGTGTTTTATCCGCATTTGACAGCTATACCTCAATAAGCCACCAGCAGGTAGCTATTTCTATTTAAAGGAGTGTGAATGTATACAAAAGAAGAAAGGCTTGCTTTTTTAAATGATGCTCAGAGGGCGGCGCTAATTGAGAAAAGGGCATGGCTGGAAAAACTGGCGGGCGGCACAAAAGTTGAGCGGGATATTTCTATGCTTCTTCTTAGCAGTGCGAAAAGTTTTAAATCAATGAATGATAACTCCATGAGTATGGTTTTTGATGCTATGGGGTTGGGCTATTTTTATGGTCTTGAGCTTCAGGAGTTATTGGTTGAATATGGCTTGCCTGATAGTAACGAGCGAAATATCGATGGCTATCCTGCGATCATTGAATATATTGGAAATACGCCGGACACTCAGATGACGGAAGTGTTATATATGATTCTTTGTCACTTGCGTTTATGCGTGAACTTTGCGGAGCGGAGTGATTCAAAAGAGGCTGCTGAGATCTTGGCTCCAGCGAAGGAGATGTTTGAGAAAGTAAAAGCAATCATCGGTTCAGAAAAAATCGATGTTAACTATTTAACAAAATGAGGTATATATGAAAAAAGCATTATTGCTGTGCGTAGCGTTGGTGTTGACTGCTTGTGCTCAAAATAAAGAAGTATCAAAAGATGTTCGATTTGAAAAAGGGAAGGTGCTTTCTGAGGCCTCGAAAACATGCTCTATGGAAATCATGGTTAAATCGGGACGGGACATTATTTTCAAAAGGAATGAAAAGTGCTTAGAGAGTTTTGTAGTTAATATTGGGAAAAATAATCAGTTAGTGTGGAGTTATCAAGGGAGTATTGCTCCATCTTCTAATTCAGATAATATCACAGCCAAGATGGTTATGCTTATGTTTGGCGAAAAAATGATAGGTTATAGTGAAATGACAACCTCAAGAGGTGATTATATTGTGATGCCACAAGTGCCTGAGAGGGATGTTATACAATATGCTAACCTAAATCCGGGTAAGACTTATAATATAAGTTTTGAAGGACTTGATTTTTCTATTACGATGAACAAATAAAAAGATTGTGCATTCCATTTATTGGCGTTATAATGGATTATTAACTGCGAAAAGGAAAGTAAAATGGAACAAAAGTCAGATGTGATGAAAAAGCTCAACGGTAAGCTGCGCGTGTTAAAGCATAATCCGTTGTTCAAGTTCAAGGAGTTCAACACCTCAGCGGCTCGTCATGAGAGCAAAAGTGAGAAAGATGATTACGTGCTTATCCTGAACCTGCAGGATGGTAGTCGTGATAGTCTTGCGATCTCTGTTAACTATAAAGGTAAAACTGAGGAAGACGCTACGGTTGTGGTTAGTTGTGCCAAAGCTGTGCATGATCCACTTGCTGGTTTCTATGGCGCTTATCGATCAGAAAATATTGTGCGTTCAGAGCCACTATCATTTGATGAGTTTTCTCTGTTGCTCAATGGTTTTAATTGTGTGCTTCAAGCGCCAGAGTTTGAGAAAAAGAACGTGGTCAGAGATTTTTGTGAGTTAATGGAAGTAGATGGCCCGGAAGAAATAGTAATGAGTCGTCCAAGAATGCGTTAAGCAATAAAGAAAAGCCTCTTTTGAGGCTTTTTTATTAGAGGTCTAAAAGTTGGTCTAAAAGAGAGTTATCAATAGAGCATTTCCACGGTTTGAGAAAATCAGCAAGGTCATCTACTTCAATGGTTTGATAATCAAAATCATCATCCTCAGAAAAGGCTTCACACCATTTTTCATCGGCATCTTTTCCGTTAACATCATATAAGTCGCGATCTATCTGAACGACCATGTGGGAATACCAATCAAGATCATCTGAAGCATCGTGGCGTATAATGGCAATAAGTTTTCCGCCAAAACGTTTTAAGAAGGCTAAGGCAAAAGTATGGCATTGCCCATGTTCGAAAATAGTCGGGTCGAAAGTTGTATTTGCCTTTTCTAAAAAACACTGAATATTCATAGTAGCTCCTATTTTGATTGGCTGTATTATATCAAAACAGTATTTTAAAATAAACGTTTATTTAAATTAAAGTGGATAACAGGAGATTATTAGACCCTCATAATCAGCAATGGTATAGCGAGTATTATTTTCTTCATGAGAAAATGTTCTAAAAGTTATTTTCCCCAGCTTGAACTTTCTTTTTCTTTTTAATAGATGTGGTTCCACTGAAAATGTATCTGATAAATGTTTTTTCAAAAAAGCTGTATCGATTTTATTTATTTGGTGTTCAGGGTTAGAAAGCGATTTGCCTAGAACAATACTCACGACTTCAATAAGTTGTTTTTCAGAGATTTCATCATTAGGGAGAGCGGCGCAATAACCTTCCAGATGATAAGGATCAAATAAATCATTATCTGTTAGAGGTTTAAATAATACTTCTGCAATTAAGCCCATATTATGTGATGAGTCTAAGTATTTTCCGTTTGTTAAAAAACCAAACATAAATGCCGGACAGTCATCCTCGTATTCGAGTTCACCTAAGATTATTGACTGATAATCATTAATGGTTTCAATTTCATACTCATCAAAGTCTGGATCATTTTCTTTTACATATTTTTTGACCCATTCAATATCATAAAGTGGGAGTGTTATATTTAGTTGTTTTTCTTTTATTTGTTTCCAGTTCATGTGCGCTCCTATTTTAAAAAAGAATAATTGAAAACTTGTGCATGATCAAGCTTTTTGCTATACTTACTTTATTGAAACGACATGATTATCTTAAAAAGAGGAAATCAAAATGGGCTTTAAGCTGAACATTGTAACGATTGATGATGGTGAGATTGAAGAGATTTTGGGCAGTGCTAACGATGCGCTGGATTACCTTTGCGACAAGGTTGATCCTGAGCTGGTTAGTCAAATGAAACTGACCACGCCATCTGGTCATGAAGTATCTGGCTACTGTGCGATTTGTGAATGGTTGGTAAAATCGGAGCGAGTTAAAGCTTAAAGTTGATATAAGATAGCCGCCCGTATGAGCGGCAGTAAACCTATTAATGTTAGCAAATAAAAAACACAGCAAAGGTAAATAGCATGTCAAAGTCTTTCGTTGAGCTTCAAGATGAGATTTTATCGGTTTTAGTAGAAGCTGAAAAAGCTAAGCGTAGTCGTCTGGTTGAACCAGATTGCCATATTAAGCCTTTGCTTAATGCTAATCTAAAGATTAGTGGAAGCCGTGATGAAGTGTCTTTGCTTCGGACTCTTGAGAGTATTGTGAGAAGTAGCAAAACAAAAGCTATTCATAAAGATTATCGTGATGAACTTGCGGCGCTTGAGCCACTTATGCAAAGGCTCAGAGCTGACGATCTGGCGGTTCAGATTTCTAATATGGATGCCAAGCAATTACGTGAAAAAATAATCAAAGATATGGATATGGCTCGTGATGAGAAAATTGCAAAACTAACTGACAATCGTCAGTTCTATCAGGTCATGATTAAAGCTGGTAAGATTTCTCAAGAAAAGACTGACGCTGTTAATGCTTTTTTTGCTCATAAAGGTTTTACAGGTCCAGAAATCAAAGACGGATGGATTTATTTTGCAGGCTTATCGGATGAAGGCTGTTTTGAAATTCGCACTGCAGTTATGAGATTAATACAAAATACAAGCGGATACTTTATCCGTCAGGAAGTGGATGTTTGGGAAGAAGGTATTGCCAAGGCATGGTTTGATAAAGTTGAGCATATTATATCGACCTCTTGCGCGGCCTGATAAAGCAATGAAGAAAAAGCTTGCTCTTAATGTCAACATTAGGTAAGATGCTTCTTATTGAAACGATGTTTCTCAACACACTATCTCTAAAAGGTAAAAAAACATGTCCAAGTCTTATACTGCTCTGCGTTCTGAAATTATTTCTATTTTAGCTAAGGCTGAGCTTGCTATTCGCGCTCGTGTTGCTGAATTGGATTGTGAGACTCAAGAGCCTCGAAATCTCGATCTGGATGTGATTGATGAGGATTATTGTGGTTGCTCGGTCAGCATGATTGATGCACTGGAAGATATTGTTGAAAAAAACAACAAAGGTTTAATCCATTCTGATTATCAGGCAGACATGAAAAATATCGAATCATTCCTTGCGAAACTGAAAGCTGATGAAGATCGCATTAAATCAGTTAATGGTGATGCGCTGACTGTTCGTGGTCGTGCTGTGGCTGAAATCAAGCTGGAGCGTGATACGGAGATTGCTGAGCTGGTTGGTAATCAGGTATTGTTTAACGTTCGCGTGAAAACCGGTAAGTTGTCAGAAGATCAAGTGAAAGCAGTAAATACGCTGTTTGCCGAAAAAGGTTTTGTTGGTGGTGTGGTTCAGGGAACTAACTGGAGTAATTTTACTGGCTTGACAGAGTGCTCTGCTGATGATCTGTATGCTGAGGTTGTATCGGCAGTGCCTAACACCACGAAAAACTTCATTGGCAAAAAAGTGAAAGTTTCACAGTATGATTTAGCTAATAGCTTCCATGCTGAGGTTCGTAATATCGTAGGATATTAATACTCAGGATTATAAATAAGAATGTAAAGGCCATCCAGCAGGGTGGCTTTTTTGTTTTAATGAAGATAATTATTGTCATTAATGATGCCTTCCTGTTATAATGAATCACTTACTTAAAAGGAAAACTCTTTATGTGTGAAAAAACGTTCAGTGCCAGCAATCTAATTGAATCTCTGAAAGGTCATAGTCTTACCGGAGAAGCAAAAGCATTCTTTGATAAGCTTGTTAAAGACAGCGAAGGTCGTCGTGCGCAGTTGGAGATGCGTCCTCGCCTGATGATTGATATTGAGATCAGTGAGTGCGCTGTTGTGCTGATTGAGCGTGATAAATATTTCAGCAAGGAAGAAGTTGAAATGCTGGAAGGGGAGACCTATTTTGATACAGTTCTTCGCCATCTGAAAACTATCCCGTTTACATCTAATGACGAAGGCGCTGTTAAAGGCGTTATAGCTGAGATTGAAAGCTATAAAGGGCTTAACTCTGCTATTGAGGCGTTAGGTGAGGATCAAATTTTTACTGGAGAGATGGATATCTTTATCAGTAAAGTTAATACGCCTACCGCAACATTAATCCAAATCGATCTGACACGCTAAGAGGTCATCATGATAGGTCATTTCCCGAAAGTTTCTGCTGCTTCACTGTTTCATTGGGGAACGATGAACAGTGAAGATATTAGTAAGAAAACCGGTTCTTATGAGGGAAATAACCTATCTCTTTCAGTCTGTCCTGAGAAATGGGCAAAACTACTTAACTTAAAATCGTCTGATAAACTGTTTTCTTTTTCTAAAGAGAAGAGCGAGTTCATTAGTATTTTGCCTTTAATGAAATCAGAGCGTTATGCTGAGACGCGCTTCAAGTTATTAGAGCTTGCAGTAGATGAAGATCTGCTGAAAAAAGATCTGGTCTATCGTGTTGAGTTCGAGGATGCTGAAACTGAAGAGTTATGTTTCATGACATTTTCCGACTATGCTAAGGCGCTAAATGAGAGCGAAAGCGAAGATCAGATTAAGGCTGAGTTTTGCTATATTGGAACACAGAAACTTTGCGAAGCATTGGGTATTTCTGAGGAGAATGCCCGGTTAAGTGGCGAGAAATATGCCTTTATTGAGCTAATAAAGCGCCATACTGATGTAGACGGGATCTATTGGGCGTATAATGATAATATCAATGCGCTGAGTTTGCCTCTGTATTGTATTTTTCCATCAAAAGTAAGTGAGTGGTCATATAAGGAAGTTAAATGAAAATATATAAAAAAGTAGTTCTTCCAATTGAAAGCCGTTTATTTTTTGTCGGTGATATTCATGGTCAATATGATGAGTTGCTGAGAAAGCTTAAAGTGGTTGGTTTTGAGTCTGGTCGGGATTATCTTATTTCTGAAGGGGATTTGGTTGATCGCGGTCCGAAGATTGCCGAGGTGATTAACTTCTTCATGGAAACGCCGAACTGTTATGGTGTGATAGGCAATCATGATAACTTTCTGCTTGAGCATGACACTAAGCCTGAGAAATGGTTTAATGACGCTCGCAATGGCTCTGAGGCGACCGTTAAGCAGTTAGGCGAGTCTAACCTTAAGAAATATAAAAAACTGCTCCTGAGTCATTTCTCGTTGCTTTTAGAAGTTGAGCAAGCGGGAGTGAGTTTTGGTGTTGTTCATGGTGGTGTGCCATTTGATAATGATAAGCCTCAGCAATGGCATAAGATTATCAGGAAGGCTAAGCGAAATAAAGGCTACCGGGCTAATCTTATGTGGGACCGGACTGTGATTCGCAGAGTGCTTGTAGAGGACGCGGATGAGCTTCCTAGTGTATCTGGTATAGATTATCTGATTCATGGTCATACAACGCTTCCTGAGCCTCTACGTTTCCAAAATCGGTATTATATTGATACTTACGGAAGTAAAAATGAGTTAACGCTGCTACATTTTGATGCGGTAACAAAAGAAATGATTTATCTTTAACTAAAAGGAAAGCAAATGAATAAAGTAGTAAAAATCAAGGATATTATTTCATCATTGAAAGGTGCTAAGCTGGAAGGCAATGCTTCTTTATTTCTCGATGCGCTGGAGAAGAAAAAAGCGGAATATGATGCTTCGAATAATAAAGAGGTGCTATTTATTGAGGTTGATACCGACGATGACTTTTCGATAGCGAATGTTAAGCCACTGCTTGGAACTTACAGTATTTCTGTGGCTATTCAAAATGGCGAAAGCTATCATGAAGCTTTGGTGCGTGGTGTAGAAAGCATGGGCATTAATATGGAAGATAAATACGGAGGTGAAGACAACATCAACTACCAAGCACAGCATTTTATGGATATTGTTAAGTCTGATGATTCACGCGATTGTATTAATATGACGGGATGGCTATCCGCTGGTGGAAATCAGACGATCAATGCGCAGGTTTCAGCGTGTATCCATGATTTTGAGTTTGAAGGTATTACGGTTGATCTGAGAGATTAAAAAGGTATCTTCCGGGGGCACCCGCCCCGGAAGTAAAAAGGTTTGCATAGAACGTCAATAACTGTTATATTGTCATTAAATCAACGATATGGGAAATTATGATATGAAGGCTATGCTGATTAAAATGAGTGAAAGCGAGTTGAAAGGTGTAAACTTTCGCTGGAATCTGTTTTGTTTTGTGATGATGTTTATCACGGCGGCATTGCTAGGCAAGCTTCCTGTGCTAATATCGTTTTCTATTGCGTTTGTAATGACGCTTTTCATTATGACCGGAAGCTATCTTTTGGATAAAGTTAATCCTAAAAAAGAGTAGAAAGTAGTTGCCTTTTATTGTCATTATAGGTGATAATGTTTGTATTGAAAGAGAGGCAGGAATATGAACTGTAAAGAAGGTTTTAATCCGATCATGATGGTAGGTTATATTCTGAGTTTTATCACATCATTCCTTATGGCGTATAAAAATGCGGGATTTGCTGAGGCTTTTGTTCAATCAGCGGCTGTTGTGGTTTTCGTGATGGTTGTAATGACGTTCTTTGTTATTCCTCGTATTCGCGTGTTTCAGCGGTAAAGATAAAAACAGCCCTTTAAAAGTCTCTGTTCAGAAAGAAAAGTAAATCATTGAAAAGTTTGTTGCTTTTAGTATGGCAATCAAAGATAATCGTAAAAAATACAGGAGAGTTAGATGAGTGAAGCTAAAGAAAAACTGCGTGAGTTTGTGAAGGAAGAAAGTAAAGGTATGAATCTTGTCATTAATGGTGTTATTTTTGGCTGGAATTTCCTTGATAATGTCGGACATGATGGTGTTGTAAGTGCATTTTTCGGTGCGGCTATTACCACGATTATTGTTGCTGCTATTTGCCATTTTATTGTGCATCCTTACATTATGCCAGCTCTGAAAGATTTTTTTAAGCGTTAAAAGAAGCCGCCTCCGGGCGGTTTTTTGTTGCACAAGATAAAAGATGTCGCTATAATGTCAACATACAACTTAATGGGAAAAAGAAATGAATATTAAGCCTTTTGCGATGGTTATGGTTAATCTGAATGGTGAGTGGGTTCTGGAATCAGTTGAAGCTGTCCGTCTTTACAACGCTAATGAGACAGAAGCTGAAAAAGATATGCGCGAGCTGACCTGTTATGCTGACTGGAAAAGCGGTTTGCTACCATCTGATGCCGAAGTGGGCGTTTTCGTGGTAAAAGGCGCAGGCGATCTGGATAAAGTGTATAGTGTATCTGGTAAGCGTATGTCTGATAAAGATATTGATGTTAACCGTATGCTTGAATACCAAAAAGATTTTTCTTTTATGGTGAAAGATGAAGATGTTACCTTCTCAGCGTCAGATGCTGAAGAGTTCACGGCAAATAGCAATGAGTTTAAATGCGATCAGGTTATTGTTTTAGGCAACGGTGTGTTCGGCTACATCCTTGATATTGATAACGTGTCTAATCTTGAGAAAAGAGAGGTTTGGTATGTAGAAATCAATGAAGGCAGTAAGTACAAGCTTAAAGACGACCTCTTCTCTGTGGATGATTTGAAGAGCCTGGAAAACACTGGCGCTGTTTGTATAGGTAATATCACGCCATAACATTAAGCCGCCTCCGGGCGGTTTTATTTTACGTAAGATGGTTGTTTTTGTTGTCATAATTTGCTATACTGTTTTTATTGAAATGGCTGAGAGAGAAGAAGATAAAATGTTGAAATTATACATGGCAGCACTGAGTAAATCCGACCTTTCTGCACTTGATAATAAACACGTAACGTTATCATTTAGTGACACTAAAGCGACTGAAAAACTTTCTTTCAATGATCTAATGGGTTTCTTTCCGTGTCAGGGTTATGTAAAAGATGTGGTATATTGGGAACGCGCTGATGTTACAGTAGCATTGTTAAACGTAGAAAATATTCTTGAGGCGCAAAATTATTGTGCGAGTGTTGGCTTTGATTATGATTTGGAGTTCATCCCTCATATTACGCTTGGTCGAGGTGATTTGGTGAGTGAATCAAGAGATGTGATCTGGCGATCTCTGGAGCTTGTTGATTGCTATATCCGACTGAAAGATTTTAACTAAGCCACTCGACAGTAGCCGCCTCCGGGCGGTTTTTCTTTTTAAATCTTTACGAAGTCTCCTATTGCTTTTGTTATAAAAATCAGCTTGCCGAAGATTCTTATCAGTATCATTACAGTATTTTCTGCTAAGCTTTACGGCAAACGCTCTCATGCTAATAAGAAAAGCATTATGGCTTAATAATATATTTGATTTTGCTCAGTATTTATTGTATCGTTTTCCCATAAATAAAGGATAAACTTACTGTGGCTCAAGCTAAAGATACTCGCGTCATTACCATTAATGCTAAAGTTAATGCATCCGCTTTCACAGCGGATGAAGCCGCTTTTCTTAATGAGTATCTCAACCACTATAATCACATCAAGTTTATCACCGCCTCTAAAATCAAAAAGAAATCCCTCACCGGGCTTTCTATTAGCCAAATCAAATCCCTCTGCGACAGAAACGATATATTACCATACCGTATTTTCAACGCGGGATTATACCAGCAGATCCACGGACAGATTAAGTCTCAGTTATCGAATAAGGAAAACTATCTTGATAACGTCAGGGATAAAATCAAATCGGTAGAAAAGAAGCTGCAGAAGCAGCTTAATACCGTGATTTTAATCAACAGCATGACGCCTGTTCAGAGAAACTACGCTGCTAACCGCAAGCGGTTAGCTAAAGCTGTTGTTAACTCAGCAACCTACCGCAATCAGCTTCTTCGATTACGCTCGCGTGAGCAGAGGCTGAGTCATGAGATAGCCAACGGTGATTTTAAAATCTGCTACGGCTCTGCCGGGCTGCTGAGTAAACGAAACCGTATTCACGTCAATGACAAAGAAAAGCTGAGTTCATGGAGAAAACAATGGAACGCTTTACGCTACGGTCAGATGTTATTCGTTGGCTCAACCGATGAGCTGCTGGGCAACTCAAATGCCAATATCGCTCTGGATGAGAATAACCAGTTTATTCTTAACATAACCGTTCCTGTTTCAATGAAAAAACAATACGGTTTTTCTAAGGTGTCGGTTCCGGTTAAGGTTTCCTATTATACTGAAGAGCTGAAAAACCATATTGATTTCCATCTTTATTGTAAAAAGGCGTGTAAGCATACTAAAGCGGAAAAAGAAGCGGCTAAGGCCAGAGGAAAAGCGCTAAAGGTTCCCACGTCTTCGCTTTCCATCAGGCTGATGAGAAATGCGAAAGGGGACTACGATATAGGGATTGGTCTTAATACAAGTCTGGAGCGCAGGCCTGAGCTTAAGACGGTAGAGGGTTATGGTCTGATTGGTGTGGACATCAATCCAGACCACCTGGATGTAGCTGAGACGGATGCTAAGGGGAACTACCTGAGAGGTTGGTCTGTTCCTGTGGATTTGAAAGATAAGTCAACAAAACAGCGCAAAACGATACTCAGTCAGGCGACGAAGAGCATAGTGGACTATGCTCTGAGCGTGGGAAAGAGTGTGGTGATTGAGGATCTGGATTTCACGAAGAAAAAGAAAGCATTAAAAGACAACTATAATAAGCACTATGCGCGGATGCTGTCGGCGTTTGCGTATGGTAAGATCAGGGAGTATTTTACGGGTCAGTGCTGGCGGTTAGGTGTAGGTTTACTGGCGGTAAACCCGGCATATACGAGTTTTATCGGAAACGTGAAATACAGGTCAAAGATAACACCTGAAGCGAATAAGCATACGCCAGCGGCGTATGTGATAGCGCGAAGGTGTCAGGGATTTGGTGAGAAATTTCCTGAGTCGGTGGTAAGGTTAAGAAAGGTTAAAAAAGAAAACGTAGACGTTTTAATGGCAGAGCAGGTACTACTGAGAGAGATAGGAGCTGACGGAGGAAAAGCGAGATTTTCCAATTTAAAACGACTACAAAAGAAGGCATATGGTAATGGCAGAGACCTTGAGATATCAAGTATGCGATTACAGAAGATGCCGGGTCTTAATGGTATTCCGTTATGCCATGAGCTATTTGTATCCAACCGCTACGCGTTTGGATGCGGGAGCTTGAAATAAGTATTTTAGACGCTGATTGCTCACGTGATCAGATTTGTATAGTTTAAAATAAACGGTAGACTTTGCTGGAAATGCGCTGATCGGAACATTCCATTATCTCGGCTTGTTCATGATTGGTGGTGTCGTTATTTGGGCGTCTATCATTGAGTTGTGTCATGTTTTGGATATGGGCAAGCCGGGCATTGAAAACGTGCTAACGCTGTTCATTTATCTTGAGTTAGGCGCAATGGTAGGGGTTTACTTTAAGACAAACCATTTGCCTATCCGGTTTATCATTTATATTGCTATAACGGCTATGACGCGTCATCTGATTGGCCTGATTACCGATCATGGCGAAGATTTCAGAGTTATTGTGTTTTACTGCGTAGGCATTCTGGTATTATGTGGTTCTTTATGGCTGCTCCGATACGCTTCATTCAAGTTTCCCTCAGAACGTGTGATAGAAGTGAAGCCGGACGGGAAAACAGTTGAGAAAGTCAAAGATGACGAAGTAAAGATGCCCTAAACTAACAAGCCGCCTCCGGGCGGTTTTTTCATATCGCGGTAAAAAAAGATTGACGTTGTTGTCATTAAAGCCTATACTGTTTTTATCGAAACGAGAATGGGATTGTCAAAATGGGCTACGTAAGCAAAGAACTGAAAGCAGAGCTGGTAAAACGTGTTAAGGCTGTTTTACCGAAAGGCTGGAAAGCATCTTTTAAAGTTTACAACTATTCGACGCTTCGCGTGATGATTAAGTCTGCGCCGATTGAGCTGACGGATGTTAAGCCAGAAACTCAGCGTCCTCATGTTGATGTGAACACTTTCTCACGCGCTAAGGACTTTGTTAATGTTGAAGTGGGTCAGGCGATTGAAGCTATTCTGGATGCGCTGGATAGTAAAAATCATATCATCGCTGAAGATGGTGATTATGGTAGCGTTCCTTCCTACTATACGCGCTTAAGCTTTGGTGATCACAGTAGCCCATTTGTTTCTACGAAAGCTGCATGATAGAATAAAAGAGAGCTTAGGCTCTCTTTTTCTTTTGGAGAAGATTATCATTTAAAGAGGTTTTTATGAGCGAGTCGGTAATTTATGGCATCAAAGAAGGCCAGAAAACACAGTGGCTAACCAGTTTTAAAAATGGTCGTGGTTTAAGTCTGATGATATGGGCGGCCTATTTCAAGCAATATCTTGGTCTGGACTATTTTGAGCGTATGCTTGACGATAGCGATTATGATAAGCTTTGGCCTCTGTATAAGGATTGCAGATTGCCCCATCATCACAAAACGGTATTGTTAGCCACTTATGACTACACGGTCATCCCGGTAGAAATGCTGCCTTCTTTTGTTGCTGATCTTGAGGCGTGGGATGCGGATATGAGCCGCTTTATTGATGGCTATGTTAATCATGTGCCGGATTTAGCACGATATTTGAAAGGAAAAGACCTATCTCAGTTTGATTTCATAGGTATTCAGGTAAACAGCGGTGTTGATAATCAGTATGACGTAAACTGGAATCCGCGAGGAAGAAAGGGCGTTAAGCCGGGCGAGCTTAAAAATATCTATGATTTAATGAAGTAATGCGCAGATAAAGCTTCTATTTCATAATTGCTTGTGATATCATATTGTCATTAATCTGAGAGGATATGAAAATGGCGACGACTGAAAAAGTAGTTGTGAAGAAAATGAAGTTTGCGCGTAAAGATAGTTCGGGGAACACGGATACGCTGACTTGCTTTGAGAATGGTCGTATTGTTATGGTAAATCAGTTTGGCATTGTCATGGGCTTATCCAATGTCATGTTTAACGCTGGTCTAAAAACTGGCTATCAGGGTGAAGGTGATGCTCTGAAAGCAGCTTTGCGTGATGCGATCACGGATTACGGCGATGAAAATGCGAAGCAGGTCTTAGCTGCTCTGCAGAAAATCACAAAGTTGAATGACTGGTCTATTGTGGCGTAAGTAGCGCCAAAATCGTTTAATATTCAGGAGAGTTTATGTCTGCATCAGTAGAAGTTAATAAAGATGGTGCCACTTTTGGTGATGAAAGTTATGGTCGTACCGAAAACGGTTATGCCATGCATAAAGAAAGTGTTTTCGCTGAAAAGGAAGAGGCAATCGATATTGCTCTTGAGATTGTTTCTTACTACAAGCTGCATGAAATCGTTGCAGTTAAAGCGGAGATTGAAGGTTTTCACGGGCGCACGGTGGTCATGAAAAACGGCGATTTTGTAGTTTATTCTCTGCCTTTCTCTCCATCAAGTTTTGAAGGTAATCTTCTGCGCGATATTGATGATGTGGGCGTGTATAAATATCAGGATGTGGATCTCAAGAAAACCGTTGAGATTTGGAGTGAAGCTTTGCGTAATGCTCCATGCGAAGAAATGCTTGATCTGGAAAAAGGGCATAAAGCTTCTCTGAATATTTCCGCTTAATCTATAAAATCGCAAGATTTTTCTTGCGGTTCACTTCTTGTTGTCATATAATCTTTCTATCGAAACAAAACACTCATTCCACACTATAGGTAAACACATGAACAACGTTGCTGAACAAAAACTGAATGTTATCACCATTTCTGAGCTGATGGGTGTGCATATTGTTGGTAGCTGCACGTTATTATCTTCAGACTTTAGCAAAGCTGGTCCGCATATTGCGGAGTTTGCTAAGGCTTTGCATCCGTTAGATGGTGATGTTGATGGTGTTGTTGAGGTAAAAGAAGTGTTGTCGGGTGTTGTGGGTCTGGTAGATGGATATGAAGTGATTAAGTTCATGTTCAACCCGATGATGCTGGATTTATGGATGGTAGGTTCATCTTCCGCGCTGCCAACTAACATTGGTAAGGCTAAAGCTTACGTTCAGGCAATGGTTGAAGCGTATGCGTTGGCAAGCGATAAGAAAGCAAAAGACGAGCAGGCTGAGAAAGCTAAAAAAGCTGAGCCTGAGTATGTTGTTAAGCTGAATGATTACATGGAGTCGGCTTACGGCGGCTCAATGAAAAAGGTGTTTAAAGCCTACATCAACAATAAAGCTGCCTATACTGCGGAGTTGTTTCAGGGTAAATGGACATTCATCATAGGTAAGCAGGAAAGCCATGATATTCAGTGGATGCTGGCCTTTAATGAGGCGGTGAAAGGCATCACCAATCAGGTTAAACTTCACAAATAATAAAGCCGCCTTCGGGCGGTTTTTTGTTGTGCAAGAATCCAAGAAAAGATATAATAGAGACAACATAATAAACATCTTGAGGAAAAAATGAAGAACAAAGAGCTTATTGAACGTGTTGTTATTGCGCTATCGCAATCTGCATCTGAGCATAAGTTTTTCCTCAATGGAGGTTGCTCAAAACTGGTCGAGTATTTCCTTCCTTTTCTCAGAGAGTGCAAAGTTATTAAGCTTGCTGTTTTTGTTTATGCCAGAAGTCCGCAAGAGCAATCAGCATTAAGAAAAACATTGAGTGAGTCTCAGGAAGAGGATTTGCTGAGGAAAATAGAAGGCTTTGATATTCTAATCGATCACATTGCTCTTTTAAATGATGGGATGATTTATGATGCGCATGGCATCACTGAAAAGGAAATATATCAGCAGGAAATCATGTTAAGTAATAACTTTATGGAAGTAATAGAGTTTGAGTCTGATGACTATCTTGATGCTTTTATGAAGGCAGTATGTGGAAGTCATATTCATGGAAAAACGAGTAAGAAAGTGATTCAAAATAAGGTGGGGCGAGCAGTTAATCGCTGGATGGAGCAGAGTGAGCGGGTTGAGGATTTTGCCATTTAAGAGAGTTAATCATTAAGTGTTTTTTGTTGTTTACATTAAAAGACTATGGTAAAATAATGCTTTAATCCTGAGAGGAAATGGTTATGTTTTTTGTTCAAAAATGGCAACATGAGCTGTCTCGTTATAGTTTAGATGCGCTTTTGAAAAAGAAAAAAGCAGAAACGCTGAACGATGCTGTAAACGCTTTATATGACGGTGCCGATAAAATCAGTAGTTCATATAACATTGTGGATAAAACCCGCCGTAATGCTCCTACAACCCTTCAGCAGCGCCTTAATCGTGTATGGTTTACATTAGTGTTTTGGATTTTTATTGCTCCAGTGCGTTATGTCATGACAGGGTATACTGGCTTTGATGAAAGAACGCCTGCAGGTCAGTGGGTCGCACGTCTTATCGGTGAGGAGTTTGTAGCTAAAGCGAGTGGCTATAAAGGCGGCTGGCAGAAAACCCTTAGTCGTGAAGAGTTCTTAATTGTATTGAGCGAGAATGGCATTAATACGCTGGATGGTTTATATGACTTCCTGTTTCCGAATGACTATGATGATCGCTATGCGAAGTATTATATTGTAGAAAGCAAGAGTCAGGCAGACAATGCCAGCAAGCTGCAGCGTTTTAATCGTCTGTGGTTCGTGCCACTTCTGTTTGTCTATGTGGTGATTGCACGTAAAGTCTATTACATCATTCATGGTGATAATAGCGATCAGAAATACTCCGAAAAAACACGGTCGTTTCTGGCAGCATTGCTAGGTTGGGATAAAGACGATATTTTTTAAAAAATAACAAAGGATATTCAATGAATGATGTAAAGTTAAATCCAGGCGAAAGGCTTGATAAAGGTTATCTGGTTGTGTTCACATCTTGGGAAAATGATGCTGATCACTATCGTAGTGTTCAGACGAATGTTAAGACCAAAGCAGAAGCGTTGGTGTTGATGACTATTGGTAAAATGTTCGGTTCAAAACATGAGCGCCTCTATCCGAGTTTAGGTAATGAAGAACATGACGATTCGCAGGCGCTAAAAGAGTCAGTTATTGAGGCTCTGGATGAAACGATTACGGATGAAGACCAGAAAGTAGCTCTAAGCGGTTATGTCCATGATGTATGGGCAGATATGGATGGTGAAGAGTTTTATTACTGGCTTACCGAAAATATTCTACATGATCCAGTAGAATATGAGGGAAATTTCTGTCGAGAGATTGAAGAAATCGAGTTGTATGAGGTTCTGGAGGATTTCATAATGCCAAACCCAACTCTTCCAATCCGCAAAGTGGATTAACTTGACTGAAGAAAAAGAGGCTGATGCCTCTTTTTTGTTGTCATTAATATGGAGAGATGCTATACTCTTTTTATCTTGTAGAGAGGAATGATTATGATTGAGTATACGAATCAGGGCGTGTTAGCTGAGTTCTTGCGTGAGATGGCGAAGCTTAAGCCTAGCCAGAAATATTTTCTGGTAGGAAAAGATTATGCGCCCGTGTTTTATAGCTTACTGAAGCATGGTTTTGAGACGGGCGCTATCAGGCATTCAGTGAGTATCTGTGTTTCGTTTTTTTATGCGGATGACAGTGTTGTTGCTTTTCAAATTGAAGATAAAGATATTTTGCGCTATCCTAACGGTAAGATGCGTTTCTTTAAAGAACATGAAGACCGTCTTACTGAGCTGCTGACGGTTATCCCTGTGCTTGAAACGCCGGAAGAAGATCGCTTAGTCTACCTGGAAAACATCTAATCAATAGCCTCTTTAATGAGGCTTCTTTAAGGTGAAAAAGATGCCATTATATAACGAACTTCGCGCAATAGAATGTAAGCACGGCTATAAAATCCAGTATTTTGGTGGATGGTTTAAACGCTGGAAGACGCTGAGTAAATGCCAATACGGCGATCCGAGTACTTATGGCATTGATGTGTTGCCTATGACTGTAATTCTTGATACGCAAGAAGATGCTGAAGAATACGTAAGAGCGCGTGTCACCATGATGGATCTGCAAAGCGTATCCGTTCAGGTATTACAGTCGCGCCAAAACATTCGCCTCGTCAGATACACTACGAATGATGGCGTATTTTATCATGTTGAGGAAAAGGAGAGATCTTTTGGTGAGAAATGGCTGACGGCTGAGGCATGGCGCTTAAATCATGAAGAGAATGCGTGTGTAGACTTCCGCGATAAAGTGTTAAATAAAGCGGAAGTTTACATTAAAACGATTTTGAGGCATGAGGCAAGACGTGCTGCGGTTTATGAAAATATGCCATGTTAAATAAAGAGGCTTCGGCCTCTTTTTGTTGTATATTTGACCATATTTTGATATTATAGCGCATAAAATCATAGAGGTTAATATTATGGCATTATTCAATCAGCTTCGCGTAGCAAAAAGTAATGATGGTTATCATGTTGAATATATGACAGGTTCTTTGTTTAAACGCTGGAAGGTGATAAAAAGAACGCGTTATGAGTTCACAAAAAGCCTAGATGATTCTCTTGAGCTTGTTGATGTAAAAATGACTTTTCATCATAAAGGATGGGCGGAGGATTACATTAAAAAATGCCTAACAACAACAGACATTCGAGATATAAGCATGGAAGTGTTGCTTAATCTTGGTAAGGTCAGGCTGGTAAAATATAACGCTGAGGATGGTGTTTTCTATCATTGGGAGGAAAAGCGCAAGCAGTCACAAGAGTTTGTTGCTATGGATGTATGGCGTTTCGATGATAAAACTGCTATTCCAGATTACTTTGAGAAAAACATTATCAATCAATGCGAGATGCGAGCTAAATATTTTTATCATACATTGGCAAAAAGGAAGAACATGGCAGCCTCTGTAAAACGCTTTCACAAAGAACTCTCTTGTATTTTTTGCTGGTTTTAACAGGAATATGTTGTCTTTAATATGACAATACTGTATAATCTCTTTATTGAAAATATGAGGAAAAGCCAATGTCATTAACATTAAGAGAAGCTGTTGAGCGTATGAATGCCTATCTGGAAGCACATCCTGATCGTGCGGATTGTCCTGTTTATGCTCATGAGTGGGATGATCCTGAGTTCTCAAGTCAAGGCTCTGAGTTAGATATAGAGTTGCCTGATGGCTTTTCGGACACCATTCTTACTTTGTCGTAATCGTTTAATAAGAGGTCTGTTATGAAAACTGAGACAATCAAATCAGCGCGTCAGAAAAAAGTAAATCTGAAGGAAGCTACTGCGGTTTTCTTTACTGAGACGCGTCATGCGAAAATGTTGATTACACCGCTGAACGATCAGACTGTAGAAAGCATTATGGCTGGTCTAAATAGCAAAGAGTTCGCTCTAATGGATCATGAGTTTGTTGTGTTGGCAGAGACAATCGATCATGACGAGCCAAAAGTGGTAGGTCTGGTAAATAAGCTGGACACCTATCATGGTGAAATTACTGAGACTGATTTTAGCCTGGTGGATAATAAAACGCCTAACTATATTACTGTATATTCCGTATCAGCTATGGATCTACTGAGTGTAGTGGATAGTATTATACTCAATACAGGCGATAAAGTGGTTGCAACGAACCCTTCAGCCCTGTATTTTGATGAAGATATGTGTTCAATCACCTTTGAAACGAACCGTTCTCATGCTGAGATTTTAAAAATCGTAGAAGCAACTAATACAGAAAAAGATTGCTATGTTTGTGAAGAGCAAGATTGGCACTGTTAATTTGCTAAGGCAAGAAAGATAATTATAAAGCCGCCTTCGGGTGGCTTTTATTTTATTTAAAGTGGCTCATTTGATCATTTTTAATGTAGTAGATAAAGACTTTGGTATTGTTGATCATTACAGAGGCTTGTCCAATAATTTTTGCATTTGATGTCTGCGAATGTAGAGATTGTGGTGAGTTTTTCTGACCATAGAAAATGATATTGTTTTCTTTATCAAGGAAAAAATAGTGAAAAGGCCTACTACTAAAATCAATGACTTCATTGTCCTCTGATACATAGTGGGCATGTAGATTTTGTTGTCCGCACGGCACTTCAACTGAAGCGATTACATTGGCATTTTTACCAAAATAAGGACTCAGTGAGGTAAGACGCTCTGATGTTTGAGTGGAAGAAGAGAGAAACTCCGCATCGTAAAATGTGAAATAGTGAAACGGCTTTGTAAATAACTTCTGTTTTTTGCTCATGATTTAATCTCCTTTCTTATAACAATATCATATTTAATTAGGCGCAATCAAAAAAAGATTGCATGAAATGGCTGACCATGTTATATTGTCATTAAATAAACGTATGGAGTTAAACATGAAAAAGCTTGATGGTCAGATCAATCTGCAGCAAGAGTTCGAGGCATTATTTGAGTTTGTTGAGTTGCGTTGGGTGACTAAGCCAGGGCTTCGCGAACTGTTGGAAAAGGTGTGGTCTAAAGGCCTTGAGCTGTATGCTGATACGGCGGAAAGCGAGTATCGTGTAAGCAATAAAATCATGAAGCTTATCGATAGTGAGGATAACTATATCAATAGTTCTCTGACGGAAGCAGAGGAGTCTGTTGCTTCTCGTTCGCATCCTTATATTATCTTTTCACGCGCTTTGTTTACATTAAGTTGTTCCGGGTTGCTTAAGCAACCTGATGGCCTACGTTATTACGATATTGAGCTTATCATGAAAGGCTTGCTAGCTGAGTATCCTGAGTGCAAGCAGGCAAAGCCTAAAGGATGGTCTGCATTCAAGAAAAACTATACTGATTATGCGGGTATGGACGAATACAATGAGAAAGAGGATAAAGCTGTTTTCAATGGAACTGACATCGAACCAGATGATCGCTCTTTTGTTCTAAAAATCTCATTGCCTCAAGTGATGTATGATGATGTTTGTCAGGGAAATAAGGCCATTGTAGTTCTGATGATGGCGGTAGCTGATCATGCGCGTAAGTGTATTAGCCACAACAATGCGCTCAACTTCCTGGAAGATCTGGAAAAAGTAGAAGCTTATTTTTTAAGTTTGAAGGACGTTTCGCCTATGCCTTTTTCAGTATCCTTTGAGAATGTAACGGATAACAAGATTTTAGTCCGGGCTTTAGAAAAGGCGGCGGATGATTTTCTTACCGAAGAAGATTTTAAAGAACGAGTCATTCAGAGAGAAGAGTATCTGGCCTTGCCTGAAAACGAAAAGCGGCAACGGAAGGCAGACGCTGCACTGCGTATGCAGGAGATTCTTAAAAAAGCAATGAATAAATAAAAGGAGGCTTCGGCCTCTTTTTTATTGTCATTAATAGAGCATTTTGGTAAAATAATGGCATTCTGAAAAGCTTCTTACAGGTGCTATGATGAGTCGAAATATCACATTACTGAAAAATCATTTCTCTACGCCGAATGGTCTGGTTGAGTATATAAAGATGGTTTCAGATCTGAAAGGATTTTTCATGCGTGGGGCGTGCAGTCAGTTAGCGAAAATCATCTATGATCACTTCATTAGCAAGCGTGAGAACAGCTTTAAGTTGCTCTGTTTTGTTGAGAAAGAAGAGTATAACTTTAATGCAAGATCTTTAAAGAAAATGTCAGATAGTGATTTTCTTGATGCAGTGCGCTGGATAGGTGTCGCTCATGTGGCGCTGGTTGCTGGCAATCAAATCTATGATGCGCATGGTGTATCCTATTACTTTGAAGACGAATATGAGCATCCAGTTTTATCAAGAGATACCTTCTATTACAAAGAAATTAACTTACCTACAGTGGCAAAAGCAAAAGAAATCTTTGCTGATATTATGCGTGATCACCGCTATGGTCATAAGAAACAGGCAGAGATTGCTGAGCGGATTATGCGCAGTGTAAAGTTTCGATAATCTATAGATTTTTCTTGCAGCAGACCGCAACGTTTGCTATTATTAAGACAACAAAATAACTGCTTAAAGGTGATGAAAATGGGTACAACTTGCATGCGTAATAATGATCCTCGTTTTAAAACGAATCAGGGTTTTTATGAGGCGGAGCTGATTAATAACTGGAATGCTAACTGTAAAGTTATTGATTATGCTGTAGTTGGAAAAACTATTTATGAGCTGATTGAGAAAACCGATAAAGACGGTGAGAAGGAAGTCTTTATCAGCACAATCCTGATTAGCCGTTTCCGTGGCAATGCAGACCGTGGAGCAGAAATCTGCTATAAGTATGTAGATGAGTCAATGGGGCCAACAACGCATGATTGTCCGGTCAAGTTCCTGAACGCGTCAACCTGTCAGGGTGAATATGCGGTTGCATGGCGTGAGCGTTGCCGTGGTTATCGTAAAGCGGTTGCTAAGCACAAGAAAGATATTGACGATATCTTTAAGAAAATGCCGCGTGGCGCAGTGGTGGAAATGGTTTATGGTGATTCTGTTCGTGTGGTTGATGCGAGCTACAACAAAAACTGTTTTACGGGTTATCGCCTGAACCGTGATGATTCAGAAACACTATACAAATGGCGCTACAAAGATATTAAAGGTTTTGCTCTGCCTGATTCAGGCGTTGGCATCGAAGAGATAGTGGCAGAAGAAGCCTAAATCTACAGGCCGCCTCCGGGCGGCTTTTATTTTGATGAGAGATATTCATTTTAAGATAAAAGAGCAATCAAAAGAAATAAAATGCTTGCATAGAAGTCAGAAATCCGTATAATGACAACATACAAACAGTCATTCACTCTTAAGGGTAAAAAATGGAAACGAAATTTGATATGAAAGCAGGTCTGGCGCAACTGAAAGCTGGCGAAATCAAAGCGATTGAGCTGGGTGTTGAAGGTGAGCCGGGTGGTTATATGAGTGCTTTTATGATTCGTTATATGGATACGATTGGCGGTCGCCAGTTTGCTATTCATCATCTGTCTCGCGGTATGACGGGTAGTGGCATGTATTTTGGTGATGATGCTGAGCTGACTGAAAGCGAGGCGCATCGTTTCGCAGATAAGTATTTTAAACCGAATGCTAATCCGGCTGTTCAGGCGTTTCTTGAGAAACATCGTAGCAAAATGAAGCCAGTGGATTTCTTCGCGGTATAACAAACAAAGGGCCGCTTATGCGGCCTTATGAATAAGGAAAGTGCGATGATCAAGGTCAATTACGTCGATTACTATAGTTATGATAAGTATGAGAAGCTGATTGAAGGCAATCTGCCCGAAGGTGTTAAGCGCGTAGAAGCGTCGTATGATGGTGGTCGCGGTGCGGTTTATATTGGTGATGAAACTGTACTTGATGATTTAGGTGCTGGAGATTATAGCGTAGACCATAAAGGCGTAAGTCTATCTGTTGATCGCGGTCGTTTCTACTTCGGTGCTGATGGCGTAAGTTTTCAGGATCTCAGCGCAGGCTCTGATTTTAACTTTATCTTTGAGCAGGTCTGATAAAACATTCTGGCTCTGAAAATGGTTTTAAGAGAGGATTTTTCAAATGAGTTTTTATGCTTTGCTTGAGAAGTTTGGCACACCTGAAAAAGCTTTAGAGCACTTGCTGGATGAAGGAGAAAGATCTTATCGGAAAAGCGCCCACGTATGGCACTGCTATAAAGATATACGTGGCGGGAATGACGTTGCCGGAGCCAAAAGCGTTACGCGTGAGATGCTAAAAGGACGCATCTATACGGTAAACTGGTGTAATGATTCAGTGTCTCTGTTCTTTCATGATTGTATATGGATGGACAGGATAACGGGAAGAGATGCCCTTGTATTACAAACAAGATGTCAGGTTGTCATATATCCCACAAATGCGTAATGAAGAAAAGGCGATTGCATCGCCTTTTTTATTTGGTTGATTATGACGGGATAAATGGATATAATGTCAATAATCGAAACGTGATGAGGTTGAAAAAATGAAAGCGACAGAAACTACGATTGGCGAAGTAAAAAAAGTGTTCGGCGTATTCTACGCTCTTGAAGCTAATGATGGTTTTTTGGGTGAAAAAGCGCGACAAACATCAGTAGACTTTAGGCGTATTCTGTATACTGATTTTCTTTTAACCTTTGATGAAAAGGTTAACTTCCACTATCAGGTTTTGACAGGACAGTTTAAACAAAAAGGCGGCTACGTCAAGGCAACTGAGCGGCTCTATAACCAATATGCGCAGTGGCACGATGATAATGATCGCTACTGCAACACGCTGGATGATTTAAAGCTGTCTGTATTTAATGAATATCAGGGCATCTTCGAGCATTTCATGAAGCAAAATGAGAACTTTTTTATTTTCAGAACCCTGAAAAAAGAAGGATGGCGTAAAAATCTGCTGCTTAAAACAGATATTGGTCAGAAGGTTAACTTCCTAATTACGCAACGCGAGGCGTTAAAAGGTAAAACCTGTGATGATCTGGTTAAGGTAAGACTGACGGCTGAGTATAGTTCGGATAATACAGCGGTTATTGTTCCTGCTGGTTTTGAGCGTTTTGCTAATGCTGCAATGGTTGATGCTTACGTCATCTATAAAGATAAGATGCTTCCTGTTCAGACTTATCTTCATAGTGTGCGTTTTGATGCCCGCGCAGAGGTGTTAAACATGAAGTTTGAGACGCCAGAAGGTTGTGGCTTCAACTTCCATACCTTTACGCTCAAAGATGGCAAGTTTGTGTTTGATGACGGCGTGCTGTTTTTTGAAAAGCAGGATGCTTACAATGTGGCGCGTATGCTGATTGAAGACGAGCAGAAACGTCTGGATGAAATGCGGTCGCAGTTAGAAGCAGTCTGATAAGCAGATCATAAAATAAAGCCGCCTCCGGGCGGTTTTTGTTTTTTTAAAAAAGACTTGCTTATGTTGTCATTAATAGGTATACTTCTTTTATTGAAACCACTGAGAGATAAAAAGAATGAAAACGCTGACTATGAACGTGCTTACTTTAACTGCAATTTGTGTTGCGGCTGCGACTAAGATGCAAAATCTGCGTGAGTCATTAGCTGCTGAAAAGTGTAAAACTGACTATGAAGATCCCCGGATCGAATTTTTTAATGGTTATGAGGAAACTTCTCTTTCTTTGACTACTGTTATTAATGAGTTAAACAGCATGAGTTTTAACGCTGTCATGAAAGAAGAAATGGCTCAGGCGTTAGCTATTTTAGATAGCGTTAAGAATAAGATTGAAAGCCGTAATGCTTTAATGAAACAGAAAGAGTTTGATGCTTCAACACAGATTCGGAATGTGCTGAAAAAAGTCCGTGCTGATTTTGAGGCTTTCGTAAATGTTGATGATCTGATTCTTTTCCGAATGAATACCTATGCTCTTACGCCTAAAAAGCAGGAAGCTGTGGCTGAGCGTTTTGCATCTTTGGGTATTATTACCTCTGCAAATCCGTATTACGCAGGTAAGATGTTTGCTATGCTGGCAAGTGAGCGTGATGAGCGAAAAACGTCGCATCAGATTTACGAGCTGGTAGAGGACATCGTAAATGATCGGAACGTGATTGGCACCATCGTAGTTGAAGAATATGATGTCATTTCAAGACTGGTTGAGCATTTCGCAGGCTCACATTAACTGACAGCTAAGCCGCTCTAGGGCGGCATTTTGTTTTGGAGGGATTATGCGTGTAAGAGGCACTCTGCTTTTATTTTTGATTGCGGTAGTAGGCGGGCTTGCTGACAAAGGTGTTGTGGGTCATTCAGTTGGCGAAGGTGTGCGCATTACCATGATGGTATTATCTTATATCTATGCGGGTATAATGGGTGTTGGAGCAGTATATTATTTTTTCTCTAATCCAATACCGTTCAGCTTCGGTCGAAACTTCATGTTTGTGACAATGGATTGTGGCTTAATATTCTTAAGTGCGGTTATTTGTCATTTTATAGGATGGAGTCCCTCAGATGGCTTGCTTCTTGCTTGTGTGGCTTTTTACGTATATCTTAGTGGAAAGCTGCCATCTGATTCTGATTGTAACTAAAAAAAGAGGTGTTTATGCAATTTGAAAATATTTTAGATGTGGTGGAAGTGGCGAGTCTTGATGAGGCGTATGCTAAGCGTTTTACTAAGCCGTGGCTGACGCAAAACTGCGAAGGTGAAACGGTAGAGTATGACACAGAAGAGCAAGCGTGTGCTGCTCAGCGTGCTGCAGGTTATCAGCTTTCAGATTTGATTATTGCGTGGCGTCTGCTGGGCGATGTGCCTGTAAATGAAGATGATGAGCTTGAAGAGGCGTTTCTTCATTTTGAAGCTGGTGCTGATCGCTCAGATGTGTGGGCATGGTTTGAATCGAAAAATCCTGAGTTTTCTGTAGCTAAAGCACAGGCATTCGTTTAACATTACCATAACTAAAGGGCGCTCCGGCGTCTTTTTTCTTAACGGAGAATATATGGAAGACAAGCAAGATAACCAGATGGATATTTTTAAAGAGTCCATAGAAAGAGGTCTGGCCACTCTCAAGCGACTGGAAAATAATGAGGCTTTTGTCATTTATCACCTGGAGCAGGCTAAAGAAGCTTTTGAAGGAGTTTATGAGCATACATTCAGCATCTTGAGCAAAAAAGATGATTTAAGTGTTGAACTAATTGTAAAACTTAAAGAAAAAAATGAAAAGCATGTCATCATTCGTGTTTCATTCGATGAAGACGCTATTGATAGCTTTCATTCCGATTTTAAGAAATCACAGTATAATGCCGAGCGAGAAGGTTTGGTGGATTATATTAACAGTGTTTTAAAGGATAATTATAAGCTGTATAGTGTTTTGTAATAAATCATCTTTGCTTTTTCGGTTGATTATGTTATCATGACAACATACAAACCACAGAGAAGCTGTAATGAAAAAGAAAATCGACGTAATCTTTCCTTTCGCAGAAGCAACGGGCTATATTGCTGACGTTAATGATAAAAGCTTTGATGTGTATGGCTTTGACAAAACAGGATTAGAGAAGGTCGCGTGTCTGCGTTATGTAGGCGCAACTCGTCGTGGTAATGGCGATGGTAATCGTGCTCTGGAAGCTTTCATCGCAAAATGCCGTATGATGAGTGCGGACGCTATTGTATTGTGTTATGACGTTTCTGAGCGTCAGGCGCGGGGCTTCACGTTAAAAGAATGGTATGAAAAGTATGGCTTTGACCAGATTGGAAAAAGCTATTTTATGATCAAAAAACTTAAGTGAGGCCAATTTGGTTGAGATTAAAAACGCAGTAGAAGTGGTGGCGACTCCACTAAAATTAGTTGAAGACCTATTTCGGTATGATGGCGCACTGCTGTTAGGCGTTTATCAGAAAGAGGATGGTCAGAAAGTCATCGAGTCATGGTGTGATAAGGACGTTGATGAGGTTGCTGCTGTGAGCACCTATCATTACTACACCGTGCCTGTCTCTAATGAAGATCTGGAGGCATATAAGTCTCGTGAGCTGACACTTAAAGCGATAATCCAGAAAGCCGATAAAGTTGTTTTTGAAGTGATTACAGAAAGTAATGACGAATCGAAATCTGTATTTCTTGAGGTGAAGCCAGAAGATTTCCCGGAAGAGTATATGCCTGCAGAAGATTCTTACTGTATGTAAAATGAAAAGGCCGCCTCCGGGCGGTTTTTTTACATAAAAATCTTGCCAATATTGTCATTAAGGCGTATACTCGCTTTATCAAATCGACGCATATCTTTTTAAGGTGAAAACCATGTTTTATACAGCGAGTCTTAATGATAACAACCTGAATGCTATTGATGTTGTAAACGTCTTGTCTCATGTTGAGCATGAATATGACATAGCTTTCACGCGTGAGTCATCTGCTTGGCTTAAGAACGCTAAGGTTGATATGCGTCGTCTTTTTCTTAACGGTAAAATGACGCGTTTTTGGCTGACGGCTGGCGGTGAAATTTTAAAAGAAGATAAGATTAAAACCGCTCCAGGCTTGATCAAATGGGATAAAGCTGAATGTAAATATGTGGTTCTTCATGGGAAGAAGGGAGATCTTCAATCAAGCGTATCGCTTGCCGATATCATGGCAGAACATTTTCTTTTAGAAGGCGCACCTATTGGGGCTTTTGAGATTTCTTTTAAAAACGCTAAGAAATCTAAAAACATGTGCGCTTTAGAAAATCTTATTGTCGAGAAAAAAGGTATTGGCACAGTGGCTGTTAAGAAGGCGGTTAAAGTGCTGCGAAAAGGCCGTTTCTATGCGTATTATGATAGCGTTAATGCCTGCGCCAAAGACATTGAGATTCCAAGTCGCAAGGTGAGCGAAATGGCAAAATCAGGTGAAGCCTATAAGCATTTTATGGTAGCATACTGCTAAGGTTGAATAAAAAGAGAGGCGTTATGTTTAAACTAAAGGCGATTTATCAGGAAAAAGACTTATTTGGCGCTATTTGCGGCTACTCTGGCGACAGCTTTTCCAGTGATTCAGATGAAAAGCGGAAAAAGAGTAAGCAAAAAAAAGACTCAAAGAGTGAGCCTGACAATAATAGTGATGTGATTGTTGCTGCGATTGCCGCTGGTATGATTGTATCAACACTGGAATAACAAAACCGCCTCCTGGCGGTTTTTTGTTGTGCATTAAGTGTAAAACTGATATAATCATCATTCATAAACAGGAGGCGTTATGTCTAAAAATATTTCAGCTGATCAGACGTTTAACTTTAAAGTTTACCTCTATGCGTCACTGGCGTTTTTCCTGCTGGCTTCACTTTTTCAAAGCGATCTTGTGATGGGCTTTAGCGTTGCGGCGGCATGGGCGTGTGTCGTATTTGGCATCATTAAGTACGGCGCTTTGCTGTATCGGGTATTTGCTGAGAAGAAAGATTATGTTTTGAGTTTAAAAGAGTTCATTCTGACAGCAAGTGTATTCCCGTTTTTGTTGTTTGTATTAAGCGCAAGCCTAAGAGAAGCAACACATAGCCAAGCGCTCCCGGCACTGATAATGCTTCAAGGACTAATGATGTTCGCATTTACCCTAAAAGATTGGAAGCCGTAATGTTGTCATTATGATGGAGTCTTGCTATAATGACAGTATAGAAACCATTAGGGCTTTAAAATGAACCTGAACCTGAACCTGAAGACATATAAGGCGATTTCTGGATTAAACCGTGCTGGTGTGCTTTGGCATGGTTTATCTTCTGAGAGAGCGTTAGAGGCGCTTAAAAACGGCTTTATTAAGCCTCACTCGGTGCAGCGCTTTTGGTCTGATGGGATGTTTTACAGTGACGATCAGCCTGAGTATGATTCATCCTATTGGGCTAATGGCTGGTGCATGAGCCGGGATAAGCTGGTTGCTGAGAAGTTTGCGGCTTGCGGTGTATTGTTTGCGTTTAATATGAGAGCCATCAAAGAGACATTCAAGGTCGTTCCTTACTCATGGGCGGGTGCTATCCCACGCTCAACAGCACAGACGCGCAAAAGCGAACGTGAAGAGTATGTGTTAAGTGGTGGTATCTGTGAGTCAGAAGCCTTTTATCAGGCGAAATCAGATGAGATACAAGCTCAGATAGCACGGGTTAATGCTCAACGCAAAGTAAAAGAGATAAGCCTGGCTGAGAAGAAAAAGCGCGTAGCTGAACTTGAGGCTCTGGCTAAGGTAAGCACATTCAATCATCATTTCTATCAACCACATGGCAGGAATATGTCTTTAGCAAATGCGTTTGGTTTCTTTATCACTGAGAAACGTCCAAATGATGATGTTTGTGCCGAACTTGAGAAACATCCATTATTTTTAGGTTATCTGTAAAAAAGACTTGTTATTGTTGTCATTAAAACGTATACTTCTTTTATTGAAACGACACATTAATCCTTGAGGGGATGAACATGACTAAAGATGAACTGGCTCGACTGAAAATTGAAGTAAACAGCTTTAATACCGTGAGTGTTTCTGAGCTGCCTGCGGGTTATGAAGGCACGCTGGTCTACGGTTATGACCATGATCGTAATACTGTTCACGTTTATGCGAAAGCGGGTCAGATTCATGCGGTAACCTATAATTTTGATGGTGAAATTGTAAGTCATTCTTCTGGTGAAGAGGTTTATACTGGAAGCTGTCAGCCTCAAAAGCGTGCTTATCGCCAGACTACGCAGTATTTCTTTGCGAGTCTGATGGCTAAAAAAGGTTATGAACTGGCTATTACTGAAGGCAATGAAAATGAAGAAAGTTTGCCTTTTGGTGTCTTCCTTGAGCGAGCTAATGTTGTTGAAGATCTGAAAGTTATTGAATCACTGGCTTAACTCATATACCGCCTCCGGGCGGTTTCCTTTGAGGATATATACATGAATATGTATTTAAAAATTGTATTCGTTTATGTTGTAGCGCTGGTTTTTGCGTTGAGCTTGGGTTATCACATGGGAATTTTTAAGTAAAGCCACGTAAATGACAACAAAGGAGTTGTGACTGATCGGATTTATTGCTATACTCTTTTTATCGAAACAAGCTGAGAGGCGATAAAGATGAGCAACACATATTATAATCGTAAAACGGGTAAATGGGTGACAAAGCGTAATCGCGGCTACCGTTCTTCTCGCGGTTATAATCGTAGTGGCTACTCTGGTGGTTACTATGGCGGTGGTGGTGGAAATGGAGCTGCTGCATGGGTTGCTGGTATTTTAGCTGTCCTCTTTGTTTTGTTTATCCTTTTTTGTATGGCTGGTGACGTATATATCAGATACTTTCTTAAATAACAGACCGCCTCCGGGCGGTTTTTTTATAGAGGAATCATCAAATGAGGTTGCTTATCTTGTGTTATGCATTAGGCGTATTCGTTGGATTTAAGACTGTAGCGTATTATTTAAAGAGTAAATCTTCCAAAAATAAATAGTTTTTGTTGCAGATCAGAGAAGATTGATGTATTATGACAACATAAACAACGATGAGGATGTTCTGATGAAAGCTAACTTGTATAACCTGCTGATTAAGAAAGAGATGTCTTTACGTGATATGGGCGAAAAACTTGGCATGAGTCGTCAGCGCGTAGCCTCTCTGGTGAGCAAGTTGGAGAAGCGTGGTTATATTAATGTTAAGCGAGCACGTTCTCCGTATGTTGGTGGGAGCTATCTTCAGAACATTTATACTGGCAATCTTTTTAAATAATCCTAAGAGGCAATGAAATGGCTAAGGTGAAGGCTTTCACATTTAAGAATATGGCTAAAGCGACGGGCTAATGGCATTAGGAAACCATATTCCTGATGTGACCATTAAGCATGAAGGCAAGCGCGTTGGCTGGATTGACTCACCAAAAGCGATGATTTTAGTGTCTACCTCTGCGTTAAAAAGAAAAGACTAAAGAAGATCCAGCGCCTTTTAAAAACGTAAAGCTGAAAATGCGCACAAATACTCTTGAAGAGATGAAAGTGTGGCTCAAGGCGAATACGGAATCACTGATTACGCATTACGATCTGTATAAAACCGATATGGATGAATAAATCAGAAAGGGTATTTAACAGCATACTAAAAATCTGAACAAACCTGATCATCTGCCTTATATTAACATAACAAATATTTGATTATTATAAAAATGTAGAATATTGTTAAAGCTAAAAGGAGGTCGTTATGGCAGAAAAAACAAAACAACTCAAAACCTTTTCACTTCATGAAAAGAATATGAAGTTTGTTGCCATAATGAAAAAAGCTGTCCTGCGATATAAGCACCTCGAAAATATGTTGAACATTATCCTTCGCAAAGAGGCTGAAAGCATCTTTGCCCTGCCTAAAGAAAAAAGAGACTTCTCTTTTTTCAGCCTGCTCACCAACAGTATCATCATGAAAGCAGTTATCTCAGGCAACAGCGGTGGCGAGAAAACTCAAGACTCTATTTTGAAATGTAAAACCTTCCTGATCGAAAACCATAATGAAATCTATCAGCAGTTGCTGTCTGAAGGCCAACAGCTCAATGACAAGAATATTTCTCAGATTGTAACACGCTTAGGTAAGGACTGGAAAAACAGCTTTAAAAACCTCAGTAAATACTATGCTAATCCCAGCAAGTTCACGGGAAAACCAGAGACACCTAAAACCAAGAAATTAAGTAAAGTGTTTAACTATTCGGTTCCGCTGGAAGTCAGCAAGTTTTCTCTTAAGAAGAAAGACCGTTTAGGTATTAATATCTGGAAAAAGATGGAGTATGTATTTTTCCGGGAAAATGATTACATCAAAGATAAAAAGATAAATAACGTGACCGTGGCGCTGTCTCACGGTCATATTTATTATCAGATTTCGTATGAGAGAAAAAAGGAATCTGAGGAAACTTCGGAGCAAAGACAAGAAAAGCCAAAGGTTTCAGAAAGAAAAGAAAAAATAGCAGGCTTAGATATTGGCGTGCATCATTTGTTTTCACTGTTTGTTAATGATAACGATACCGACTCTGTGGTTTACCGTAATGCCAGGATGATTCATTTTAACTGCTCCTTCAATAAACACATGGCTAAGTTAAACAACGAGCTGACAAAGCATGTGACTGAATACAGGGAGATAACTAAAAAAGACGGCTCGGTTTCTCAGGTTCCTGAGAAATATACGTCTTATGGTCAGCATCTAAGAAAGCAAATGAGCAATATGTTTAACGCACGCAATCTGTTCTTTGACGGAGAGATGAATAAGCTGTCTTCAGTATTACTTTCTTATCTGAAAACCAATAACGTTTCTGATTTGGTGATTTCTAAAAATCTGTCTTTTGTAAAGACTAATGGAAACATAAAACAGCATAAGAAAACAAAACAGAAGTTCTATCAGATTCCCTTTGGCAGATTGTTAAATCTGCTTGGAGAAAAAGCAATAAAATACGGTATTGATGTGGTGAATATAGACGAAAGCTATACATCAAAAACAAGCAGCCTGACGGCTGATGTAAATAAAGTAAAACAAATGGCCCTTAAAAAAGAGCCGATTACGCCTGCTGAACTGAATGGTGTTCGTGGTGTGAAGAAAGGAAAAATAACAAGAGGCTTGTTTCGGGACAGCGTATTGAACACCGTAATGAATGCAGATATCAATGCGGCGGTTAATCATATTAAGGTAGCTTTCCCCGGAGCGGTTTGTGCTAAGACATTATTAAGAAACAGACTAAAGCTAAATAATCCGCAGAAAATAAAAAGTGCTAACGAGTTTTCCTTCTTTGTGAAGGAGAATAGTGATAGCAGGAAAAAAGAGGTTGATGTTAGTTCACAACCTGCTTTATACGTTCATGACCAGGTTTGATCACATTTAAAAGAACGGCCGAAAGGCTCTTTTTTGTCTTTTGAGAGAGTATTTCAGAAAAGGTTTTTGTTGTATTTGCATGTAATTTTGAGGTATAATGTATGCTTAAACGAGGAGATATTATGAGCTTAACATTAGAAGAAAAGATTGAAGCAGTTCGTGAGTTGATGTTTGAGATGACTGCTTCACAGGATTTAGGTGAAAGCTGTGCTGAGACAATGGGTGTAGAAGAAGAAGATCTGCATGAGATTGCTGATTTTGTTCGTGGTTTGCTTAAACACGCTAAATAAAGAGGTGCGTGATGGAAGTTAATATCAATATTCGTATTAATGATGATGTGCCGGAGCAATACAAAGATATCGTGATGGCAGATGTTATGAGTAAAATCCAGTCAGATATTGAGAACGGCTGTAATCAAGGTGAACTGATCAGCGAGTTTGAAGGAGATGGCGGAGAAGATTTTTATTTCCGGGGCTGGTGGAAAAAGCAGACTATTGAAAGTTAAAAACTAAAGAGAGGTTTCCTCTCTTTTTTATTGCGTTAGATTTGCTGTTGTCGTATAATCATTTTAATCTAATACATAGTCGAGATAAACGAAAATGGAACAAGTTGCTACTGAACTTTGGATTGATGATTTACGTGATCCGTCTAAAATCCTGCCTAACTTCTCTGATAAGGTAGTCTGGAAAAAAGAAGCGTGGGAAGCACGAAACTATCTTTTCCGCGATGCTGCGCCGATGCTGGAAGTGCTGTATCTGGATAATAACTTAGGTGATGCTGATGTTTCCGGTGAGGATTTGCTTAGCTTTGTGGCGTTTCGTCTTGAGCGTTATCCCAATTTGAAGCAAGTATATCTGCACTCAAGTGATGATGTGGCGATTGAGCGTATGCTGAGCTATAAATCTCACTTTGATAAGGCAAATGTCGCATTGGATGTTGCGCCTTACCGTTCGCGTTGTCTGTAAGTTATTCTGGCCCTATATTGCTGTAGGGCTTTCACTATTTTAAAGAAGGGATGAGAAATGGTTAAGCGTCTTTGGATTGATGATATGCGAAAGGCTGAGCGTTATCTTGATAATGTTGATGGTGTGGTTAGTGAGTCTGATGCGCGTCTTGCGCGTAAGCTGGTTATTGAGAGCGAGGATACCGTTGAGGTTATTTACTTGGATAACTTCTTGGGGCATCCCTCGATTACAGGTGAGCATATTATGGATCGGATTAACTATCGCATTGAACGATTCAAAAACCTGAAAACGATTTATCTTCACTCCAGTGATGATAAAGTGGTGGCTCGGACGCTTGAGCGTCATAAAGAGAGCTTTAAAGAATATGGCATTGATGTTATTGATGCTCCTTACCGCGAACATGATTGAGGCTCTATGAAAAAGATTAACTATACGGTGCCAGGCGATTTCATGCCGTCAGCAACGCGCAAGCAGCGTCAGGATGCTTTTAATGCTCTGGTAATCAAACAAAGTGAGGCTTTTGCGAAAAAGATTGGCCAGCCTAAAAAACTGTCTGATGTTGAAGCGGGTCGCAGTAAGCCGAAATCTAAAATCAAACAGAAGCGCCGGAAAAGCGTTTTAAAGCGAGGATAGTATGACCGACATTAATCACAGGCGTAAGAATAAAGCGCCTAAAAATCAGCGTCACGTGCGATACAATAACGGCTATGGTTGTTGGCCTGATGAACCTGAACAGCGCGGGCGTGAAGATGCAAACAAACCGGTGCGAGGAAACATTCAGCGGGTAGGCAATACCGATCAGCTTGATAAATCTATGCATGGCTGGGGAGGTCGTGCAAAAGTAGGAGATGAAATTATTACTGCAGGCGCTGGTATTGGTAATGACTACTGTAATGGTCATCGAGGCATGGCGAAAGCTGTGCGTGGGGCGAAGAAGTTTGTAAGAACACGTATTCGCGCTAATGCGAATGCGGCAACGCAACGTCTTGCTAAGAAAGGTATTGAAAATGAATAAGCAGAATGCTCGTGATGACAAAATTCGTAAGAAATGGCGTCAGGGATATTTGACGAAAGTAAGCGTAGGTGGAGAATCGGTTGTGGCCCACGCCTCTATCGACTGCGATGGAAACAGTCGCATGATTGCGAAGTCTAAGCGTGGAGCGAAGAAGTTTGTAAGGACACGTATTCGTGCTAACGCAAAAGCTGCTACGCGGAAACTTGTTTTAAAAGAAAATGATGAGATTTAAACGAAAAGCCCTCCGGGGCTTTTGTTTTATGTGAAAATATCAGCCTGAACGAGAGTAAAATAAAAGCCACCTCATGGTGGCTTTCCTTTATTCGTTTTCTGTAGGCTTCCATTCTTTGACAATCTTGTTAAACGTTTCAAGATCACGCTCAAGAGCTTTGATGTGATAGGTTTGGCGAGAAATCATATTCTCTTTATAAGAATTAAAGCCATTGTCGCCTTCATTGATTGTGGTCCATTTCTTATTGTAGTTCAGAAAGCTAAACGTTTTAGCAGCTTTGAAGTTTTCCAGATTCTGCTTTTCTTTTTCAATCATCTCACTGATGGTTTTAACCATATGGCGAGGGCCATCATCAGAGATTTCCAGGTGTTTAAAGCTGATGCCTGCGCAAGAATCTGTCTGATATCCATCACCAGGACGTTCAAAGCCGTGATGAACCATTGTTTTATCTTTACTAATGGCAATCTGACGCAGGCAGCATCCACAGGTTTTGATAATTTTATTAGGGTTTGCCGGAGGCGCGGGTTTTTTGTTAGGATCACGGCCTTTTACGACTTTAGATTTTAAGTCTTTCATTGTGAGAGCTAAATCCAAAAGCTCTGCAGAGATACGATCATAATAGACAACCAGAGGCGCACGCTCTTTCATTTTTTCAACTTTCTTGCGAAGAGAGATAATGTTATGCAGACTGTCAATGTAGCCAGCATTGTCAATAAAAGCACGCATGTCGTAAGAGCATTCTTCGTAGTTATAATCTGGTTTGAGTTTTTGGTCAGCACGATAACAAGCACGATTCAGAGTATCTTTAGCATCGTTGTATACCACATTACGAATAGATCCCGTAGCGCTGGCATCTTCAATAACCTTAATAGCATCAATGGTTTTTTGCTTGAAAGGGTCATCCAGGCCACTTAAGAAAAAGTCATATTTCATCGTCGTATCTCCTGTTAAGTTGAAACCATTATAGCTAAAATAACGGCTTAAAGTCAACTTTTTAATGTCTTTATTTAAACTATTTTTTAATAAATAAAATAAATTTAGCTTGAATACGACAACATAAGCCGGTATGATGGTTTAAATTGTTTAAATGAGAGAAAAGATTATGATGGATAAGTTGAATGATAAATCGCTGGATGAAACGGTAGCTAAAATGTTTTTTGGCTGGTCTTTATCGTATAGCTCTGGACCAACCTTTATGACTAAAAAAGCGCGTGAAGCGGCGCAATGGGTTGTGCGTAAAACTGAGCCTCCATTTAGCGCATTGAACGGTGAGTCAGTTTGGGAAGGTTCTACACCTTTTGAAGCGCTGGGTAAAGCAGTTGCGGCGTTTGATGTGAAAGTTAAGCCAGTAGTGGATGATGGCATTGAATATAATGAAGATGCTATCCTTGATGCGGGTGAGGTATTGAATGTTATTTATAATATTAATGCCCAAAATGAAGGCTATGATGATATTTATAAGGTGACTAACATCCTTAAAGACATGATGGGGAAATATACTGATCCCGATTCTGATTTGGTTGAGGCGAGTTTTCAGCAGTTTTTAGATGTTGTGAGTTCGAGTGAGTATATTCATGAGGTTGTTGAAGAGAACGCAAGCTTTATTAATTTTCTGCGTAATCAGGTTGTTGATGAGAATTACACATTATGTCATCATATCATTAAAAACGAACCAACGCTGTAAATCTAAGTTTTGTGTATAGCATAAGATTTAAAAGAGACGCTCAGGCGTCTTTTTTGTTGTATTTTATGACAACAAGAGAGATAATGCGTTATTGAATTTAATGAGGTGGCATATGGCAGATTTTGTTAGCGATCACGATATGATTTGGATAACTGAAGCATGTGAAATCATTGATAACCTTCGTGCTGAAAACGAGAATGGTAATCATGATTCAGTTAAGGAAGATATATCGGAAATCTTTAGTGGCTGCGATTTAAGCATGTTCACTGAAAATGAAAAGACAGTGTATCAAAACTATATTGCCTCTATGTCCGAAAAGTTGTTGCCTGAACAAAAGCAGGAAGCGATTGATGACCTTCTTTATATTCTTCATGAGAGTATAGTGTGCTTCAATGAGCCACTGGCCCGGCAGGTGATAAAAATCATGTGGTAGTAAATAAAGCTTGATTAAGACAACACGAAAAGCTATACTGATTTCAACTTAACGAGAAAGAGATTTTGTGATGAAAACTGAAAAGCTGCAGCTGGCGAAAGAAATCAAGGCATTTATTGAGAAATATGCGAAGATTCGTGCTGATTTTGATCCTGAATGGGATGATGAGGAAGACCGTTTCAACGGCCCCGATTCTGCTATGATGGCGTCAGCCGCTGGACAGCTTGAGAACGGAGAGAAGCCTCTGCGTGTTCATTCTGACTGGCATAGCGGTTGTTATAAAACAACTCTTGATGATAAAGGTTTTGCTATGCATCAGTCTCTTGTTGAACGTATCTACCTCATCATTGATGGTAAATAAGGAGTAATCATGAAAAGAGTTACTGTTTTTGGACTCCGTTGCCGTGAACATGATGGCGGTGTGTTTTATGTGGTTATGGATGCTGACGGCACAGTCAAATCTTTTGATAAACGCCCTTTCTTCAAAGATGGTGTTTGGACAAAGCTGGTTGGATCTAAGAGCTTTTCTGTTTATGGTAAAGTAATGTCCGTACCACAAGGCGTAGACCCAAGTAAATGTATTTGGGATTATGATGAGGCATGGAACACTCCAATCACTGTAAATAACTGGCAAGATATTTCTCTGTGCGATATTGAAACTGCTGATGCTGAATTTAAACGCTTATTGAGAGATTATGCTATCAATCGTGTGAGCAAGGGTAGTGCAAAAGGTTTAAATATCAGAAGTGAATGGCTTGAAGAAAATGAAAAAGAAGCAGAGACAATCGAAAAAGACTTAATCTTGCTTTTTAGAAAAGTGCAGAAACGATAACTAAACAATAAAAGAGTCTTGCTCAGCAAGGCTCTTTTGCATATAAAAAAGAAAAATATTAACGAATACAGAGGATAATATGACAAAAAAAATCATTGAAGTAGTCGAGCCGCTGGATAAGAGTAGACTAAAGCGTCTGTTTTCAGGTGAGATGACGCTGCATGAGTTTAATTATTTTAAAGAGGAAATAGATAATCGACTGTTTTATTTTTTATCCTTAGCTGCGCAGATGTCAGATGCTGAGATTTCTTGGTTTGACTATGGTAATGGTGATAGCGAAAGCGAGAGTAATGGTCATTTTGATTATGAAGAATACAAGAAGGTCATTAAGGTGGTGGGTGCTACCTATAGTGAGGATGAGTATTTGCCAGAGCCGCCTCTTCTCGAAATGTATTTCAGAGAAGGACTTCCGGTTGAAGTGTTATGGTGCGATGCGGAAGAGAAAATCAAAAAGGATCTCGAAGATATTCACGCTTCTCTGAAAAGAGAGGAAGATGAAAAGCTGCGCAAAAGTCAGGAAGAAGCGCTAAAGCGAGAACAGGAACAAAAAGATTTGCTGAAAATGATGGAAGTTATTAAAGGCAAGCTTACACCAGAAGAGCTTGCGTATGTCAGTTTTTCTGTGCCTTCAGCTAAAAAACGCACCTAATTAAGTCGCCTCCGGGCGGCTTTTTTGTTTTTCTCATCATATTTTTAATGATTTGGATTGATGTTTTTGGTATGATGTCATAATAAGTTTTAACAAACCAAACGAGGCTAAAAATGTCCCTGATTATCCTGGCTACACCTGATGTGAAAATTGAGCAATCCCTGATTGAGTCCACGTTAGGTTCAGTAACTTTACGTGAAGAAGGCAAAACAATCTCAGGACAAGTATTTGCTATAAATGAAGGCGCAGTGGTCAATCTTAAAGGTGAGTTTTGGGTTTTTGATTATTGCAATGCCTGTGAATGGAAAAAAGTAAGTTTTTAATAAGAAGCCTAGCTTCTTTGCTGTAAAAAATCATGGTTAGAGTAAATATTTTGTTGACTTTAACCTGATGAGCGCGTAGAATAGCTTCATAGGTTGATAGAGACCTGAAACGTAAACTTAAACTTTGAGGTGATGTGTATGAGCGGTATTAATAAGGTTATTCTGGTTGGTAATCTGGGTCAAGATCCTGAAATCCGTTATATCCCTAATGGTACGGCTGTATGCCAACTGTCTCTGGCGACAAGTGAAACATGGCGTGATAAGCAGACTGGTGAAAACAAAGAGCTGACTGAATGGCATCGCGTGGTGCTGTGGGGTAAAGTCGCTGAAGTAGCCGCTGAATACCTGCGTAAAGGTTCTAAAGTTTATATTGAAGGCGCTCTGCGCACTCAGAAGTGGAAAGACGATAAAGGTAATGATCGTTATACTACTGAAGTGGTCGTGTCTGGCAACAAAGGCACTATGCAAATGCTGGGTAATGCTTCAGGCAATCAGCAAAGTGGTCAGCCACAACGCAACCAAAATCAAAATCGTCCGGCTCAGCAGCAGCCGCAACAACAAGCGCCGCAGCAGCAACAGCAGTTCTCTGGTCAGCCTCAGCAGGCGCAGTCAACCGCGAATACGCCGATGGATTTCGACGACGATATCCCGTTCTGATAAACACACACTATTAGGTCAGCATGTGCTGGCCTTTGGTTAAACTTAATCATTCATAACAAGACTTGGAGTAAATATCATGGCAAAACCTGTAAAAGACACAAATAGCATTGCGGATATCACCACTGAAGAGTTTGCGAAAGTAATCGCAAAGCTTGAGGGTTGGGCTGTTCGAACTCATGACATTTTGAAAGACATTTTACTAAAGCAATGCAACGTTGTGGCGACTGCGAAGAAATACGATGTTTCTCGTCAGTATATCTACAAAACGGTTTCTCGCTTTAATGCCGTTCGTGATGAGCTGAAAACAGAAGAAGAAAAAGCAGGTCAGGCATAATGCTCTAATAAGGCAGCGTAGAAGTTGCCTTTAAATGAGAGATATTCAGTTAGGTTTATTTTCCTGAAAGCTTGCGCTGTGTTGAAAAATAGATTAATATTTAAATAACCACCTTCGGGTGGTTTTTTGTTGCACGAAAATAAGCATTTGATATAATTAAATAAACTTAACAAAAGGATTGATTATGAAAGAAGAGCGTGATGTATTTGAGGATTTGTTAATTGGTCGCACAGCAGATGGTGTTGCTGAGGCTTCGGATACTCTTGAAAAATCCACTTATTTATATTTATGGAATAATGTGGTGAAAGATGGAAGCGGTGAAGTCAGAATGGAAAAGGTGTGGAAAGATTTGCCATTTGAGCATAAAGATAACATTTTAAAAGATCTTGTAGTGCTTGATGAGCTTGAAAATGTGGAATCTCCTTCAGGTGATAAGGCTGTTTTATACAAGATGCGTGAAATAGATCTCATGGAAAGAATGATTTCAGGGAATATAGAAACAACAGATGCTGGTTTTGTCATCAAAATCAAAAAAGATGGTGTGGAGAGCATGGAAGGTTTTGTAACGGAAGATCTGGCAAGAGAAAGGCATCTGCAGTTAGCTGAAGATTTTGATGTAGAGGCTCCGGCTCCGAAAAGACCACGTATATAAGTTAAAAAAGAAGGCGCTAAGCGCCTTCTTTAACATTATAAGAAAAAATATTTGCCGGGTCGCTTTAGGAAAAAATCTACTAATGAGCAATTTTGGTTGTATCCAGAAAGCTCAAAGTGATATGATAAACATGTTGAAACGAGTGGATGGGGATAGTCAAATGACGGCGATGATTAAAGCGAAAGAAGGTGTGTTGTGTCGTGATGCGTGGAACCCGGCTTTTATTGAGGCTGTAGCTGAGGGCGGTACCGTTGCTTCTAAAACACTAAAAGAGCACTATGCGTGTTTTAAAAGTGGCGCAACTGAAGATATAAGTGTTGCGATGTTTGATGATAATAAAGAAGCTATGCGTGTGATGCGTGAGCTTCAGGCAGCAAATCAACTGAGCCTGACTGCAACCGTGTTGACGGTTGAGTTTTTGTTCTGATCAAAAGAAAAACAAACATAAAGAGACGCTGCGGCGTCTTTTTTATTGTCTTTAAATGGAATGTCTGATATGATAGTTATTCCTTTTCAAAGAGAGTTGCTTATGTTAAAGTTTCGTAGAAAATACTTTCTTGTTCAAGATCAAGAGTTCCCACGCACAAATAAAACTATTCGTGCTCCTTTTTTTGGACTAAGTAAAAGGTATTTAAAACTTGATGAAACCTACTCTACGTCTTTATCAAGAGCAAATAAGCATTTTAGTTTTTTGGGCTGGGCATTGATAGGCGTTGAGCCTTGGATGAAACTCACAGTGGAGGAGCGAGTTGCTCTTCTTGATGAATAAAAAGAGATGCTTAGGCGTCTTTTTTGTTGTGTATGACTCCTCGTTTTGATATAATGACAACACTTAAACGATGAGAGTAAAGATGATGAAAAAGATTTCTGCTGCTGAGTTGCTGAAACTGAATAGTCAGGGTGTGTTATGGCATGGTGTTAATGGTCATCACGTTCTGGATATTCTTAAGCAGGGATATTTTGAGCCACACACGTCTCATCGTTTTTGGGCTGATGGCATTCGTCGTAAAGACAACGATGCTGCCTATGAAGATTCTAAGTGGATGTATGGCTGGTCAATGAGTCGTGATCTGACTGTTTCTCGTGGTTTTGGTGATATTCTGTTTGTATTTGAAAAAGTCGAAATCCAGAAGCAATTTAAGGTTAAGCCTTACTGCTGGGGCTTTAGTATGAGAAACTCATTTAGCCATAAGCGCGAGAAAGAAGATTTCGTGTTAAGTGGTGGTGTGGTTAACTCTAAAAACAGCTATGAGCAGCGTTATGCTGAGCTGGAGAAAGAGCTTGATTCACTGGAAAATATTATCTATTCAAAAGAAAAGACACTTGATCAGAAAGATGTGGCGCGTTTACGTCTGGCTGAGGTTGAAGCAGAAATGGATAAAACCAACTTCATGCGTGATTTTTGTAATCCTCATGGCAAGAACCTGCCAGTTTCTAAAGCGAAGGGCTTCTTCATTAATATTTCTAAGGAAAGTATTATGGATGAGTCTGAGTTGAGTGCCGATCATAAGAAAATGATGGAACATCCTATGTTCTTAGGTTTTATTTAAGCAAAGAGGAAAAATAAATGTCTTATTATGTTAACGTGGAAAAAGAAGGTCAGGAAACTAAGGTAAAAGGCTTTGCTCTTGGGAAAGAGTTTGTTGTAGCTTCAGGCAAACCAGGTGGTGAATGGACAGTGGATTTCAAAGAAGGATTTCCGAAAGATCTGGATAGCTGCGTGGAGTTTGCTAATGTAGTAAATAGCGTCATGATTGAAGCTAAAAAACTGTGTATTGAAAGCAATGTCAGAATTGTAGATTTTGCTTTTGCGAGTTTTTCTGAAGAAGATCTGGAAACCCAACTTACTGATGAAATCTATGATTTAGGCACGCGCTATGACATGGAAGTTGAAGAAGTGCGTAAAGTTATGTTTCGTGATACCGATGGGCGTCTATTTGAGATCACATATAGTTGTTATCTGGAGTATGATCATACTGAACATCTTCAAGTTGATTCATACGAAGAAATTAAATAATTATTGTCATTAAAATGGGCCTGTTATACAATGGGCCTACTTTAATAAAGAGGTCATAGTAATGAAATCTGAAGGCGTAAAAGACGTAGCAAAATGGTTGAAAAAAGAGATTCGTAAGGCTAAAAAAGCGCTGGAATCTGCAAAGAAAGACCGTGCTGATTTTGGTATGTATGAGGATTGCGGCGATAGCTATGAAGGTAATGTTATTGAAGCGCAATCGGCTCTTGACACGCTGATTCATATTAAGATTAAAACAGAGCGTTATGCCAAAAAGTTAAGACATCAAGAACAAGGTCAGTAAAACTTGATTAACGCGCCTTCTCTTTGTATGTTTAAAACAAAAGGAGGTGTGATGAGGAAATATTTTAAAAGATACATTCAGATAGCATTGGTTATAGATTTCCTGATAATCATGCTGATTTATAGGCTTGACGTTGGATTAAACGATTATGTTCACTCAGGCGTATTTGGTTTTGTATCAGGTGCGTTTCTCTTCATAACAGGAGGGATGATGGCGTTCTGGTTGGTGGTCTATCTGTTAACTAAATTTATTTCACTGATTTCAAGTGTTATAAGATCATAAAAGATAAAGCATAGCTTCGAAGCTATGCTTTTTGTTTAAAAGAAATCGCTATTCCGCACAAACTCAATATGAGTTATTATATCATTAGGAAACAGTTTTTCCATATTTGCTTTTTCTTCCAGATATTCGCCTTGATCAAAATATGTAATCGTCTGAGAGTATGTAGACAAAGAGCCATCCTCGTCAAACTCCTCGCGGGAGATGTAACGATCTTCGATAATGATACCAATAACAAAATCCGCATAGTCATCTACATCCACAAGCGAAACATCATCATGAAGACTAAGTTTGTTTGATACAACCTCATGTAAAGAGCTGTCTTCAATCTCATACATTTCTTCTTCAGTAAAGGTGATGCCTCTCTTTTCTAAAAACTTAAACAGGTTGGATGTGTCGCCAGAAATATAAACGCCAATTATACGATAATAGTCTGTGTTAATACTCATTTTTTTCCTCTTGTTGTTTGGGATATTTTACGTTGAGATGACGGGAGATGTCAAAAATAAAGAAACGCCTAAAATTAGTTGTTGTCTTTTATTATTAAGCTATTGTATAATGGTCTAAATCGAAAAACTGGAGTAAGTTGATGAAATTTTCTAAGCGTTATACTATTATGAATTTTTACGTTCGCGGTAGCAATCAGGTTCCTCAATATGGTCATGGTATGAACAACCTGTGGAAACAAGCGTGGGCCAAAGAGTTTTCTAAAGAGGCAAATGATCTCTTTATTGATTGGGCTTTTAAGGGTGAAACCGAAGTGTTTCTTCAGGGCGGCGATGATGAAGCTATGGAAAAACTGTTTGCTGAACTGGATGCGATCAAGCATTTACCTTCTGCGAAGTTTAATGAGCCGGGTCTGCGCGGAACCTGCACAGTAGTAACTTTCGTTGCGGATGAGCGCATTGTTTCAGGTAATGACTATGTTCGAAACAACCGCCTGACTCCGGTGAATGTGGTAGAAAGTCTTAAAGGCACTCTGGTTGACCATGTGGATGCTTATAAAGAGCCATTTGTTTTGACTAATGATGAGATCGCGATTATTTCAAAAATCGCCTTCATGCCGCTGGCATCGTAATATAAAAGCCTCACTCCGGTGGGGCTTTTCTTTTTAAGAAGAATTTATTAAATAATCAAAAAGGTAAAATATGAAGCGCAAAGTATCACAAAGAGGATTTCGGCTGAGTGAGTTTAAAGATAAGATGGGAGAGAAATGCAGCATTCAAGAAAGCAGCATTATGGATAATGGTGGGCTGATCTGGCTTGGCTGTGATGATGTTGGTATTAAGCATTTGAGCGAGGATGGTTGGAAAGATATTGATCTGAAAAAGCTGTTAGGTGATGGAGAGATTGTGTCAAATACACGTATGCTACTCTCTCAGTCAATGGTGAAGAAGCTATTGCCGCTGCTTGAACACTTCGCTGAGCATGGCTCTCTGCCTAGCGAGTAATTTAGCTGCCTCAGTTATTTTTGACAAAATAAAATATGTAGATTATATTTGGGAAGGTTCGCAACCTTCCCTTCTCATTTTATGGTTAATAGCGATTAAGCCTCTTTCATAAACTTAATATTCATATTGTATTTTTGACAACGAGAAGACTCATTATAAATATAATAAGGATAAGCTATGCTATTAACTAAAACTTTGAAAAACACTCCTCAAGATATTTCCTCTTTTGCTGAAAATATTGCAATAAAAACAGGTGTCGATTCCTATCATGTAAAAAATATTGTTTCACAAATAAAAGGCTATTCTGATTTTAGTGAACTTACTCAAAAAATAACACATGAAAATAATGATTCTTTGTGCTTAAAATATAACGCATTCCTGTCTAAATGCGATTATGCATCTCTTGTCTCGTTGGTGGCGGAAATGGATAAAATGGAAGTCAATGACATCTGCGCCAATGATGTGAAGCCTCAAGAAATAATAATGATATCCAGAGGTAAAGCTGTAAATTTAAAAAACCCTTATGCTGAAATAAGCCTCTCTGCTGTGGGGTTTTACGCTGAGAGAATGAAAAATATTAATAACTTGAAGCAGAAAAAATGCCTGACTGATCTTATTTGTGATTCTTTCAGTATAAAAATTGATGGCAAGATTTATTCTATCTATTTCAATATAATGAAATGTTATTCGAATAATAACAAAGGTCCTAAATATTCGTTATGTTTTTCAATATTACATAAGCAAATAAAATCATTGTATGATTTTAATGATGATTTGTTTATAGATAGAGATGTTATGAAAGATTTAAGTTTTAAAATAAAAGAAATTAATCCGATATTAAAGCATAATAATGTTCTTAATGAGATTTCAAAATGCGCTGGTCTAAAAGGATGGAATGTCCATAATAAAATATTATCTGAAAGCGCTCAAGTTAATCACTGTATGATAATAGATGCTATTAAGGAAATAAATAAAATAAGTTTAGATAATTTCACATTGAGTATAAAAGAGCGGGAATTTTATACTGTTTTAAAAAAGATAGTGTTATGGATGTTTGATAATACAATCAAAGAAATCGCCTTTTTTGATAAAACGATAACGTATGGCAAAATAAATCAAGAAGTAATCAATATAAGTGTCAGCGATAAAGGTTATTCAGATGCCTGCCTGTTATTTAATAAAATATTTAATGATGAATTGTCGTTTAATTTAACTTTGTATTTGAATGATGATTGTATATCCCATAAAGAATACAGGAATGTGCGGTTGAAAATATGTGATTTAGAAACGGGGCATAATAGAAGATATGCGTATTGTTCAATACTTTTACATGAAAATAGTTTTAAGATAATACTTGATGGTATAGATAAAGAAGATCTTTAAATATTATAGTTAAGATAACGAGAAAAAGCTGCCTGGAGGTGGCTTTTTTCGTATACAACAGCCTGAGAATCCTCTATACTAAGACAATACTGAATACTTTTAAGGAGATGGAATGTCTAAGTTGATTGTTGGACCTAATGATGTTTTTGTGGTTGAAACTGCAGAAATCAGAGAAATGGCTGAGAAAAATGGAGTTACTCGCGCTGTAGAAATGCTGGATGAGACTGGCTCAACGTTCGTTAAGCTTATCTTTGAAGAAACTGAGAAAGGCTTTATCGAGCCGCGTCACGAGTTTCTCGATCAGAATAAAAGCAAGATTGAAAATGCTGAGATGCCTCTCAGCCCTGATGATATGCTCAGTTTTATTGGCAAATTCAATAATGTTGAGCATATTAAAGGCTTGCCTAATAATGGTGAAAAGCTTAGAACAAGAAATTCTGCTGTGAAAACAGATTATGACGTTTTCCATGATGGAGATGTTTTTCATATTCCTTATAATGATTTTATTGAGGCGATGAGAAGAATTTCGCATGAGCATTATCTTCCCAAATATGAACGTATGAAAGAATATGGTGTTGAGCATATCTTATTTAGCTTTCATTACCATGATGGGCGTAAGAATGCAGGTAATAAGTTATATGGTTTATTTGAAGAAGAAAAGGTGTCCCAAATTAATCCGTATTACACAATGGAGTTTGATATTTGGGCAGTAGGTGCTCAGGGTCGCTATTTTTATGAAGGCTACAGTAAAATTAAAGATGAAAGCCAAAGAGAGTTTGAGACCATTAATAGCCTTAAAACAATGAATCGTGATTATATTGAAGCAATGGATAATAAAGACATTAGTTTTAACCATTCTCGTATGGGTCATTTAAATATAGACCGTTTCTTTAATGATTATGATTTAGCACGTAATCTAAGTCATGTCGGTAATGTAAGTAATGATGAAAGAGCCTATGCTTCCCCATCTGAAATTATCCCATTAGTGAATAAAGTTGTAGGTAGAAAATATACTGTTCAGGATGGGGATAGTTATCATATTCTAGCATCTAGCCTGAGTAATGAGATAAAGAAAAAATACGATATTGATGATACTGTAAATATTCTTTTGGTTGACGTAAAAGCTAATAGTGTAGAGTCAAAATACCTTAATATTGAGACGAGCTTTGTGAGTGGAGTTAAATCAGTGAAAGGGCCGTCATTACTGGTTCGAGAATTTGATGAAATCCTTTCTTCTTCTGATCAAAGTCAAGGTCAGGTTTTAATCAACAGGAAAAATCCTGAGATATTAATCTCAAGAAGAGAAAATCAGGATAAAAAACTCTCCGCTCAGATTCCAGGTGTGAGCCTTGACAAGCCCTACTTAATCAATGTGGCAGATCTTGAGGCTTTAAATAATGCTGGACTCAATAAGCAGCTTGAAAAAGTGAAAGCGTTAGGTAATACCGAAGTATTAGTGGCTATCAAAAAAGATTTGCCTTACAAGCTTAATGGAAGGACAGATATTTTAACGCATAAGTATAACAAAGAAGTGGATTTCAACCTTGAGCAGTTCCCTGAGCTGGATGTTTATGTGTTTAATAATCAGACAGGTAAAGGCTATGATCCTGCTGTTCTTAAATCTATGACAGTTGAATCTATTTTAAAAGATCAGGATGCGGCTAATCAGGCGCTGACTGAAAAATCTGATGATAGTGTTTTCCCGACTAATGACAGAAGCCTGAAAAGTGCCAGTATTTATTCATTAGGCGCTAATGATATCTTCACGCTGTTAAAAGATAAGTCTCCGCTTATGAAATCAAGCTTCAGGACTGGTTTTTTCAGTGAAAAGACAGAGTTTAACCTTTACATGGTAAGCGCCATCGGTAAAGAACGTGTAAAGGAACTGTCTCAAGATTTAAATGAAAATCAAGAGGTTTCTTCTAGGCCAAGAATGCGTTAAGAAAGAAAAAGCCACTTTAACCAGTGGCTTTTTTGTATACAGGATTAAGCTAATCAGTTATAATGTTAAAATCAAAGAATACATTAAGGAAGCAAAATGACTAAAGAAATGATAGGTCCAAACGATAGTTTTTCATTCGAGATTGCTAAGCTGAGGGATCTGATGGAAGCTGCGGAGAATCAAGGCTGGATTGATGAAATTGATGCTGTGCCTGAAGCTAAAACAGTGCGTATTGATTTTAAACAAGGCGAAAAATACAACAGGAAAAACGACTTTATTGAGCCAGTTTCTACCGTTTTAAACGAAAGTGGTAAACCTATTGATGGTACTGGCTTAAAGTTTAATGAAAGAGATATGCTGTATCTGATCAGTAATGTTGAAGGCGTTGTGAGAGCAAAAGGAGAGCAGGCCCCAAAAAGAGACGTTAGCTCGCCTGCAGTGATGGGGTTTTTTGCTATGAAGGATGGGGATGTGTATCGTATTCCCTTAAAAGATTACCTGTTAAATCTGTCTCAGAATGCGCATCCTGATTACCTTAAGAACGCAGAACTAATGAAAGAGTATGGCATTAAACATATTCTCATGGTTATGCGTTATCCTGATGATAGAAAAATGAGTTCTCTCAAAAACTTTTCACCGAATAATGTGAAAAATCAAAAATATTTCCTTGATCCTTATTACAGCCCAAGTCTTGAGTTATTTGCGACAGATGAGTATGGCACATTCTTTTTTGAAGGTGTTGATAGCAATATTGTTGCGTGTAAAACGGCTGAAGAGAGAAGGCCGTTGATTGCTGAATCTGTTATGGCGAGTCGCTTAAATCACGCGATTGAAACTGATTGGAGTAGAATCGAAGAAAGTAAAGTGTTTAGCAATTCCTACATGGTGCTTGAGCCTAAAAGTATGGAGCTTCTGTTAAATGACGATAATATCTATAACCGCGCCCGTCTTATTGGTAATGTTCATAATAATGAATATGCTTTTACTTCTATTGCTGACATCCATAATGTTGTGTCAAAAGTTTATGGTTTCAAGATAACAGCGCAGGCAGGTGATGAATACAGTTTGATTGTTAAAGAGCTTAGTGAGCCTGTGAGAGAGAAATATGGCTTAATCAATGATGTGGATAGCGCAGTGGTAAACATTGTTCAGCTTGAGCGAGATGATCGCTACTGTGATATTCAGTTGAGCATGAGAAATAAAGAAGGCAATTTGATTCAACAACGTTCTTTAATGAAGCATGAGCTTAACGAGATTCTTTGTGGAGTTCGGGCAGGTATGGGATTTACTCGCTCAGAAGAGATTAAGCATCCCTATTACGCGATAAAGAATGAAGCACACGTATTAACTGAGAATGCTCAGGGCGATGTAGTATTAGGCGAAGCATATATGGTAAATATCAGTGATATGAAGGAGAGAGGAAATACTGAGCTTAATGCTACCCTGGATAAACTTAAAGCCTTGGGAAATGATCACGTTTTGGTGAGCATGAAGTTTGATTTTGACTATATTCCTAATGGTCATACCGATGCGTTAAGTCGAAAGTTTAACTCAATGGTCGGCTTTGATGCTTCTAACTTCCCGGAGATGAATATCTATGGCTTTGACAATGAAAAAGGTCAAGCTTATGATCCTAATATGCTAAAGGCTATCGGTATGGATGAGATAGTAGCAGATGCTGATAAAGTAAAAGGAATGTTGGTTGATAGCGCATTGAAAAATGAGCATAACTATCCTCGTTCAGCAATGAACTATGAATCAGCTTCTTTACATACTTTAGGCGTAAAGGATGTGTTTGCTTTGATTGACGACAATGCCTTAAGGCATGTTGATTTCGAAAAAAGAACATACCAATACAAGAGTGAGTTCAATGTTGCGTGTGTTAATAAAGCGGCTAAAAACGCACTGAGGCTAAAATCATCTGGCCCAAGGCCTCACTAAAATAAAAAGAGCTTCGGCTCTTTTTTGTTGTCTTTGATCTGACATTTTGATAAAATAATCCCTTACTTAAAAAGAGTACTTATGACTGAGCAAGAGTTGAGTGCCTGCCGTGAGGCGCTAAATGAGGCAATAGAGCGAGAAGATCTTGAGTGTGCGGACAACTTCCGTTTTGCTCGTGTTGGTAATGAAGATGAAGAGTTTGCCTTTAACCTCGCTATTGAAAATGGTTGCTGTGGATCATTCAATCAAAAGCTGATAATTGATGGTGTTGAGTATATGATTGGATGTAACTACGGGCATTAAAAAAGCTTGTATTTGTTGTCATAACTTGCTATACTCTTTTGACTGAACTGAGACAATTACTGGAGAATACAATGGCTATCAAATCCCGCACTAACGAAAAACCAACGATTGACCTTCATGGGCCGGATGGTAATGTGTTTGCTTTGATGGGACATGCTCGTAAGCTTGGTAAGCAGCTTGGTTTTTCTGCAGGGAAAGCTGATGCTTTGCGTAAAGAAATGATGTCTGGCAATTATCAAAATGCTATCGAAACATTTGACCGTGAGTTTGGCGACTACGTTGATTTAATCAAATAAGGCGTTCTATATGAATATGAATATGAATATTCTTACAGTGATGTTGGGCGTAGTGCTTTTGGTGTGTATTTTTATGGCGCTGTTAGCATTTAAACAGTCAAAAATGTTTAAAGACAGTCATCCTGTAACATCGAAAGAGCTGAGAAAAGAAGCTTCCCAATTTTCAGTATTTGCTGTAATCTGTTTTATTTTTATAATCGGTGTTGTATCATTAACTAAATGAGGAGATGTCAATGAGTAAATCAGCTTTTATTGAGCAGCATTGCGATGCTGAAGTTTTCTTCAGAAACTACTACAAATATAGCTTCACTTATCAAGGCGAAATCGATGGTAAGCAGGTGTTAGTCACATTTGGTGGTGATCCTGATGATATTTATCGCTCTGACCTCTCAGCTTCTGAAACACTCAAGGCTCTGAGTGATGAGTTTGATCTGGAAATCAGTGTTGATGGTGTAAGCCTGTAATGCTGGATAAAGGTGAGGCATGATTCAATATTTTGTATTTATTGTATTCGGTTTGCTGATGACGGTATTAAACGTCAGACAATTTCGGATGGTTTGTGAGTCAAATCCCGTTAAGTCCAGCGAGTTTAAGAATGCTGCCAAGATCTACATGATAATAACAATAATGGGCGGTATTATGCTTTACTCCCATATCCATTACGCATGACACAACGATTAAAGAGCCATCACTGGCTCTTTTTTTTATAAGAGCATCGCAATCCATCTAGGCCTCTTTATAAGATAAATAATGACAATAAAGCCTTGTGCATGTTGGTGCTTGTTGTTATAATGAACCTAATACGAAGACTAACTAACTTTCTAAGGGCATCACATGACCATATCTTCTATCTCTATGGCACGTTTTACTGTTCATGGTTCTGCTATTGTTGAAACTGCGCGTGATATGGTTTTAAGTGGAGAATGGGCTAAAGCATGGGCGTATTTTAACGACTATTTTGAAGATTTCCCTATGGAGCTATCTATGGCGATTCTGCGTGGCGATAAAACGCTGACAGGCGCAAATGATGATATTCAAGTTGTCGAAGATAATGACTCTGAGGACTACAAGCAGACAGTTCGTGAGGTTTACGCAGAAGACTGTTTCTATAGCAATGGTGAGTTTTTCCAATATTCCCATATGATTGAGCCAAAAGACTTTGAGCGCATGATGGAGAATTATGGTTTACAGCATGGCTCCCATTTTGATCACGATAAAATGTTTGATGCGGCTGTAAAATATATGAGCAATAAAAATACAGAACGTCTTTTCCGTTTTGGCTCAACGTGGTTTATGGTTGCAGAGAAAAAAGATCCTAACACATCACCAATGTGGCTAAAAAAGTCTGACTTCGCTCGTTCAGCGATGGAGTGTTATAACATCATGAATGGCATTGAAGTGAAAAAAGAAGCGCCTAAGCCAGAGCCACAGCCCGATCCGGTCAAAGAAGAACAAAAGCGTGAACGGTCAAATGCGTATTTTAAAAATGCGCGTATGGCGTATCTTGAAGGCATGGCTCAGCAGTATAGCTATCCAAGTGTAGATATCATGGCGGATACAATGCGTGGTAAGGTGCTGGCTGCGTGTGCTGAGCGAAATGTTTCATGGAAAGAAGTTCAGTTCAAGCATAATGGTGAGGAAATCACTCAAAATGTTCCTGTAGAGCTGGTAATGGCTTATATCACCCGTGATTCAATAATCTGGAAACCAGTTTGTGAAAGCGGCCTGAAAATGGAAGGAGACTCCAGCTTCCACTCAGATTTATGGTTAGCAATGGGGAATGGCCTGAATGGTGAAGAATACAACTATGATAATCCAGAGACAAACCGTTTCTATGACATGATCGACAGTATGCGTTTTTTCTATCAGGACGCAGGTGATTTCTCAGTGCTGAATGATGCGAAAATGGTGAAGTTCTCAGGGCGTGTGGTGTTTGAAAACAGTGAGAACATCACAGACAAAGATATTTTAGTGCTGCCGAATGCTAACCTGAAATATGAAGCGCTTGCGAAAAAAGCAGGTGTTGTGATCACTGAACGTGGAGGCCCGGTTTCTCACTTGGTGATTGTTGGTCGTGAAGATATGTTCCCGGTGCTTATCATGAAAGACGCTATCCAGAAACTGCGTGATTATGAAAATGCTGAGATTGACTTCGAAACGAAAACCATCAAAGGGAACTATGGGCATAAAAGGTTTAATAGAGCGGAATAACCTTAAAGAATAAGCAAGAAAGGCGGCGAGTCCGCCTTTTTTATTGTCTGCCATAAAGATATGCAAAAAGAAAAGGTGGCTGGGCCACCTTTGAGAAGTTAAAAGTTAAACAGCTAAACGCTTAAAAAGAAAGTGTTTTAATCAGGCTCTCGCCTTCTTCAGTGAGTTCAATGGAAGGTGTGAAATAAAACTCTTCATCATCACCATCAAACAAAATAGGATCTTCTTCGGTGATGAAACATAAACCTTTTTTAATCAGCTTTTTGTAGGTAGTCATACCTGCAGTTAGGCCATCAAGATGGTCATTGATGTTTTTATCAGGAATCTGAGAGATAAGAATAGATCGCTTCTGAGAAAGCTGGCTTAATGCGCTCATTTCTGATTCTGTAAACTTGTGAGACATACTGTAAACCTCTCTGATATAGAGTTGTCATTATAGAGTAAGTGTGAAAGGCAATCAAGCTTTTTTTGATAATTCTGACAAGGAAATGGCATAATAAAAAGAAAAGAGAGGATTTATGGATAATACAGGCAATACTGTGAATAAAAATAAAATATTTGCGGAAATAATAGCAGGATATCAAAAAGAAATTACTGATGGTTATGATAAAACTATTGATAGTTATTTAGGCTCTCTTGTTGATCAATATAATAAGAAATACGAAGAAAGCTATCCGCGAAGTGTTAAGCCAGAAGAAAGAGAGGTGTTGCTGGTTTATACGCACTCAGACAAGTCTAAGGCAGCGTTCTTTGATGCGGTCCTACAAGTAGACGTTGAGAATATAAAAAGGGCTGAGATTGCGTCTCTGACGCTTTCAGAGCTTGAGCGGAAGTTTGTTGAACTCTCACTAGATTATACTTATATGGAAAACCATAGAGCCTCCGGCAAGGTGGTTGTAAATCCTATGAATATCTTTGGTGCTTTGGTGTTCAGAAACTTTGCTCAGGAAAAGATTGATCCAAAACTTTTAAAAGACAGCAGATATTCTCAAAAGGAAATACTGGATTATTATTATAATGAAAGTGAAGGATACCGCAAAATCATTTCAGCTTTAGTTCATGAATTTTTATTATTGCTTTTAGAAGAGAAGGGTGTTCAGGAAAAAGAAGTAAGCATAGAGATTGCTAATAAACCAAATAATGAATACCTCTTCATGGTGAAGAAAAGAGGAACAGAAGAGGGTTTCTGGATCAGGTGTGTATTTGAGGGTGGTTATTATCAGTTCTGGAATGATAATGAAGATAGATTTGTTAATGAGTTTAATCTGGATTTAATCGTTCCAGACTATCGCGAGTCATTAGTATAAACATATTGTCTTTAATCAGGAATGCTGGTACAGTAAGGTCAAATGATTAACTGAGAGATTCGCTATGTTTTCTAAAATCGCTTTTAAAGGCTTGAGTAAAAACAAAGAGTTTGGTTATGCTGCTAAGCTTGATTTTTTTAGGAAAAACAAGAAAATCGAGTTTAAGCCGGGGCTGAATATTATCTATGCTCCAAATGGCACAGGCAAATCAACAATTTTGTCGATGATGGCTCTGTCTATGGCGTGTAAACAGTCAGGCGAGTCTATTGTAACAGACAAGTGGAACAGCATGTTTGGTTTTGAAAATCTCGACGGTGTTGAGGTGTTTCACGATGGTCAGCCTGCGATGTATTGTAATCCTCGTGAAGCGGTTGGATTGATCGGTGGCTCAGCGGCTTTTGATGATGATTTCATGTCAGAAGGCATTGCCGAGTTGCGCCTTAGCGAATCAACAGGTAAAACGACACTTTATCGTATGGGCAAGATTGTCAATGTTTTAATGGGCAATGATAAGATTGCTGATCAGGTTAAGTTCAAAAATGTAAGTCGTGAGTATATCAAGGCAGATCGAGCAAGGCTGTTAGAAGCGCGTATTCCTGTAGGGCAGAAATCGATTTTACTTGATGAGCCAGAATCAGGTTTGGCAGTGCCTGTTCAGCAGCGTCTCTTTGCTCTGCTGGATAAAGCAGCTAAAGAACAAGACCTACAGATAATCGTGGCAACGCACTCTGTATTTGCTTTAGGATGCGATGCAAACTTTATTGAACTTGAACCGGAGTATGTGGTTTCTGCAAAAGCAAGCGTAATGTGTTTGCTGTCAGCAATATTAGTAAAATAAAAGAAAGCAGCTTCGGCTGCTTTTTTGTTGTTTGTAATACATGATTATGGTATATTATCGCAATAAATAATAATCAAAGAGAGGCGATAATGAGCTACAACGGCGAAACAATCCTTTATATCAGAAATGACAGTGTAGTGCCGTTTGCAAAGAAGAATGTGTTAACTTTTTTCGATAATCCTTTTATTGAGTTAATGGAAAATTATGGAGACAGCCAAAACAACGTAAATCTTTACAACTCCATCTGGAGTTTTGATGCTCTGAAAGAGCGTTATGGTTCACGTAAGGTGGTTATGCCTCTGTGGACATGTCAGGAAGACCTGATGACGCAAATCGACGTTAAAGACTTTGATGACTATGTTTATGTGGGTGATGCGTTGTGGGCGAAGCCTGCGGCTTTCGGTTATGACAGAAAATCATTTGATCTAAGTTCACTTCAAATGGATGTGTTCGAAAAATGGAACGCATTGTCATTTGAAGGTCAAGACATCGTATATACGCCTGATTATGTAAAAACAGATGTTGAAGTAGAAGTTATTACCTTTGCGTTTGAAGTTGCTGAAAACACAGCGTCTCGTATTGATCGATATAACTTTAGAGATAACTATCCAAGAAGTTATCAAATCCATGCTGATTTGGCTTTTATCACCCGTCAGGATGATTATGAGGCGTGGTGTGGTATTAAAGATTTTTCTGATGAGTGTGAGCTGCCAGGTTTCATTGAAGGCAAACACATCGCAATGCTAAACTATTAATAGGAGACAATATGAGTAAAGTAAGCAACATGGCATTGAATGAGATTAAAGATGGTCTGAATGGAATGTCTGAACCTATGTATTCTATGAAAAACGACGCATATAATATTTCTGATGAAGCCGCCAAAAACTTTCAAAAGTTGAATGATGTGCTTAAAGCGCTTTCCCATGATTCAGTTGAGATCGCCAACAAAGATAATCTGTTGAAGGCATTGACCGAAGTGGCCCTATCACAGAAAAATAACGTAGGATATCACAGTCGTTTTGAACAATCCCGGAATACCATCCAGGATAAAAACATGAAATGCCAGCATTGGATTTCAGCATTAATCGAAGATTTGAAAGGATAATTGAGTAATGATTTTAACTCAGCCTAAACCTGTCATGCTAACCGTAGAGCAGGAGCGCGCCTTTACTGAGGCTAAAGAGTTTTATCACGAGAATATGTTAAAATACTCGTTTATCTACCGCTATTTTCCATTTTTATTTAAAAAGAAAATCGCACAGTTTCTGGAGAAGTCTGATTATTATTTTGAAATCAGTCGGCGGAAAACAGAGGTCTTTAAATATAAAGTTGCTCAGGTTTTGGCATCAGGTGATTATTATGTAAATGGTTTTAGTCATTATATTTTCAAAATCGATGGTGTTGAGCATAAGTATGGCGTTCTGGAAATCAGTGATGACATCTTTGAGACTGCTCGTTTTTTAATGGCTCAGCAAGAAAAAGAAAATAACCAATCTGCCAATATTATTCAGTTAAAAAAGTGAGGAAGCATGAAAGCAAGGTTTAACGTTCAGGAACTTATCGATTTATGTCGGCTGGCACCCGAAAACGAAAGTGCTAAAGCTCTGCTGAAATCGCTTCAGGATTCTCAGGTGGGTCATAAGCAAGCTACATCACGTTTTGATTTGGTGCTTTATTTGAATATTGACCACAAGAAAGCGCATATGATTGATAATAAGGCAGTAAATATCAATGAGAAGGTAAGCTCTGATGTTGATGTTTATGATCATATTAAAAAAGTTGTGTTAAATACGGTTATTGTCTGTGATGATGATACGGTAAAAGAGAAAGTAAATAGCTCACTTGCTGCTTTGACTGAAAAAATCGAGCAAAGCAAAGCCGAACTGCAGGATAAGGAATGTCATGAGGTCAACATGTTTTTTGATGATGGCCTGATTGAGTTTGACTGCACGGTCATGAGAACCACCAGTGTTTTAAGAAACCTGTCGTTAGGTGAGTTTGATTTTTCGACTAAAGAGTAAAAGAAGATAGCCTTTATGCGAATAAAGGCTTGTACATGACAACAAGGCAATGTATAATCCCTTTTATCAAATGCGTTCTTAGCTCAGCAGGATAGAGCAACGGCCTTCTAAGCCGTGGGTCGCAGGTTCGAATCCTGCAGGATGCGCCACTAACTCACTATACAGAGATGAATCTAATGGAAAACCGTGTAAAAGCTGCTCGTTGTTTTGATACCAGTTCTGCCGATCTGACAGTGGATAGCTGGATTTCTTTTATTGAAAATGATCGCCTGAATCTGGATGCCGCTTATCAGCGTGATTATGTTTGGGGCTATACTGAGCAAAATATGTTTTTGCTGAGCGTTGTTCGTGGTGCGCCGCTGAGTGCCATCTCTGTAGTAAAAACTCACAATGAGCGCGGCAACTTCATTCTTGAAGTGGTAGACGGTAAACAGCGTCTGACCACTCTGAAAAAGTTCCTGAACAATGAGATCGCAGTTCGGCTGAATCAGCAGGATGTTTACTACAAAGATTTCAACAGTGCCGAGCAAAACTCCTTTAGTTCTGTAGCACTGCCTAAAATCGAACTGCGCAATGCAACGACTGCGGATAAGCTGAAGTTTTTCCTGAGCATTAACTTCACTGGTGTTCCTCAGAGTGAAGAACATCACAAAAAAGTGCTGACCATGCTGGGCGAAACGGCCTGTTAATAATTTAAGCCCTTTGGGGCTTTTGAGAAGGAAAAGTTATGAGCGAAGATCGTAAACTCGTTTTTATTCTTGCTAAAGAAGAGACGCAAGAGGTTGCCAACTCATTATGTACGCCTGAAAATATCATTGCGCGTCAGCAAGAGATTTATAAAAAAGAAGGTATGACTACGAAAACGCTTGATGTGGCTGGCCCAACGGATATGCTACCACATTTTATTATGTTGGCATTCATAGGTGTCCTTATTGTGGTGGGTAATAATATTTCCGTGCTTTTCGAGAGTTTTTGGAAATATTCTTTTATGGTTGCCCTATCCCTTTCGTTTTTCTGTTTTGCACTTCACCTGATCGATAATGGCATGTACGGGCTACGAGATAAATGGATTAAGCGCAACGTGATGGAGAACTTTAAAAAGAAATCGTCATTAAGGTATGTTGCGGGTCAACTTTTTTACGAAAAAGCTGGACGGTATGAAATATCTCCACTTCTGAAGAAAATTATTGAAAAGACGGAAATCTTTACTGATACTGAGCTTTACCACCTCAAAGTAAAAGGAGAAGGTAAAATCAGGCTGGCAGATATTGAGGCGATAACAGAAAATGATTTCAAATATCTGCATTTTAAACAGCAAGCGAAGAAAATAGCATAATCACAGAAAGCCGCATAAGCGGCTTTTTTGCGTTGCTGATAAGAATAGATTATAATCACTAAAAAAGGTGAGCCATGAGCAATAGAATACACAAAGATATTGGTTATTTTTTAATGAGAGACCTCCATGAGATTTTGGTGGATGGGTATGATAAAATACTTTCTAAAAACATATTGACGAAAGAAGTACTGGAGAATGTCTATCAAGCTATTCACAATGATAAGAATAAAAACAGGAATGGCTATTTATTTGTAGAATATGAAGCAAGAGCCTTATTGAGTTCTGAATCTGTTTTACTATCTGATTTTATTTATCCCATTTATCATTTTGATGAGTTAAAAGGAATCATGTTTACCACGCCCTATTTTAAGAATAAAGGTCGGAATGATGATTATATTGATTATTATGAAAACCAGCATGATTTTAAAATAAGGATGCTGGGGGTGCCACTGTATCCTGATAGCTCTTACGTATTTGTAAAACCTCTGGAGCAGAATGAAAAACTAAGCCAAGTTTACCCTCATTTCTATCCTGACAGGAAGACGATTGAAGTGGGAGACGCTATTGGTCGTGATACAATCAGTGCGTGTTGTGGGTTAAAATATAAAGAATGGTCTGCGCCTAAAAATGATGAGCCTAAATATATTCATCCCTATATTAATCCGCTGATTTATCATATTATGCGTGAAATAAAAATCATTAAAGAGATGAGCTATGTTGAGTTTATTACAGCACTTGAGCCAGCTATCATCACATATTGGAAATAAGGATAACAAATGGGCATTAGAATAAATAAGGCTATCGGGTATTTCCTGCCAAAAGAAAAGATAGAATGTATTCTTTCTGAGGGCTATGAGGATAAAATTGAGGAAAGTGAGGTGCTGAGTCGAGAATGGTTAAAAAGCGCCTTAGAGAAGCACTCAGGCAGCTTTCTGAACGAAAAAGGTTATCATGTAAATAGTCGATTTTCATTTTACTCATGGTTTTTAGATGGTCTTGATACTTTTAATAGCTATCGGGTTATTCAAGATATTGTAAATGGCTATAATCATGAGGGTGTATTATTCGCAACGCCGGACCTGGCAAATAAATCTCGTCATAATAACACGATAGATTATTATGAGGAAATCAAAAATCCGACATTTAAAATAAAACATCTTCGCTCAAGTATTTATCCAAACTTCAGCTATGTGTGTATAAAGAAGCCAAAGCTAACGGGTGATGACGCAGAGGATTTTAAAAACTTAGACGTAGGTAGCGCCTTAACTTCAGATAAAATAGGCTGGCTTGAGATAAAGGGTATAGTAAAATCAGAACCGAAAGGCTGGATATATCCTGATAATCAGGAAGACAAATATTTTCATCCCTTTGTTGATCCGTTGATTTATATTGTAGCGTATGAGTTAGGCGTATTAAAAGAAGGCATTTCTTATGCTGATTTTATTCAGGCGCTTGAGCCTGCTATGATAACTTACTGGAGCTGAAATGGGACTTCATGTTCATAAAAATATCGGTTATTATTTACCGGAAGAAAAAATAAGTAGTTTGCTTAATGATAATCATGAAAAGCTTTGTGATGATCTGTATTCTTTTAGCGTGAGTGTGGAGAGAATACAAGCGCTGTGGGATTCATGGAAGTCTGAGCATCCTCATTTGAAAAACGACTATCTGTTATTTACCCTACAGCTAAAAAAGTTGGCGAAGCAAAGCGAGGAAATCAAGTTAAACGAGATAATCAAGACGATTTTTGATGGTGATGATGTAAAAGGCATACTGTTCTCAACGCCTGATTTGCATAAAAAATCACGCTATGACGATCTGATGGACTACTATGAAGGCTGTTATGATGTTGAGTGTCGTGAGCAGTTCCTGAGAGCGCCGATATCGCCTGAAAGTCATTATGTATGTGTGCGTAAGCCTGAGTGGTCAAAAGCCATTAAAGGCTACATTGAAGACGCAGAGCTTATACATATTGAGAACATCGAGCCGGGCAAAATTATTTCAGAGAATGATTTTTTGAGTCTTGCAATGGTCAGTAAAGAAGAGATGGATCAGTCAGTCTATCCTGAAGGTGGCGTGAAAAGCTTTCATCCTTATGTGAGTCCTCTGCCTTATCTGATGGCGTATGAAGCAGGACTGCTTCAGGATGGGATTGATTACTTGTCATTTATTCAGGCTGTAGAGCCTGCTATTATAACTAACTGGTGTTAAGGAGAAACTATGAGTAATAAAGAAGAATCAGGCTATAAAGATAAGTTATTGGAAGAAATGGAAGATGCGCTACGCTTGGCCTTGCGATGTCTGGCTCCAGCGTCAGGTGAGGACGAGCCAACTTTTGTTGATAAAATGGAAGCAATTAATAAGGCTCATGCGGTGCTTGGTAGGTTGAATCTGGTCAAGCAGTAAAGATATTCTTAAAGCCACTGATGTGGCTTTTTTTATGTTGATTAAGACAACATGTGTTGCTATACTTACTTTATTGAAACGCGATACTCACTTTACTCCTTAAAGGAAATCACTATGAACGCTGTTTACTGTATCCTTGCTGTTATTGCTGTTGTTAACACTGGTCTGGCTGTTATCTATATGAAAAAATGGAAGGCATATACTCGCAGCATGACTAACAAAATGACACTTAAAGCAATGGGGGTATAAGAAATGGCTAAACGTAATGCTGGATTAAGCCGTGTAGGGATGGTGGTGGCTGCTGTAGTGATTATTGCAGGTTCTGTTTATTATCATTGTTTTTCTGGTTCTTCAAAGGCTAAGTCCTTCCTTGAAGAGCAAGGCTATACAGAGGTTTCTGTTTCTATGGGTGGTCTTTTTGCCTGCTCTAAAAATGAAAGGTCAACGAGTTTTACAGCAAAAGATCCGGTAGGAAAAACAGTATCGGGTTCGGTCTGTAATCCCGTGTTTCTAAATCCAGCTATTCGTCTCGACTAAGGAGAGGTCATGTCAGTTATTAATGCTTTAGAGTTATTCAAAGAGGCACATGGCGAGGGAATGATAGGCGATGAGAGTTTCCCGCTTCCGTCTTTTCTGACTAAAGAAGCCGCCAGTAAGTTTCTTGTGGTGATTGGCAGTAATGCTACAGGTAAAAGTCTTATCACCAATACACTTTTAGTGGCGGGAAAAGGCTGGCATGGAATCAAAGGTTATAATATAAGCATGGCTCGGCGCACTGCTGGTGATTCTATGGAAAAAATGTTTGTATATCAGGATGAGCGAGATCACTCCACAGGTGTTACCACACTTCATGCGATTGCTGGAGCTTTTCATAACATCAAGGCTTATGCTACTGATAAAGAGTCGCCTACACCAATGCTGCTTGTTCTTGATGAGCCAACGATTGGCTTGTCTTTAGGATATGAAAAGGCGATGGGAAAATATCTGGTTGAGCAATATAATGCTCTTAAGGATGAAGAAAATTTCGTGGGCTTGGTTGTTGTTACGCATTCAAAAGATATGATGAGGCAGATCCAGAAAGAAGGTGTTGAGCCTACGGTAATCTCTGCTGGTGAAGCCTTTACGTTAGACGACTGGTATAAGGACGACGAGGAAAAAAGTATTGAGGAACTTATGAGTTTGCGTGACAAAGGCCGGGATGGTCATAACGCGGTAAATAAATATATTCATGCGAATAAATAAGTAAAGTTAATCTTAAAAGCTACCTCCGGGTAGCTTTTTTGTTGGTCAAGACAAAGAAAACTGTTATGATGATGTTCCTGACACACAAGCATGGCTAATAAAATGAAAAAATACTGGTTAGCATTTATTGAAAATTTGTTCGTTTTTCTGTTGATTCTTGAGTTTAAAATCCATTACTGGCTGAAAAAGCCCATCAAAGCAGATGTGGTTGAAAAGCATAAGAAATGGCTTTTCCCTCTGTATAAAACTGGAAGCATGGCGGAAGATTTCATGTTTAAACAAGTCGGTGTGATGGTTTTAAGTGAGAAAGCCCAAAAAGAGTTTGAGGCTTATCTGAAGAAAAAATGATTAGACAAACTAAAAATTAAAAATAAAAGACTGCTCAGGCGGTCTTTTTTATTTTTGACTCGGATTGGTTAAAAATGTATAAATAAAACAATATAAAAGCATAAATCAATAGGAGATAGCTATGAATACATTGTTTGACTCAGTGAAAGTTACTGATGCGGCGTTTAAACGTCTTGCGGTGCTGCTGAAGGATGAGGCGGATAAAGACGTTAAGCTAAGAGTGTATATTACTGGCGGTGGCTGCAGCGGCTTTCAGTATGGGTTCACGTTTGATAGCTCGATGAATGAAGGCGATATCGTGATTGACAAAGGTGATGTGGCTGTTGTTGTTGATCCCATGAGTCTGCAATATTTGGTAGGAAGCACGATAGATTTTACGGAAGGATTAGATGGCTCAAGGTTTATCGTTGCGAATCCTAATGCGAAGACAACTTGTGGATGTGGCTCATCATTTAGCATTTGAATATTGTTCAAGTTTTATATTGATTTTAATGTGTTGTCTCTATATGATAACAACTCAAATCTAAAAATATGAGGCGGAAAAATGGCTTACATCTTAAAATCATTGGCGTACAATGGAGTTCCTGTTGTATTTGGTCTCGTCTTATCATACTTTATCGCTTTTGAAGGTATTTATTGAGGCAAGCTTAGGTGGAGAGTGTCAGCGATATTAGAATATAGTAAATAATCATAGTATTTGACTGCTGGTTTTGCTATAATGACAACCACGTTAAGCTTAGGTGATGAATGAACATGAAAGATAACTTAAAAGCTGCTGCAATAGGAATATCAATAGGTTTGGCCGTAATAAGTCCGTTTGCTGCATTTCTTATTTTTGATTCTAACGTGATGGAAGAACAGCACTGTCAGAAAACTGGCGAGACACGCGAAAGCTACTATATTCAGTATATGTATGGAGATAAAGGTCAAATCGTAGGGTCTTATCCTGTTGAAACGGAAGAGAATAAATACACCTGTGATGACGGTATTCGCTGGCGCTAAGGAGCCAATATGAAGAAGCTTATTTCAGTCTGGATTTTTGCTTTTGTGTGCTTGCTGTCTGGTTGTGATGCGGGAAGCCCTCCAGATAAGTTAGTAGGACGGGAGTATCGTCAGTATGAGTTGATGGAGCTTGATCCACCAAAGCATGTTTATATTACCATCAAGGATGTCAAAACAGGCTATGTGTGGAAAAGGCTTTATGTTTCGAAACACTGTAATAGCTGGCGAGATATCCCGGTAGGCAGCGTATGGGGCTTTGAGCTTGCCACTTATGAAAAAGCAGATGGCTCACGCTATAGCTTTGTTGAGAACTACAAGGACATTTGTTATCGCGTAAAAAATGGCGTCTCTTACGTGAAATACTAAACCACCTCCGGGTGGTTTTTTGTTTAAAAAGGTTTGCCTAAAATCTGATGTTGTCATATAATGGGCTTAGAAAATCACATGGGAAGAACACATAATGTTGCCTTACGAAGAAATCAAGAAATACTTTCGGTTTGTTCAGCGCAAGCGCGGTTATACTGTGTATAAAAAAGAGCTTGAGGAGCTGGAATCAACCTATTGGCGTTTTTCAGTTCTGGCTAAAGAGATGGGCTTAGAAGACTTTATAAGCTACTTCTCAAAGGCGGAGATCAGGCAAACACAAGCCTTTATGAAAGGCGGTTGTGGTCATTTCGCTGGATTTCTTGATTTACTCTTTGGCAATGAAAATAGCGGCTTCGCTATCATGACGATTGGTGATAAAAGCCATGAGTCCTCCCCGGATGAGATTATCTCAGAAAGTGCTTATGAGAAAATGGATCTGATTGGCGTAAAAGCAGGATATAGCCATGTGCTTTATAAGCATGAAGGCAAGTATTATGATGCCTGTGGTGTTTATGATTCGGCAGAGGCTGTTCTGGAGCATTGCAAGCGTTATTACGCTGACTATCTGGAGTCTGCTAAAGAAGAAATAACCGGACATTTTTATGTATCGGATTTTTCCAATCAGGCGCTTTGGCCTGTAAAAGGAAAAGATGAAGCTAAGAAAAAAGGTTTAGTTCATTATCTTTTGAGTCAGCATACCAATAATCTTTTTACTGGAATGGCTGATATGTTAGATGGTATGAAGTTGAACATCACTCGCAATGAAGAATGCCAAACGATTTTTCGCTATGAGACTTACAGACACGGAACCGGATGGTGATCACAAAATGTGTAATGAAAAGCTGCCAGTAGGCGGCTTTTTTTATCTTTGAAGATGCTATTGATAACGCAAAGGAATTATTGTTTAATACGCATCGCATCTTAACCTTTTATATATGGAACAATCCTCAATCATGGAATACGCTACAGAGCTTCTAAAGACGTTTATCGCACTTTTCGTTATCATCAATCCTCTTGCTATCATCCCGGTTTACCTTTCTTTAACAAGCGGCATGGATTTGCCAACAAAAAATCGCGTGGTGAAAATAAGCGCTATCAGCACGTTTTGCGTGTTATTTATCTCAGCGGTTGCCGGAGAGATCATACTGAAGATATTTGGTATTAGTATTCCTGCCTTCCAGGTCGGCGGTGGTATTTTATTGAGCACTATCTCATACAACATGATGATGGCAAAAGATGAGCAACGCATACAGACGCCAGAGGAAAAGGCAGACAGCGCGGGAAAAGGTATTGGTATTGCGGTAGTGCCTTTGACGATTCCTATGCTTACAGGTCCAGGAACAATGAGCCTTGCCATAGTGACAGCTAGTAAATATCATAGCTTCTTAGGTTATTTTTACATTATTGTTTCGGCAGCGCTTATCTCAGTGATTATCTATTACATTTTTAAGAGCGCGGATAAAATCAAGCGCATGATAGGTATTACCGGAATGAATATCCTGACAAAGGTATTGAGCTTGCTTCTGATGGCATTAGCGATAGAGCTGATTGCTGATGGTGTGAGGTTGCTACTTCCCGGATTAAATCTGATGCATGTGTAAAAATAAGAGCCACCTTCGGGTGGTTTTTTGTTGTGACTTATTCATGGATAAGCTATAATGGCAACATTGAGGCGGCTTCTTAAAGGTGAAAAATGAAAACGTTAGACTTTGATTTAGCTGTAGGCTTTGGGCCTTGTAGTGGCTGGACGCGTAAAGATTTTTCTGATGAGATGCGTGCTCAGCGCGAAGTGATAGAGTCGGCTTCTACTGCACTTGAGCAAAAAGAAGAGGCGCTGAAAGCGGCATGGGCATTAAAGATTCGTTGTGATGATCCTGATATGTTTGATGGCATCATTTATGCTCATGCGATAGAGCTGCAGAAACGCTTCTTTATGGTGCTCAATCTTGAGATAGAAAAGGCTTGATTTGAGTTGCTGTTGACGCTATAATGTCAACAATAAAACGAAAACTGACTAATCTGAGGTTAACATGACTGATCTGGCTGTGGTGTCTAAAAGTGGTGAAGTGCTGGGACGTTTTGTGATTCATCCGGGCAATCCCGTTCCTGCTAACCGTAATAACCTGAAAGTAGCGATTGTGGTTAACGATGAAGTGCTGGAAACGCATGAGGCTTTCCTCAGTTCAACAAAAGGCAATATGGATAAGCTGGACGCGCTTTGTCAAGCGACAGGCGATCTGAACTGTGTAATCAAAGGATCTGGTTTTGGCTGTGAGCATGATGCTGATTTGGTTGCTTTAAAGTCAGCGTAATACTATGCCACCTTCGGGTGGTTTTTATTTGGCTAACCTAACGAGGATTGATAATGACCAGTATTCCAGATTATCTGAATGGTTTAAGTGAAACGCAGTTGAAGTGCTGTTATGAAAAAGCAGGAGAAATGCTTGAAGCGAAACAAAATGAAAAAAAGAAAATCGTTTGGCGTGTGTGCGCGGGCCGCATGTGTTATGGGAGCTTCCGCACAGAAGATTATTTGAAAGCATTAGATTGCGTGGTGGAAACCGGAAAAGAAGAGTGGGATCCGACTGATTTGGATAATCCTTGTTTAAATATTGAGGTTATCGCAGAACGTGTTCCTGAGTCAGAATATGAAAGCTATTTTCAATAAAGGTGAGAAATGAAACAAGCAAACTGGTTCACACTGAAAGAAGTTAAACCGCATTTTTTTAATGTGGTAATTGCGCCCGATTTCTTTGATATGAGTAGAACGGATTTTCCAGAAGGAATTCCTTGCTTCTCTACACTTTTTTATGCTGGGGAAGCAAATGATAACCTGAAAGATTGCGAACAGTTTATTCAGGATAGTGTTGCGTCTTTGCTTGAGCAATCAGAGGAGGAAGGTGTCGATTCTACTGAAAGTTTAACGGCTTATTGTCAGGCTAACCTGAAAGATTGTTTCGTTCGGGAATACGGTGCTGCGGATTTTGAGCGTGAGAAGATGCTTTATCATCCAAGGCTTGTCCATCCTTATGCTGATATGTCTGAGCCAGTATTCAGTCATGGTGTTCCATTGAGTTTTCAGATGGAAGATATTGAAGCGGCACGAACGCTGTGTGTTCAGTTAAATAAACTATTGCTGGAAATCAGCAAAGCACATCTCAAGTTCATTCAGGCATAAAAAGCCCTTCGGGGCTTAATGAGGCGAATATGTCATTCTGGCAGGCTGTTTTCATTCTGTGTGCTGTGGCACTGTTTTTTTATGTAGAGAAGCGCAATAAAGACGCTTTAGAAGCAAAAAAGGCTGCAGAGCAATATGCTCATAAGGATGATATTGATTATCATTTTTCTCTTAACAATCCATCATTTAGGCATAAAGCCTTTACAGATGAGGAGGTGTCTGAGCTTTCTCGTATTATGGGAGTAAATATTCCTCGGCCTGATCCGTTCAGGCTGCGCTCTTTCTTAGGCACGACGCTTGACTGTAAACATGTTTCTGAAATGACCTTTCATCATCTTTGCGTAAAAATGCATAAATACACATGGCGTGATAAGGAATGGATTCTTTTTGATATTGAGCGACATGCTGGGCCGCCTGTGATGAAAGGTTCTGAAATAAGCTATCCTTTTTATCATGATGAGGTGTCTTTTTGGATGGAAATTGAGTGTCTGTCTGATAAATGGCATGATTCAATAAAATCCTTGTGCAAGACAACAAAATATTGTAAAATAGCATAATCTTAATCATAAAGGGCAACAGTGATGACAACTGAAAAAGAAGTATTTACTTCTGACGATCTGAGAGTTTTGAAATTTGCTGCTAAAAGCTATATAGAGAAACTGAAAGGTGAGCACTGGATGGTTATGCCATATCTGCCTGCTGGGGCGGTAAAGGGCTATACTGAAAACAGTCTTAAAATTGAAGAACGTGTAAATAACCTTATAAGAAAAATGGAAGGTTTATTCACGAGTCAGTTTGATGAATCATGTCAAAAACCTGTCATAGATAACGAAGATTTTTCTTTGATGGCTATGATTGTTTCTCTTGAAAATAACAAAATCAGCAATATTCGCTCTCAAGCGTTTACTCCTCTTTCGAGCGTAAGTGTTGAAGATAAATATCTGGAAGAAGTTATTCGCAATATCGATAAAGATTTGCGCAAACTTGCCGAAGCTTTTGCTAGATATAACAATGCTCTACATGCTCACTAATAATACAAAGCCACTTCGGTGGCTTTTTTGTTAAATAATGATTGTGGTTGATGCTCGTTATGGTTATAATGACAACCTAAACAAAAATGAGGTAAGACATGAATAGCGCATTCTTAGCAGCTCAGGCGGCATACAAAAGCGAAGTAGAGAGCACGGAAGAGACACTGAAAGAGCTTGCGCGTCAGCGTAAAGAGATTCAGGATCGCAGGCTGGCTGCCCGTCAGCACATGCTCGATGTATTTCTTGAGAATTTCTCTGGCTCTGATGAAGATGTTGCGTTTTTAATGGATTATTCTCAGACGGGCCATCATGATGGAATTTACAACTTCCATCATAAGTATTTTTGGGAGCATGGCCTGCAAAGCGATGGTCTGTATGGTGAAAATAATCAGGTGGCTCTGCAGATGCGTTTATCAGATAAAACTGACGAAGAAATTCGGGCGATGTCGGCATATCTGATTAAGCAACCTCTGAAAATCATTAAACCGATTCAAAAAGAAGTTAACTTTAATGATGAAAAGATTTCAGGTTATCGTTTCTTTGAAATCCTGTTGAATGATACTTTCGACTATGACAGCTTTGAAGGTGGTCTTCATTTGATCGAAAAAGACGGTAAATATGCTGTAGGGAGTGCTACACGTTTTCATAGCGTGGTTCTGGTTGACTGGAATGATGATTTGGCTGAAACGCTGATTAAGGCAAAAGCTATTCTGGTCGAACAATACACTTATTGTGAAGAAGATCGCTTTTAACTCAAGGAGCTAAAAATGCATGTAAGTTTCCTTTCAATGGTGGTGGGCGTGGTGTATCTCACTACCGCTATGACGGTTTACATGATCCACACAATCATGCTGGATGATGTAAAAGCGGAAAATGTTAAACGCATTAAATATCTTAAAGTGATGCATGTGGTGTTCTCAGCGGTTCCCGTTGTAAACTGCTTGTTTATGCTTTCTGCTGGCATTGCCTTCAACATTAAGCGATTAAAGTCGCTCTGCATGAGAAAGTAAAAAATAGCAAAAAACCGACTTATCTTGTTGTCATAAAGGGATAAGTCGGTTATACTATTTCTCATAGACACTAATGAGAGAAAAGCCATGATCAAATCCTCCTTGCTAAACAAAACCACGTTATCCGGTGCGCCGTCTGAAGAAGTATTACGTGATATCATTACGCGTCTTGAAAAGCGTGTAAAGGAAGTGATTGCTCAGGCTGATGTGTTAGATTTGCCTGGTAAGATCAGTCATTCAGGTGTCTCATTATCTTTTCGTCAGGGAAGCCGTGCGGTAGCGCTGGCAACATTTAAGAGAGATGCTAGCGCAGTAATGGGCTATAAGTTGGGTCTTGAGTTTGACATCCGCGCCATCTCTGAAGATGTAGAGTATGTGCTGGATAAAGTAGTCCCTCATGAGGTGGCGCATCTGGTATGTTTTATTAACTTCAACGTTAAGGGGCGAAAAATAAAACCTCATGGCAGAGAGTTTAAAGCTATTTGTGCAATGCTGGGTGGAGAACTATCCGCATCTACAAGAAGATTTAAAACAATGGCACCTGCCAGAAAGCCTCGCGCTATTTACCGCTTTAAGTATCTCTCAGTAGAGGGTGAAGAGGTTCTTTTAACGAAAGCACAACATGATCTGCTGCAGAAAAAACGTTGCCTGACTTTTACCAACAGTAAAACGAAAAAACAACGAGTGGTAGCAAGCCGGGATTTCTATGGTAAAGTTCAGATTCGTTAAAAAGTAAAGCTGCCTTCGGGTGGCTTTTTTGTTTTAAGTGTTGTACTTAATAATCAAATAAAGTATACTTGGCATGATAAAATAGGATAAAGTTATTATGACAAATACCACTGAAAATGAAGCAGTTAACGATATTGTTGAAGCAGCAAAAGCAGGAATTAAAGGACTTAAGCTTGATGAGAAAAATCAGCTTGAGATGTATCCATTAGATATTGATACCGATGTGTTAGGTTTGGGTGTCTATGATACGTTTAAACTCACTGAAGTTATCAGGGGGCTTTCGGGTGTTCAGGTTGATCCGGTTCTACAGGACGAGTTTGAGAAAGCATTGACACATCTCAACAATATTAGTTTACATATTGAAAACAATCAGAAGATGCGTCATAAGATAAAGCAAGATTTTATCGAAAAACGGCAGAATCTGATAGAGACGACTAAAGATGAGGTGTCGAAAATCACAGGTGGTTCCGATCAAATTCGGGTAAAAATCAATACGGGATCACTGAACAAAAACCAACGCAAAGGCGTTCGCGAGGTTATGGGGAAATTGGGCTTCTCTCTTGAAAATGATAACGGTAGTGTGAAGCTGGTTTATGTGGGTGAGATGCAGCTTTGTTCAAAGCCACAGCATTGGCTTTACGAGCAGATTAATAGCGTAAGCCCGATTAATAATAACTTTATAGGTTGTATCCATGTAGAGGATAAATGGGCGGACGTGTATAAAGAAATTGACAACCTTAAATAAAATAAAGAGCCTCTTCGGAGGCTTTTTTTATAAGGAGTAGTTATGCTTAAAAAAGATTGTTGAGTGAAGATAATAGTCTTCCGATGAGTCTTTCTTTGTGTAAAGGAAAATCACTTGATATAATCATCAATTAAGACTATGATTTTGAAAGCTTTAAAGTTATAGAAAGGCAAAGAAAAAGCTTTAAAATCACACTGTTTTTTGGTATAATTCCTTATCAAAAACAGTGAGGAAAGAAGATGAGCTTACGTTTTTCTAAAGAAGATATTGAAGCTATTTTGAATAGATCGCCTTTGGTAGAGAAGAAGGGCTTTAAGGTTTCTCATGATCTGGTTGCGACTCACCCTAAGAGCAAAGAGTATGTTGTTAAGGGTGTTGGCCCTAAAGGTGATAAGTTTTCTTTTGGCTATGCTAAAATCGCTGATCGCGCATTAACGATTGACTCTGTATTAAACAGCGGTCGCAATGGGTTCTGGATTGAAAAAGCAGCGAAGGAAGAAGACCATCTTATCTTTAAAGTGGATCGCCCTAAAACTGAACTTGAGGAGCTTTTTGAGCGTCTTCAGGATATCCCTAATAAGCTGACCAGTAATGTATTTTCTGTCATGACAGAAGAGGAAGTAAAGCGTATTTATAATGAAGCTTATAAGAAGTTTGAAAAAAATGAAATAAACTTTACTAACTATAAGGTTTATCTGTTTAAAGAAGCGATTGCTTATGGTTTAGATGTTGATGCGCTTCATCGAGCACTGATTACTCTGAATCAGGATATTAAGAAGTTTAAACCGTCGCCGTCTTATGTTCTTTCTGAGGTTGTTAAGAAAACTCAAAAGAAAAGTCATTAATCAAACGTGAAAAGGAATAAATATGTCAACGATTAAAAGCATTCTTCAGTCCGCGCTGGCGGAAAGTTTCAAAAATAGCGGCTCTTATCATCGTTATTATGAATTTCATGTCGATGCTGCTTGTAGTGATCTGGAGAAAAAGGGCTACAGTATTGAATGCGAAGAAGTGTCCGAAGGTGAATGGACTGACGAAGGTCGATACCAAAATGTGGAAGATGCTGTAATGAAAATTACAGTTGATGGTGAGGTGTTCTATTTAGAAGTTAGCCAGTCTCGCTCAAGTTGTGGCGGTGGTGATTATTTTTATAATGAACCTAGTGTTCAGTCCCTGATGACAGAGGCTGAATATAATGCGCCAGACTTCGTTACTGATTTTATTTTTAATGGTTATACCGTTAAGATCATGTCAGATAAAAGCGCTAAAGTTGATAACCATTCATTTCGAAGCGTTCAGGAAGCGATTGAGGCAATCCTGTAATACAAACAACAAACAGGCTGCCACGTGCAGCCTTTTTCTTTGAGGTGAGCAATGATAGATAACAAAGCGTGTATTTTTCCTGAAGGTGTTGAAGGTTATTGGCGCAGAACAGAAGAAAAGGATGAGACTGGCTTGCCTTTTCCGGTGATTGAAGATGTGGAAGGTTATGACCGGACTGCATTTATGGAAGCGCTTCAACTTCTTGAAGATAAAGCTGACAGGCAGCATTATCGTGGCTGGTCAATGCACAGGCTAACCAATAAGCCTAATGGTAGCATTGAGTTTACGTTGAATGATTGGTCGTGGCCTGAAGGATATAAGTATTATATTTTGATGGGTGTTCCTCCGAGTCAAAAATTCTATGCGTTTGTAATGAATCAGGAAAACAAAAACCTACCAGATTTCTAAATATAAAGGCCGCTTGGCGGCCTTATTTGTTTTTAATGGTAAGCAATGTGATTTCTGCGGGATAGCCTAAGCGCAGTGGAAAACCATTCCAAATACCTGTCCCATTGCTTAAGTAAAGCTGAGCGCCCTCAACAAAGTAATGACCTGAGTTAAATCCTTTATTCGCCTTTTTAACGATTTGAGCAAGTAAAGGCATCATGCCGCCATGTGTATGACCGGATAACTGCAGATCGACGCCTGCTTTTGCGTTCTCATAGATACTGTCTGGACGATGATCAAGTAGAATAATAGCTTTTGATTCAACACATCCGATAGCCTTTTTGATATCAGGTGAAGCCTGATGGTGTGCTTTTGCTGCTGGATCGGCTACGCCTGCTAAAATAAAGGAATGGCTTTGTTTTGATATCTCTACATGCTCATTAATCAAAAGATGCACGCCATTTTTTCTATATTCTTTTGTCCATCCATCATAGTCATAATAGTAATCATGATTCCCTAAGCAACCATATACACCATGATGCGCAGAAAGCGTTTTAAGCGGTTTTATATTCTCGGCATACATAGACGGGAATCCATCGGTAAAATCGCCGGTAATGACGATAATGTCAGGATTTAAGGCATTGGTTTGACTCACGACAGATGATAGCCATTTTTGAGTAAGCAGATTGCTCACGTGGAGATCGCTGAGTTGAGCAATGGTGAAGCCATTCAGAGCATTAGGCCAGTTTTTGAGTATAATAGTCTTACGTTTTACCAATGGCACTTTATTTCCCTGATAAAAGCTGTAAAAAGCCAGTAGAGCAGATATGCCGATAAGTCCATATTGGGCTGACGTTGAGTTAACAGCTTCAAAAATAGTGTTTAAAGAGAGTAGCCATGTAAAAGCTTTGACAAGGTTGACAGGCAAGGAGATGAGAAAAAGAATGACAGCAAAGGCAAAAAGGTATTCCCATGCGTAAAGCAAAGGTTTTGGATAGTTGGCTATCATCATTCCACTGATTTTCCGTGAAACGTAGTGTAGCTGAGTTCCAGCGAGCAATAGCAGGCCTAAGCACGCTTTAAGATAAACTGGTGCTGGAAGTGGTATGATGATGGTGATTAATAAATAAGAGAAAAGTATCCCGGTATAGACAAAAAACATAAAGCCTCCTTTTCAAATCAAAAATAGCATAAAAATTCAACTATCTCAAATCAGAAAAGCTTGAGTTGAATGAAAGGATGGTCTATAATGTCAACATTGAAAGCAAATGAGGATTTAAAAATGTCTAAAACGTCTTATGTGCATTGCCTGGTTAAAAAAGGTGAAGGTGATTTCGACCGTGCTTTAGCTGCTGGATTTGCGATTAATAACTACTGTAAAGAAGATGAAATGTGGTTGGTGTTGCCTACAACGTCTAAGCAAGTAGTAGAAGATATGATTGCACAGCATGGCTTTGAAAAGCTGAGCGAAGTGTCTTTCAAAGACTGATTAAGATATTAGTCTGTTGAAGAAAAAGCTTGTGCATGATGGTAAAGTGGGATATAGTGTCTGTATCGAAACGAGAGATGAGAAGGAAATAAAAATGAGCAAACTTGATCTGATGACTTTTTGTAATAGCTGTTCAGACCGTCAAAACGCTAACTATCGTGAGTTTCCTAACAGTTGGTCTGATCGCAATCAGGGGAATGAGGCGATTAAAGAAGATTTTAAAGAAAAAGTGTCTGCACATTTCGGTTATGCTGATGCTCCACAGGCTGTAAAAGATAAAGTGTTTAGTATGGCGTGGGAAGCGGGTCATTCTGCGGGGTACTACGAAGTGGCGGATAATATGGGCGAGCTGTTTGAGCTGGTTGCTCTGGTTCAGGCTTCCACCGTAGAAGCATAACGACTTCATAATCATAAAGGGCTACTCAGGTAGCCTTTTTTATTGGATTCCCATGAAAAGCATTCTGATTACCATCACGTTAAATCCTAAAAATGAGTGGCTTGTGAGCCTTTTTAATAATGATGCTGATCGTGAAGATTGGTGTGATGAGGAAAAGCATGAGCATCTTTATAAAGATTACGATTCAGCGGTAGGTTTTGTAAAAGGATTGATGCGCTCCTATATCAGTATGGGCTTAAAAGTAGAGATAAAAAACATCTTGGAGCAGTAAAAACATGTTGTCATTAATAATCTCTTTTGCTATACTGTTTTTAACGAAATCACTTAAGAGTAAATCAAAATGCTGAATGTAGAAATCCTTGGAAACAACCGTCTGACACGTCTTTATAACGAAACTGTTTGTCGTATTGAGATGGCAGATCATGGTTTTGAGAACCTACAGCTTGCTAAGATTGAAGCTGAAAAACTGTATGATGACGTTAATTGTGTGGCGATTTCTGAGACTGATGTTGTGCGTAAAAGAGTAATGTTGGAGTTTGTTTCATTCAAGAATTCGATTGAAGACATGAGTGTTTTAGAGTTGAGTCAAAGTCTGAAAAAGTCGCTTATCCATTATATGTATTCACTGGCTTCTGATAAAATTCGTGAAATGAAACATCTTCGCTCGAACATTGACCGCGTAGTTACCAAATCTAAGCGAGTTGCTTAAATACATTTTAGAGAGGGTTCCCAAAAGGAGTTCTCTTCTTTTTTCTTCTTTCTGTGAGGTTTTATGAAAAAAACATTAATCAGTAAAGGTAAGAAGCCGGGTTTCGAGATTCATTTCGCCATGTATTCGCCTTTGCATGTGGACTTGTCTGATTCAGAGTTTGAGAGCTTCTGGAAAACCTTTTCTGAACTGAATAAGAAAGTCAAAGAATGGTGCGAAGCGAATATTTGTATCACATCAAAGATTAACGATGTTTTACGTGGAAGTATTGCCAGTCTGAATATTGACAGTATCAGCACAGAAGCGGATGGCCTGACAGTCCATATTTTAGGTCAGAAGGTTGTATTTGAGCGTCATACTCAGGAAAACGAGGCGCTTCTGACATTCAATAGTTATAATGTTATTCTGATTGACTATTTTGATGAGCTTGGCAACCGCTTTGATGTGAATATGAGCGAATCGGCTTCGTCTAATCTTGGTCCGGGTCCCGTTGTTTTTTAATAGAGGGAATTTCCAATGGTGTGTATTCAGGTTAAAGCAGTAGAAGATGAGCATGATGGTTGTGAGTATGATTGCTGGAACTCGGCTTATGGTTTTGAGATCAAGGTAGATGGTGTGGAGGATGATGCTCTGCTGCCTCACGCTTCTTGTTGTGAGAGTGAAAACTTCACGGCGATTGATCTTGCTAACTATGTTCTTGAGAAAGCGCGTATTCATGGTGTTGAAAACATTCATGTGGAACAAGCATGATATTGTCAAAATAAAGCTTGTGCATAAGCACAGGCTTTGCTATCATTACCTCATCAAGTAAATACTTCTCACCATATTTAAAAAGGATTACCATGTTAGAACTTTCTCTGGAACAGCGTTGCACTATGCTTTTTTCTCCTTTCACTCGCGATGTTCAGGCTATGCTCTTTCAGCATAACCGCGCATTAAAAGCTGTTCTGATTCACGGTGTTTCTGCTGAAGATAAAAAATCAGTAAAAAGCCGGAAGAAATACGCTGAGGCGGTAAGCGAAATTGACGGTGTGGTAAAATACCTTTCGAAGAATCTGGAAGGTAATCTCAAAAAGATTGGCTATCTTTTGGAAAACTTCTCTGCAGAAGAACTAAAAGCTATGTCAAACCAGAAAAAAGAATACCGCGCCTTTGTTGCTAAGGTTCAAAAGAATCTTAAGCGTGTTAAATATCAGCTAAATCAGCATCTTCACGGTTGATTTGAAGAAAGAAAAAGGCCAGCGATGGCCTCTTTTATTGCTTGAGTAAGAGAAGTAACGTTGGTATAATGGCTTAAATGAAATATGAAGGATATCACTAAGGTTATAGGTATTACTTTGGTTTCATAAATGCTTATAATCTTTGCTTTTTCTGATGTTAAATGTAATAGAGGCTAATATGGAATACGCGATTAATGTAGGCGATGTTAAAGTTGGTTCTGTGGTTTTTTCTCTGTTTAATAAACATTTCAAGACAATCAAGAAAGAAAAAGTAAAGCTGACCAATGCTAATGCCCTGAAAGTATTGGCTATTTCTGAATTCAGGAATAGCGGTCATGAGGAATATGGTAATAGCACGACCGTATATGAACTGATGGATGCGAATGGCAATATTTTCTCCATTAATGCCAATCATGTGAGCTTAAAGGCTAAAGATACCTCTTCAATGCTTTATTATGTAATCTCTAACCTCGGAAAAGTTGCTGTATTAATGCTGTTTGGCTGGTTAATCTTCGAGGCTTTAACAACAACCAATATTTTTTGACTAAGGGGCCTTTCGAGGCTCCTCTTTATTTCGGTAAAAATCGCATCAGATAAAGGAAAAGAATTGTTCATGATCTTTAGTTAGTGTATATTGTCTTTATTACGTTAAGTTTAACTGCTATGTAATCTGTTAGGAGATGAAAGTGGAAAAAATTGTTAATAATACTGTAATAGATGTTGGCGATACAGTTTACCTTATTTTTAAGCGGACTTTGCCATTAAGCCGTAAAGAAAAAGTGAGCTATAATACTCATGATGCTTTTAAAGCGTTGTCTATCTTTAATCATGTTTCGGATGATGATGAAGATCCGATTGTTACGCCTTATTGCGAAGTGGAGGATTCTAACGGTAATGTTTTTAGCATCCCTTTGGACGAACTAAGCGTGATGCCTGACGACAACGATAAGCGTATTATCTACTATAAAAAATTAGCGCTTAGAATTGGCTTTGGTGTTACGCTGATTGCTGGATGTGTAGGTTTTCTTATTTGGATGGCTTTTTTTAAACACTACTGATTATTGAGATAGTCCTGATATGGCAAAAGATAAGGTTATGATCATGAGTAAAGTTATGAGGGATTTGGAGGATTTACGTTTTGTACCATTAGCTATTATTGGTTTCAGTTTTGGTGTGGCTATGGGCATGTATGTTTTCTCACTGATGATGTAAAATAATTTAATCCATTCGATGTGTTTAAAGACTGAACTGTGTTTCGGTCTTTTTACATTTGTAATGAGTGCTTTACTACCGATTAAAGACAATAAATAGTTGAAATAAAGCTTGTGCAGTAGGTCATAGTTGGCTATACTATCTTTATTGAAGCAAGACACTTAACTAAACACTCACTGAACTGGAATAAAAAACATGAAACTTTATACTACTGCTAAAGAACTGGTAAAACCAACGGCTCGTTATGTTGCTCGTAAGCTGAAAGGTGCGACGAACGGTGGTGTGGCGCTGAAAGAAGTACGCCGGGCAGTTCTGGAAGAGTATAAGCCGATGATGACAATCATTGATGGGCATCACAGTGGTGGTAAAAACCGTATGATTGACCGTAGTTTTAACAGCATGATTTATGCGGGTTATCTGGCGAAGAGTGGCTATGGCGTTTACGACAAGGCGACTAAAGAAGTTTATATTACCGATAAAGCGGTTAAAGAGTTTGGCGTGAAGGTTCGTCTGTCTCAGCTTGATCTGGTGATCCCCGCTCTGGTTAGCCTACGTGAGCTGGCGGCGCTGAGTGAAGACGGTCGTGTTAAATCTTCTGATCTGCTGAAGGCGCTGAATGAGCAAGTTGCTCACGAGCTGGTTTCTGAGGATATGGCAATTAATAAAGGTAATCAGCCTAAATACCGCCAGATTATCCGCAACCTGATTTCCAACCGTGTTTTAGATAAAACAGGTCTGGTTAAGTATCACGCCGATACGAAAGAGTTTGAGTTAATGATTCTGCCCATCGCAGCGTAATCCGAAAAAAGCCTCCAGTCGGGGGCTTTTTTATTGTCAGAAAATCGTAGCAATCAATTAGCAATAGCGTTATAATATTGTCTTAATCAAATAAGAGGCTCTTCGTATGTTTGTTAACACAGGTAATCGCAAACCAAAAGCGGTAATGACACTGGATTTCGCCTATGATGCGGAAAATAACTATTATTCTCGCGATCTGATTAATGAGGCAATAAGTGTGTTTGCTTATAAGAATGAGTTTCTCATTGAAAGATTTTCGATGAAGGCTCCTTTGCTGCTTAAGACGCTGACCGTTGAGAAGCTGGAAGAACTGGTGGCGATTGCTAATAAGTATAATGGCAAAATCTTATTCCTGTTTGATAGCCCGAATAAAAATCTTGATAAGCGAAGCCATCGTGTTAACTTCTACGTTATTCCCAATGAAGCCTTCGGCTTTGAGAAGGCGGTCGAGCGGACAAAACATAAACCTTATCGTAATGTTGATATTTTCCTAAAAACGGATGTGGTTCTCCCGGATGAGTTGACATCTGGAACACCTTTAGCAGAAAAAGAAAAGTTCAATAAAATCGTGTTTGAAGAGATTGCTAATCGTGGTAAGTATATCGATGTTAAAAATCATGACTATACATTCAGCTACAACCGTAGTTTTTGTTTTGATGAAAAAGTGAAAGATTTGCCAACTGGCATCTATCGTGTTGATGTTAATGGCGTTGAACATCATCTTTCTATCGATAAAGAATATCACGGTAGTGAGGGATATCCTCATTTTACACTGTTTGAGTATCCTCATCATACAAAAGAGACGCTTGCTCTGTATAAAGAGGCTGGTATATTTAAAGAGCTACCAGATAACTGGAATAAATAGATATCGGCATTGTAAATAACAGGAGAAGACTATGCGTTTTATTGATAAGGCTTATATTATCCATCACATGCCATTTTTCACTGTAATAGCATGGACGATTGTTTGCGGCTTGTCTTATATTATCTATCCAAGTGGAAGTGATCAAGTGGCTTTAATGAGGGCCGGTATTAGTATGCTTGTTGCATTACCAGTAGCTCTCATGTTGTGTGTTTATAATGTTCACCAAAAGATTAAAAAACATACTATGACGCCTGAATACAAAGTAAGGCGCATGGCATTAACTTTGATAACTAAACTTAAAACACCTCATTGTTGGGATGATTTGGTTGATTTGGCTAACTGTATGAATGAAAATGGTTATGATTTTTTAAAAAGCATGAATGCTCTGGTAATGTATACATGTATGATGTCGCCTGCTAATAAAATGTTGCCGGAGGCTATCAGTTGGAAAGTTAATAACCAAGAAAGTTATAATAACTTTGTAAAAAGAGCGTTTTAATTATGAAAAGTATACTTAAGAAAACTAATAAAATAGCTTGTCTGATTGTGTTGAATCTATTTCTAACTTTCTACAGTATTGTAATCAATAGTGAAAATCTTGCGATGTTTTGCTTTGTCGCTGGAATGCTGCTGGTCAGTTATGATGCTGGAGTCAAACAAGCTGAAAAAAAGCTTTTTGAGGCAAAAATCAGGCATATCTTTAAAAAATATTGCTTGAGAAAAACCTAAGTCTGAGTTAAAATGTTGTCTTAATCTATTATGGCGGAGAAGTGCGATGACGCAGATTACAGTTCCACACATTAAGACCATTGAGTCAGTGAAAGAGTTTGAGAAGATTTTTACCAAGGCTTTTGGTTATTCTGATTTTCACGCATCCAAATGGTGGAGTTTGGGTGGTGCCTCTGGTGGGGATTGTTATGGTAGCGTGGCGCAAGCGTACTCTGGAGATGATGACCCCGATCCACAGTTAGAAGATCGCGTGTTTAAAATCATGACTGCCTTTTGGCCTGACATGACGATTACCGAGTTTAGCCAGCTTCGTGAAGAAAAAGGGTTTTTGAAGTTGAAAGTTGAGGATGGTGGTAGTGATTATTATAACAACTTTTCGACCAGTGCGTCTGTGTCTGCAGACTTCAAAGATTTTTACGCATTTGCTCACCGTTAAATAAGGGCGCTTCGGCGCTCTTTTATATTTTAAAGAGGATGAATATGAAACTGATTGTAATTCCTTCTGAGAAGGCTCTGTTTGAGCATGAATACCGCATGGATGCCTGTGAGTTAGGTCTTTATAAAGAAAGCGATGTAGACGCCATTAAAGGCGTTGTATTTGAAGACACCCGTAAGTGTATCGGTTACCTGCCAATCTTCTATTATGACAGCGATGGCTACATCTCAGGATTCGAAGGCTGGGGTGGCGATGATGAGGTTGATTTCGGCGTTTTGCCAGAAAGTGTTTGCATTGATGATAAAGGTATTATTGAGTTTCCACCTTCCATGATTTAATAAAGACAACAAATAAGTAGCTTTGTTGCTCTGGAGTTGTTATAATGCCTCATACCGAAACGATGAGGCATTTTCTATGAGTCAGACGCATGTTTTCACACTCTCAGGCTTGGGCCAGTCACCTTTTTACCTGCATAATCCGGTTGGTCAGGAAATCGCAGATACTGCAGGTGTTTTCTTCTGTGAGCATTGTGGCACTGTGTTAAAAAATCGTCATTTCATCAAGTCTTCAGATGGTAAAGTGTCTGTAGTGGGTATTGATTGCCTGAATAAGAGCGGAGACAATGGTCTTATTGATGCGTTCAAGGAACAGCAGCGTAAAGCTAAGCAGGAAGCACGTATTAATCATATTGAAGCAAAGCAAGCTGAACATAAAGACCGTGAGATTGCGCGTTTTGGTGAAACAGTGGATGTTCTGGTTGGAAGCCTCAACAAAGAAGCTGAGGTGCTCACAGCAGAAATTGAAAATGAGCTTGAGATTTCAGCAGTGGGTGGGATGCTTTCAAAAAGCAATTTCGGTCAGTCTATGCTGAGAAATATGGCTTGTGGCGAAAAGCTGTCAGGGAACATGATTGCGGTTATCAAAGAAATTATTACCAAAGATGTGTCTGGTTCCAAGAAAAACAGTAAAGCATATAAAGAAGCGATTCCTGTTGCTGAGCAGATGTTTGATGATCTGATGAAAAGCATTGGTGCTAAATCAGAGAAATTGGCAGAACTGAAAGCCAGAAGGATTGAGCTACTGAATACACGAGTATAAAAGAGAAACCGCCCGGAGGCGGTTTTTTTTATGTGTTCAATGTGCTATTTATCAGAGCCTGCGTCTCTGTGTCGATGATAAGGCCAAGACTTATCCAGCTATCAATTTTTCTTTGGTAGTAAGGACGGATACGATCCATAATAGAAGAGTATTCATCGATATCGATAAAGAGGTGCTGAATCAGATTATGACCTTTATTATTTTGAGCATTAATATCTACGCCAAGCAGAGAGATGGCTGGATAAAGGCTTTCGTTATGATGGTAGGCTCTTTGAAAAAAGAGATTGTTTCCATCTTGGTCGATTTGTAAAGGATCAACACCAAGAGAAACGTAGAAAGCTATAATTTCTTCTGAGTCAGCGCAAGACAGAACATTGCGGCCTTCGTTATCAATCTGGTGTGGGTTTGCGCCTGCAGCAATAAGACGCTTAACATCATTTAAAGACAAACCATGATAAAAAAGTATATTTTGACCAAACTCGTTTATAGATGAGGTGTCGATACCCTTATCCAAAAGATAATCAAAACTCTCATAGGCTTCATAATGCATGCGGTCAAAAAGGACGTTCTGACCGTATTTGTCTACGACATTAATATTGATTCCTGCCTCGACTAACGCTTCAGTATAAATAAGCGAGTTGCAGGCAAACAACGCGTTTTGCCCATGCTCGTCAACCGCGTTGAGGTCGGCACCGTTATCGATGAGAATGCGCATTTTATCATAGTTGTCGTAAGGGAATCTTACGGAAAACATGAGAGGTGTGAAGCCTTGTTTGCTCTGATGGTTAACATCTAGGCCTTGCTTAATCAGAAATGAGATAACAGCAGGATCTTCGCAAAAGAAAAGTGCAGTGAATCCATTATCATCAACATGGTGGATTTTGTCGAGGTTGTTTTGGGCATCTGAAAGAGTTTTGAAAATAAGCGCTTTGTTGGCTTTTATCATGGAAATAGAGAATCCTATATTATGGCCTGCTCAAGTCAGGATATTTCATAATACATAATACGAAATGATAAATCAAATTATTTTTGATATTGGTTAGAAAAGCGTGTTTTATCTTACCAGCATGAAATGCTGATAATTGATTTTATGTGAAAATAGCAGTATAAATAAATAAATAATTAAAATAAATAAGGAATAGATATGACTGAAATATGTAATGTTGCCGCAAGATTAAAAAACGGTCAGGTTGTATGTGCTGAAGTTGAGCTTCCTGATCTTTTTAGATTGTGTTTTGATGAGTCTGACTTTTTAGATATGATGAGATGTTGTTCAGAGAGTGAGGGCTGGAAGTTTGACTTAGAAACGCATAAGCCTTCATCAATAGTCCCTTCTGGAGCAGGCGTTGTGTTTTATGATTATAAAAATAAAAAACTGTTTTCAGCTCAGGATTATTTTATTGCGTCTAAGTTTCCTTTGCTGAGTCTGTCATCAGACACTTTATTTTCAGAATATATTAAAGAAAAAGATGAGCAAAGTAAAAAAGAGTTATACAGCAATCTTTCCCATTATATATGTGGTGAAAAAACTTTGATTATTGAAGACAAAATAATTAAAGAACTTGATAAAAAATATAAGATATATGGTAAAACGTTTTATGATTTATTTGATGATATCCATTCTTATGCTTTTGATGATGAGCGGTCAGAATATCTTTATTCAATGTTTAAAAAAATAAATGATAAAAAAGGCTTTAAAAACAGAATTAGTGGTGAAAAAATTTATTTTAATAAAGGTAATATTTTTAAAGATGTTTACTCTTTATTTATTGATGATAAAACTATATCAGGTAAACCAATAAAAGAATTAAATAGTGATTACTATTATTTGGATGTTGATTACGAAGACTGGGAAACTCATGAGGTTGCACGTAATCTGGATAGTTATTATGCATTAAGAGAATATTTGATTTCAGAAAATCTTATAAACTCAGAAGATAAAAAAGAATGGGATGATTTTCTTAATGAAAGAGAGTAATAACAAAGGAGCTTAGGCTCCTTTGTTATTTAAATATTAAGAGATTTTATTTTTAAGTTTTTCTATACGTGTTTTCGCCATGCTGAGTAAAAGCCGTTTTTCTGTCTCTGTTTTGAATCCATGATAGAGATAAGCGATACTGTTCTTCTCACTTTCAGCAGGCTGTGGAATATCAGAGAGCGCCTGAGTAATAACAGGATCGTTGTCAAAAAGTCCTGCCTCAAAAAGATGAGTAAACCGATTATTAAACCTATCGATTTCATGGCTTGATTTTTCCGCATCCTTGAAGCGACTATTTTTAATGCGATTAGTTTGAATTCGAACAATCTGTTCAAAGTCAAATTGATTAATGTCCATATAAGAAAGCGTGCTGTCATAGTTAACAGAATAATTGCTGTAATGATGTTGAAGAAGTATTAGATTAAGAAAGTTTTGCTGATTAAGGCCTCTTGTGGTTAGTAATGCTTTAAACTCATCAAGAGATTCAGGGTAATTTGTTTTAACAAAATCCATGACAAAGGCGATAGGTTCAAAGCTGAAGTTAGCGATAAGATTGCTTAACAAAACTTTGAGATCATCAACAGGAGTGTCATTTTGAAGACTATTAACAATCAAGTCTTTAGGCGATATACTGCGAGTATACTTGATGGCATGGGCTACCACATCCATATAGTGAAGGTTAAAAATATGGACATTGCTGAGCCAACGATGCATGCGAAGCTTTAAGGGGTCTTCGCTTTCGTCTTTACCTGTTTCATCAAACAACAGGGCAATCTCAAGCTGTTCCAAATAGGCTTGCTTATTGATCTCGATGATAGCCAAGAGTTGAGCCTTAAGCGTCTCATCGGTAGTGCTTTGATAAAGGTCAAAGGTCTTCTCAGCACTTTTAATGATATAGTGCGGTGTTGATAAGAGATAGCGTTGAGTATCATTCCTCATCAAAGTATGCTCTTGTGATTGTTTCATGCTGATTCTGGTCATGTTATCTCCTTTTATAATCTCTCGATTCTATCATAATGCTGGCTTAAAAGCGATATTTATTTAATGGGCTTATACTTACTAATCCGATAAAAAGATAGAGTTGGATAAGCCTATGTGATATGATAGAGAAAACATTGAGAGGAAAAAAGATGAGCTTTACGTATATTTTGAAAAGCGATACTTACGGTGAGATCGTGATGCGAGCCATAGCGGTGGTAGACCCGCGAGCGCTGAAGTTTAAGAACGAAGATGATTTACCTGCGATATTATATGATTATGCACCACGAGGTTATTTCTTTGATAAGCATCATGCCATTTATTCTTTCTTTAAACTGGAAGAGGGAAATCTAGGTAGTGCTGTAGTGTGTGTGGCTGTTCATGAGGATAATCTTGACTGGAAGCCACTGCCTGAGTCAAGTTATTATGAGACGTGGAAGAAACGAAAGAAAGCTAAGCCGCCTTTTGTGGTTTCTGAGGCGAACGTTAACAAGTGGCTTGAAAAAGTTGGTGATACTGCCTTACCTGAGTATTTTTTAAATGCTAAAAATATCGAAGAGGTAAGGGCTAACTTTAATAAGCATTACGATCTGTAATAAAAGACTGGTAAAGGTTTTTACTTTTGAGAATAAACCTTAGTATACTGATATTTTAAAACTCAAAAATGAGGTGAACTATGTTTTTCAAACTTAAGCCCGTTTATAGTGAGATGGATTTGGGACTTGTTGGTGGAGAAGGCACGTTGTCAAGTAGTGGTTATAGTCTTTACGATTGGTTAAACGAAAAAGACGAAGAAAGCGAAGACGACTGATTTCAAGAAGGCCTGTTAGGGCCTTTTATTTTAATGAATAAAGCCTGAGTAGGCTTAACGCTGTAAATGCGCCTCATTTTTTAAACAAAATTCTCTATTTCTGTTATTCCTTTGGCTAATACATTAAAGTCATCAGCTTTCGGATAGCCATGTTCTTCACAGAAACTGACAAGCATATCATATTCGCCATCAATGTAATCCGAAGATTCATAGCCTCTGAGACCAACTTTATCTTTGGCATGAGCTTCAAAGTTTACATGAGTAAAAATAATCTCTTCGTCAGAGCATTGAGCTAAACTACAGACTTTTTTGACAAACTTCCTTTTAATGAGTTCAGCAAAGAGATCATCATCATCGCCTAAGACAAGCATAATTTTACCATTACAAGAAACAACAGCATAGCGACAATCGTATAAATAGAATATTTCAACCACACATTTTTCTTTAATGCCTAATACTTTTTCACTAATAGTGTTCATACACAATCCTCGTTTATAACATTCGAGTAATAATAGTATAAAAGAGGATTAAAGGTAAAATTTATTTAACTCTGCAATTTCCCTATCAAAAATAGCTTTAGCTTTTGCTTCGAGTATTGGTGTGATTTCTCGATCAACACGTTTTTTAATGCTGGGCCAATAAAGGCGTGAAAGTTCCATTCTGCTGTTCTCTGACTTAGCATAATAAATGAAACTACTCAGCAAAAGACAGTTTGTATTGCTTCCTTTTACTTCTCCAAAGAATAAGGCGTATATGAAAGCGCCAAAGAAAAAAAGTATCGCTAATAAAAAGATTACAGTGGCTTTTTGTTCATAATAATCATTGTCTTTAGTATAATAGCTTGGTGGAAAGGCGGATCTTAAAATCCGAATAAAAGCCATTTTTTCATATAAAGGGCCATTCTTTTCGAAAAAAATCTCATCAATCCCTTCTTTATCAGCTTTATCCAAAACATAAGGCAAGAAGTTATCATTTTCCTTTATTCGATAGTTTTTCCTTATGTGATATTCTACTTCTTCACGTGTGAAATATTTCATAAAATCTCCTTTTAAATGTTTTCTTTATTGATAGGAGATAAAAAAGTAATGTCAAACAACACCAGATAAATGAAAAATCCGATAAAAAGATAAAATATCATCACAATTTGTGCAAAAATGATACTATTTTGTCACAATGTGCTTCTTTTCCAAGAAACAAGAAAAACCTTTTGTCTAAGACTAAGGGATTACGTATACTTCTCATCGTTGTCAGGAAGTGTAAATAAACATACTATTAATCGTTAAAAAGGAAAATTTATGAAGTCGAAGAATATGTTAATCAAGTCAGTCCTACTGTTGCTGCCACTGAGTTTTGCCTCTCATGCTCAGACTTCTGTATATGTATCAAACTCTGATTCAGGTCATATCTCGCATTACACTCTGAATGAAAAAAGCGGATCGCTGTCTCTGGTTAATGAGATTGACGCGGGTAAAAAAGCAATGCCGACAGTAGTTAGTCCTGATAAAAAGCATTTATATGCTGCGGTTCGCCAAAAACCTTACAGTATTGTTTCATGGGATATCGATGCTAAGACAGGTTCTGTATCAAATAAAACGGTAAACCCGATTGATACCTCATATGCTTATATTGCTCTGGATAAATCCGGCAAATATCTGCTGGGTGCCTCATACGATAAAGACGTGGTGGAAAGCTATGCGGTTAATGGCCTGAAGCTGTCAGAGAAGCCTGTAGATGTTTATCATGCTGGCCCTCATGCGCATTCCGTTATTGTGGACAACACTAACAAATCACTGTATGTGGGCAATCTTGGCACAGATAAGGTTCTGCAGCTAAACCTGAGCAAAGATGGTAAGATTTCACCTATCGGCAATGGCTTTGCGGAGACAGCGAAAGATAATGGCCCTCGTCATTCCGTGATTTCTCCTGATAACCGTTTCGTCTATAATATTGGTGAGATGGGTGGTATTGTGACGCAGTTTGAGCGCAAAGCTGATGGCTCACTGGTAAAAGTTTCTGAGTTTGCCTCACCTGTAGCAGAAAGTTATAAACTGGAGCATGGTAAAGAGCGTCCGGCTGGTTATAGCGATCCCACTCCACGTATTTGGGCATCTGATCTGAAAATTACGCCTAATGGTAAATGGCTGTATGTTGCAGAGCGCACCAGTAGCACTGTAGCGGGTTATAAAGTTGATAAGGCGACAGGCAAGCTGACCCTGATTAACGTGTGGAAAACTGAGAAACAGCCTCGTGGGATTGCGATTGATCCTGAAGGTAAGTTCCTGATTACCACAGGCGAGAAAAGCGGTTATATCAGCAGCTATGCGATTGGTAAAGATGGTTGGCTGAAAGAAGCTTCTCGTGTTCCGGCTGGTAAAGATACCGCTGTAAATGATGCAAACTGGATTTCAATCGTTAAGTTTTAATCCCGCGCTGAGCGGAAGAAAGGCATCCTTCGGGATGCTTTTTTTATAGAAAAAATAGCTTGCATTAGTCGTCTGGTCATGCAATAATCGGGTTATTGACAACATAATGGTGAATATAATGAATATTAATGATAACGATACTGTTCTGACATTTGGTTTTACGGCGGGTGCGCTGTTTGACATGAAAGAAGCAGAAGCAGTATTTGAGTCGCATTCGGAAGAAGATCGCCTGTCGGCATACAATGAGTATTTTGCTCAGATGAATGCTGAGGGTAAAGTATTTAAGCCCGGCCCGGCACTTGGTTTTTATATTTCCCTGATCAAGCTGCGTAATAGCCGTAAGGTTCCATGTGATGTGGCTAAGTTCCGTTTTGGCATGAGCGCACGTTTTGACACTAACCATGCGGGTGCGATTACCCTGATGAACAGTATTGATCATTACCTGTTAGATGAAGTGAATGATTTCGTTCCAGACTATATCTCATGGACGGGTGGGCTTGAGCAGGCATCTTCTCATAAGATGCAGGGCGCTGATGTGGTGTTTACCTCGTCTGATGCTTCTGCGAAGGAATATCATAAGCGTGGCGTGGCGGCGGTTCACATTCAGAATATCAGTGAAATCCAGAACATGAAGATGTTCAACAACCGCGACAACAAAATCAACTTTATCTGTGACTTTGATGGTGTGATTGTCGATCCTACCTCAGAGATGGTTTATCAAGCGGCAAAGCAGATTAAAGGTCTGGAGCCTCTGGAAGAGTTTCGTCTCAATGAGATTAAACATCGCCATACTCCTATGGAGCTTGGCCCATTAGGTGTTGTGGTTCAGAAACTGAGTCGTGTTGTGGCATATTTCAATAAGAAGATGCTGGCAAACGAAATCAAGGCAAATGATATCCCATTAGCGACAACGATTTTAACGGCTCGCGGTGGTGCGGCTTCTATGCGTATTGTTAAGACAATGGCGCATCATAACATTCAGGTGACCCGTGCGGACTTCGCTGATGGTCGGCCTAAGCATATTGCGCTGTCTATGCTTGATGAAAGCCATATTAACCTGTTCCTTGAGGATTCTTTGGTTCATGTGGATGGCGCACGTAATAACGTATCTCATGTTCTGGCAGGTTTGGTCTTCAATGACTTTACTTCCGGTGATATGTCTCTGAACGGGGCAGTAGAGCAGCTTCGGGCGCGAGCCTAATAAGTAAAAATCTGACAAGCCACCTTCGGGTGGTTTTTTGTTTATAAAACATTAAAATGTTGTCTCTGATCATAGATTTAAGGTATAATAACGTTATTAAATCGAATGGATAAGGATAGAGAAATGAGTTTATATGTGTATATTGGTCGTTTTCAGATTCCACACTTTGGACACGCGAGTGTAATGAAACATGCCTTAGAAAAAGGTGATAAAGTATTGATTCTGATCGGCAGTGCGAATACTGAGCGCAGTCGTAAAAACCCGTTTTCTTTTGAAGAGCGTCGGGAGATGGTGGAAGGTGTGATTGCTGGATTAAAAGAGGAAACAGGGCGAGATATTACTGTTGATATTCTGCCTCTGAATGATTTTGAAAGCGATCAGGCGTGGGTTGATGAAGTTAAGCGTTTGGTTCCGCAGGAAGCTGATACGTTTATTACAGGCTGTCGCAAGTCGGGTGATGAGAGCACTTTCTATCTTAACTTGTTCCCTGAGTGGAAAGAAGATTTCATCGTTGAGGTTAACGTTGAAGGCATGGATGTTATCAGCAGCACAAAAGTCCGTGAGTTGTTTTATAAAGGTGAGGCAATTCCTGATGTGGTTGCGTTATCTACCAAAACATTTCTGGAACGATTTCGTGTCGGTAATGGTGATATCTTAGCGTCATTATCGTAATAAAACATGGCCTGCTTGCTGTTTTTGGTGGTAAAACAGGCAGGCTTTATAAAATATGTGCAAAAAGCGATCAGTTGATTAAAATAGTGAAAAAAAGAGTTGTACTTGATGATCGGATAGCGTATTATTCTCTACATCGAAACGAGAGATAGTTTTTAAAAATCAAAACGTTGAGATAAAAAATATTGTACGGATAAGTGAAATAGAGTAGAATAAAACAATGCGCTCTTAGCTCAGTAGGATAGAGCAACGGCCTTCTAAGCCGTGGGTCGCTGGTTCGAATCCAGCAGGGCGCACCACTTTTACTAAGGAGTTATTATGTGTGCTGATAGTTGGTCTTTAGAAAAAGGTGAGGTTGCTGATGGTGTATGTCCTGATTGTGAAATGGATACACTTGATGGATATGCTGTGGAGGGATGTAATTATTCTCCGGTTGTATGTGAAACGTGCGGACATGCTCCGTGTGATGCTTCTTGTTAGTGAAAGGCCCCTTAGCTCAGTGGTTAGAGCAGGCGACTCATAATCGCTTGGCCGTTGGTTCAAGTCCAACAGGGGCCACCAACACTTCATATTCTCCTATGTGGGTGTTCTTTACTGCTTGTGTTAAAAAATAAGTAAAGGAAGCTGGTTAACTTCCTTTTATGCCTCAGTGGTGAAATCGGTAGACACAAGGGATTTAAAATCCCTCGGCTTATGGCTGTACCAGTTCGAGTCTGGTCTGAGGCACCAAAAAAGCAATAAAAAGTTGAAAAAAGAGTTGTGCATCATGATAGAGTTTGATATGATGATGTTCTTGATGTGAAGCAGTAAATAGTTGATTTAAAAGTAATGCGCCGTTAGTTCAGTTGGATAGAACAACCGCCTTCTAAGCGGTAGGTCGCTGGTTCGAGTCCAGCACGGTGCACCAGAGTTTTCCGGTATTGCTGGTTAAACTTGTCTTATTTAGGTTGTAACTTAAAAAATTCATCCTTCTGATAAAAGTGTACAAAGCTTAACAGTTGTGAAACAGGTAAGCTTTATTTGGCCCGTTAGCTCAGTTGGTAAGAGCAATCGACTCATAATCGAGAGGTCGCTGGTTCAAGCCCAGCACGGGCCACCAAATCTGTGATATATTTACGATGGCTACATCTTGCAAAGATGCGCCAGAAATAAATAGAGGTTTCTTTAATGGGTGGAGCTTTCGGGCGTTGAACCCTGTTAAAAGAGAATCACTTTCGGACGCCAGTAACCGGAATATTTATGTCTCCCTTAGCTCAGTGGTAGAGCCGGGGCTGTAGTTGACAGTGGTTGCGAGATAAAAAGATATTTACGTTAATCGATGCGTATCAGTTCAAGTCTGATAAGGCTCCAGTAGGAAGCCTTTAGCTCAATGGTAGAGCCTTGGCGGGAAGTTTCCGTGGTCGAGTAAAGAAGGTGTTATCTCAATAGCAATGCGCGTTGGTTCGAATCCAACAGGGGACACCAATAGGAGAGTGATGGAAGGGGTAGACATCTCTGAAAGGAGTGGCGGCAGTCATTGAAGGTTCGAATCCTTCCTCTCCAACCAATAAAATGGTTTTTTAGCTCAGTTGGTAGAGCGCGAGCGCCAAAAGATCGTTTCTACTTCGGTAGACAGCTCCGGCTGGTCAAATGACAACGATTCGATCTTAGGCCAGAGGTCGCTGGTTCGAGTCCAGCAGAAACCGCCAGTATTTTTAATCTTTATTTCATTAAAAAGCAGTATCTTTTCATTAAATCAGCAACGAACGTAACAGTTTTTATTTAGATTTTTATATTGCTGTCAAATACCCATTTTTCATCCATAAAACCATTCCAGCTATACTTTTCACCTGTATAATTCTCATTTACTTTCACGATATGTTTTTCATATTTTCAGTACATCATTTTAAAGTTCGTTTAAATTGTTAATTTTTCACAGAAAGCATGTAATGCGTGATTTTTCTATTTTTACTTCTTTCGCCATTATAACTCGTTTAAATTATGTAATAACAAGTTATTCGACCGTTTGTCTTTCTTTATTGCTTAATTACTATTATTTACTGGTGTTTATTTTATTTTATTTTATTTTATTTTATATATTAATTATTATTTATATTAAAGGGCAAGAAATGAAAAGAAATAAAAAAGGATTTTCCTTATTAGAGTTACTCTTAACGTTAGGAATCATAGCGGCATTAATAATAGCGGCTTTCATCGTATATCCTAAAGTTCAAGCGGCTCAAAGAGCGGAATCAGAGTTAAAAAATGTTGCAACTATACAAGCAGGCGTTAAATCTCTTTATAGCGGAATGGCAAATTATCAGGGGCTTAATAATAGTGTTCTTATCAATGCTAATGTATTTCCAGAAAACTTACTAAAAGATGGAGATTCTGGAACACAAGCAGTAAATGCATTTGGTGGTAATGTAGAAGTAAAAAGCACATCTGCTTCTGGAATAGCGGATGCGGGGATTTCTATAAAATATTACAATGTTCCAAGTGATGAGTGTATAAGAATAGCAACAGCATTAGCTAATAACGTATCCTCTGTGCGAATTAATAACATAGCTACAACGTATACTTCGTTATTGGCGACAAAATGCAGTTCCACTAATAGTAATACTATCGAAATAGTGTCTTTATAATTTTGAAATCATATTTAAATAACATAAAGCCAGCCTTTTCGGAATTGGTCTGAGACACGAACATAGAAAATAAACGAGAACCTTAGTGGTTCTTGTTTGTTTTTAAATCAAAGAAAAAAGGCTTAATAAAATCAGCAGGGCCTTGATTTTCTTTATGGCGCGTCTCATCCATAAGATAAAGATAATCTTCTTGAGGGATAGTAAAAGTGCTTTTTATGTCTTCCCACATTTCAAGCGTTAAGCTTTCAAAATCAGGATTTCTTCTAAAAAACTCTCCAGCAATATAATATTCAATTTCATTGTCCTCCCCATCCATCCATGATCTAAGCGTCTTCTTGCAGGGCTTATTGAAAAATATCTTTGCTCGGTCAACACCTGCGAAGTTTACATCCCATGCAGAAGGCGGCTTGGTCAAATACAGGTCAAAGTTCCCCGGTGTATCGCGCCTGATCAAATCAACTTCAAGTTCACCAATCCATTTATGGTGTCGATTGTGAAGTGTTTCTGAGAAATCATCATTGATTGACTGCCTGATCATCTGGCGTATTTCTTCTTTGACTTCTCCTTCTGGAAAATATTTAAATAGAATGCTGCACCTATAACGCGATCCCCAAGGTCGCAAACAAAAACCACCTCCAAAGATATCCATAAAAGGTTTTTCTAAGTAAGGCTTAATAAACCAGACCATGCTATGTTCAATCAAATCATCCACAGTGGCAAAAGGATTCTCAATAGGGATGGAGCCGTATTTGGTGTGTTTTGGTTTAGTGATATATATTTTCAAGTTATTTTCTCTTTTAATGTAGTCTTATAAGAATACATTTTGCCCGATATTAACGCAAAAAAAGTTGTACTTCATCCAGTATAGGATTATGATGTTCTTGATTTAAAGTGTAAAAGTTATGTTTTGATTGTTCAGTCCTGATAACCTCCTGCTTTTCAAAACAAGTTGAGTTATTGTTTATTACAGACAACCGTTCTTTTAAATATGATCAAACCTGATCATGAACGTATAAAGCAGGTTGTGAACTAACATCAACCTCTTTTTTCCTGCTAGCACTATTCCCCTTCACAATGAAAGAAAACTCGTTAGCACTTTTTATTTTCTGAGGATTATTTAGCTTTAACCTGTTTTCTAACAGCGTTTTGCCACAAATCACTCCCGGAAAAGCTACCTTAACATGATTCACCGCCGCATTGATATCTGCATTTATCACGGTGTTCAACACGCTGTCCCGGAACAACCCTCTCGTTATTTTCCCTTTCTTTACACCACGAACACCATTCAGTTCAGCAGGCGTAATCGGCTCTTTTCTCAAAGCCATTTGTTTTACTTTATTCACATCAGCCGTCAGGCTGCTTGTCTTCGATGTATAGCTTTCATCTATATTCACCACGTCAATACCATACTTTATCGCTTTCTCTTCAAGTAGATTTAATAAACGACCAAAGGGAATCTGGTAAAACTTCTGTTTCGTTTTCTTATGCTGCTTGATGTTTCCACTGGTCTTTACAAAAGACAGATTTTTAGAAATCACCAAATCAGAAACCGCATTGGTTTTCAGATAAGAAAGTAATGCCGAAGACAGCTTATTCATCTCTCCGTCAAAGAACTGGTTGCGTGCGTTAAACATATTGCTCATTTGCTTTCTTATATGCTGCCCATAAGACGTATATTTCTCAGGAACCTGAGAAACCGAGCCGTCTTTTTTAGTAATCTCCCTGTATTCAGCCACGTGCCTTGACAGCTCGTTGTTTAACTTAGCCATGTGTTTATTAAAGGAGCAGTTATAATGAATCATCTTAGCATTACGATAAACCACGGAGTCGGTATCGCTATCATTAACAAACAATGAAAACAAATGATGCAAGCCAATATCCAAGCCAGCCACTTTTTCTTTTCTTTCTAAAACCTGTTGGTCAGCATTTTCCTGAAGCTCTTTTCTCTCAGATTCGACCTTGTTCTCATAAGAAATCTTATAATAGATATGACCGTGAGACAGCGCCACGGTAACATTATTTATTCTTTTATCTTTGATGTAATCATTGTCCCGGAAAAATACATATTCCATCTTTTTCCAGATATTAATACCCAAACGGTCTTTTTTCTTCAGGGAAAACTTGCTTACCTCAAGCGGAACCGAATAGTTAAACACCTTACTTAACTTTTTGGTTTTAGGTGTTTCTGGTTTTCCTGTAAACTTGCTGGGATTAGCATAGTATTTGCCGAGGTTTTTAAAGCTGTTTTTCCAGTCCTTACCTAAGCGCGTTACAATCTGAGAAATATTTTTGTCATTAAGCTGCTGCCCTTCGGACAGCAACTGCTGATAGATCTCATTATGGTTTTCGATCAGGAAGGCTTTACATTTCAGAATAGATCCTTGAGTTTTCTCGCCGCCGCTGTTGTCGGAGATAACTGCCTTCATGATGATACTGTTGGTGAGAAGGTTGAAGAAAGAGAAGTCTCTTTTTTCTTTAGGTAAGGCAAAGATGCTTTCAGCCTCTTTGCCAAGGATAATGTTCAACATATTTTCGAGGTGCTTGTATCGCAGAACAGCTTTTTTCATTATGGCAACAAACTTCATATTTTTTTCATGAAGTGAAAACGTTTTGAGTTGTTTTGTTTTTTCTGCCATAATGCCCTCCTTTTAGCTTTAACAATATTCTATAATTTAATAGCAATCAAATATTTGTTATGTTATTATAAGGCAGATGATCAGGCTTGTTCAGATTTTTAGTATACTGTTAAATACGCCAAGTCGTTAAAAGAGGCAACATCTTTTTATTAACTATCAACTTGGGGTATTATTATGTCAAAAAACTATTCTTACTTCTGTTTATTTATCAGTAAAGCTGATGATGCTTTCTCTTTAGTTTCTCGCTCCTATGACATTCTTTCTGCCAAAAAAGACACCCTTAAAGACGTAGGTTATAATGGTTCATCTGTTCGTTTGATTGAAAATGGGTCAACGGCATCAATTATTGACGCTATGATAGGTGAACGTGAAGCACTGCGTATAAATCACATAGGTAATCTCTATGAGCTGGATATCTATGGGGCGATTATGTCTGATCAGTTTAAGCCGTTCGATGCATGGACCGCTTTTCTTAGTGAGAAAGGTTTATTGCGTCAATGGATAGCGGGTGAGCTAAAAGCAGTTCAGGCTCAAAGTTATCGGGAGAGGTCGAAGGAGTTTGGCTACAGGTGTAAATACATTGAGGATGAATACTGTTTGGATAATCATAAAAAGATATGGAGTGGCTTAACGTATTTTGAAGGTCATGAGTATGACAGGCATGGTGATTATTCCAAGTTTTATTATAAGCAACAAACACGATTTGTTTCTGTAGGTGCGTTCCTGTTAAATCAGTCATGGCGGAACCATGTTAACTGTAATATAGGCTTGTAAGTTGTCTTTATTTCTTGTATTGCTCTGAGCAAAAAGGTATAATGTGCTCTAACTTTAATGAAAGAGAAATTTATGTATACTCAAAACGCAGAGCAGCTTGAAAAAAGTTTCAAGAAAGTCCTAGAAAAGCACGGTCTGAAAATAATGACAGGCCTTAATGTTGGTCATCTGCCTCTTGAGGATGGTATTCCTTATTTTGAGGTTTATAGATCTGAAGAGATTCGCCTAAGCGAAGGTCGTGAAATCGTTCAGGAAATGGCAAATGAAATGGATATTCAGATGTTTTTCGCATCAGTTGAGAACTCTGATTATGACTGCTGTCTTAAAGGCTATATGGATTTGGACTTTGAGGATTTCAGTAAATATCCGGGAAGTTCTGTATCGGCGCTGTCTGATAGTCGTGATATTGTAGAATATATTGAAGAAGATCAATGTATTGGTAAAATGATTCGTCCTAATGCTTGAATGTCATTTTGGTCTTTGATATGATGGTTTCGTTGAATCATCCTATGGCGGCAAGTTAATGTTAACATAGGAGATATTCATGAACGAGTTAAATATGTTTGTTATGGATTTGGGTCATTTTGGTGTAATCATGGTTGTTGAGAAGGATGAGGTTGCTGCAAGGAAGTTAATGGAGCAGTATTATAACTATGATCCTGCAGAGGAAGTGGAAATGTTAGAGATAACGCAAGGTCTGGTTGTTTCCAACTATGGTGATTCGTAGTGTTATGACACCAGTCTTCGGGCTGGTGTTGTAAATTATAAAGTAAAAGCATCGCTGTTGTTTTCAACTAATGAGACACATAAGGAGTAAGTTATGGTAAAAGTTGATGGTAAAGAGTTCTTGCTTGAGTGGGCGCAAAAATATATTGAGCCAGCAAAGCGTTTGGTCGAAAATAATCCTGATGATGTTTCAGCTTTGGCATCCTTACGTCTTTACGAGATTGCGCTAGCTTCAATTAACCTGATGAGTAAGCCTGTTTTTCAGGAGCGCCGCTATCAGTTTATTGGCAAAAAGGAACTTGAGTATTGGGCGGATGTGGATCGTGGTGTATATTTGAACGTGCCTGAAAGTGAGAGACGTATTATTTATGTTCAGGAAAAGTAAGAAATAAAAAGTAAAAAAAGAGTTGTACTTAAGAAAGAAGTTAGGTATACTCTTTTTACTGCATAAGTAGCTCAGTTGGTAGAGCGGATACATGGTTTGACCATGAAATTGTGTAAAGGTTCGAGTCCTTTCTTATGCACCACACGCGTAGTTCAATAGTAGAACGTCACCTGACTATGAAGGGGAAACGCCCCGCAAAACACGTCAGGTTGGAAAAAGGCTGTATACGGCTGAGTATCTGTAAAGTAGGCTGCGGGAGCAAGACCCGTCGCGTGAACCAATAAAAAATGGTTGTACTTCAGGTTTGAATAGGGTATGATTGTTTTAATGCATTTGTAGCTCAGTTGGTAGAGCACTGGATTGAAAATCCGGGTGTCGCAGGTTCAAGTCCTGCTGAATGCACCAACCGCTTCTCGGTTCGACTCCGAGTAAGACGCAAAAGAAAATTGGCGAAAATTGTACATAAGTAACCAATGAGTATGGATTGGATTTGCTGAAAAGCAAGCGTTAAAGTCAAGTAGAGGCATCTACTATAATCGGTGGGAGTAATCCCGTGATTTGTCGCCCGGCGGCGATGTTGACGGATAGGGTTCGAGTCCCTGCAGCGGTGCTAATTTAATAAGCAAAGAGGCGAATAAAAATGGCAAAATATAGTGTTCCTGTTTTTATTATTATTCTGGCTTTGCTGATGTGTGTAGTTATGAGGCAAGAGCCTCTGTCTCAAAATGAAATCTCAGAGTATCATGGTCGTTGTATCAAGCATGGCGGAGAGCCAACGGATACACTGAGAGAAAACGGTAATGGCATTATTCAGGTTATTTGCCGTTAACAGTTTGTAAGCTGTTAAATGAAAAATACAGCCTCAATGCTGTAATATGGGAGTCAACTCTGGTTTGACAGCTCTGTTTGTAACTCAAGCATCTGGATCGGTTCGAATCCGATAACTTCCACCAAGCCTGTTAAATAGTGCTCTCAGCCTTCGGGAGAAGAGTTCCAGATGAGCGGGAACTAGCAGGCTACTGTTTAGTTGAGATTAGTGGTATATCGGGTAGGATCGCATTTCTATCGACACTGGTTCGAATCCAGTACTGAACACCAAGAATGCCAGTTATTATCTGCAGGTAATACTGGAAGTCTGCGGCGTATTCTGGAGTTTGGCTTGGCGAGCTAAACTGAGGTCACTGCTACTGATATTATGGTAGACACACTCTCCACGCAGCTAGCCTGTTCCGGTCGTTGTAAAGCGGCCAGGATGTGGCGAAAATTGCCATTATGTCTTGATGGTGGAATAGGTAGACACGCTGGTTTAAGATGCCAGTGCCTGTAATGGGCGTGAGGGTTCAAATCCCTCTTGAGACACCAAAGTAGTATTTTTTCATATGAATGAATCCCATTAAAATTCAATTCTATGAGGAAAATATTATGCGTTTATTAGATATAGTTCAGCCATTCCTTTCCGAAGATGCTGATCTGGAAAGTGTTTTAAGTGATATCGATGTTAGGTTGCGTTTTGAATCAGAAATGACACATGGTTATGGTTCTTTCACTGATCGAATATTAACGGCAACACTTGAGGTGCGTTATCAAGGTGATGTGATCCATACACAAGAAGAATACGATATAAGCAGTAGTTAAAAATGAGAGTGCCTCCGGGCGCTCTTTTTTTATGTTTAGAATAATGATTTCCTTGTACGTGGTATGCGGGATGTGATAAAATAAATGCAATATTAACTGAGGAAAAGAAATGACAAATAAAGAGATTTACGCGGAAGTAACAGCCTATAACGATATTCTCGTGGTGGAATATAAAACGGAAGACAGTAATGATATGGTTACCAGTCCTTACGATAAGCCCGGCAATCTTGGCTACGTTATTGGCGATACTGGTCATGTGGCTATCTCTGAAGAAGCCTATGCGCTGCTGAGCGTGATTAAGCGCTCTGGTGATGCGATTGGTGATATTGATATCTTTAAGCTGGATAAAGGTGGCTATGCGTTCTCTACGCTGGGTGGTATGTGTTCACTTATAGATCCAAGAATAGCAGAAGGAAGCAGAACCTATGTTGTTCCTCCACTGTCTTGCTTCCAAGTAATTGAAAACAATGTGCCAGAAGGGGCAAAAGAAGCTATCGATTCTCCTGATGATGACGAAAATGAGTAATAAAACATAAAATATCACCATAAAGGCACTTTAAAAGGTGCCTTTTTATTTTTGTCTATGCTACAATGTTGTCATATTATCCTGAATTGCTGAGCGATGCAGAAAGTGTAAGGCTTAATCCGCTCCAATGAAAAGAGAATCGATGATGAATGCTGCCCTGTCTAACGAACTGATTGATAATCTTAATAGTCAGCTTAAAGTATTGCATTTTCGCGCCACACCAGATTACATTAACGGCCTGTTTTCTGAAGAAGGTGTTAAGAAAACCATGATGGATGCGTATAGCGCAGGTGTGTTCTGTAATGCGATTGCTGAAAAGATTACCGGGATGAAATGGCCTTCCGATAAAGATACCAAAGAAAAAGCGGAAGTGTTCTTCACTGCTTTAATTAAGGCTGTAGATGAAGATAAAGACTTGATCTGGATTAACTAAGCATAATAATGAGTCGTTCTTATGACTGAAAGATACTTTCAGTTTAATTTTAAAAGCTACCAATAAGAGAGTAAACAATGAGCGAAAAACTGCCTGCCAAACTGATTGCTGATCTGAATAACCGTCTTGCTAAAATTGGTGTTCGTGCGACCGAAGGTTTTTTAAACACGCTTCTGGATGGAACATACGTGAAGCAAAGCATGATTGAAATCAATGGTATTGATACTGCTGAACGTGAGATGTTCCAGGAGATTCTTGCACAGAAGCTGACTGGAATGGAATGGCCTTGCAATGCGGATTCAAAGGAGAAGGAAGATAAGTTCCTCAAAGCTCTTATTGATGGCGTGAATGCTGAGGATGGGCTAAGCTGGATTGATGAAGAAAAAACAGTTTAAAAGTGTTGTGCATGAAAGGCTATTGAAGTAAAATAGCCTTCTACTCTACTACTGGATATCTATGATGAAAATCGAAAAGCAAGTTGAGCTATTCTTTGTTGATCCTGCTGTGTTAAAACAGAGCAAAACGGTTATTATAGGCCATTTTACTTCGGCGCTGTCTATTCCTGATTGTGCGAAAGGATTTTTAACGATTACTGGAAACAGTGATGATAGCATCAAAAGCATTCATTTTTCCGAAGAGATTATTTTACCAGAATCAGATCGCTTCTACGGCGAGCCAGAACTGGCGTTTTTAAACTCACAAAGTCTGAACGATTTAATGAGAAACAATCAGCTTCGCGTTTTCAGTGATCTCTCGAATAGCAATATCATTTCAGAGGTCATGTTCCTTGAGGTCCCAGCTCTGATTGAGGGTCTGCGTTCTTATTTATTCTTTGGCTTTGCGGATGTGAATAATCCTCTGGTAAAAGCGAATCCATCAGTAGTGTTCTATACTGAGAAAGGAGAAATCAAAACGGGTGGTGTTGCTCCTCACCGGACAGGTGATCATATCGGCTATGCGACGAGCCGCAACTATGCGTTTGGCTTTGGTCGTAAAATGAAGATGAGCTGCACTACATCAAAATTCTATCTGGAAGGCATGGATAAGTATAAACGTATGCTTTCTGATCCGACACAAGAGAACAATCCAAATATTCGTAAAGTCTTTGCTCATTGTATGGAAGAGTATCTTGACCACATCCGCGCCCTGAATGTGGTGCTTGAAGAGGAAGGAAAAGGCTATCGTCCTTTCTGGTTAGATGAGGAACTAAGTGCTGAGCATGATGAGCTTTTCAACCGGGCGTTTGCTGTCCATAATAGTTAAGATGTGAGTTAAAAAAGAAGCATTCGCAAGAGTGCTTTTTTTTGTTTTTGTGGTTTTTGCAGGTTATAATGAAAACTTATTATTGGATAAGGATTTTATTATGGTTGATTCTTGTTGTGAAAAAAATTACGGTCATTATATTATTGAAGAAGGCGATCTCTCCAGAGAAGCGTTAGATAAAATCTTTGGAGAAGATAACTACGAGTTAACTATCGAAAAAAAATTTCAGAACTATAAAGAGACTGTGGATAAATGGTTCGGTGAAGGTTTTGAATATTTAAGAAAAACACCAAATGGAATTCTGGTGAGACAGGTTGTAATGCGGCAAGGTGAGGTTTTAATGGTGGATATAAAACATTTTCAAAGAGAGATTTTTGAAAGAAAGTATATCTATACTTACAAAGTTAAAACTCAGGATAAAGAAATTACACTTTGCGATTGCGATTGTCATGTTATAGGCTGTAATATGGATCACTAAGAAGAGAAAATAAGAATGAGAGAATGTTGTGATTTATCAGGTATGAAATATATAGCTGAAAATAAAGAGCTTTCTGAAGAAGGGCTGGATAAAATTTTTGGCAAAGGAAACTATCAGGCGTTAACTCAGAAGATACCTTACTCTAAAAAAGAAACAATGGATTTCATCTTTGGTGAAGGAAAATATATTTTTGTTGATGGTGGCATCAAAACGCTACAAGGAAATGCCATTCATTTAATCAAAGATATTGATAGAGAGTTTGATTATATCTATAAGGTGATCGTAGATAACGTTGAACATGAGCTTTGCGGTTGCGATTGTCATGTTATCGGCTTAAATGTGATTCATTAAAATAGGTGGTTATAATGGTTATGCCATGCTGTAGTATGTGTTATCAAAAGTATCTCAATCAAGATGGGACATTAAATGAAGAAGGTCTTAATGCGATTTATGGTAAGAACGCCTATAAAATCATTGAGGATGCAGAAAGTAAAAAGGTCATCCAGAAAGGATTTCAAAAAATAAAGCTGTGCTCCTGTATTTGTCATACAGTGGGTATGAATGTGATGCATTAATAAAAAGGTGCGAGAATAATATGAACGATAACGATGATTTGATTTCTGAAAAATATCTTGAAGCAGCTAAGAAAACCCTGACCGATGAAGAGGCGCTTGCTTTTGCGAAAAAGTTTAATATGACAAACTTTTCGCTCAATCCCAAAAATCTTAAGATTCGCATAAAAGCCTCAAGTCTTTCCTGTCCATTATGCCAGGGTAAAAATATTGAAGTGTATCGAATCAAAATAAGAGGCCATTACCAGGGAGACAGTCAGAATATAGCACCTAAGATGAAGTGTCTGGATTGTGATGTCTGCTCTACTGTGTGGGGAGTGGCCCTTGCTGACCACTACTGTATTTAATACCTAAAATAACTCCTCGCCTCGGCGGGGATTTTCTATGGCTATGAAAAGGTTGTGCATGATCGTGCTTTGTTGTATAATGGCTATCTACTCTAATCAGAAAAGAAGGCGAAAGCTAAATGGATATGATTGAAATCAGTGACATTAACGTTGATGTGGATGTGATTGACCGCATTAAGTTTAGAAAAGATAGCTATGTATCAGGTATGCTGTGCCGCAATGTGAGCTATCGTCATGCTGGCTTTATGTCATGGCTTGCGGTAAGAGTTATGGAGCTTTACAATAAAGCTGAAGCTAAATCGTTTGAAGTGAATGACAATGCTATGGCCTCACGTGAGGACGCTCTCGATCTGAAAGCGCATACCAATGCGTTTATTGCTGAAATGAGAGAGTCTGGTATTCCTGCAGATGTTATTTCGCATATGGAAAATGCATTGAATCGCGGTATTGCTATTATTGAAGCAAATCACAAAGCATGGAAAGAATCACTGACTAAAAAAGAGGCTCAGGCATGATTGTTCAAAAGTTAATCTATAACGAAAAGCTGACACAGTTCTTCAAGAACTTCTTTGCGGGTGCGGTTAAGGCTGCCTACGTTTCATTCACTGAAGATGCAGGTGAAAGCGATGATGATCTGAGAAAAGAAAGCCAGAGAATTACAGATGAGCTGTCAAATATCAATCTTAGCCTTCCTATAAACGCCGTGGATTTTAAATCGGTGATTGTCCTGGATATTTCAGGTGAATTGGTTGAGCTGACGATGGTGCATGAAGCAACGTCTATGATTTTTGCTAAAATTGATAAGGAAGATTGTATTTTTATCAGTTAAAGGTTGATGACGTTTAGTGTATAAAGAACTCCTCTTGGTGAGGAGTTTTTCATTATTACATTTTGAATTTACGCTGGAACTCTTCTTTTTGATTCAGGCTTCTTTTAATATCACTGATTACAGAGTTAGTTGGAACAATCCAGTCTCCCATAGAACCGATAGCATCATTTGTAACAACCAAATCTTTCATTACTTCAGCATACTTTGGTTGCGCTAAAAGTTTATCAACATTGCGCATCATATTTTCAAACTGTTCAGGGTATTTCTGCTCAGAAGGCGCATAAGGCGTGCCATGATCTCCCGGCTTATTTAAAATATAGGCAAGCTTAAAGCAGTCATATTTTTCGCCTTTACTGTCTATATAATCTTTTAGTAAATCGCCAAGATTTTCAATAGGAATCGCTTCCTTCTTGAATAATTTCACTTGTTGCTCAAGCTCGGTTTTTTCTAAGTTTTTTTTGAAACTTTTTAATCTTTCTGAAAAGCTCATTTTTTATTTCCTTAATGTAGTGTATAGTTACAATTTAAGAGCATTACAATATAAAGTAAAGCCATAGCTGAATGAAAAAAGAGTAATTCTGAGCGAGAAAATGAAGTATGGCTTAAAAAGTGCTTGCAATCGAGTTTCTGATTGGATAGAATGTTTTGTATAGCGTCCTGTTAGTTAAACGGATATAATCCCCTCCTCCTAAGAGGGAGTTGCAGGTTCGATTCCTGCACGGGACACCACCGAGTGGTCTAATCAGCCACTAATCCTCCTCGGATGAAGAGAAGAGACGTGATTGTCTCAAGAGGCTTCTGGCAAGCAAGTTGTTTGCCCGGCATATAACCGTTAGAGATATCGTCTTGGTAGAGGCGTCAGTAAGAAGCGTGGAGAGGCTGTATTAACTCTGTGAAGCGTGATTACCTACTGGATTAGCAGATCAGCCAGCATCGTATGACGCGGTGTGTGGGTTAAAGTGGCTAGTCAATGATTTTTTAGCTCAACGGGTAGAGCATTGGCGGGAGAATCCGCTGACGACGTAGGTTCGAGTCCTGCAGAAATCACCTGTTTTATTAGGTTGCGTCCGACAACGTGAGTGGATGTGAAAGGTAATAGCACGTTTGGAGCGAAACCAGACTTTCCTATTATCGTTTAAGAGGTGGGCCGATACAACACCTAACCTGATAAGACTATGCACTTGTAGCTCAGTTGGTAGAGCACTGGATTGAAGATCCGGGTGTCGGGGGTTCGAATCCCTCCGAGTGCACCATTTTCTCTTCCTCTTATCATTTCAAAAATACCAATCTAATCTGAAAAGTCTTTACGATAACAATTTGATAAAAAATATTCAATATTGTAAGCTATTTTTAAATAATCATTAAATAGGCGAAACAAATATGATCGTAAAAACTATATTTCTTATTTCTGTTTTTGGTGTTCATGGAAGCACTATTACAAACGTTCAGGTTATGCCTGATATGGCAACATGTAATACGGCGAAAGAGTTGGTTAATGATGTCAGCTATCAGCCAGAGAAACTGCGTGGTGAAGATTGGGGCAAATATATTTTTAAGCCACGTAAGATTGAATGTGTTGAAAAAGAAGTAAAGAAATAACTTAAATTATAAAAAATGGCTTATTTCGATAAGCCATTTTGCTTAATAAACATAATCAAGTTTAGGTTCTTCATGGAAAAGAGTTTCATAGTTTCTTTCTCGTGCTGATCTCACGAAGTGTTTCATCTTGTTGTAGTTAAATGGCTCTGTATACTCACGATCTTTGATTCGTTGAGATAATAATAAAGACTCGTTTCTATCCCAATAGGTATATTCAAGAGCATTTTTGCCAGTTTTATCAACCTGGTGAACATCTATTCCTGCGTTTACCAGCATTCTCGCTTTATCAATATCAGCGCCAGCACCAAATAAGGCATTACGCCCCCACTCATCTATTTGATTGACATTAATACCTTTCTCAATCAGAGCGGTTAATAGCTGCAGGCTTCCATCTCTTTCATTACTATCTAAATAGAAAAGCATATTCCGCCCGTATTTATCTACCTGATGAATATTGATGCCATGCTCAACCAGAAATAAGCCTTTTTCTGCATCAAGAGTGAATAAACCATTACGTTGGGTTTTGGGGTTCACCTGATGTATATCGGCTCCATATTTAATATAAAGTTGGCCCATTTCTTTTTGATTATCCAAGCAAAAAGATAGCTCATCAAAAACAGTCTGACCTTTTTTATTTTTCTGGTTAATGTTAATACCTTTCTCTAATAAATAGGTGGAGCTTTCAATATTGGTGCTTTGGCTAAAAAGTGCATTTTCGCCATAGATATCAACATTATTAATGTCTGCACCATTTTCTATAAAGAGTTTTATTTTGGTTAACTCATCGGTTTTAGAAAATGGTGTAAATCCACTAGTTGTTCTGACATTAAAATCAAGAGGTTCAGGTTTGCCCAATCCCCATAGCGTTCTTTTTTGGCTTCTTTTAATAATTTCTTCAGCGCTCGCATCAAACATAAAAATCTGATCTTCTCTCAGACCAGCAAACTCTCTGGCGCGGTTATCGAATACACGCATAACATCAGTTAGACTAAACATTGTAATCTCCTTTATTTTTCTAAACTGTATCATTTAGCAGAGGGTAAATCAAATTGACAACTATATAGATTTGCTATTTGAAAAGCATAATGATATAGAGCGTAAATAATCGATGGAGAATAAATATGAGCCTTTTTAAACTTGTTTCAGTATTAGGAATCGCCTCATTGGTGTGTTTTGTTGGTAGTAATGTATATTGGGATGGGAAGCAAAAAGAGTCAGCAAATAGAGTGATGAGTGCCTATATTGAGACTCATAAGAGTCAGATACTCAATCAGAAATCAACCGATAGTCTGGCCTGTAATAAGCAAGAATGTCTGGCAAACTTCAGTTCATTAAAATCAGAAAATCTTCTGACGGAAAAAGATGAGCGTTTCTTTAAAGAAGGTCAGTATTACATTTTTAACAAGAAAGAAGATGGCACCATAGCTTATCGCATCATTAAAAGCAAAGATGAGGTTAAAGCCGATAGCGATGCGTTATCTTTGGTGGCTGTGCTGACAATCATGTAATAGTCATTGATTGCGATAGCCCAAAGGTGTATAGTATAGAGCCATAAAACACAATAGACGAGGTTGATATGTTAGATCTGTGGGGAGAATGTGAGAGCGTGTTGGCTGATGAAAAAAGTAAAGATAAACGCAAGAAGCGCCAAGATGATTTGAGTAATGTCTCTCTTGATCTTGTTAGTTCGCCGGGATATGGTATGTCAGGTAAAGGCGCAGACTCAAACGCAACGCAAGCTATGATTGAAGATTATGCCTCAGATGAGTTGGATGGTTGGTAAATCTTAATAAGTTATTAAATAAAAGCGGCCTAGCCGCTTTTTTTAACTTAAAGATAAAGATATTTTATATGTAGTCTTTTTATCTTTTGTGCAGCTTTTTAAGATGCTAATAGTTTTATATGGATTATTATAAAATACAGTGCCTGCGGTGGACTCAACTAAACAGTTATTATTATTGTAATCTTTATAGTGAATATTGAAATAAGTATTGTCTTTCTCAGGTGTGTTTGGGTTGCGGACCTGTGTGAAGGTGAAATATGTGCTATCAGAGTCTGTGTTTTTATCAAAAAAAGATCCATCGGTTGTTTCTTTTAAACTTGAGTCTTTTTGATCAAAATAAAAATAATGTTTTTTATTATCGTAAGGAACGTAAAAAGTATGGCTATATCCAATTCCCACGTCAGGCACAATGCTTAAATTTATTCTTTCATAAACAGGTGTTGCTGATAATACAGTGGAAGAAAATAATGATGCGGATAACAATAAACTGGTTAATATAATTCTATTCATATTTGTCCTTTTAAAAGTAGTTTAAGTGTATAAAAATAGTATCAAATTTATGAAAAATGTAAATGCATTTAAAAGAGTAATGTTAAGATTTGATAATGATTTAAGACAAGTCCTATAAGGTAAACTTAAACAAGATTAGTTTGATGAAAAATGTTTTAATCCATTGGAAAACATGATAAAGTATACGCACTTTTAAAGGAGATACTATGACATATTCTGAACGTCTTAATGATATTGCAATCGTAAAGCTGGACACTGAAGGCTTCTCATCACTCGATAGCCGCACTAAACGTCTGGCTTATCATCTGTCAGAAGCGGGTATGTGGGGGAAAGTGATCGGGCTGACTCAGGGATCAAGCGCTAACCTTATCGTTATTCCTGCACTAATCCATATGTATAAACATCTTGATAAAGAAACTGAAGCTTTTAAGCAGGTTCGTGATAGTTTATTTATGCTCTTTGCGCACGGTGGTCTTTATCATACCACAACAGGTGAAAAACTGACACTGCCTCTGGATAGTGAGCAATTTGATGTATTGTGTTCTAATGTTTACTGTTCATTAGCTGCCTTATCGATTGAAATATTTCTTTTTGAGAACGATACCTATAATCTACCTTTATACCGCACCGTTCAAAAAGACGGCGTAGATGTGGTTAAGCAGTCTGGTGTTAACTTCTATGCTGGCCTTACCACCGAGGAAGTAATTGCTTTTCGCAAAGAAGCCTACCCGAAACATGATAATGATGAGATTCCACCTTACGGATTTAACGAGAAACTCCTAAAAAATCATCTCACGGGTGAGATTAAACGAGAAGTCATCTTCGCTGATGGTCTTTATGGTCGCTATGTTAAAGAAATCATTAAAGAGCTTAAGCTTGCTCTGAACTACACTGAAAATGAAAAACAACATGCCTCTATTGAGACACTGATTACCTTCTATGAGACGGGTGATGCTGCTGATTTTGATAAGCACTGTGTAGCGTGGACGCAAGATCAGGATAGTTCGATTTATTTCGTAAATGGCTTGATTGAATCTTATAAAGATCCGCTAGGTGTGGCGTGTAACTTTGAGAGTTTGGTTGCGTTTAAAAATCCAGCACAGACAGCTAAAGTGAAGCGTATCATTGATAATATCCAGTGGTTTGAGGATAATCTCCCGTTTGATAAGCGCTTTAAGAAAGATAAGGCTGTAGGGCTATCTGCGAGTTCTATCAATGTTATTTCTATGGCTGGAGAAACCTCTCCTGTGCTGCCTTTAGGGATTAACTTGCCTAACAGCGACTGGATTCGTAAAAAGTTTGGTTCTAAATCCGTTACGTTGTCTAACGTGGATTCCTCACGTAGTAGCTATGATGTGCCATTAACCAAAGCCTTGTATCTGGATAAATATCAGGATCTGATTAAGCGTTATGGCAATGAGACGGGCATCCTTCATACGGACTTGCATGAGATTGCTGGTCATGGTTCGGGCAAAGTGCTGGACGGCGTTAACAGTGATGTTCTGTCTACGTATTACTCTGTCATTGAGGAATGCCGTGCGGATCTTGTGGCGCTTTACTATATCCCGGATGAGAAGCTAAAAGAGATTGGTGTGTTTGCTGAGGATGTCAATGTTCGCGATGCGGCAATGGCTAAGTATGTAGCGTATTTCACTAATGGCGCTATCGGTCAGTTGCGCCGTGTGCGTTTTGGCGCTGATCTGACACAAGCTCACTTCAGAAACCGCCAGGTTATCTCTACATGGTTGCTTGAAAAAGCGAAGCCTGAACAGATGGCGATGGTTGTGAAGGATGGTCAGTATTTCATTGAAGTGAATGATCTGGATGGTGTTCGCGTTCTGGTTGGTCAGTTGCTGGCAGAGGTTCAGCGTATTAAATCGGAAGGCGATTTTAACGCGGCTAAAGCCCTCGTAGAGACGTATGGCACCAAAGTTAATAGGTTGGTTCATAAAGAGGTGTTGGAGCGTGTGAGTGGCTTAGGATTGGCGACAGTGGTAGGCTTCATGACGCCGATTCTGACACCTAACGGCGATGATATTGTTATTGAATATCAGGAAGACTTCCTGACTCAGCAGATTGAGTTGTTTGAGAAATATTTCCTGAAGAAATAAGATACAGATTAAGCCTCTTCGGAGGCTTTTTGTGCTTGCTTTACATGGTTGTTGTCGATATAATCGCGATAATCTTACTTTTAGGAATCATCATCATGTTGGTAATCAATAAAGACGTGTCGAAAGTGAAAGCAATTGTGCAGAAACAGGCTGAGTATTTAAGAGGTTCAGCCAGTGATAACTTCTTTCGTAAGAATCATTACTCGTTTTTTATGACTGATGAATATTTATGTGTATCTATGTTGATTGAGGAGCAGTGGTCAGGTTCTTGCTGGTCAGACGATATGGATGAGCCAAAGTATTACGAAGAGAAAACCTCACTGGTCAAAAAAGCAATTCGTGTTTTACTATCTGCGATGCTGCCAAAGAAAAACAACGTTCAAATTGGTTCTTTGGTTGAGGATGTTTTCGAAAAAATGCGTCGAGATATGCATACTGAATACGGTTATTATGGCAACTACGAAACGACTAAGCGATACACTATAAACATTTCGGATGTTTATGATTTATTAGGTGAGGAATTCACATAACATCGAATAAAAAGCCTCTTCGGAGGCTTTTTATTTAATAAAAGAGTTGTTATTGTTGTCATAAAATGGTATGATGGCTGTGTTATTTAAAGAGGGTTAAAGTGATGACTGACGTAAAAGAGTTAGTGGCTAAGTTGTTAGAAGACGCAAAACGTCTGCAGGAAGTTGAGCCTAATGCGGGAACGGCTAAGCGCATTGAAGAAGCTCAGGAATTTTTAAAATCATAAGCCCTGTAGGGTGAAACCAAATAAAAGAGGATTTAACATGTCGGATAATAAAGTAATGACTGAAAAAGAAGTGAACGAGCAATATCAGAAAGATGTTGCTGATTCTAAAAGCTACGGAGACGAAATCCGTGCGCAAGTTCGTCGTGATACTGCACTTGAGAAACTGCGCTCAAAATAATATAAACTGAATATTCCCAGCCGAGGTGTGTATGTTTTATGAAGGAACTGGAGATTATGGTCCTCGCCGCACGGTAGAAGAGCAGAAAATCTATGATCGCTATTCAGAAGAGTCTGTAAAGGCCAAAACGTATGGTGAAGAGTATTGGGCTAAAGACCGTCGCGATCAGGCTCTGTCTCGTCTTCCATCCTATCAACGTTCTAAATAAGGTGAGATAATGTCTGATATTGATGCAGTTCAAAATGTTCATGTGGCGAAATTCAAAGGCAATATTAATATGTATTGGCCTATGGAAAATGTAGCAATGGATAAAGTTGTGCGTAATGCGGGAAATAAAACATTGACGCCTGAGCATATTCTGCTTGGTGGTGGTGCGGGTGAGCATTCGGCGCTTGTTATTTATAGTGATGCGGTAGTGCTTCAGACACTGATTTATGACTCATTGTTTAATACGCCAGAGTCATGGGATGGTCATGATCTTGATGTGGTTGCGTTCTTTAAGAAAAATGAGCAGCTTCATGATAAGTATTCGTATGGCATTGAAAACCCAATGTTCGATGCTATTCGTGGTAGTTGGAGTATGGACACAAATCAGTGGCCTTTACAATCATGGGCGAGCTTTATTGATAACCTTGATAAAGATGATTTACTGTCAGAAGACACTCCTGAGCGCGTAATGATCGATATGCTTGGCGTATTCGTTTTGGAGCAAATGCCGCTGGTATGCTTGGTGGACAACGATATTCGTGAGATGGCAGAGCTGTATCGTAATAATAAGGCATCGCTGCGTCCTTATATGAAGCAGGAATACATTGATAAACTGCTGAGCTATTTCACTGCGCCAGAGCGGGGAGAAATGTGTGGAACAATTCATGAAAATGGAGAGACGCGCTGGGGATACAACCTTTCTGCCTGGAAAAAAGATAATAATCAATAAAAGGTATTGTGCATGATAAAGGAAGCTGCTATAGTGGCTTCATTGTCTTCTTAGCTCAGCGGTTAGAGCCGAGGCCGTAGATCACGGTGGTTGCGAGACGAGAAAATATCTACGTAAGCGATGCGTATCAGTTAAAGTCTGATAAGGCCCCAGCAGGAAGCCTTTAGCTCAATGGCAGAGCCGTGGCGGAGTTGTCCGTGGTCGTGTAGATCCTCGTTTTAATAAGCAATGCGCACTGGTTCGAATCCAGTAGAGGACACCATTATTTCGAAAAGGAAAAGCTGATATGAGCATGAAAGTTTCTGAATTTATTGAATGGTTAAAAACACAGCCTCAAGATGCTGAGGTAATGGTAATTAGCCATACCAGTGGCTCAAGTTATTATGATCAAGGTGGAAATATTCAGGTCGTTGCCTTTAACCCTGAAGAGTCAGCGCCGGGCAAGTATGATCCTACATTTGAGATGGATGACTTTAGTGGAGATGGCTTTAAGAACTCGCAGTTCTATGGTCAGAAGCAACTTCTGCTTGGAAGTCATGAGTAAGAGAAGAAGTTATGCGAAGGGACTACTTTTAGTAGTCCTTTTTTTATTTAAAAATCAAAAGCAGAATATTATAATGAGCAATAAAAAAGTGCTGACGTGTGCTGACATTTTTGATTACGCAAGCCATTCTCATCATATGAAAGAAGTAAAAGAAAAGCGTGAATCGCTTAAAATTGAGTTCGCAAGTCTAGCTTGATTTCTACAGGATAAGATTATTCTAAAATAGAGGCAACATTTTGCTTGTGCATGATGTTGTCTTTTGCTATACTTTCTTCATAGAAAGTAATTATGATTAAAGAGGTTGGCGATGTGTAAATCTTTCATGCTTTTTCTGATAAGTCTGTTATATATTATTGGTTTTTTTAAGCTGGTTGGTTTTCCTTTTGTGCCTTCAGTGGATCATAAAGGTTTAGAGATGCTGGCTTTTGTGTTCTACCTGTTCAGTGTTATTTATGCGGTCTTTTATATTGTGGTATCTCTGTTCACCTTTCGCGTGTCATCAGACGTTGAAGAAAAAAACTAAGAGGCTTCAAAATGGATAAGTTTATCTCCCCATCAAAAGTTGTTATTGGTCAACCTCACGCGGCGGTATTTGCCCGTGGTGAGTTCTGCGATAAAGCAACTAACATTCAGTTTCAAGGTCTTAATGAAGAGCAAAAGCTTGCGGTTAAAGCTGCTGTTGTTTCATCAGATTGCCAAAATACAAAGCCATATATTCAAGGTGATTCCAATGATTGGCTTTTGATAGAGTTCTGGTCATCAGATATGGTTGATGTGGCTCATGCCTGCGTTGTGCTTGCGAGAGTGGCAGGTTTGACTGAGGATCAGGTACCAGGCCTTTCTCATCCAGATTTTAAAGGCGTATTTGAAGTTTAAACATTTTTGACAACCACTTCTTCTAAGAGGATATATGGAAAACTCTTTATTTATTATTCAGCGTATTAATGGTTATGATTACGAAGGTGAAACCAAAACAATCATAGCGACACGTCATACGACGAAAAAAGCTATCGAAGAAGAAGTTGATCGTCTTAATAATTTCATGGATGGTGTAGAGATGCCAGAGCCAGGTAGTTCTTCATGGAACTATTTTGATTTTGAAGAGCTTTTTATATCGGCTGAGGGTGAGTATGAAAATTTTTTATTATCCAGCAAGAAAAATACTGTATTGAATATGGCTGGCTTAAAAAATGATATTAAACGTCGTTTTGATAAGACTTATTCTTATTACATGAGTGGCGAATATCGTTATTCAGATAAAACACTAGAGTCTTATCTGAAGGAGTCATATTCTCGCTTTCTTTCAGGTGACACGTATTTGTCAGACTTGTTGGATATTGCTGAGGAGCTTCAGCACAAAGGCTTTATCAAGTCTGATGTGTCAGTGATCAGGGCATCGTTGTTTGTAGTTAAAGGCAAGTAAGTCCTTGTGAATGAGTAGAAATGCTCATTCACAATATATATATAGCGTGATCAAAAAAACACGCGGTTGAACGAAAATAGCAAAAAAAGAGTTGTACTTAAAGATCCACTTTGCTATGATTGTTTTATCGAGAGAGAACAATATATTGCGTCCTTAGCTCAGCAGGATAGAGCAACGGCCTTCTAAGCCGTAGGTCATAGGTTCGAATCCTATAGGACGCGCCACAAAAATAAATCTCACGAGGTCGATATGAAAATGTTTAAACGTTTTATTTTTGTGATGCTAATGGCATGTAGCTTTTCGAGCCTGGCTGACTATTATGAGTGTGATATTAGCAATGGCTCGGTAGGTTTTTGTGGATCGTGGGCGCAAGAAAAAAGTTATCCGGTTCAGGATCAGAGCGGAACATTTCATGACTGTGATATCAATAACGGGTCTGTGGGTTTCTGTGGTGGATGGAGCCAACGACAAAGTTTTCCGGTAAAGCAGTCAGATGGATCTTACAGTAAATGCGATATCAATAATGGCTCAGTGGGTTTCTGTGCTGGTTGGTATCAAGGCAAAGCATATATTCAAAAATAAAAAGTAAAGTCGGCTTTTGCCAAAAATTAATATAGTGATTCTTACGAGGCTGAAATGGGAATGTTTAAACGTTTTATATTAGTGATGTTAATGGCATGTAGTTTTTCAAGTTTTGCTGATTATTATGAATGCCAACTTGTGAGCGGTAGGCCTACTTCATGTGGCTCATGGGCAGATGCTCAAAACTATCCAGTGAAGCAAGAAGATGGTTTTTATAAGGATTGTAGCATTACGAGTGGAAGTGCGTCGATGTGTAGTGGCTGGAGTGATCGGGATACATTTCCTGTAAAAGATGATAGCGGTTTTTATCAAACTTGTTCACTGGTAAGTGGCAGGGCGACTACATGTAGCGGTTGGTATGATGGTAAGGCTATTGTTGAACCATAAAAAGTAAAAAAAGCTGTTGTACTGAAAGAAAATAGTAGGTATAATAGCTTTACAAAACGGCCCCTTAGCTCAGTGGTTAGAGCAGGCGACTCATAATCGCTTGGTCGCTGGTTCAAGTCCAGCAGGGGCCACCAGCATTCATACTCTCTTTGAATGTATTTGATTGAAAGGTTTTTTACTGCTATAAAAGTTTGTTTAATAAAAAGGAAGCCACGAACTTCCTTTTCATGCCTCAGTGGTGAAATAGGTAGACACAAGAGATTCAAAATCTCTCGCCTTCACGGGCGTACCAGTTCGATTCTGGTCTGAGGCACCAATAAAAGAGGGAAATACTATGTTAACCCAAGAAAATGTAGCATTGATTCATAAAGCGATTCCGTTATATGCTGAAAAAGTAAGGCTGGAGTCTGATATTGTTAGTGTGATGATTGATGATTCTGTGGAGCTTAAAGAGCGTGCGGAGCAGAATCAGAGAGTGCTTAAGGTGATTGCTCAAAAAGTGAATATCGCCTTTGAGAACCACGAAAGACCTCAGCTTGAAGGTCGTGAGCGCGTTCTGCTTATCGGAATGATGAGTTTTCTGATCAGAGAGATTGAAGCGCGTCAGATGATAAACGTAGCAGGTCATGACAATGTTGTTGCGGATGTTTTCAATCAAAAGATCGAGCGGAAGATTAAAGAAATCAGAGGAATGATGGCTGATTTCAAAAAAGAAAAAATTTTATAAAAAGTGCTTGTGCAGCAAGAGAGAAGTGGATATAATGAGTCTCTAAGCTGAACAAAGCAATGAATATTAACGAGATAGAGGAGGTTAGATAAAAGGACTGGTTAGTGTCCAGTTCTCGATAATAGTAGCTAAGATCATTCGCATACCCTTAAGTCGAATGTAGCCGGATACGTAAAAGTGTATCTGATTATCGGTAGAGCACTAGATATTTTATTCTTATATTATGATCTTATATTGATGATGAGCTTTGAGGCTGCTATGAGCCGTAAATCATAGAGTGGATTTAACTAACAGAGGGGGAGAATAGATATTAGGACTGGTTGGTGTCCAGTTCTCAGTGATAGTAGCTAAGACCATTCGCATAACCTTAAGTCGAATGTAGCTGGACACGTAAAAGTGTGTCTGATCACTGGTAGAGCACAAGATATTTAAAAACTTATTGATAATTTTATATGATGAATATTTAGGAATAGGCGTCTACAGCCGTAAAGTAGAAAGCAATATTTGAACTCGTCTTGCTGATGCTATTAGGCGGATTGAGGTGGATATGAAGCCACAAATAATAGCAGAGAGCCACCTTCGGGTGGCTTTTCTTGTTTTAAAGAGAAAGTTTTGACAAAAGAAGCGCCGTAAGGTTTAATATAAGAACAAATCAGCATCCTGTTTTAATATAAACTAAATAGGAGAAAAATATGAAAGAGTTAATCAAAAAAGAGTTAATGTTCATTGAAGAAAATGCTGATTTGCTGAGAAATAACTATGATCCTGTAATTTTTGATTTTGAAGGACATGAGCCAAAGTATTTGTGTATAATGGAGTTCGCGCCATTCTCTATGCAAATAAACGTCCGCATAGAACCAGAACTGTGTTTTTTGTTTTCTGAGAAAGGAAAAAGCAAGGTGGTAATAAGCAGGCAGTCCAGAGAAATGGATGAAGAAGAAGAAAAAATCTTCAAAAGTTTCATTGGAAAAGTCTACGAGAGATCAAAAAATCAACATGATTCATGGTATTAAAACAAGAAAGGGGGCCAAGCCTCCTTTTTTATTGCATATTGATCAAAAAGTCTTCAGTTAGTTAAAAATAGTAAAAAAAGTGTTGTACTGAAAGGTGGTCTTTGCTATTATTACTACATCGAAACGCGGTGTAGAGCGTAAGATAATATTGCTTCCTTAGCTCAGCAGGATAGAGCAACGGCCTTCTAAGCCGTAGGTCATAGGTTCGAATCCTATAGGATGCGCCAGTTATGCGAGCCTACCTCTCTGTATAACATAAGTGATTATTGTGCTGTGTTTGAAACCGTGATCAATCGGGGCTGAGCTGATTTAAGAAAGATGCCTAATATTGCTTTCTAAGCTGAGTCTAAAATAATTGATAAGCCTTCATTTCACTATTTAAAACTTGTATAGGCGGCGAAACAAGTTAACTTAAAAAAGGAAGTTGCACCTTCCTTTAATGCCTCAGTGGTGAAATCGGTAGACACAAGGGATTTAAAATCCCTCGGCTTAGCGCTGTACCAGTTCGAGTCTGGTCTGAGGCACCAAACAATATACGCGCTGCGTAAATTGAGTAGGAGATATGTCATGCCAACGTATTCTCTTACTGATCGATTAATGGTGAAGTGGTAGAGAGGCTTAATACACTGTCCTGCTAAGACAGAGTGTGGGAAACCGCACCGAGGGTTCGAATCCCTCCTTCACCGCCAAATAAAGAAAAAGCTTGTGCATAATGTCAATAATCGCTATACTCTTATCACTGAAACAAAATCACCTATATCAAGGAATAAAATGAAAAACTCTACTTTTGCTGCTATCCTGTTTACTCTGGCTGCTACTGTTGCTGTATCGGGCTGCGATAAAAAGATCGACAACGCACTGATCGGTGTAAACCAGTGTAACGTCGTTCAGGAAAAGAATGCGGATGGCTCATTAGGCAAAACCAATACCATCTGTAAAAAAGCCAGTATTAACGAGTTGATTGCATCTATTTCTGAAAGCAAAAAGCAAGGCGGAAAAGGCATCGTCTCTGTAGATGTCAATGGACACAAACTTATGTAATAGATAAAAGGGCCGCTTCGAGCGGTCTTTTTTTATTTTAAAATGACAATAAATAGCTTGTGCAAGATCGGTGTTAAGAGTATACTTTCTTTATTGAAGTGAACCTTACCTAAAAACTCTCGCAGGAATGACGAAAATGAAAAAACTGATTGCTATCGTTGTTGGTGCTGTTCTGTGTGTATCTTCTGTTTCTACTGCTCAGGCAACTGATAAAGCGATTATTTATGGCGCTCTCGGTGCGATTGCCGGATATGTGATTGGCTCTCAAATGTCAGATCGTAATGATAACCGAAATGACAGCCGCCGTAATGATAACTATCGTTATGAGCAGCGTCAACGCCAGCAACAGATGCAAATGAATCAGGATCCGTCTATTGCCTATTTCACGAATGATGGTTGCCCCGTGCGCCGCTATCAACAAACTGACTGGAATGGTAGCTCTCGTGTTGTTCTGGTGAATGAGTGCCGCCGTCAGAACTAATAAAACCTCTTGTGCAGAGGCGTAAGTTCAACTATACTACGCCTCTTATAATATTGATTACTCATTTAAGGAAAAACATGAAAAAGATGACTGTTGTTGCTCTGGCGGCTGTGTTGGCTCTGACTTCAGTTACGGCTGATGCGAAGTCTCGCTCACGATCTAAATCGTCCTCATGGACTAAGCATTTGGCTATCGCAGGCGGTGCTGCAGCTGTAGGTTATATGATGGGGCGTTCTTCTGGTAGCAGCACAGAACCACTTGAGCCAGTTCGTCAGAATCAGGATTACAACGCGCAACAGCCGCAAAAAACCTCTGATGGCTGCGTGTTGAAAAACTCAATCGAGACGATGGAAGATGGTAGCTTGCACAACGTCACTGTTAAAGAGTGTAACGACGATTACAGTTATTAATCTACAGGGCGGCTAAAAACCGCCTTGTTTTATAAGGAGCGTTTCAAATGAATTGGTTTTGGATTGTCGTAAAGAATATGCATCGTGGTGTTATTCTGGTGCCACTTTACCTTACTGAGCGTGTCTGCCACTATGTTGGCGAAGGTCTGGTGAGTTTTTCATGTGGAGTAGAAAAGCTACGTAAAAACCTCCAAGTTAAGCTCCCTGTTTATGGCAAGGAGTTTATCGAAGCTGAAGATCGCAAAGAGCGTCAAAAAGCAGAGGCGCAACTGAAAAGTCAGGAATGGGATGAGTAAAAGATAAGCCGCCTTCGGGCGGTTTTTTAGTAAAAACCCTTGCGCATGTTGTCATTGTTTGTTATGATGTTCTCATATTGTGATGAACAACTAAGAGATAAGACGATGCGTTATTTTGAGAAAAAAGACTTTACTCAGTTCTGCGAGAAAGCTGAATCTTTTGGTCAGGTTTTGGCTGAAAAAGAAGAGAACCGTATTTCCGCTCTCAAAACTCATAATACCTATACGAATGAAATGCGTCAGGGGATTCTTGATTGCCGTTCAAAAGCTATGGGCCGCGTGTTTATGAAAGGTGTGCTGACTGAATATTGGGCCACTCAAGATGGCATGATTGTCAAAGCGGATAAAATTACTCATTCTTGGGGTGTAAGAGGCGATTCTGTTCGTAAGGTAAAGACGTTTAGCTGCTGTACCCGTTTCCACAAATCGTCTTCTATCGCATTAGCAGTATTGATGGCGAAAGTTTTTCTGCTTCCCGAAGGTGATTCAATGAAAGCATACACGGTTCGCCTTAAAGATGGTAACTGGTGGAACTGTAAACTTGAAAACCTTGAGTTGGTAAAGAAGGGTAGCATGGGGGCCGCCATAAAGAAATCTGTAAAAGTGATGAGGAACGGAAAGTTTTATGCCGCCTTTGAAAGTGTTTCAGTATGTGCCGCTCAGCTTCGCATTCCTCGTCGCCGTATGAGTGAGATGCTGGCTACAGGTAAGCAAGTAAATGGTTTTACTGTTGAGCGTTTTTCCTAACAAATAAGGAGTTATCTATGTGGAAATATATTTCTGGCACTGAAAAAGACTTTGTTGGTTCTCCAGATTGGGCAACGCAACGGCTGGACACCGATAAGGGAGAGCCTCAGACGCCACAGGAAGCGTTTGTAGCGTGGATCGGTGATATTGGCGGCAAACGTATGGTTAAAGACCAGTTTAGCCCTGAGCGCGAGTTTGATGGCAACTATGGCTATCGCAACTTCATCAGCGCAGAACGTGTAAAGCTGAATGTAGCTGAACCGACATTTCTGCCTGTTGAGCCTCAAGAGAAAGATCTTTATAAGAAGGTAAAAGAAGATGTCTCTGTAAATACCGCAGGCGGAAAGATTGATTACCTCAAAGGCGAACATGTATCTTATGGTGGCGACATTACCATGTTTGGAAAAGTATGGTCTGTTATTTCGATCAGTGATAATGAAGACTATATGGGATTTGTTTCACCGGATATGCTGGAAGATATTTAACAAAAGAAAAGCCTCTAACGAGGCTTTTTTTATGCGGCTGTTCTGTGTTCCTTTTCAATATCATCAAGATCATGTCGAATATTGTTTAGCGTTTTAGCTGTCTCCTCGGAGTAAGTCGTATTCTCATAGACAGCCATGATGATATTATCAATAGAGTTCTTCATACATTCTATTTTCATTCGTTGCTCTTTGGATGATGTGCTAATTGTAGAAAGTGCCAGATTAGTTCGCTCTATCATTGTCAGCATTTCATGGATGTAAGCCGCGTTTTTATTGTTGAGTTTGAATGTATCTTCTATTTGAGAGGATGTATCATTCACAAGTGCCTTGATTTCCTGAGCAGAATCCGCACAGCTTTTGGCTAACAATCTCACTTCATTAGCTACAATTGAAAATCCTCTGCCGTGATCGCCCGCTCTTGCAGCTTCAATAGAGGCATTCAGAGAAAGAAGATTAGTTTTAAAAGCCATCTCACTAATAAAGTCGGATATCTTTTTAATCTCCAAAGACTGGTCCTTTATGGTGCTTGTAGAGTTTGTCATAAGTGAAACATTCTCTATGGCTTCCTGAACACCAGCAAGCGTCATGGAAGCTAATGAAAAGGCCTGATTGGACTCCTGTTCATTGTGTGAGGCGACCTGATAAAGCTCATTCACGCTGTATGCGGTTTTCTCAACAGCACGGCTCTGTGTTTCATTTCTGGAGAGTAGTGCGAGATTGCCTTTATCCAGTGAGATAAGACTGTCATTAAGACGCTGTGAGGCTTCCTGCTGCTGAGTTGCCCATTGGCTTAACATTTCTCTGACTACATCAAGATCAGGAGAGCAAAATGCGCTCTTACAGAAGTCTTTATTGCTAAGGTTATGAATATCTTTACGTAATAAGGCTAATGGGTTAATCAGATTAACCGTAATGTAATGCCGAATAAAAAGTGACGCAGGTAATAGCAAAAAAGGAATAGCGGAAAATAATATCAGAGATGTTGATATATCTCCGGTTAAATAAAATACAAAAGGAATAAAAGCATAAAATGAAAAAATAAATAATACCGATGAAGCAACAGCCCTAACAGAAATATCTCTTATGTGTTTCATATTAATATCCTTATAGAAGTTTTATAATCAATAACATAGAAAAAATAATTAATAAACTCACTGCATGGCATTCTGATTACTTTGCTTAAAATACAAATATATAAATCGGAATAAATCAAATAAGCAGAACATCTAGCTGTTAAATATTTTTATTTTTATGTTTAGGTTATTATTTAGCCTAGTAATGGGGGTTAATAGGTGTATCTCGGATAATCGAAGGCATGATAATCACAGAGAAAATAGATTAATAAAATCACTGTATTTCTAGGATAATTCCCAATATTGAAATCAATATTGGCATATGGTATAGTAACGCAATATTAACAGGAGGCCTTATGAATGAATTTGCTGAAATGAAGAAGCATAAAAATGAGCTTATGGCTGATATAGAAAGCTCGTTTCAAAAAATGAACATGAAGTTTGATGCTCACACTATTGAAATGGATAGAATGCTTAGAAATCATGGTGAGAGCATGTCGGCTTCATTTGACAGGCATCATGAGGCAATAGAGCAGAAGTTTTCCGATCAGCGTGAGAATGTCTCTAAAATGATGCGAAAGTTATCATGGCAAACCACGGCGTGGTTAGTTGGTATCTTTGCCATGTGGTTTTTTATCTTTTATAATTTTGGAGTGTAATATGGTTAAGAGGCTAAATGGAGAAGATGTCAGGAAAATCATGTTGGCTAATGCGAAAGTATTAGTGTCTGAACAATATAGAGCGCCTGCAGATGAGCTTAATGGAAAGCGGAGAGTAAATAAAAATAAAAAAGGGCCGTAGCCCTTTTTTTATTGTTTAGCAGCTTCCCATAGTTTTTGATTTTCTTCAGTGAGGTCGGTTAAGTCTCGTATTTCTTTATAATAATCACAGGCATCTTCATTGATTTCAGAAACCAGCATCAAGATAATTTCAGGATTAGGAGCATCTTTAATGCCTGAAATGTCCATTTTGAAGGAGACGGTGCTTTCTGTTTGTTCAATCAGGATATTACGATGAAGTTTGGAAACGTATTCATTAGCTGCTTCATCTTTTGCTTTCTCGGTATTATGAATTCTATATTGAGGATTAATATTTTTGTCTTTAAAGTTGATTTTTGCGATATAACCGGCAGCTTCCTTCTCAAGGGAATCATCTTTCTTAACGACTTTTCCATAGCGGTAATCCATATCATACGAGTCCCAAATAGTAGAAATCTTGATAGATTTTACTGCTGAGCAAGTTTTAAAATCATCGCTGACTTTAAAGGTATAGCGATCACAGTCTTTCGAGCAAATGTTGCTAAAAATCTTTTCGGCATCTTTCTTGAAGTTTCCGCCTGCATCATAAGAGTAGATATATGAATTATAGTTAACAAAAGAATAGCTTTTGTGTGATGGACTCAGGCAGAAAAACAAGACAAAAGCGAAAACGGTAATCAGTAAGACAACAATACTGACTCTGGTTGCGCGGTTACAATCATTATAAGACATAGACACCTCGATGTTTAAAAGAAGTAGTATTATAGCCTTTACACCTATCATGTTCAACATATTAATGTCGTAAAAAATGATTGAGTTCTACACTGATAACGTGATATAATCATTGCCTACTTTTTACAAACAGGAGAGCCTATGTCACATTTTACCGTTATTGTTGCTGGTGATGTTAATCTTAAGAAAGCATTAGCGCCTTTCGAGGAACAGTCGTCCGATCCTGAAAACTCACCTTATTTTGAATTCGAAAATAAGAGTGAGTCTTCTCAAGAGCGAGAGGATTACAAAAACAAAACTACGCAAATCGTTGAGCTGGATGGTGTAAAATACCATCGTTCTGATGATGTTGTTCGCAGATTTGAAAAGTCTATCAAAAGCGAGAGTTCACCTTTCGGTGAGACAGTGCTTGAACTTCCTGAAGGTGCTAGACTTTATGAGGGTGCAGTTTCAGAAATCTATCCAACATTTGAAAGCTATCTTAGAGATTATTGTGGTTATGGATATTCAGAAGAACTTGATGCTTATGGATATTGGCATAACCCTAATGCAAAATGGGATTGGTATCAGGTAGGCGGTCGCTGGACAGGATATTTTAAAGGTAAACTGGGTGTGGGTGGAGAACAAGGCCGTCCTGGTCTGATGACGGAAGCTGCTGAGGCAGGTCGCTATGATGTTATCCGTTTGAAAGATATTGACTTTGAAGGTATGGAGGCTGAGGCTATTGCTGAGGCAAACGCAACCTATGATAAGATTGAGTCTATTTTGAAAGGCCGTCAATATCCGTCATGGACAGAGATCAGGGAAAAGCATGGTGCGGATATTGATGCAGCAAGAAATGAATATCATAATCATCCGGTTGTTAAGGATTTTAATGAAGCTCGTTTTGATTTTTGGGGTGATTTTTATGAAATCTTTGGCAATAGCCGTGAGGAATATGTTGAGAGACAGCGTAAATCAATCATCACGCCGTTTGCTTTCCTGAAGGATGGTGTATGGTCTGAAAAGGGACAAATGGGCTGGTTTGGTATGGCGATGGATGAAAAAGCTCAGAAAGACTGGAATGATGAGTTCTACAATATGCTGCGTGGCCTTCCTGAAGACACCCTGTTAACAGCAGTTGACTGTCATATCTAAATCAATAAAGGCTCCTTCGGGAGCTTTTGTCATGCTTAAATGATTAGGTTTGATTATTGATGTATGTTGCTATCATTTAACGTAGAATAAAAACAATATTAATATAGATAATGAGGATTTAAGATGGGATCATTTAATACCACGTGCGCTATCAGTCGGGCTACAATTCTTCAAGGCAATAATGTGCGTTTGTTTTATGTTGTATCAGAAGGCAAGTCAATGGGCAAAGGCTGTGAGTGCTATCCTTGGGATAACTTTAAGCTTATTGGCGGCGTAGGTATTCCTGCGAAATATGCAGATTACAATAACTATGAATTTGACGAAAACTCTTTGTTTGCCCGATATATTCATGATCAGATTAAGTCTGAATACTCAGAGAATGTCTCTGTTGAAGGTAAGGAGTACAATCCCTATCATGATCACATGGATGTCAATATCAAGGATTTAACATGGCAGAAGATTCAGGACATGATTCATAGTGGAAGATTGTTCCTTAATGGTTGTCAAGGAGAAAAATGTTTCGTAGCGTCCTTTGCTATTCATGAATCTGTTTATCAGGTAATGATTGAATCCAAAGAAAGTATCGATGAAAAGCTTAAGGAAGTAATGGGGAGCTATAACGATATGGTTGGCTTCAGAGAGGCTGTTGAGAAAAATAAGGCACGATTAGCGGCAGATTTTGAATCTGGAAAGATTACTTATGAACAGCAAACGGATATTGCTAATCAAATAGCGTGTGAAAGCATGAAGCAGTTAAACGCAAACAAGATCAAGTTTGGTATGGCTGGTCAGGCAACATCAAACGTAGGCGGCCCACAGCTTCACAGAGACATCATTGCTTTTGCTAAAAGTAATGGATTTGATAAAGCTGAAAAAGAAATATTTCGTGCCTTGCTGGAAACCGAAAATATGCTGAACACAATGTATGTTCAAAATGTTATGATTCGTCCGGTTATGACTTCAGGACAGTGTGGTGAGCCAAAGGACAGTGCTATTTTTTTGCGCAAGTTGGCTAACGCTGTAGAGAATATCAAGAGTAAATGGCACGATGAGTATGGCGTAAAGGTTGATGTATGCAAAGAGTCTAAAGAGTGGCAACAGGTTAAGCTATCAGATATTAAAACTGAATGGGAAGAAACTTTAGACATTGAAGACGAGGAATATGCCTACCTTTGTGAGATCATTGAAGGTAAAGATAAACTAATTATCTCTCCAGAAGAATGGGATAACGGTGAGTTTTTCTATGATGTGCTTGCTGATGTAATCGGTGAAAGTCTGGATACCAGTATTGAACTTCATATCTTAAACCAGTAAATCATTATCTAAAAAAGAGAGCGCCTTGCAGGGCGCTTTTTTATACATTAAGTATCGTGCTTTTTTCTTTCATGTGGTGAAACAGTTAAAATTATAGCAACGAACGCAACATATTAAACATGTTTGATTTTTCTTCTTTTTTATTATAGTATCCTTTTATAAATTACGGGGATATTATGACGCAGACTTACTTTATTAAACACGATTATGACAGAACAGTTCAGCCGTTCTGGAATGAACAGTGTCTTAAAATATCTCAAAACCTTTTTCTCCCCTGCACCGAAAATAATATCCCTAATTTTAAAACTCATTACCTCTCTTCTTTGATCCGTAAGCTTACACCCGTTCATTCTTATCACTTTCCTTTATTCTTTAAATCTTATGTTATGTCTGCGCCTGATATTGTGGTTAAAGCCGTAAGGAAAGTGCGCTTTTATTTTACCTCGACTGAACAAAGACTTAAATATGAGCAAATGATGATGGTTGCTCGCAGAGCCTACAATCTTGCGGTTGATATGTGTAATAACAGAGAATTTATCGATGAGCAGGGGAAACCTGTTGATATCAGAATTCCCATCAGAGATAAAGTAAAAAAAGAAAGTGCTGAAAATAATTATGTTTTTGACACTAATGTCTGCGATCAGGCTGTCAGGATAGCTAAGTCTGAGTTTATCACTCTCTGTAAAAATAACAAAAAGAAGAAGAATACAACATTATTCACGAGTTTCTCACGACTAGGCTTCAAAAGCCGTAAAGACAAAAAACAGACCTTTTCCCATCCCCGGATGGGAAAAGAGGGTTCCGTCTGTATAAAATCGTTGGGAAGCATCAGGCTGACGGAAAAGCTGCCTGATGAATGCTATGGCAAAAATGTTGAGGTAACAATGGAGTATGGCAGATGGTTCATCTGCGTCCAGAAAAATATAGAGATAAAAGGAAACCGTTTAGATTGTTCCGAAAGCCAAGGGCCAAATAAAACGGTTTCTGAAAAAGAAGTGAAAGTGATTGCTCTTGATCCGGGAAGCAGGACGTTTTTAACAGGATTCAGCGAGAAAGAAGTTATCGTTTATGGTAAGGATTATTCTATAAAATGCTTACTACCATTGGCAAAGAAGATGCGTGAGCTGTATTCTTTGCGTGAGAGGTTAAAGAAGCATGAGCTATACAGAAAGGAAAGCCTGGATAATCCGCAGTGGATAAACGATACGTTTAGGCATATAGAAAACAGCCTGAATAGGCTGTCCTGTAAGCGTCAGGATCTTGTTAATCATCTGCACAGGACTGTAGTTTATGATATAGTGATGAGCTACGATGTGATTTATCTTCCTGATTTCGAAACCAAGTCTATGGTAAAGACTAAGGGGAGAAGAATAGGCCGTAAAGCTGTTCATAACATGCTTTCTCTGAGTCATTATATTTTTAAGGAATTTCTGCTGTGGACAGCAAAGAAATACGGTAAGGAAGTCATTATCGTTAACGAGAGTTATACGAGTAAAACCCAAAGCTGGAACGGAGTGGTAAATGAAAAGCTGGGATCATCGAGGTTGATGAAAGACGGCAAAAGAATAATAAACAGAGATATCAATGGTGCAAGGAATATTTACCTGAAGCACATATCTCAGTTAACTAACATTTAGGTGCTTCGCCTTAGCCGGAACTGCGAATGCTGTTGCGTTCGTTGCGGGTTTAATGAAGAGTCAGGTAAAAGTAAAGATGATGGCAGCTATAATCAACAAAGTCGTGCAATAAAAAAGCCTCCTATGGAGGCCTTTATTTGTTTTGATAAGGATTAGTTATCGAGAGAGATAACGGGCATAGTAGGCCTGTCAGAAACGATAACTACCATGAGTTTTTCCACAATGCGTTTCTTCTCAGCATCCTCAAAAGACACACCGATCTCACTTTGGATGTTAGCAATAGCATCCTTCACGGTTAATACAGCAGCATCAACAATGGCGCGGCGACTCTCTGCCATTTTTTCAGCTTGCTGACGCATCAGCATAGGCTGAGCGATTTCTGGCGCATAAGCGATCTTAGTAATGCTGGCGCTGATAATAACCACACCGATTTCTTTTAAACGTGTATTAATGCTTTCAATCAGCTTGGTTGAAAACGAACCTAAGTTGTTGCTCAGGGTTTCTTCATCAGCCACATTGCTGTCAAATGCATGTTGAGTAACAATCGTTCTCAGTTCACTCTCGCTGGCGTTGCGAATAAAATCATCTGGCTTCTCAGCATTATAATGGAACGGAGCAGCCTGTTCAACACGGTAGTTGACCACCATAGAGACATTCAAGGGAATACCCTTTTTGTCATTGATTTTGGTTTCCTGAGTTTCAAAGGTATTAATCTTGGTGCTGATTTTCTCAAAGGAGAAGAAAGGATTGACGAATGTAACACCTTCACCCATAAGTGTGCCTCGGTATTTACCTAAGAAGCTGGCAACCACTTTCTGATTGGGGGAGATAATGATAAAGCTGTTAAAGAAGAAAATAGCAGCAATGATGCCAGAAATAAAAGCCGTAGAACCATACAGAATAGAGATTTCTTCACGGAATTCATTATAGCCATAAGGCACCTGAACCTGAGCGTGCATAACAGCGTAGACGGTAATCGCAATGAAGATAAGTGTCAGCACAACGCCAAGATAGGCTGCACTCAGATTGGTTTTTTCATCTTTCAAAATATTCATTATGGCAAAGCTCCTGATTAGTAAATAGAGACAGCATTATAGCGACTCTTATGGTGCTTTTCAATGTAAATATGACTAAGAAACTTGATAAAGTGAAGAAAATGCGTGAAAATAAAATAAAAAAGGAAAACGATATGCATTATGCTCTAATGGTAGTTTTAGAAAAAGACATTGTAAAACAAATGGAAAAGTTCAAAGAAGCTGAGGATAATCCTGAATCAAAATGGGATAACTATGGATTAGGTCGCCGTTTCAGAAGCTACTTCTCTAAAAAGGATGGCACAAACTTTTGCGTATCTAAGGTCTGCGAAATCGACATAGAAAAAATGAAGGCGGAAATGATAGAAGTCGCTAAGAAAGAGTATGGCATTTTTGAGGTGATAAACTTTGAAAGCGAAGAAAGAAAGCGAGAAGCTATTATTAATATGTTAGGTTCTTACATGACAGAAGAAGATTATATCAGCCAGCGATCAAGAGAGTTTTTAACACCTTATGCTTTCCTTCGTAGCGGAGAGTGGTATGATGCTAAACGCTCAGGATCGCATGAGAAGTGGATAGAAGATTTTCAAAAAATATTTGAAGACCTTCCTCCTGAAACTGAGTTGGCGGTTTTTGACTGTCATATTTAAAAAGTGCTTGCTATTGATATCTTGTTGGTATAATATGGCTATGTTGATGCAGACTGGAACGTGTTAAACGGGTATCAATGTCGGGCGAGAGCCTCCCAGCCTGTGAGCGGGATATTGAAAGAGTAGGCCAGATTTTGAGATAACTTTATTTTGCCAGTGCCGAGAATGAGGCCCTAAAAGCACGTCGGACGTTGAGCCGGAAGAGCGGAAGTCATTCACCGCAATCGCTATGGGAAGCGAGAGAGTGTACGAATAATCACGGGCAAACCTAAAGTTATCTCAGAACAAATAAGACGCTTCGGCGTCTTTTTTGTTGTGCATAAACCATCGTTGTGTTAAAATCATGTTCTACTTTAAAAAGGAATCCTCATGAAAGAGAAAATCATGTTAGTGTTAGGCCTGATGTGTCTCATCGGTGGTGTAATTGTCAGTTTTCAGATATTTCCTGAGTCATTCAAGCAAGTAAATGACATCCTCGCATCTTTATTAATGAGTGTTGCAGGCGTAGCATTAGGCGCAACGTCTTTCGGTATAGTATTGGTTTCTCAAGCCTTTTTTGATGCTTTTGTGAGCGATATGAAATCCAATATAGCGTCGTCAAAAACATCCTAAGTGTTTGAATATATGGCGCATTTTAAATATCTAAGACCTATTTATTGCTTGATTGTCAGGTGCTAAAGGTATATAATGCTTCTTATTGAAAGTGATGAAATCTGATAACTTATCGAGGTAAAAATGAAAATCTCTAAGCTGAAACCTGGTGATGTTGTTTTCTCTGTTGAAAAGACAAAGATGGGTAATACTACGCTTAAAACCGTTTCTGTATTCCGCGTATCTATTAAAGAAGTTCATGAGACACATGTTATTGCTTCATGGAATGGCAATAAACCTCGTCGTTTTGGTCTGGCGGCTGTGAGTAAGTGGAAAGAAAAGGAACCTGTAAGAATCCAGATTCGTCCTTGCTATTACCGTCTGGCAACAAAAGAAGAAATTGCTCAGATGGAAAAAGAAAAGGCTGAGAAAAAGCAGATTAACTAATCATAAAGGAGGCAAACCTCCTTTTGTATCACTTTATGTTTGAGGAAATATCATGGCTACGTTTACGCCGATTGAGCGTCCGGTTATCAAGAATCAGCTTGAGTATACGCTTCAGGAATGTCATACGGATGTTAATGAACATGACGCCTGGGCGGGACCTGTTGTTTACATTGCCGATGAAGTCTCAACAAAAGAAGAAGCTGAGATTTTCCTGCGCTGCCTGCAGATTTGTATTGAGAAGTTCAATGGATCACGCACACGTTATGGTGAGCCTTACGACTCGGTAGATTTTGAAGCAGAAGAGTTCGAAGATGAATTTGATGAAATTGAGCATGATACCTCAGATAATGTCATTCGTTTCTCAAAAGATGGGAAAGATTATTTTATCGGTTATGATTTTGATATGGGGATGCCTACCGAAGATGCGCGATACTTCGCGGGTGTGAAGTTTGTTAGTGCTATTTTCTACGATGAAAATGGCAACATGTTTAATGTAGAAATGTAAGCCAAGGCTGCCTCTGGGCGGCCTTTTTATTAACTAAATACAGGAGTTTTTTATGACGAAAAAGAAAGTTCCCAAAACAATGATTATTAGTGGGAAAGTGAGTGATCTCTTTTTCATGACGATAAAAGATGAAAATGGGCAAGTCATCGCTGATTATGATGGTTATGTTCCATCTTTTGTTCCTAATGATGGTTCTGATTATATTTTGATGGAAATTGATATTGAAAATGGTCTGATTTTAGGCTGGCGTAATCCGACAGAGAGTGAGCAATTTCAGGATTTGATAAAGAATCATAAAGGATAAAAAAAGGCCAGAAATGGCCTTTCTTTTAACGGATTTTAGGGCTGCTTGAATAAGGTATGCTGATAGTAGATGACGGCTGGTTGTAGCGGTCTCTGGCTTCTTTAAGTCTTGATGAAAAAGAAAGTTGGGGTTTATTTTGACTTACAGATGCCGCTGCAGGTTGTCTGATGTTTTCGTTATTTTTAGAAGAGTTTGGATTTACTGAGTCAAATATTTTACCTTGGGTTATATAAGGCTTTGTCTTTATATCTGTCATGTCTTTTGCTAGAATGTCATCGTGATTAGCTTGATAGATTTCATCTTTATTTGCTTCTTTGTAAATAACATCCATATTCTGCTGCCGAATAATGGTATCAACAGAGAATAAAGCCATATCAAGTTCCCTATTATGCTCATTCAAAGGTGGAACTTCTGCAAGGTTAAATCGCTTATACAGTGGAGCTGACATAAAAAATCCTTTCTTTAAGTAGTTTCTTTAATTGTAGAGTAGATTGAATTTTAGTCAAGCAAAAAAGCTTGTGCATCAGGTGCTTTTGCGCTATAATGACAACTATTAAATTTAAAAGGAAGGCTATAATGAGAGATATTAATCAAACCATGAATAAGAACTTCATTCGGACGTTTAAGCTTCCGATTGCGGTAGATCGTGAGCCTTATTTCTCTTATTTTCTTAACCTTCTTGATCCTTATTACGACACTCTTCGTAAGTTTGAACTGTTCAAAAAAGCGTATGATGTTCATGGTGAGTTGATGTTCAAGCATAACGCAAACAAGCTCGATGAAACGCTTAAATATCTAAGCCAAAAGCCAGAGTATGCGCGTTTTGCTAAAATGGATATGAAGCCTTTTCAGAAAAAGCTGTCTATTCCTAAAAAAGAACTCTACACCACAGGTAATGAAGGCCGCGTCTATATCAGTATTGATTTGGTTAAGGCAAACTTCCAGTCTCTTAAACTTGTTGAGCCAACTCTCTTTGATGGTCATACGACTTTCAATGATTTTGCCGTAAGTCGTGGCTTTGATGAAGTGTTGCTTAACAGTAAGATCACTCGTCAAGTCATTTTTGGTGGCCTTTCTCCGGCGCGTCAGCAAAGTATTCAGCAGTTTATGATGGAAAACATTATTGCTGATCTGATGCGTAAAGGCTTCAATAAAGATGGTATTTATAGCCTGTCTTCTGATGAGATGATTTTTGAGGATGTTGGCTATAATCTTGAAGATATTAAAGATACGGCATCAGCGTTAGGCTATGAAGTCCGTGTAGAACGTTTTGACCTAGTGAAACCATTTGAGAAGGCTTACTTTGTAAAAGAAGGTCATGATGGTTCACGCGAGTTTAAGATGGTGACCACAGCAGTAATGGCTGAGTTCATTAAGAAATATGAAGGTCGCCCCCTGGAAGATATTGATCTTTATTTCTACGATGAGAATAAACGGCTATCTAAGTTTATTGAAACAAGTATTTTCTAAAAATACTTTTGATAAGTTAAAACCACTATTAAAAAGAGGATTTAAAATGATTAAAGAAATGCTGCCAGTAAACCGTGGGCGTGTCGATGATGCGGATGCGGTGTTTTATAAAGAAAAGACAGGCCGTGACATCACTAAAACGGAACTTCGTCTATTGCCTTTGCTTCACCACATGTATATGACAACCGATCCCGTAAATGGAAATCGTATCAATCAGGAAGAGCATGTCATTTTGACAGCAATGAAAGATGCAGGCTTTATTGAATTTGGTCGCGCTCGCCGTATGGTCGGTTTTTACGATGTGAAGATGAGTAAAGAGTCATGGAATGTGATCGTTAAAATGCTGTATGACACTTATGCGGCTAAAGTTAAAGAACAGCCTGAGATTAAAGGCTCTTATCAGGATTTGGTTGGTCGTGAGATTGATCGCGATGAAATGACGGCTATTTTCAAGCTTTGCTATGCTGTTATGAATGGTGGCTATATTGATGAAAATGATCTCACTCAAAAAGTAATGGCGGCATTCAATCGCTTCAGTAAAAAAGGTTTGATTTACTTTGCACCGCGAGGCCCGGAAGCTGAACGTTATAATGTAGCTATCACTGAAGTGATGTGGTATGCGATTAACGAGGTGTTATTTGAAAACGTGGTAAAGAAAGAAGTAGAATGAAATTAAAAAAGAAAAGGGAGCATAGCTCCCTTTTTTATTAATTAACGATTACTGTCATGATTTACAAACAGGCTTGAGTCGCCCTGAACTTCACCACGCTGTGCCTGATGTTGAACAAAAGCTTGATAGCTCTGAGTTGTCTGCATGTTCTCATCACCGTTGCCCTGTGTTGCCTGAGCTGCGAATGAACCTGTAAGTAAAGCGATAGCTAAAGCGGAAACTGCAATTTTAGTGTTTTTCATGTTGTTTTCCTTTTATGAAGTTAAAATATTATGTGATGTGCATCACATTTGTATAAGAATGATACGCTATGATTATAGAATGATCAAGGCCTTATGTTTGATGGAGATAGTCAAAAAAACTGAAGTGAAATGATCAAATAGTGCTATACATTGAGAATGAAAGTTGATATAGTGAGTCTACTGATTTGAAGAGAGGTAAAGCTATGTGGTCTTACTATTTCATGTCCTACTCAATTCAGCCAGCCGAGCAGGTTGTGTCTGAAAATAAACGTGTATCTTTTTGGCGTAAGTTTTTTAACTAACTAAGAGGTGTAATATGGCATATCCTAATAAACCACAGAATCAAAAACAGCGTCAGTCTCAGTCCAACAATCGTTCCCGTTCCTCTTCAGGTTCTCGTTCGAGTGGTGGTGGTTATAATAGCGGCCTGTATGATGGCTATGATTCGAATGATTATGGTAGCCGTGACGATGGTTGTAGCAATAGCTATTCGTCGAATAGCGATTCAAGTGGTTCGTGTGGTTCTTCAGATTAAAAAATAGTTGAATGTCATGTTCTGGACTGCTATACTGTCATTACGGTGAGGTTAGCCGGAACATGAAAGTAAATTTAATTAAATGAGGTTAGTAAAATGCAAGGCTCTGCTGGCGTTCGTGTAGAAAAGTTTGGTAAAGATAAACGTGACAGTCGTGGTGGTGAGTTCGGTGGTAAACAGGATTCACGTAAAAAAGGCAAAGTTCAACGTGGAAAACGTCGTGATGACGAGCAAAGCGGTTTCTAAGCTGTAAGGGCTGCTTCGGCAGCCTTCTCTTAAATAGTCTGAATTGGTATATTTAAACTATTAGGAGAGAAAAATGATTAAAGTAGATTACGAACACTCTGAGAATTTTATTGACGAAAATGATATCTTCGTTGGTTTTAATACAGAGTTCCAATGCTGTGAAAACTTCGGTTGGTATTTTAAAGATAACGACTGTATCGACGATGCTCAGGCGTTGTCAGAGAATGAAGATGTTGTAAGTAAGATTGACTTTGATATGGAAGGATGGGTGTTTGATACCTCCTACTGTGAATGCAAATACTACGATACAAAGACATTTACTTCTGTTGATGCTGTAGTCTTTCGTATAATCAAAGAAGCTCAAGAAAAGTTTCTGTTCTTGTTTAATGTAGGTAATGGCATGTATGCGCACGATTTTTTCTTCGGTGCATGCAAAGATGCCCACGCCAATAAAGCATTAAGTGATAATCAAGTGATTATTGAACAAGGTTCAGTATAAACAATAAAGCACCGAAAGGTGCTTTTTTTACATCAGGAGAAAAAATATGATCGAACAAATGATGAGTATTAAGCATATTTATGCGGATATTGAGAAAAAAGAAAAAGAAGCTCGCTTACAAATATCCGAAAATAGCAAAGGTATTCAAGAAATAGCGGCTCTTTATGAGCCAGAGCGTATTTCTCTAATCAAAGAAGCGCAGTCCGCCTTAAAAGAACATGGCTTCCTATGGGATACGAAAAACTTAAGTGTTATAATGGTCAAGTTTAAACCTCTTTCATGGCGTGATCATGTTTTCTTTGTTGAGCGACATATCGGTCGATGCCTTACCAATGTAGCTTAAATAGTCATGTTAATTATACTAAACAGGAAAAGATATTTTGCTTATCATTTTCTATAATAGTATAATATACTAAACAACAAATGAGGATACTACTATGTTAAAGCCATCTGTTTCTGCAAATGATCTGAAAGTAAAAAATGAGGCCATCGAGAATGAAAAATACAGCAGCCTCAACGCCGCATTTAATAATATCGAGACGAAGCTTAAAAATAAGATGGAAACAATGAAGCAGGCTATTAGCTCTGGAGAGGTTGTAGCTCATGTTAAAATGACTAGGCCGCTGCGTGAAAATGATCTGAAGGAACTTCAGGATGCTTATCATGGATCAGGATTCTCGGTTGAGATGAAACGGGAAGAAGAACTGCAGGATTATACAGGTCAGCCTAACAGATTTGGCAACTATATTCCTGCAGAGTATGACACTGTTTACGTGCTTACAGTCAGGATGATATAAAAAAGGCCCTACGGGGCTTTTTTGCTTTTTGTATTTCATGTGGTAAAATGCTTGTATTAATAATAGGAGAGAGATATGTCAGAGCATTATGTGCTAACACAAGAAGAGCTTGAGCAACTAACGGAGATTGCTCAGGAGACTTCAGTAGAAGTTCCTCATGGTCTAAGTCGTGAGGAAAGGCGTGAATGGTCAAAAAAAGAGCTTGAAGCTAAAAAAGATGCCTGATATACTGAAATCTATTAAGTCAGATCAGGTGTTTAATATGCAAAAGGTGAAATGTGTAGAGTCAGGCAATAAGAAATATGAAATGGTTTTAGAATACGGAGAAACCTTAAACACGATTTCTTTGTCGGTATCAGAAAAAGGCGAGCAAGTAGTTCGTTACCTGAATCAGTTTTTGAGAAATGTGTCGGATACTGATGTGTTTAAAACCATGTTGAAACATAACTTAGGCGAAGCGGAGAGTGCTGAGCTTATCGGTCAAATCTAAGCCTCTTCGGAGGCTTTTTTAATAGATGGCTATTTCGATATCGGTCTTAGGCACCGTACAGCAAAGAAGGAACTCGCCTGATGGTTTATAAGCCAAGTCATCTTTGACCATCATAATCTCTCCTGAGATCAGTTTGCTGTGGCAAGCGCCACAAAATCCATCCATGCAATTAAACTCTACAATGATTTCTTTAGCTAAAAGATAGTGAAGCAACGATGTGTGATTAAAGTCGGTTATTTTGACATGAATGTTTCTCATACGTACTCCTCATTAAGTATTCATAGTATAACACGCTTTCCAGCCAACTAAAAACCAAAATAAAAAAGATTTCGCTATGCAATCATAGTTCGTAATGCTAGAATGGCTTTTCAAATCAAGGAATAGGGCAAGGCTAAAAATGACATTTGGAAACGTGGAGTGTTCTTGGTTCAAGATAATGTTGTTGTTTGCATCGTTTTTAATAGGTGGCTTCATGGCTATAGATGCTCCGGCAATTAACGTTGCTGATAATGTTATTCGCTTTCTTCAAGGAGGTTCTATTTCTTTTGTGATCTGCTGTGTGATCATGGCTTTCATGCCGTAAACATAAAAAATGAAACATTAGTTTATATTAAGCACCTTCGGGTGCTTTTTTATTTGTATTATTAAAATACATTAAAAATAATTATGTATAGCTATTGTTATATTGTATTTTTTTTATTACTTTCGAATTGTATTTCATTAACAATAAGGAAGAAAGTATAAATGAAGATTTTTATTAGGAATAGAAAGTTAAAAGGATTTTCTTTGTTAGAGTTATTATTGGTTTTAGGAATAATAGCGGCGCTAATAGTGGCGGCTTTTATTGTTTATCCTAAAGTAAGAACTTCGCAAATAGTTGACGCTGAATCTAAAAATATTGCGACCATTAGAGCAGGATTACTGGCTTTATATTCATCCACAACGAATATAACAACAGTAAATAATACAGTAGGAATAAATGCGCAAATATTTCCTGATAATATGTTAGTTCAAAGTGGTGGAACAGTATCAGATGTGGTTAATGGTTTTAAAGGTAAAGTAAAGTTGTCTGCTACAAATTATGCTTCCTATGGTAAGGTTGTGTTCAATATAAGTTATGCCAACGTCCCTCAAGATGCTTGCGTTAAGCTTGTAACAGCAGTTGCTCCAAGTATGTCTATGGTTAACATAGGCGGTAGTTATGCTAAAAGTGATTTATCTAATGTTGACTGGAGTGTGGCAAATGCAGCGACAGCATGTAACTCTGCCGGAACAAGCTCAACGATTGTTTTTTCATTTTATTAAATCCTTAATCATGATTATTTCTAAAAGGCATACTTTCGCGGTGTGCCTTTTTATTTGCGATTAGAATATTATTTATGTTATTATGCTATTACTATATAAGAGGGTATAAAAATGAATACGACAACGAAAAAGCGTCCTAAAATAACTGAAGAGTTTGTTTATGCGAAATCTGAAGGTGAGCTGTTAGTAGAGGAGATGGAAAAACTGTCGGCTGCAGGTGTTGAACGTAGCAGTATGGGGCGCAATCATCCAAATGAGCGCGAGTTGCCAGTGAGAAAAAATGCTGACGGCTTGATTGATGTTCATTCATTTATTTCTGAAGCGCATTTTGAAGGCTATATCAAGAAAGAGCTGGATCGTCCGGGCTTGTTCCCACTAAAGAAAAAATGGAATGTTGGTGGCACAGGTGCTGATGGCTATGGTGGGGAAACTGTTATAGAAGCTGAGCGCGAGCCTAAGTATCCTGAAGCTCTGTTAGATATTCTTGAGTTATTGCGTCCGAATATGACGGCTATACAGATTGAGCGCGTATTGTCTGGTTTGGAGTATTCAGAGCATACAGATACTGAAGTTGGCTATTACTACGACAAACACGATGTCATGATTCATGAGTATGAAACGCAAAGTTTACTTGAATCGCTGAAAAAGACATTCGGTTAAAGTATTGCTAAAATAGTAATAGAAAAGCATATCAGTTTCTGGTATGCTTTTTTTATTGCATAAAACAAAGAGGTTAGCATGATTGATATTAATAGCATTAAATATGCCGAAGAATTGGAAAAACTAGTTGAGGAAGAGTTGGGACGTAAAGTGTTCCCAATTGAAAAGAAATGGGTTTCCGGCGGTGTGGTTCGAGGTTGGACTGGTACTGAGTCTCGTATTCCTGCTGAAGCAGAGCCTTTACATGATCCAGAAGAATGGATTGATGTGCTTGAGGTGATTTGTCCTAATATTAATTTCCTCCAGTATAAGCGTCTGGAAAGTAGAGGCCTGTGGGATGAAGATACTGATAGTAGAAATGATTACTATGAATGCGAAGAATACAAGATCAAACGTCTGAATACCGAAAATCTCTTAGATGCCTTGAAATCCATTTTTTAAGTGAGAAAACCATGAACATTAAAGTTGTCTTCATCGTTGGCTTACCCGGAGCAGGGAAGACAACTTTACTAAAACAAATGGGTGATGGTTTTTGTATTGATGATTTATCCATTAACCTGGATAAATTGGATAACTTTAAACAGAATCCAGAACCAGTCCTGTATATTGCTGATCCGACTCTATGCATGGCTACTCAGGAAAGGGCTGAAACTTCTTTGAAGAAGATGCTGGGTTCAGATTTTACTGTTGAGTCATTTCAATGGTGCTTCTTTGAAAATGATTTAGAGGCTTGCTGGGCAAATGTTGAAGCGCGTCAAGATAAAAGGAAAATCGATATTCATTTCGTGAAGCATCTCTTTCGCTGCTATGCTGAGAACTATGATCTGGATAAGCAAGAGCTAATTCCCGTTTACAAAGGAAATCAAAATGTTTCTAAAAAATCCAGAAAAATATAGCTATACATTAACTCTGGTTGATTCTGATATGCCTGATTATAAAGGAGAAGACTATATCAGGGATTTCTTCTCGGTTGATGGGAATCTATTAATAACACAACACGATCATAATGATAAAATGATTAGTCCAGACGCTATGTTGTGGGCGACACCTTATACACGTCATGAGGTTAAAACCATTCATGATATCAAAGCGGCTTTATCTTTAAAAAGTATTTTTGTGGATGACTGCTATGATGAATCAGTGATTCTTTCAGACCTCTCAGAGTCAGACACTTTTATCACACTCTTTGGAGACAGGCCTGTAAGCGACTTGTCGGATGATACAATTGCGTATTACGTTAAAGGCAAGCCCATAAAAGTAAGCGCGTCTGAGTTTTTTGAGGAAGTATTGGCTTAAAAACAAGCAAACTAACACGATGATCTCAAATAATGCTTGAACCACAAAAAGGCGATTGCTATACTTATTTCACTGGTTAGGGCGCACGCCCATGTTTTTTAAAAGAAGATTGAAGCAACTAACACAACAAAATGCGGTAATTTAATATAAAATTTGCAATTTTATATTAAATATATTATATCTTTTACTACAATAGGTGCTTGGCCTTAATCGGAACTGCGATTTTAACAGGTTTTGTTGTGATCGTTGCGATTTAAATCAAGAGATAAATAAGGACGATAAAATGTTAAACTCTTCTTCTATCCGCGTAGAGAAATTTGAGAAATCGAAGAAAATGGCTCGCAAAGAAGTCGTAGCTAAGCGAGATAATAAAAAATTGAATAAGGTTGTTCGCGGTCGTCGTGAAGAACTAGAGCTTGAAGATGTTTATTAAAATAAAGGTCGCTTAGCGGCCTTTTTTATTGCTTTGGATTTCTGAAATCTGTATAATGACAACCATGTTAATGAACTCTATGGTGATTATGATGGAAAAAGAACAATTTGGTGTTAGCCCTTCACATTGGGCAGGACTCAGTGAAGAAGAGCGCGAGCTTTATCGCATTATTCGTCCTATGCGCACTTGCAATTATAGTGTGACCGTCGAGCTTCATAATGTTAAGCGTGAGCTTGCGCGTCAAGCTGAGCAGGCGGAGTTGGATGGTGGCGTGTTTAACCTGAATCCTGATTTCCAGCGCGGACATGTATGGTCCCTTGAAAAACAGATTGGCTATGTAGAGAACCTGCTTCGGGGAACGGCTCCAATTGAAATCAAGTTCAACTGTGCTAAGTTTCATGATTTTAACGCTGAGGCGACGGGAATGCATGGCTATGATATGGTCTGTGTTGATGGCCTGCAGCGTTTAACCGCCGTTGTGGATTTCATGGATGGCAAGTTCAAGCTTTTTGATGGGCGATATGATGAAACATCACTGCTTAAAACAGCCTTTTCACCACGCCGTAAGCATCTCCTGTTCCAGATCTATGATGTGAAAGACTATGGTGATTTGATTCAGTTCTATCTGGATCTTAACACAGGCGGTGTGGTTCATGAAGAAAGTGAGCTTAATCGAGTGAGAAAGCTTCAACAGGATTATCAGTCAAGTAAATAACTAAAAAGGCGAGGGATCGCCTTTTTATTTTTAGATTTCGATGTTTTTGTTTGCGCAGAAAGTAATAAGTTGCTTATTAACCTGAAGCCATAAAGCATACTCTTTTGGTATATAAGCAAGATAAGTAATCGGACTTTCTTTTATATTCAGTATTCTTGCACTAATAAAATCATTTTCAACAATAGTACTTTCTGATTTAAGTTTCTTGGCATGGGCTACAACGCGATTAAATAAGCTCTTATCTTTCTTATAATCTTCTATGTCTTCCTCAGAAAATGCAAACAAATGCACGCCTGACTCACAGGCTTTCTGTGGATAATCTTCATAGGGCTTGCCCATTAAAGCTGTTGCGCTTTCATCAGTAGGCAAATCCTCTTTAAATGCCTCAAACAAATCAAAATCACTATGATTAAGATACGTAAAGCCATCACCATTAACAATGATGCTGCTAAGACCGTCATGAGATATTTTTGAAGAAAAAAGAACGCTGCGATGTGATTGCTCAGGATCTTTTTGATATTCATTAAAGAACTCTGCAGGATCGAAAGATTTAAGCACGTGTAAATCATTGTCTTTGATTGTAAATAAAATGGTATTCATGATATATCTCCTTTTAAGTATGTTGAGTATAAAATAAGCAAAGGTTAAAAACAAATTTACTTATTTGGAGAAAAGAGTAGGTTTTCAATTTTCATTAAACGCTTGGGCATTTCAGGATCGAAAAAGAGACTATCAGCTATTCGTGCGCAAAACTCATGAGGTGTCATAAAGTAGTTATAGTGATGAGGATTACGGCAATCAATCTCTTTTTTTATAGTGTGAGTAAATGAAGAAATATCCACATCAAAATAATGGTAATAAGATAAATCAATGTCGAGTATTTCTGAAATGAAAGGTTCGTATTGTATTAAAGCTTGTATTTTTTCCATCAGTTTACTTTCAGCATTTAATATTTTTTGTATGGCAGAAAAATAAAGGCGATACATTAGAATATTAGAAGGTGAAATTTTAAGTGTTATTGATGAGAGATTTAAATAAAGAGAATTTTTATTTCTTTCATTAAGCTCTAATGCTTCAGGCAAGAATCGCGCTATAAGCTCCTCTAAGCGGTTCTTAAACATCTCGTAAGGCTTTGTGTTATTATTTGATAACGTGCTCGCTATGAACGTTTTAAAGACGTTGCTGAGGCCAAACTGATTGGCGTGGTCGGATGCCATTATAAAATCATCCGGGACAGTGCGATTTTCTCGGATTGATTCAAGTAAGTAATAGTCGAGAGCATGGAATCGTTCATGATGATAGGTTCTTTGAAGTTGCTCAATAAAGTCTTGTTTTTCATTAAAGGCATGAGCAATACATTTAAGGTTAAGTCCGACTTTACCACACTGGAATGCGCCATGATCCTGATTAAAGTTCTTAGCTGTATTATAAATAAGAAAGTTTTTATCTGTGTTGAGATGAAGATGAATATTACCATACAGGCCAACACGGTGATGACTTTGATAAAGCTCAGCGAGACTGCTAAAAGCACGGTTAATATCATCAAATGCTTCATTGGTTATGCTGTAATGCTCCGGTGCATGGATAGAGCCAAATTGATAGCGATGAAGTAGATTATAGGCTTTGAGACTATTATCCGAAAAAGAAGAGTAGTGCTCCGAAGTTGCTTTTATTTGTTGATGAAGGTAGGCATCATCATAATCCTGAGTCGTTTGGGTCAGCAGAGTGTTGGTTTCAAAAATGGATTTTTTCAAATAATAATGGGCATTTTTGTAGTTCTCTTTAAATAAAATATAGAAAGAAGATTCTCGTTCTTTAATTAATGTCAGCATTTCAGTAATAGATTGGCTTTGTATTATAAGGTGAGCTAACTTTTCATCTTTTTTCTGAACTTCTGATAAGTGACTGTAGCTGAGTTTATTATGAGCAAGAGGTAAAAGGTTATATTGAAAAAAGTAAGATTTTACAAAAAGAGATTTGGCAAGATTAAATCCTCGGAGACCAAAGAGCTTAATCAGGTTAGTTAAGTCTGTTTTGTTATCCTGAGAATAAATAGCAAAAGCGGATTCCATTGTGTTAAGATAATGCTCAAGATAATAGTTTTTAATAACGTGCATAACACTCCTTTTCTTGTTATCATAGCGTAGCATAAAATAGATGGTCTTCAAAATATTTTGAGGCAGATCGCAGAACAGAAAATCTTAGAGATAGAGGTATTTAATGGTAAATCAGGAAAAAGTAAGAAAAATTTTACTAGACAACTGCGCAGGAAACGTTGAGGCGCAACGATACTTTACGTTATTCTTAAGAGTGGAAAAGCTGCTTGGTGAAGAGAAAGATCGGTGGCTTAAAGAAGATACCGAGTATTTATCTCTTATGAAGAAGTCGGCACTTTATGTCGATAAGAATGCCTTTGGAGGGATTGTTGTCTTTGTATTGGCCTGCATCCTCGCTAATCTTATTATTATGCCTATTTTTCCGTTAGTTTTAGGTTTTCATGTGAGTGGGTGGCTTTATGGATTTCTGACAGTAGTGAGTGGTTTGGGGCTTCAAACATTCTTGGCTCTACGATTTAGAAGACTGAGTGTTTTAGCGTTGCTGGTTCAGTTTGAAAACAGAGAAATGAGTAAAGGCTTTTTTGAGAAAATGTTGGATGCTGTCCCGGAAGATAAGCTTCAGGATAAGAAAGATATGGCTGATATTTTGGCTAAATATTCCTATCAGTATAATGGTGTCAAACAATACAAGCATCTACTCGCTTACAAGATAATGAATAACAGGTCTATGTAGTGATTTTAAAAAATAACAAAACATAAAGAGGTAAAAATATGGCAGCACGTCCTTTGAAGTTTGACAATGAAAACATGTCTAAGTGTAGTAATGCGATTGTGGATGAATCAGGGACCGTAGTTTTTCCTGCTGGTTTTTATACTGCTAAAGGAAATCTTGGCAGAGTCGTACTATTGGATCTAATTAGGCGGAAAGGTTTAAGGTTCTTGGAGAACGATGAAAAATAACAGAAAAGGAGAGTAATCTCCTTTTTTACGTCTAAATAAAGCTGGAACTAAAGCATGAAAAAAGGTATAATTGGTTAAATAATTCAGAGGTTTCTATGCTTGAAATAATCACTTATCATGATGCTAAATCACAAGGAATGAGTAAATTTTTTAGTGGAAAAATGTGTCGTAATGGGCATGTGGCTGAACGCTATATTGGTTCACGTTCTTGCGTGATATGTGCTTATAACAATGAAAAGAAGCACAAAGAGAATAATCCTGAGAAGACTACGGCAAGACGTAAGGCATATCGTGAGAAAAACCATGAGCGTCTTTTGGATGCAGATAAGTTGTATAGAGAAAGTCATAAAACACAAAGAGCTTATCATCGAAAAAACTATAAGAAAAGAAATCTTGAAAGGACGCCTCGTTGGTTTGGTGAGTTTGACGAGTTTGTTTTGATGGAGGCTGTGGTGTTGTGTAGGCAGCGTCAAAAAGAAACAGGATTTGAATGGCATGTGGATCACATGTATCCATTAAATGCTAAAAAAGTGAGTGGGCTTCATTGTGCGGAAAACTTTCAGGTTATTCCTGCTGTGATGAATGAATCAAAACAAAATAAACTGATAATGACTGAACGTTGTCAATGGCTGAGAGGATAAACGAATGTCTCAAAATATTTATGATCCAAGATATGAAACTAATGTGCCTTGTTTTAATAAGACACAAGTAAAGGCGTTTGTCTTGAATAATGAAGTTAACAAAGTAAGGCATTGGTTTGCTAATGGTCGTCCTCATAAGCGTCTTGCGGGTGAGGCTATGTATGAAGCTATTCATCAGGATAACGCTGAAATCATAGATTTGGTCTATCAATCTGGATGGGTAAGTAAAGAAAAGTTCTTATTTGAAGTTTTGGGTAAATGTGAGGTTCGCTATACACAGGATAATGAGAAGAAAGAGTATTATCCTCAAGTAAGAGAGTGGGCAGCTAAAACACTTATGGCGGAAATAGATCGCAAAAGCTTAAAAGATAAAGTGTTTAAAGAGCTTGTGTTTATGCTGAGTAAAACCAATAGCGATGAGGATGCTCGCAAGATCGGAATCGATTATACTATAAAAATGGCTCGTGAAGAAGCACAGTCTATTGGGATTGGCCTTTTATGGAATCTGAAGTTGGTTGATGAAGGTGTAAGGGATAGGGCTAAAAAAGGGCTGGAAGGTAATGTGAAGGCTAAAAAGCAGAGTATGGATTACTTTGAGACTTTGCTTTTCATGGTCGAGCGAGGAACGCCTATGCCAACCAACCTGTTAAAAGCAATTGTAATGTATGGAAATCGTTTAGGTTTTGACTTCGTGAAACCTTATTCAGAAAAGTTATTTTCATTAGATTCAGTTGTGATTGATTCTCCGAAAAACGTTGGGCTTTTGGTGACCGAGCTTGGGGTATGGCAAGAGGATAAGTGTATTTCTCTTGAAGATGTTGGGCGTATGCTTTCACTTTTGATTAAAAGTGGATTAAAAAACACAGTAGTGATTAAGCGTAAAGATGTAATGATCGATGAGGAAACGGGCAAGGAAGCGGAGCACTACGATTATTTTGAGGTTCGCCGTGGTGTAGTGGGATCCGTGGAGCGAGTAAATAGCGTGCGTCAAAACTGCCGTCCTAATCAGAATGTTTTTTATGAACATGGTTTTTTAAGTAAGGGCGACAATAATGATGAGGTGGTTATTGATATTCGTGAATATGTTTTTATTGATCATGATGATACATCAATCTACAAAACCCGGCCTGTTACTGAAGCAGAAAAACAGGCATCGATTGCTGAGTTTGAAGCCTTAAGATTTAAATAATGGTTGTGCAGCATATGAGTAGATGTTAGAGTGCTAAATATATTATAAAATAAAGAGGTATGTATGAGTTTAAACGCACAAGAGTTATCGTTTCTGAATGCCGTAGGCCCACGTCCTGCTATCAATAAAATGGGACTGTTGAAATTTGTAAGTGATGTCTATCCTGAGCAGGGCATGAGCGTCTTTGAGAAGAAACTGCTGACTAAGCGGAAGGTTAAAACTAAAATCATTGTAACCTCACTGAAAGTGCAGGAGGCTATGATTAAACGTCTTTTTGATGGTGAGCTTGAGTTTAAGAAGATAGGGGCAATAGCATGGAGCGAGAATTATGCGCCTGCCTTAAAAAAGGTTGAAAGTTTCAATGCGTTCCGTGAGAAAAACGATAGCTTATCTTTAGTTGACTTTATTTTGGAAGCAATCAAAGAAGGTGATCATTCGGAGATGTTTCGTGAAGACTGGCCTTTTACGGTCCAATATCAAAAAGGTGAATGTTATTTTGAAGTTAATCAAGAGACGCCTGAATTTGATGAATATGAAACATCTCATCAGCAGGAAGAGCGCCTGATTAACATTTTCAACAGTTATTTCCACGCATGGACAACCAAACTGGATAAATATCGTGATTTGCTGAAAACGCTTAAAGGTATGGAAGAGAGCGTAGGTTTGGATGCGAAGATCAAGGATAAAATTATTAGCAACTATCTTGATTCTCTGCAGACGCCCTCACATGCTGAGCAGTTTAAAGATAAAATAACGCTTCGCGAGTTTGTTTTGAAATATGCTTGAATGAAGGCAAGATGATAAAGCCACCTCCGGGTGGCTTTTTACTTATGATTTAGCGTCATGCCAGAGTTTTATGTCTGCCTGCTGTTTCATTAGCTCAGGCGTCTTTTCTAATATCTCATCATTAATTGTATTCAACAGGTTTTCAAAAGTCGCCATAGGCACAGACACTATCGTATCAGCAGTCTCAACAATAACGCCTTCGCGGGAAGGTTTTAAGACAATATTGCTTGCCACTTTTAAGTTTGATTGAACATCAAGATAGTGATTATATTTTTCATATCGAGTTTTTACAATTTTCTGATAATCTTCTTCTCTTTGAGTTGGTGCGAAAACAGGGAAAACAGGGAAAAGGCTGTTTTTAGGAAGCATAAAGGTCAAATCAGGTTTGCCATCATTAAATGAAACGATTGCAATGTAGTTATCCACTACAACTTTACCTTCTTCGACATCACGCTGTGTGGCAATAATATAATCATCACGACTGGAAGATGTCATTACAGGTGTAAGGCGAACAAGCTTAACGTCTCTGGACAAAATGGGCTTATCAATGAAATACCTTTCACATCCCTCATGGCAAGGAGTCTGTAAAAGATCTTTAGCTTCATTAAAAAGTACCTGCTCATTTCTGTAGTCAGATGATGAGGTGTTAATAAAGCGATTAGCAGGCCTGTCATAAATATTTCCTATAGCAAAACAAATTAATCCTAAGAAGGTTAAAGTCGGGCCAAGCCAAGCGAAAATTGATAGACGTAAGCGGAATGACTTTTTATTTTCCAGCTTGGTGTAAACATTATCTTTATCCATTGAAGTTACCTTTTTTGTGTGAACTGATATGTTATAATAATCTAAAGTGAGATTCAATTTTACTTGCTAAGGTGAGTCGTGTGGTGTAAATATTAAGCAGAAAAGAGGACGGAATAATAAGATAATGGGATTAAAATGTAGTCATCAAGCCTTTAGAGGAACATACGGTGAGTTTCACCGATTTAGACAGGTTGTGGCAAATGCTGCAGGCGGGTCTATGCCTCCTCACTATAAATCAAAAGGAAAGGGCTTATTTGATTTTGATGAGTATGGACAGCTTATTGTTGATGATGAGCTTGAAGATCATGAGGTTTATCTCCCTGAAGACATTAGGCAGGATGATAAAAATATAGGTCTGTTTGTATTTCTGCTTCATTCCGATTATGACGGTGATATCTCTCCAGATATGTGTTTTTTAGTGGCTGACAGTTTGCAGAAGCTGTTACCTGTGATAAAAACAACAAACTATCCTTTCATCCCCAAAAAGAAAATACCTGATTTGACAATAAAAGGTGTTGTACAGAGCATAGAACAATGGCATAATGAGAGCTACGGTGAGATTGCCGAAAATTTTATACGTGGTTGCCGAAGAGCGGCAGATGCTAACGAGCCTTTATTATTTGATTAGGAGTTTTGATGGAACAGTTCTATGTAGTCAGTGTCAAACACACTCTGAAAACCTGTGATTTTATCTTGTTGTGGGGGCCGGATGCGCGTGGCTATACGCACAGTCTGGAGCGTGCTGGGAAATATACCCGTGAAGAAATTATGTCGCAACAGGATTACTATAATAACGGTAAGCATACGATAGCTGTTCCTTGCTCTGTGATTGACTCTCTTAAAACCACAACAGATGAACAGGAAGAGTTTCCCGGTCATGGTATCATGCATATCAAAGATAATTGGGATCAGCTTCTTGATAAGGTTATTGCTAAGCCACTTGCTGATCCGGTGATTAACTATCGTCGAGCCATGAAAGTGGTGTAAAACATAAAAAGGCCAGTCCAACTGGTCTTTTTTATTGCTTATCATTTCAAAGATCTATAAAATAGCGCCAATAAATCTATTTAAGGAAAATCATGAGTAAGAATCCAGTGGTAGCATTCTTTTTTGATCATATCAATAAGCAGGGTAATGAAGTCCGTCAGCACTTCTCACAAGTAAAGAAAGATTCAATGTTTTTCCATGTTAATATTATTGGTAATAAAGGAGAGGATCCGGCATGTTTCTTTGCTTACCATTTCAGCGATAAGTTAATAGAAGAAGCTGATTTCTTGAATATGGTTGAAGATCCTTTCCGAACAGGCGTCAGGGCTATTACTATCAGTCAGGAAGAAAAGAATGCATTTTCTGAGAGTTTCTATAGAGTGAATACTGAACAAATGCCTGATTGGGAGTATCGGAGAGGTGCTTATCAGGAGCTTTTAGATGCACCAGTGTTGCATGTAGAGCAAGGTGTTGAAGGTCTTATAGATGCTGTGGCTAACTATATGCACATGGATAAACATGACCTCGGTTCTGGTATGTATCATCGTAAGCCAGAGAATATTTCTTTAGAGGTTATCTATCAAAAAACAGATGATAACTTTAAATGGGGCGATATTACAGCGCGAGTTGTGTTTAATGGTGAGGTGATTGGTCATTATAATCGTGGCGGTCGCTATATGGATACCTACACCTATTACACGCATGATCGTGCTAAATGGAATGCGATGATGGATTATATTGTGAAGGAATACAATATTACGCCGGAAGAAGATTATTCTTTGTTTGAGTTCAGCAAAGAGGATGATATTTATACGCTTGCTCATATTCCAGGTTATCACGATGTAGAGGAATCTGACAATGACTAAGATCTTAGCGGCCTGTTCTCGTTCCGCTACGGCTAATGAGAAGGCGTTTGCCTTTGGCATGATGGTTGGTGTATTTATGGGGGCAGTAATCGGAATAGGTGCTTGTCTTACAGTATAGCAAAGAAGCTGCTTCGGCAGCTTCTTTTATTGGTATTGGATAAATTTGATTATTTTTGTCGCTATAAAATAAAATAGAAGTAAATTTAAATAAAAGGATAAAATATGGATGGTTCTACAGCTATTTTTGATTTTGAGAAAATGTTGGAAAATGAAAGGGCTAAATATAATCGAATGAAAGAAAAAGAAATAATGGAACGAATTGATTTTCTTGAGAAAAATAAGATTGAACAAAACGCTCATTATTTTTTGGAAACCAGATTTTGGGGTTTGTTTTTATTATTAAGCTTAATGTTAACAACGCTTTCAGTCAGTTTAATTGTGGTTTTTCTGACAAAATTATTATTTCATTCATTTGGGGCTACTGTATTTTCTTCTTTTTTAGGCGTGTTGCTTGGCGCATGGTTAAGTATTTTACTATTTGAAAAAGTTAAGGTAAAAGCTAAAGATAAGTATGAAGTTAAGAAGCTTAAAAAACTGAGGAAAAATATGAATAGTAAGCCTGATTTTTTTGACGAGTCATTCTTGTCATCGACAGCATCACCTGAGTTGATAGTTGCATTCGAAAAAGAAATGGGCAGGCAATACCTGATTGAGATGTATGTAGCTAATAATGGAGAGGAACTTACCAATCAAATGCTGATGGATCATTTTAACAAGAGAGATAGAATCGCTCAGGAAGAAAATAATCTCAGGATACTGTATGAGGACTGCATTAAAAAAGTAGAAGGTAAACATCTTTTTTGTGCTAAATAGAATATGGGCAATGTATTCGTCGAGTCGAAATATTTTATATTTCCTATAAACAAATATTAAGAGGCCGTAATGTCTAAGTTTAAAATAATATTGGAAAGAGATAAAGAGGATTACAGGGATGAAAAAGGTCGGGAAATAATAAAACAAATAGATTTTTACAAGAATAATAATGTAAAGATTAAAGTCGTAGACTTTTTAAATAACCGATTTCCGAACGATTTTATACAGTTTTTTTTAATATTAGGAATTTTTATTCCAGTTAATCTTTTGATGTGCAGTATTATGTATTTATTGTTCAAAAATCAAATGGCTATATCTTTATCCATATTGCTTACGTCTATCATTAGTTTTGTAAGTTTACATTTGGTGAGTATAAAAGCGAAAGACAAAGAAAAGATAGATAATCTAGAAAGTTATTTTGATCAAGAAAATAATTTTTTAAATGATGAGTTTATGAAAATGCCCGCATCTCAAGATTTACTTGGTGCGTTTAAAAAAGAAATGGGCAAACAAGCATTGATTGAGGCTTATGTCGCAAATAAAGGTGAAGAGCTAAGCAATGAGCAAATAATAGCTTATTATGAAAAGCTAGAGAGTGAAGATCTTGATAAAAACAAAGAGTTTAGATTGCTCTATGAGGACTGTATCAAAAAAGTGGAACTCTGCTAAAAATTATCATTAATTGAATAATTCTCAACAGCAACAAGATTATATAATAAAAAAGAGGCTTTCGTTTACTCTACAAGGACTGTGTTCAGAAAAGGGAGCTTTACTAAAAACCTCAATACGCTTTTTTCATTTAACGCTTGTGCATCATCTCAATAGCTGATATTATGTTGTCATACAAACAGTAAAGAGGTGTATCATGGTTGAGATTCCTAAGTTAAAAGTAGGCGATAAGGTGCTGGTAAAATGGCACAATGGTTTATATCCTGAAGAAGGCGTGTTTATGCTGGAAGAGTATATGTTCTGCTTAGGATACTTTGAGTCAGAGGATCATCGTACAATGCATCGGTTCACGCCCCTGTCTGATCTCATGCAACCTGCAGATGACCGTACAGCCCATATGTCAAACATTGGCAGCTATCCTATCGAGGTTGTGCCTATGTTTGAGCTTGTATCTGAATAATCTATAAAGCCCTTTAATGAGCTTTTACTCTATCTAAAAGGAAAAAATATGCACAGTAAAACCAATGTTGTTGAAAATCCAGAACAAGACGTTGCAGTTTCTTTTGAGTATCGCGGCTATATCGTCAAGCATGTAACGCTCAAAGAGTTTGGTGTGCTGAACTGGATGTTTGAGCCTCTGGATAAGATCCATGATGGCGAGCGTGAGTGGCGCGTATCTGAAGAGATGGTCATTGAAGCCATTGACGAGTATTCTGAAGACTAAGGTTGTTCTCTGAAGCTGAGCTTGATATAATAAGCTATACTACTAATAAGAGGATGTATCATGAAGCAAGCTGTTTTGAATAAAACGCCAGAAGGTAATGGTTATGAAGTGCATTACAATGGCAATACGATTTTGAAATCTACTTATCGGGATGCATGGCGTCTCGTTAATGGCCTGTTAATGTCTGGAGAGATTGACTCCATCGATAACAAAGAAGTGCCGGAACAATCAGTATTTGTCCGAGCAGCATAATCAATAAAATACTTATATAAAGGCCGCGCTGCGGCCTTTTTTTATAAATAATTTGCTCAAGTTTCAATCAAAGGTTATGATGGCTCAATGAATATAAGGAGACAAATATGCTTGCATTTGGTAAAAAGACAATGTTCAAAGAACAGGCTGTGGCTACGAGTAGAGCGAAAATAAAACGTAATTTTTTGAAGAATTTTTGCGTTGGGACTATGGTTTTAGTTTGTGGACTGGTCTCTTATGATGTTGGTGTTACAGCATCAAATATTAACCATATAAATAATATGGCTGAATATAAGATACAAAATCAGAAATCTCTGGATAATTACAGTACCTTTAAAGATCGAGTGATGGCAGTTCCTTATTCGGATGCGCAGTTCAAAAAAGATTTAACCACATTTGAATATATGTATGGTTATAAAGGCTCGGATAGCCCCGTTTATAAAAAAATAATAGAGGATGAGAAAAAAAGTTTAAACGTATTATTATATCAAAACTTAGCTAAGGATAATGCTAACAATTTCTATTCTGATTTATACACTATGACTAAAAGTTATACATTAAAAGATTATATAAATAGAAACAGTGTCGGTCATAAAAAATTTACAGATGATGTCTCAAAGGTGCAAGGTAAGCATGAAATAGCAGCCATCAAGTATGAAGATGTATTTAATATGAATCAGAAAGAAAGGATTGCTAATATGGCATCCCAAACACTAGGATATTATTATAGTAATATCGATAATAAAATGTATCAAAACTTCAGAAATTTACTGGTCGAAAAAGGTTTTAGTGCTAATGCTTATTTTCCTGATAAGGAAAAAGCAGGAAAATACCATGACCTTTATTATGATTATTTGTATAACTATGAGATGTCTTCTGAAAAGTTGGCTATAAGACAGGATTTCTATGATGATGTTTATAAAAATAATCAAACTATCAGGCAATATTATGAGCAAGGCGATTTCAAAAAACTGCGAGAGCTATTTAAAATAGGTAATGGTTTTGCTCAAATAGCAATAACTGATTATATCAATGACACAAAAGAAAATAGCAATTTGGGAGAGCCTTTTTATCATCGTTTAGCTCAGCACTTCGAAATGCATCCTGATCTTAAAAAACCCGCTAAGGTTTACGAAGAGTATACTGGTTCAACTTCTCCAGAAAAGAAAGGCCTCTATGACAGAAGTATTGATACATTTTTGTATATGCCATGAAGATATTTTTTTCTATTAAATTCTTAAAGAACCACTCGTTGGTTCTTTTTGTTTACATAATAAATTTGGTATATTATCAGCAAAAATAGTATTATTACACTATGATAAAATGAGGACTATCTATGCTAAAGTTTGGCAATAAAACACTATTCAATCAAAAAATCGCTAGGTCAGAAAAATCTGTTATAAAAAGAAAAACATGGAAGCATATTGCTGCAGGCGTACTCTGCTTATTTGGAGGAATGGCTACCTATGATGTGGCTGTGACGGCGTCAAACATTAGTCATGTTAATAAAATGGTTGAATACAAGATAGCGGACAATGCCTCACTTGATAACTACAGTTCTTTTAAGGCCAGAGTGATGGCTGTACCTTATTCGGATGCGCAGTTCAAAAAAGATTTGAAGACCTTTGAGTATATATATGGTTACAAAGGCAATGAGAATGTTGTTTTCAAACACTATATGTGGCGTGATCGCGCAGTTGGAAGTAATGTTGAATTGAATGCTATGCTTGTGATGAATGTTAGGTTTGATAATCCTGGGGAGCTTTATAAAGACATCTATAACTTTACAAAAGGGCGTGATGTTAAGGAGATGACTGATGGAAGAGAAAATGATTTTTACGGAAAAATTAATGATATTTATAACCAGCATATACCATTTAAAAAGGTTTTTAATAATGCTCAGATGATGAAGTCGATAAGAGCAAACATGTCGCTAGGATCTTCTTATAGCTATATTCATAGTGAAAGTAAAATGTATGACAATCTTAGCCAGTTGCTGGTTGAACAGGGGTTTAATCCTCAATCCTATTTTGCCAGTAAAGAAGATGTCAGAAAAGTGGAATCTATTATTGGTCTTTCTACTAGTGCTGAAAATAAAGTTATATTTGAAAACTATGCTCATCAGGTAGACAAAAATAACAGAGATTTACGAGCTTATTACGAAAAAGGGGATCTGAAAAAGTTAAGAGAGCTATTCAAAATAGGAAATGGTTTCTCCAAAGTAGTGGTTTCTGATTATATTGATGGCATGAAAAAAGATTACAATATAGGATATTCTTTTTCATCTTATCTATATCAGAATGAAAGTTTGGGTACAATTAATTTCCTGAAGCCTGCTGAGTTGTATTCTAAATATACTGGCTCATTAACACCAGAAAAAGAAAAAATATATAAAAAAGATATATTGGATATTTGGTATAGACCATAAGAGGCTAAAATGTTAAAAACTAAAAATATTTTTTATAGAACTATCAGCTATGCTAAAACAAATAGCAGTAAAATCAATAAAGCGTCTCTCCTTAAGAGAGTTGCTTTAGGTGTCTCACTTTCTATTGCTGCTATAGCCTCTTGGGATGTGGCGGTTAACCTGACCAATATTAAACATGTTGCTGACATGGTTGACTATAAAGTGTATAACAACGCTCAGACAAACAACTATTCAAATTTTAAGTCTAAAATGGAGGCTGTTCCTTATTCAGATGAGGATTTTAACCGAGATCTAAACATATTTAAGTTAACCTATATTGATGGTAATAAATCTTTTAGAAATACAATAAACTATGGCGATGGTCTTGATACACTTTTACTGCTTAAATACACTTACACTGATCCTGTTGGTTATTTAAAAGAGATGTCTTTTGTGAATCAGGAGTCTGTTGATAATCTAAATAATCACAACCCAAGATCAAAACTTAACGCAGAAAAAATACAGCGTATTACAGATAAATATAAAATAAAAAGCGATGGGTTTTCTTACGCTGACGATTTACAAGTAAAGAAGCGTGCTAAATCTATATTTGTTGTGATGAATAGTGATTTAAATATTGCTGCTGATAATACGTATGCGCCTATTTATGGCAACTTTGAAAGATTATTAAGCGAACATGATATAAACAAAAACATGTATTTATGGAGATCAGCTTATATCAAAATGAAGTTTGGAAAAATAAGCGCAAAAGAATATCAGAGTGAACAAGATAAAATAGATAGAGGCGTTGCATTAAATATTGAAACATTAAAGCAATACTATAAGAATGGCGATTTGGATAAGCTAAGGGGAGTATTCCGTTTTGGTAATGCTTTTACTTCTGTAGCAGTAGATCAATCTCTAAAAGAAAATGCGCATATAGGCATCCCCATATCTGCTCTGCTTATGACATATTTTGATAATGACTATGATTATTACGATACTATGCAAGAAGGTGCTAAGGCATATCAGAAGATGACTGGAACACTAACGCCTGAAAAAGAATCGCTTTACGGTAAAGACGATTTTATTCTATGGCACTAAATAAGGGTTAAATAAATGCTTAAAGTAAAAAGTATATTTAATAATGATATAGCCTATAAAGAGAGATCGGCTAAGGTCAGTAAGACTTCTGTTGTTAAAAAAGTAATAGTAGGCGCAATGTTTACCGTGGCAGGCATTGCTGCATGTGATGTAGCTATATTAAGTGGTGATGTTGCGAAAGTAAATACAGTGGCAAATTACAAAGTAAATCATTATAAATCGTTGTCTTCGTATAGCACGTTTAAAGAAAAAATAGACGCTGTTCCTTATACAGATGCGCAGTTTAATCAGGATTTAAAGGTTCTTGATGCTATCTATAATCATCAGGACAACGTTATGTATAACAAAGTAATGAGCAGCGCTAGTGGGGCTTATGGCTCTTTTTTAGGTATGATGGTGTTAGGAAGTGGTAAGTATATTGATCAGGCTGCCACGTATAATAAGCTGCTCCCCTTAACAAAAGATATGCCTGAAAAGGAACTGAAAGATGTAAATCCTGAAATATATAGAGCATTTGCCTTGGATGAGGCTGTTAAAAAGGATAAAGTAAAGTGGGCTATGAATTCGCTAGCTTCTCTTAAAATGAGTGTGAGCTATGCCTCTTTTGGTGAGGGTATAGATTTGAATAAAGGGCTTTATGAAAACATGGAGCGTTATTTCAAAGAAAAAGGATTTGGTGAAAATATTCTTTTCATATCGCCTGACCTTGCTCTTTCACGAGGTGATAGAAGTAAAGATATTCAAAATTTTTATACGAAGGCAAAAGAATCCACTCAGAAAGCGAATACTGAACTTGAAAGTATTTACCGTTCTGGTGATAAGGCGAAGCTGAAAGAGCTGCTCCAGATGGCTTATGCTTTCCAATATCGCATAGCGGGAGAGATAGCTCAGAAAACATATAATGTAGGCTGGGTTGAGCCGCCTCTTTCATTTCAGCTTATGGGAAATGCTGAAAATGGTTATGGTTTAGCGAAAAGTATAAAATGGATTGCTCAGAAAAATGGCGATTATACGCCTGAAAACGCTATATATTATGATAATGATTTCTTTTTTTCGTTATATTACTAAGGAAATAAGATATGTTAAAAACAAAAGGTATGTTTGAGCAAAAATATACATATTCTAATGCATCAAAAAATAAAATCGCAAAGGCTTCATTGTTAAAACGTGTTGCTTTAGGTGTTGGCTTGACTATTGCGGCAATTACATCATGGGATTTGGCTCTAATCAATACATATGCTGTTAAAATAAATGACTTAGCAGACTATAAGGTGAGTCATTATGCTGGCTTAACAAGCTATGATAACTTTAAAAAACAGATAGAGACTGTGCCTTATTCGGATGCGCAATTTGACTATGATTTAAAGACATTAGACTATCTCTATGGGCATAAAGATAACCTCATGTATAGAAAAATGATTAGCTACTCAAATAGTGGATATGGTTCTTTTTTAGTCTCTGCTATAGTTAATAACTTTGAACATAAAGATCCACATAAGACATATAAAAAACTATTACAAGAAACGGCAAGTATGCCTAATACAAAAGAAATACCATCTAATCTTTATTCTTTTACCAGTAGAGATATAACCCCTGAGAATAATAAAGATATCGCAAGAGTAAGGATGTCAAGCCTTTTCAAGTTGGGTAATAGTTATGGCTCTTTTGGTCCGAGTATAACTATAAACAGAGCAATATATGATAATATGAATACGTATTTAAAAGAGAAAGGATATAAAGAGAATCTGTTATTTATCGATCCTAATCTTTCTTATAATCGAGAAGAGCTGACGAAAACAAAATCACAGTCAATTAAATATCTTGAAGAAATAAGGCATTCTCAAGATAAAGCAAATGCTGAGATAGAAAAGTATTATCGATCAGGAGATTTGGTAAAACTTAAGGAGCTATTTAAAATGGCTCATGCTTTCACTTACAATATCGTTGAACAGCCTATGTCTTATATAAATAAAAATGCGCCATCCTCAAACCTAATATCTTCTATATTATTCGACAGGATATATAATGGATCTGTAATTTACGATAGTGCTGGTTTTATTTCTAAGGTTAAAGGTGAGTATACTCCTGAGAAGTCTGTCTATTATGAAAACCCCTTTGGCCTTTATTACTGAGGAAATACAATGATTACACTAAAAAGAAAAGAGAATATTTTTGATAAAGATATATCACATAAAAACAACTCAGTGGTCAAATCTAAAGGTTTTTTCAAGAAATCCTTTATATCATTGTCATTGCTTTGTCTGACGGCTGTATCCTTAGATATAGGAACGTCAGTATCTAATGGCGTAAAGATGTCAAACTTTGCTGATAGTAGAGCAGCTTACTTTGAAAGCGTTGAAACCTATTCAGCATTCAAAAATAAGGCTGATGCCGTTCCTTATTCTAAGAGTGATTTTGAGAAAGATATGGCGTTATTCAAGTTTATTTATTTGGATTCTCGCAACAATACATTATTTACGTATATGAATGAAACAAATACTTTTGATGCCTTTGTTCGAGCAAAATATAAATATAATGGAATAGATAATACTAAACATCTGGCAGCGCTTATGGGGATGCTTTCAAAAGATCAATATTTTTCTGAAGGGAATGAAAATATACAAAGTCTACAGAATAATATTAGTCTTTATCAAGATAAACTAAAAAATAATTTGAGCAAAAAAGAATCTCTCGATTATGTGCAATATTCTTTTTCAACAAGAGATGGTTATACGAAAGATCCATCCTTATCTGAAAAAATGTATAATAACATAATACAGTATTCTAATAAGCAAGGACTGGATGCCAATCTCTTTATGTTAAACCCCACTCAATCTCAGAAGTATGTTGAGCTTAAAAACTCTTTAGCTTATGGCTACACGAAAGATGATGCCTTTATTAAAAAGACGTTTAATGAAATAAATGAACTTAAAGAGGCTAGAAGTATTGGACTTCAAGAAATGATAACAGCTTACGATAAGCATGACTATGATAAACTGTATACAATGTTTAAGACGTTTAATGCTTTTTATACGATTATCTCTAAGGACAGGCCTCAAAACACAAGTCCTGAAATTGAAACCTATCTGACAAGTAAAATCTATATTTCAGAGAAGGATAGAATGGATTGGGCTATTACAAATAATGTTGATAAGGTTTATCGAATTCTAAATGAAAACCAGAAAGGAACGATATACGGTGATGACGAAGAATCCAGTCTGCGCGGGTGGTTTGTGGCTTTTTAAAAATAAAAAAACAGGAAAATTTCTTATTATTTGACAAAGTTTATTTAACTCCTAAATTATTATTAATAAATATTTATCCATTATTTAAAAATATGGAATGGTGTTTTAACTTATTTTATTACTAATACTACCAATCAGGAGTTTATATGAAAAACTTGCTACAAAGTTTATTTATCACTGCCAATACACTAACAACAACCAAAGATATATCCTATGTTATGCGAGGTGATGATAATAATTACTATATTTTCCTTGAGATTTATAACTTTAATGATCAAGATAAAATGACGCTTAGGCTTCTTAAACAAGAGAGTATTCATAACGATATTTTACTGCTTGAGATTGAAGATAAGGAAAAAGAAATATCAGATTTTAGCAATGATACGTATGGCTTGTCTGATTTGGTTAAAGAAAAAAATAAAAAAATAAATATTGATAGCGTTGGAAAAAATAAAAAATGCTATCTTATTTTAAAAGATGACTGTGAGCAGAGAATAAAAAAAGAGTTTTTAAATATATTGGTAATAATACAGAAATACCAATCAAAATGTCTTGATTGCGAAGATGCCTTAATATTTATCCCTTTTGAAGAGAAGTTTGATAATAATGAAATAAGAAAAGATGTTGGTTCTAATAAAGGCTGTAGGTTTATAGAAAAATCAGGTCAGCCGTTCTATTTTGAATCTTGCTCCGAGGCGCAATACTCATGGATAAATGCGCTTGTTTACCAATACCCAAACCAAAGAATACAGTCAAAAATATTACTTAATGCTTTGAATCTTTCTTTCTTTTCTAATGAGACTGAAAAGAAAGATGAGGTTCCTTTTATGGCTATTATTAGTAAAGATCATGGGGCTAGTGGATTTATTGATACGTTAAGCTATGGATCAAAAGAAAAGATACCTGAAGGAGAAGTATTTAGTGGAAAATATAGTATAAATAATGAAAGTGCGCACTATATTAATCCATTAGATATTTGTTTTGGGCATGATAAGCCATTAGGAGCTGAGATGTTCACAATTAGTCAGGTTTTATCATATATAACAGGCAATGAAATTCATGCTGGACTATTGCTGGATATTGTTGAGAGTCTATATATACCCAAATATGTAAAAACAGAAAGTATACCGGAAATCAAAACACTCCTTTTAAAAGAAGGTGAGAATAGTGAAGAAATTTCATGGATAGAAATAAGAAATATTCTTGCGCGTTCTGGTAAGAACGAATTATTTGCGTGGTATGCGCATAAGCAAGCGATGCCTACACTTAAGGATTTTATGAATGCTTTAGGTAAGAAAAGAGATGGTGAATTTAAAGTCTTCGATAAAGATTTTGAGAGGGCAATTTTAAAAGCCGAAAAAATTCTTAAAAATAATGTATTCGCCTCATGTGCTACGAATATTAATATAGATTATAGAGAGCATATAACGCATATGATTCTCTCTAAAAATGAAAAAGAAGCTGAATTGGGCTATATTGTTGCCTCATCCCATCTTTTTAAACAATTTTTACTTAACTCATATGATGATGTTTCTAATATAAATGAAGATTGTAAGCCAATTATGAGAAAATATATTAATAAGTTTAAAAATGCAGCAAAGCGTGTAGTGCTAGATGACGCAGATATAGCTTTTTCAAAAAGGAGCAATAATTCGCTTCAACACATTATAAATATTTTTGCAAGAGAGGCTCGTAAGTGTAAAATGGATTTGACTATTTTATTAAGTGAAGAAGACTATAAAAATGAAAAATGCGATGAGTTTAAACAGTTTATTACGTCTTCTTTCAAAATAACCTGTCATGAAGATAAAAACAGCATTTATTCAACACCAATCCTTTCAAATAAAAATAAGGATATAGTATTAAATAGTTATTTCGACACTAAATCAGGAGAGATAAATCCAGTGCTTTATTTTAATCTTTCTCCAGTAGAGTATTGGGCTGTAACTACAATACGAACAGAAGTTAACTTGAGAAATAAGCTATACGCTATAACTTCAGTGGGAAAAGCCAGAAAAATACTTGCTGATGCTTATCCAGAAGGGCTTTTAATGGCTCAATATAATGAAGATTACAACGAAAATGAAGTCTTAGAGTATCTGCTTCAACGAGTATAAATTGCTGAGGCCACCTAGTGGCCTTTTTGTCGTTCTATAAAATCAGTAACACAAAGCCAAAATATTTTCAATATCATATTTGACAAAGAAAAAATCATCATCTATTGTTCGGTTATCAAAATCTCCTAAATCAAAATAAAACTTGTCAAAAAACCCTCTGACCGCTCGGTCGCTATCTATTTTTGCTTTACCTCATATTATTCATTTATAATAAAATCATTTAGGAGAGAACATGAAAAACTTATTGCAGGACATTTTTGTAACAGCCCATAGCTTTGCTCAGGAAAAAAGCCTTCCTTACATTTCTAAGGGCGATGATAACAACTACTACGCGTTTATTGAGGTTGTGAACTTTTCTATCGGAGACGAGCACACCTTAAAACAAATAGAGAAAATAAGATCAGAATACGACATTCGTCTTTATGAGATAAACAATCAAGAAAAAGAAGTCGTTTTTGAAAGGCATGATACTTATGGATTGTCTGATTTGATAGAAGAAACCAATGATAAAATTAGACTTGATAATAAAAAAGAAGTTAAACGTTATTATCTGATTGCCAAAAGCGATAACTCTACGACTCTTAAAGACGCGCTGATTAAACTGCTATTTATCATTAAAAAATATGACTTTAATGATCTGGATTCTCAATCATCTAAGCTATTTGCCTTAAATAAAAGAGATGTCCGTAAAGGCGATGTCGGAAGAAACATAGGTCAGAGATTCACTAAAAAAGATAATACATCTTTTTACTATCAGCCTTTTTCCAGCAGGCAAATTACATGGATAAATGAGTTTATCTATGACAGACCGGATCAGATTGAAAACATCAAGTTATTACTTAATAGCTTGAACTTGAATTATTACATGTCGAATACTTATACCAATAATACTACGCCTATCATTAGTATTGTGAGTAATGATAACAGTGCCTATGGCTTCATTGACACACTGGCAAAAAATGCTGTCAATAATCATTTTACGGCTGGTAAGTATAACCTTAAAGATAATGACTACATTAATCCATTTGATATCTGCTTCGGCACAGATGCTCCATCACAACAGGATATGAATGTAATAAAAAATCTTATGTCTTATTTTTTAGGGGAAGATATAGAAGATGATCAGTTAACGAATATTATTGAAAAACTTTATAAGGCAAAGAAATATTGTAGAACACATGAATATCGCAGCATTAAACATATTCTTGATCAAAAAGGAATACGCAACGAAGAAATATCATGGAGAACGTTAAGGAATATTTTAGCCAGCGAAGATGCTGAAAGTATGGCGTTATTCGCACATAAGCAGGCTATGCCAACAATGAATGACTTTAGAGATCTGGTGGCAGAGAAAGCCAAAAGAAATGGTGCTTATATCTATACAAGCGCCTTGGAAAAGATTGATGAGGTAATGCGTCATCATAACTTTGTTAGTAGAGCTACCACGATTAATGCGGAAAGGCGTGAAAAAATCACCCACATTAATCTCGGAATTGATAAAGACACAGTGATGGCTGATTTTGCTTACATGATTGCTTCTAATCATCTCTACAAAGAAATGATTTTGAATAACAAAGACTACATTCCTGCTATTCATGAAGATTGTAAAAATATCGCCTTACAGAGAATGTCAGTTTTATCAGAAACGCCTAAAAGATTAGTGCTGGACGATTTGGCGTGTATCTTTAAAAAAGAACGTCATGAGGATCTGATTGTTTCACTTACTGAAATAGTCAGGGAATCAAGAAAATGGCAAATCGATGTGAATATGGTGTTAGAACACTGCTCTCTTGATTCGCGCATAGAGAAATTTGTAACATCCAGTTTTACCACATCAAGGAAGAATCATGAGGTTATTTATAATCGCTCGCCTTCAGCGGTATTAGGCCGAACAGAAACATTCGAAGGATGGTTTGACACCAGTGAAGGCATTATTAATAACACGATAGACTTCAATATAACGCCAGTAGAGTATTGGGCTATAACAGGTGTTCCTGAAGAAATAAGTCTCAGAAATGCTCTGTATGATGTGCTGAAAGGTGATAAGGCAAGAGCGATTCTGGCAAAAGCCTATCCGCAGGGATTAAAAGATGTTCTAAAAGATAAATGTTATTCGGAAAAAGATGTAGTGGAAGAACTGCTTAAATAAGAAAAAGGCCACTGAGTGGCCTTTTTTATTAGCTAAGTAATTTTACTGACCTTGCTGCAGAACTACTGCTTTTCCGTCAGGTTGGATAAGTTTAATCTCATTATTCACACGGATTTCCTGAACGCTATGATCAGGATTAATGATTTTTACTGTGCCATTAGTATAAGTAATAGTGGTTGTAATGCTGCCATTGTTCTCGCATGTCTGAATTGTGTTAACTTGAACACCTGCATCTCGACCATTACTCCTGGCTGGAGAGATAGAGTTGCATTGTGATAACGCAGAGCCAGAGAATAGTAACGTGGTAAGTGCAAGACTAATCAATTTTTTCATAGATATCTCCTGTTTTGTATAATCATAGCATAATTAAAATATGCTTTGCTAGTTAAAGTAATTATTTGACTATAAGGTTTATTGCTGACCGGTTAAGTTCAGAGCAAAATAAAGGAATAAGTATAAAAAATAGTCAAAAATTTCTTGAGTGTCATAGTGGTTGTCAGTATAGTGGCTTCGCTTGGTTATGATTTAACCATATAATTTAACGAGAGGTGTAAAATGTATGCGATTACTGTGTTGATTGATGGAAACCGCGTAGCGCTTGAGGATGTGTCTGACAGTGGTCGGGCAATCCCAGCGGCTTCCAGAGAAGATGCGCTTGAGTTTGTAACGTTGGCGTCTGCCAATAAGTTTATCTCTACCAATGTATCCATGTATGAGTTTCCTGAAGTCATTGACTCCGGTTTGCTTGTAGAAGAAAATTTTGCTGCTATTCTTGAGTAGCAAAGTCTTTTTGTGATATGATGTTCAAGTGATATCTATTTGATAAGGTTCTACTGGCTTTACTTACTCAAAAATCAAATAGAGGGTATATCATGAAAAAAGAAACATGTCTGTGGGAATCAAGAGAGTTAGGCTGTGATGAGCGTTATGTGGCTGTAGCGTCAGCGGCTGAAGCAGAGGCCATTGATAAGGCATTGGGTTTGAGTGAGATCTCTTTCAGAATAAGTAATGATCTGAGAGAAAAACTTGAGGCTCAGGCAAAATTGGAAGATTTAAGTTTTAGAGCGTTTATGCGAAAAACTCTTGAAAAAACTGTAGAATAATAAAAAGGTCCTTTGGGGCCTTTTTGTGTCAATAAAAGCTTGATTCTGATAACGAATAAAGATAAGATAAAGGCCTATTATTAATGGAGTTGACGTTAAATGTCTAAATCGAAGAAAAGCCGCAGCGAAGAAATATTGCGAGCTGAGAAAGAGCAGGCAATGCTTTGTGAAATGGGTAAAAAGCATAAAGAAAAAGAAAAAATTGTTATCCCAATTGAGCACGACATCCCTCATGAGCTTTTAAATCTGAGTATTCGTCCGGCATGTGATTTTCGTTTAAAAACCCGTTCTTCGGATCGTCTTAAGCAGCGTCTTGAGTTGGTCAAGCATCTCTACGTTCAATACCCGGTTCCTAAGATTTTGGAACAGGTTTGGTATAAAGAACAAAATGAGCGCAACATTCATCAATATAATTATTTCCACTGGAGTGATCCAGTTAAGGAAATGAAAGTTGTGCGCAGCGTTTTCCATGATTGGTATATCTGTGCGGCAACAGGTGGTTCGCTTCATAAGACACACCTTAAAGATTTCATGACTAAAAAAGAAAGTCATGCGTTTATGGCGTGTTCTAAGCCGCTTAATATCAACGGTGCTATTTACTACGCTACGGCTTTGTGTGCTGGCGCTAATGATGGTATGGCTTTTCGTATTGCAAAATCTAAAATCGCAGAGAAGCAATATGTCAACGCATTCTGGCGTGACTGTGCGCGTTTCTTTGCTGTAAACCATGCCGAGAGTGTTAATCAGATTAACGATTTGGTTGACTACTTAGAGAGTCGCCTGCAGGAAAATAGGGATTTCTCTATTTTTGGTCAAGGCTTCACAATTAAAACTCTGCTTGAGCGTATGAAAGACTGGCATTACGACATGCGTCGTATTAAAGAACACTCTGCTTACACATGGAAAGGTTTTGATATTCCTGACAAGCAGTTTATGAAGAAAGATGAGCATGGTCGTGAAATGATATGGAGTATTACGCAGATTGTAAAAGGAAAGGATCTGGCTGAAGAAGGCAATAAGATGCACCATTGTGTTTATAGTTATAGGCCAAAGTGTATTTTGGGAAGCGTCTCTATTTGGTCAATGCGGGTTCGTCCTAATACACCTGCTGGTTATTTCGAAGAAAAACGTGTAGCGACTATCGAGGTAAGAAGCAACTACGTTGTTGCTCAGGCACGTGGCTTCGCTAACCGTGATTTGAAAAGTAATGAGAAAAATATTCTGGCTATGTGGTGTCGTGAAAACAATATCGGCTACAGCGGAAGCTATTAATAGTCGCCTCTCTGAACAAGGGAGGCTTTTTCGTATTTAAATAAAACAGGAATAGAATGAAATTATTAAAAGTAGCACTCCTCTCTTTGATGTGTGTTCTACCGACCACGGCATTTTCTAAAAATGTTGCTGTTGTTCTTATGTATCATCGCATAGCAGAAGTTGAGAATGATATGAATACCACGCCAGAGCGATTTGCTCAGCAGATGGAGTATCTTCACAATAATAACTATAATGTGATTACAGGTGAAGAGCTGGTCTCAGATATTAAAAATAAGAAAGAGGTTGCGCCAAAGACGGTTGTGATCACCTTTGATGATGGCTGGGCCTCTCAGAAAGCGGCAATGGATATTCTTCAAAAATATAAGTATCCAGGCATGTTTGCACTGGTGACAGAGTATCAGCAGTTCAAAAATAAGACTTATCTCCAGCCGGAAGATTTCGAAAAATATAAAGAAGATAACTTTACTTATGTGAATCACTCTCATACGCATTTCATTAAAGATTTTATCAGGCGTCCTGATTACGATGTGGCGTTGAGTAAACTACAGATAATTAAGAGTACGGGTAAGTTTGTGCCTATTTATGTTTATCCTTATGGGAAGCGTTCTAAGGCACTTGTGAAGGCTTTGAAGAATAATGGGTATATTGCGGCATTTGGTGTCTATGGTGCGCCTGTAGACGTTCAGAAGGTGGATATATTCAATATTAATCGATATATGATGAATGATAAGGTGGATATGGATAGATTTGAAAAAATAGTTGGTGTCACCTTGCCTTCTGATAAGATAAGTTGATAAAAAGAAAGAGCGGCTAGCCGCTCTTTTTGTTTTAAGTAAATCTAATTGTTTGACTGCGCACGGCGCTATAAACGCCACGGAGTGCTTTCTTATTGAATAAGATTAAACTTCAATCTCTCCACGTTTCATAGCATAATAAAGATCCTGAACGGTTTTGCTGTCTACATCAACTTTTAAAACTTTAGCAATAGCCGCAATCGCTTTGGTTTTTTTCTTCTCTTTCTCTGAATCAAAAACAGCCAGTTCGTCGAGTTCGAGGGCAATAAACTCTTTATCAGCATTAAATGGCTGAACAGCGATCATACGCGCATGGAACAGATTAAGAATGCCACTTACAATAACAGGAGTTCCAACCTCATATTGTCCACTTGGTGCTGCCAGGCTGCAAATCTGACCTACTAAAGGCTCACCTTCGCCATCCCATGCGTCTGTTTCAATATCAACACGTGAGGCGATCAGTTCAAAAGAATGCTCTGATGACTTAAACATGTGTTCATTAAGGTTTCCCTGAACATGAGGCTGATGAAAGCGTGCATATTTATCAAAAGGTTTTGGCTGAGCATTTTCGGTAAAATAAATATTGCCATTGAAACGAACAACATGGTTAGCCCATTCAGGAGCCATTTTAAAGTGAGATTTGCTGCCCAAAACAATCTTGTATTTGCTCATGAAGAAATCCTCTTATGGTTGATTTTAAAAGGTAATTATAGCTTATTTTGAGTCTAAAAAGCTAGTAAAATATGATGAATTCAAGATTATTTTTTCTTTGAATATCATGATAATTCCTGCTATTATAATGCCAATAGAGAGGTATTTATGTCTAAAGATATTGAGTCTATAAAAGCGCTTCTGTCGCAGCAGCCAACTGCTTACAAGATTACGGACAGCATGGGCGCTACTTGGATTGAATCGAGAAAGAGAATATTGGAAGCATTCCTGAGTATTGGTAAGAAAGGCTTGACGCCTATGTATGTTATTAGTGAGTCAGAGAAGAAAAGTATTGAATCATTACTGGATGAACTTGAGGTGCTCAGAGCACAAAGTGAGTCTAAAACTGTATCTCAGCATTAAGGATAAGTCATGAATAAATTTCTGGTAGGCGCAAATGAGCAGGGCCAAAAAGTTGCTATTATTACTCACGATCATCAAAGCTTCGGAGTGGACAACTTTCAGGATAAATTTCATATTCCTGAGATTTCAAGCCACGGCGTAATGGAAGTGAATAGCCAAGGCGTTATCGTGATTGATAAATGTAGCGCTATCTACAATCCTAATGATGGAGTCTTCATTGAAGGACTTTTCCGTAAAGGCTTAATGTTCCGATCTGAGCTGAAGCGTCGTCTGGTGTCAAACGATATCATTCTGTGCAACTTTGAGTTTCTACCTTTCATTAAAAACCTCTCCGTAGAAACTGATGTGCGAGTTTTGAGAGAGGATAATCAGTTTAGTTATTACTTTGGAGTTAAAGTCGCCTGAAGCTATCATAAGGCAAAGAGTAAGTCTGTAAGATAATGGTTGTGCATCATGGATGATTTTGGTATACTTCAGGCACATTGGAAATCATAGGATACGTGAAAAATGTTAGAAGTGATTCATTCGGGCGATGTTGTATTTGATAAAGCTGGCCTGCGTGTTGTTATGGGATCTGACGGCAATGCGTATGCGAATGATAGCAGTTCAGATTATGTCTATGTGGATGATCATGAGTTGTTAGCGTGGAAGCAGATCAATGCCCATGATTATTATCCAAGCACGAACCATTTTCTAAGAGCGTGTTTTTCAGAGTGGTATTTTTCACTGGATGAAGAAACGCGCAATGAATATGTTGAAGAAATTATAGGCTTAACGCTGGAAGCGCACATTCCTTTTTAAGAGGTGATAAAAAATGACTGTTTGGAAACGCACTGATCAGGAACTCCCTGAAGAAAGAGTTGTGGTTCGAACCATTCTCCCTTCCGGTGAAGAAGCTGACTTATATCGGATTGGAAATCTTTGGTTTGAAGGAACTGTTTATCTTTACTATGCGCCGGAGCGTTGGGCATATTATTAATACAACAGAATAGCAAAAGGCTGCCATCAAGGTGGCCTTTTTATTGTTATTAATTTGCCTAATGTGTTTAAATATTATATATATTTGAGACAAAACTTTAAACGGAGAATACTATTATGAAAAAATTGTTAGCGCTTGCCCTTTTAGCTTCATCTTCTGCCTTTGCTGCGGCTCCTGATGCTTCATACAATGTTAATATTCAAGTCTATGCGGTAGACAACGGACATAAGACTTTGGTGTCTTCTATGTCTCAGGTGGTGAATAACGATGGTGTAGAGACGCCAATATTTGTAAAAAGAGACTTAGGCGATACTGGTCTTAAGCTGAAGGAAGGCTTTACTGTAAACTCAAAAGTTGCTAAGTCAGGCGATCACGATGTTCTTGATTTTGACGGTGTAATGACGCGTATTGAAAAGTTTAAGGCGTCAGGCGATGCTAAATGGCAGGAAGGCACTGTGAAGTCATTAAGCTTCAGAAACTCGATGCTTCTTAAAGATACGAAGACTACATATAGCTCATCCTTTGATGGCGATAATAAATACCTGCTGGAAATGACTGCTGTGAAGTTAGATCGCGTTGAAGGCTCACCAAGTCAGGAAAAAGCAAAAAGCTAATATCTATTTAAGATAAAGTCTGACCAAATAAAGCCACCTCCAGGTGGCTTTTTGTTGTACATCATGTCAGCATTTGATAGAATGGCAACATATGCCAACTTCATTTCTAAAAGGAAAAACAATGAGCGAGAATTATGTTTCACATTCAGTAAATCAGAGTGATGCGTTTAAAAATGCTATGCGTGAATCACTGCTGAAGATGTTTGAGCGTGATGATCTGTTAAAGACCGTCCACAGTGATGACATGCGTGTGGCGAAAGCTTTCCGCCTGGGTAATATCATTCATGTGTTTGAGCGTATGTCTGGTGGTGAAATCACTGCCTATCAGGATCAATGCTACGACTTCGAAGACGATAAATCTCTGGAAGCTCATTTACAGTATGGTTTAAGCTCTATGCGTGAGAAAAGCAAAGAGATTTATTCATGGCATAATGTGTTTAGCACTAAAACTGAACTTAGCGAAATTGCTATGGACAGTGAAAAAATGGCTTTACTTGAAAACATGCTGAAAGATATGGAAGAAAAAGATCTGGTCCAATGCGATGATATTAAAGAGATAATGGCGATGTTTAGCAAGGTGGGTGGTTTCGTAAAAACCACGTCCTCTATTGAATCTCTTATGCTCCTTAGTGATATTTTAGCTGAATATGTAGATATGGAGCGTTTCTCGTTTGAGTTCTATCTGAGTCTTGCTGAAGATGTTAAGGAAGGCGCTCAAGAGAAGATCAGTAACATCGTAGCTAAACGTTCGTTCATGGAACGGGTGTGCCGTGAGCAGGGCTTCAATACAGAAAATCGTTTCGAGTATAATGATCTGGATAACCATGTCTGGCTGGATGGTGAAAGTCTGGTGTTAAGCGATCAGAACTGCACTTTCCTGTTTGTAGGTGATAATAAAAACTTTACGGTATATTACCTGCCAACAGAATACAGTGGCTATGAAGAAGAAAAAGAAAAGCTTCAAGCTCTGCTGGAGGAAGACAAGCTTCACCACTCTATTGATTTCTTTGATCGTGTGGTTCTGCAGGTAAAAGAGGGTGTGGTGGAATATTCCAATGCGGGTTCACTGACCTATTGTTTTGATTTAGATATGGAGTTTTCGGTTAAAGCCTTTGAAATGGAAGGTCTTGGCAAAGCTGAATATGATGTTGATGTCCATACGTATGCTTATCAGCGTGATTATCATTTTTCGCGTCATGGTGTGGGTGAGGTTAACTTTATTCTGCGCACATTCCTGCTGTTGGGTGCGGGTCAGGAATATGATAAGGAAAAGGGGTCAATTTCATACAGCTTCCCTTATATTGGTGGGATGAAGCGAGAGCAAAATGCGCGGGACGTTTCATCTGAAGATGTTAAGGCGTATTATCAGGCATCAAGTGTTGAGCATATTTTAAAACCGATCAAATATCTGAATGAGGAGTGGCTGGATGCGTTCAATTTCATGGTTGATTTTATTGAAAAGCATAAGATTTACTCAGAGTTTGGAGATGATGAGCAAGCAAAAGAAGCAGAATATGAAAAGCTGATTGCTTATCTTAAAAAGAAACAAAAGCTGTTGAATAAAGCAGCTAAAAAATAATGAATAGCCTCTCTTAATGGGAGGCTTAACTTTAATCGAGCCAATAATATTGGTTCACGGAACAGAGAGGGAATATGAAAGAAAGCAAAATGCAAAAATGGCTTGATAAAGAATCGGCTTTGCGCACTGCTGTGCTGAGTGATATGGATTATTACAACAGGCTGGGCCGTGCAATCAACATGCTTTGGAACTCAATTGCACTTAAAGAGCTTGAGCCAGGCGTGAGGATTTTTACTGTAAACAGCAGTGAGCATTATGTGATTTTCAAAAATGAAGATAAGCAGTGTTTCTTTGTATTCTCATCTCTTTCTGAAAAAGTTAACATTCCTCGTTTAAAAGAGGAATCAGAAGATACGCGCTTTTCCTCAAACTTTATTCTGTCTATTTTAGATGCTGATTTCGTTGAGCCGCGCTGTATCGAATATAGTCTTGGTCTTCTGGATAATGCGATTAAAGATCAAGATGGGATGACCAGATTGATGTTAAGAGAGAGAATGAAGTCCCATTTTTTCTCATGCCCGAACTACATTGATAGTGCTTATCATTTCTATGATGCTCTGAGTGAGTTTTCAGGCTTAGATGTTTCTATTATGCCGCTTTATGATAAATCAGTCGCTGCTGATGTTGATTTTGCGCAACGTTCGTTAACCGGATTGTATCTGAAGCTGGACAAAATAATGTCCGTATTAACGGAAGAGCCTCGCCATTTGCATTATGAGGCAATGGTTGTAGGTGATGTTTTATTCATTCAGGATTTTGACTGGCGGTATGCGATTAAACGTCAAGGTAAGGATGTGCTGATTGTTTCAGATCTGAATAAGTCCAAACCGAAAACGATGATTAAGAAAATCAATGAAGGAAAAATGGGCGTATTCCCTTATGGAGATACATGTCTAAAAACGGAAGACGGTAAAGTCATCTATGTGGATATGAAACAGTTCAGAATGGGTGTGATGCTTAAAATCAATGCGTTGGTTTATCTTTTGGAGAAAGAAGGCGATATTGAGGCTATTGAGTATCCAGAAGATGTAAACTCATTTGATTATCAGCTTCGTTATCAGAATACCTTAATAGAGAGTTCTGCGTTTAATATGGTGATTCAGGCATTGCTCGTAAATGGCGGTGGTTTTGAGTATGACGAGAAAGCAAAGGGCTTTGTATATCACTTAGGTGCTGAATATGTAGAGGGCTTACCTGCTGTTGAGAGCGATGATGAATCTATGTCTGTCATTTCTCTTTACACGCAGCCCACTGATGTATTGTTGACACCTGAATGGATCAGAGAGATTGAGAAAGTGGTAGAGGTGCTGAAGGCTAAGCGTCCCCTTCCTCAGATTCATGACAGGGATCTGACACCTGAGCAGGCGCTTGATAAAGGTATTGCACATTGTGAGGCACTGTTGGCGTTCAATCGTCAGTAATAAACTATACTATAGCCCTGTTGTTTTGATTGATAATCATAATGGCAACAAGGTATAATAGAGAAAACCAACAAGGACTCTTTTATGCAAAACACGAACTATATTTATGATGCGTTAAACGGACAGAAAGCATTTCGCAATGAGCTGATCGCTAAAAGTGAAGCATTATTTTCTCATAAGGACTCAGTGCCTTTGGTGAAGGTTAAAGATGTAGAGGCTAAATACCTTATTAATGAAGCCTCTTGCCTTTGCTATGTTTTGGTGAAGAATCAGTATGGTAATGTTGATGTCTTTGTTGAGGAGTTGGTGAAAGGACGTGAAGAAAGCGCATTAGATTATCTTAAATCTTATATCTCACGCAGAACTGAGAGTGGGGAAGGATTGAGTCTGAATCTGGTTGTGAAGAAGACTAATCAGAAAAGCCGTGAAGACATGAAAACGGAATTAGAGAACTTTATCGATATTGCCAAAGGTATTCCTTCTGTGACTGCTGAGTATTTGGCGTCATTAGAGCGGGAGCTAGCTGATTTTGACTTATCAGAAATTGATCGTGAGGAAGCGTGGCCTTCTCCTAACTTATGGCTGATTAAGGACTACGTGGATTTTATTCGTGGCTATGTTGAGATGTCAGCTTATCCTGATGCGTTTTACTATGCTTTAGGTCAGGCTGGGACAGATGCTTATCAGCCCAAGGTAGATGGTCTTGTTAAACAAGAATATCTGATGCGGGTTGTTTGTGAAAAGTTATGCTTTGATGATGCCAATCGTTTTGAGTTTAATGATGGAGATAACCATATTTGGTTAAAGAATGACGATTTAATCATTGAAGATCAAAACTGCGTTTTTGTCTTTGAGGGTAAAGGTCAGGGTAATATTTCAGTTTTTTTCATTAACACTGAAAGCCGTGGGCGTGTTGCTTCATGGAAAGCATTTGAAGAGAAACGTTCCAGCAATGCTTTGACGTTGAGTGATCGGGTTGTAGTCATAGAGGATAATAAGGCGGTTTATGCAGATAGCGGGACGATTATGTATGTGTTCTCTCTGGTGAATGAGGCGGCGGTTAAAGCTGTGGTGAAGCATATTGAAAAGCATCAAAGACAAACGACAGAATAAGTATAGCAGAAAGGTCCTTCTGGGCCTTTTTTTGTTTGCACAAAGTGCTATATTGTCTTTATTGTAAAAAAGTGATTGTAAACGATGGGTAAACTTGCTATGATGTTTTCTGTCAAATATTGACGTAAACTTATAAATAGAGGAACAAATGAAAGCTGATTCAGCGCATGGTAGTAGTCCGATTGCTTCGATTTTGAGGGCATTGGGAGCGAACTTTGGTATTGCTGTGATTAAGACGATTACGGCGGTTATGACGGGTTCGGGAGCAATGCTGGCGGAGTCGATTCACTCCTTTGCTGACTGTGCTAACCAGTTGCTATTATTGTTAGGTATTCGAGAGGCGAAGAAGCCGGAGAGTGAGAAGCATCCTTTTGGTCATGAACGTGTAAAATACTTTTACTCGTTGATGGTAGGCTTCCTGTTATTTTCGATGGGTGGTGTGCTGTCGATGTATAAGGGTTATGAGCATTTCACGCATCCAGAGCCACTTGAATATGTAGGTTATGCGATTCTGGTATTGCTGGTGTCGATTGCGCTTGAGGGTTATGCTTTACGTGGTGCGCTGGAGCACATTAAGAAAGAACGTGCAGGCATGAGTTTGCTGCAGTGGTTTAAAGAGACACGTTCATCTGAAATGTTGATTGTAACGGGTGAAGATATTGCGGCGATTACAGGTCTGTTGTTGGCACTGGCATCACTGGCGATTGCGTATGTAACGGGTGATTCTCGTTGGGATGCGCTGGGTAGTATGCTGGTAGGTGCCGTCTTGATTGGTGTGGCTATCTTCATTGTGCTTGAGATTAAGAGCTTGATTGTGGGTGAATCTGCGAGTCCTAAGAAGCACCGGGCGATGGAGGCTTTTATTGAGGCAAGGCCTGAGATTAAGACGCTGTATCGTTTAGTTACTTTACAGTGGGGTGCGCAGGTTATGGTGATGATTCAGGCTGAAATGCATCGCACGGGTAGTGAGTTTGGTCTGGTTGACGCAACCAACCGTGTAGAAGAAGCGCTTAAAGAAGCATTTCCTGATATTAAGCACATCTACTTTGAGCCTGATCGCAACCGTGAGGTTCACGAATACGAAGAAGAACTGGATGAAGAAGAACTGGATGAAGAAGAACTGGAAACTTCAGCCTAAGAAAAAAGCCCCTTCGGGGGCTTTTTCTATGGATTAAGTAATGCTTTGAAGCGTTCAACTTGTTCCGGCCCAATCTTAGCATTTTGAATAAGATATTCTTTGCCATATAGGTTTTTTTCAATACTTTCTAACTGATAATAGTAAATATTGTCTTCTCCATGTCTTTCAATAAAAATATCAAAATCTCCTATTTCATCACATAAAAATCGCTGGAGGCCGTCTTTTTCAATCACATAAATAAGCTCATCGTCTTCAGATGAATCAGGAATATCTAAAAGCGTGGGAACAATCATTTTTAGTTCTTCATCGTAAAAGTAGTAAGGAAGAAGAGAGCCATCAGGAATGTTCATCATACGTAGGCCGTAGAGTTCACAAAGATGATAAATGCAGCCATAAAAAACATCATAGAATTCGTCTCCGACGACTTTATAGCGAGCGATGATACTATTGCCCTCAGAGCCGACCGTTTATTTTAAACTATACAAATCTGATCACCTGAGCAATCAGTGTCTAAAATACTTATTTCAAGCTCCCGTATCCAAACGCTACGCGGTTGGATACAAATAGCTCATGGCATAACGGAATACCATTACATCTCAGCATAGTCTGTAATCGCATACTTGATATTCCAAGGTCTCTGCCATTACCATACGCCTTCTTCTGTAGCCGTTTTAAATCGGAAAAGCTTACTTTTCCTCTGTCAGATCCTATCTCTCTCAGTAGTACCTGCTCTGCCATTAAAACGTCCACACCTTCTTTCTTAACCTTTCTTAACCTTACCACACGCTCAGGAAATCTCTCCCCAAATCCCTGTCCCCTTCGCGCTATCACATACGCCGCTGGCGTATGCTCATTACCTCTCAGCGTTATCTTTGACCTGTATTTCACGTTCCCGATAAAACTCGTATATGCCGGGTTTACCATCAGTAAACCCACGCCCAAACGCCAGCACTGGCCCGTAAAATATTCCCTGATCTTATCATAAGCAAACGACGAAAGCATCCGCGCATAGCGCTTATTATAGTTGTCTTTTAATGCTTTCTTTTTCTTCGCAAAATCCAGATCCTCAATCACCACACTCTTTCCCACGCTCAGAGCATAGTCTACTATGCTCTTCGTCGCCTGACTTAATATCGTCTTACGCTGCTTTGCTGACTTATCCTTCAAATCCACAGCAACAGACCACCCTCTCAGGTAGTTCCCCTTAGCATCCGTCTCAGACACGTCTAAGTGGTCTGGATTGATGTCCACACCAATCAGACCATAATCTTCCACTGTCTTAAGCTCAGGCTTACGCTCCAGACTCGTATTAAGACCTATCCCTATATCATAGTCTCCTTTCGCATTTCTCATCAGCCTGATGGAAAGCGAAGACGTGGGAACCTTTAGTTCTTCACCTCTGGCTTTAGCCGCCGCCTTTTCTTCTTTAGTATACTTACATGCTTTTTTCCCATAGAGATGGAAATCAATATGGTTTTTCAGCTCTTCAGTATAATAGGAAACCTTAACCGGAACTGATACCTTAGAAAAGCTATACTTTGATTTGAGCGATACCGGAACGGTTATATCCATAACGAACTGGTTATTCTCATCGAGCGAGATATTTGCATTGGAGTTGCCCAGCTTCTCATCGGTTGAGCCAACGAATAACATCTGCCCGTAGCGTAAAGCGTTCCATTGTTTCCTCCATGAACTCAGCTTTTCTTTATCATTAGCATGGATACGGTTTCTTTTACTCAGCAGCCCGGCAGAGCCGTAGCAGATTTTAAAATCACCATCGGCTATTTCATTGTTCAGCCTCTGCTCTCGCGAACGCAATCGCAATAGCTGATTACGGTAGGTTTCTGAGTTAGCTATTGCGGTAGCTAACCGCGAGCGGTTAGCGGCGTAGTTTCGCTGAACGGGTGTCATGCTGTTCACTAAAATCACGGTATTAAGCTGCTTCTGCAGCTTCTTTTCTACCGACTGGATCTTATCCCTGACGTTATCAAGGTAGTTTTCCTTATTCGATAGCTGAGACTTAATCTGTCCGTGGATTTGCTGGTATAATCCCGCGTTAAAGATACGGTAAGGCAATATATCATTTCTGTCGCAGAGCGATTTGATTTGCTTAATGGAAAGCCCGGTGAGAGATTTCTTTTTGATTTTTGAGGCGGTGATAAACTTGATGTGGTTATAGTGGTTGAGATACTCATTAAGAAAAGCGGCCTCATCCGCTGTAAAAGCGGAGGCGTTAACTTTAGTATTAATGGTAATGACGCGAGTATCTTTAGTCTTAGCCACGGTGAGTTTATCCTTTGTTTATAAAACAAGATTACAATAAATCCTGAGCAAAATCAAATATATCATGCGCCAGTGCTTTTCTTATTAGCATGGGAGCGTTTGCCATAGAGCTTAGCGGAGAATACGTTAATAATGCTGATGAGATCTTCGGCAAGCTGATTTTCAAAGGAGAGCGCAGGTTTTTGTCTGAGGATGGTGATTTTGGTATTAAAGTGGGCGCAAAGCTTTTCCATGAGAGGAAAGCCGAAGCGAAGCAATCTGTCTTTTTCTATGATTTTAATTTCGCTGACTGAGCCGGAAAACAGGAGTTTGATAAGGGCTGAGAATCCTTTTTTGTTAAAGTTTAGACCAGAGCCGATATCTGAGATGATTTTATTGACGCCGGATTGTTTGAGGACAGAGGATTGCCGGATTAAGTCATCTTTTTGATCGTGAGAGGACACCCTGCTATATCCTACAACGATACGGTTTTTCCCGATGTGTTTTTTACAATATCGTCGGTGTCCACCGGGGGTGATAAAGTCGGGGCATAGCAATCCTTTTTGATGCCATCGTCTTAGCGTCACGACGGAGACGCCAAGTTCTGCGGCTTTTTGAGCAATACTGAGCATGTAATATTCCTTATTTTTTGAGATGATCACATTTGCTCAGATTTTTAAACTGCTGTCAAATACCCACGTTCTTAATGGATAAGCTTTTAATATTTCCGTGAAAGATGCTACAATTTTGTCGATATGTTGCACAGACTCTGGTTTTATGTCTATTCGGATTTCATAGCCCATTTTGATTCCTTATGGTGTGAGTTGATGTAATGATATAATGCAGAGGAACTGAAATCAAAAAAGCTTGTGCACAAAGCGATATTGTGATATCATTGCTGATAATATAAACAGATGAGAGATAAAAAATGCGGATTAATAAAAGTTTTTATTTAGGAACAGGTGAGAAAGAGTCAATCCATATCATTAAAGGCGAGATAACGGTATCTTATATTACGCCATTCCTGGAGGAGTTGTCTTTTACTCTTGCTGATCTAAAGGCGCTGCATGCTGTTAATCCTGATTTTCTTCCAATCGATTTCGACCGTTGGGAGAAAATCATTGCTAAGGATAAGCAAGGCGATGTTGCTGTAGCAGGTTTGAAGGAACTGAAAAACTTAGCCAAAGATGATGTTTATTTTGATGATGCTGACAATCTTAATATTTCCTTTAGAAAGGAAAAAGAGGGCGGAAAAAACAAAGGTCTGGCTATTGCGATGATGATGCCTTTTGGTCTGATTGAAGCGCAGGAAAAGGCAGATAATGAAGATGTATCAAAGATCCTGCGAGGTTGGACTATTGAGCATGATGCTTTGGTCGCTCAGGCTTTCGGTGTTAAAGTAGGTCTGGGTGTTGCGACTAAGGTTAAGATTTTCAGTCTTATTTGCGAGCATTTAAACGAGCACATTGATGAGACAGAGAAGTTTGTAAACAAGCGTCTTGCTCGTTATTCACCTCTTTTAAATATTATGAAGATTAGCGATCATAAAGACGATATTAAGGCGATTCTTGATGAGGTTTATGAGCCAGCGTCTGGCAAGTATTATGATGAGCATAAGGTTGGCGATCTGTTGAAAAAAGTCTTAGGTATGCAAAATGTGAAGTGTATCTAAAAACCTAGCAGGTGTGTTGTGCATGATCGGCATGTCTGCTATACTGAGTCAATAATCTTAAAGAGGAACAGAAATGAAAATCAACGCAGGCTTCTTTGCTGGTAGTAAAAATCAGGTGTCGTCTCAGGTTTTGGATGGTGTGATTGAGGTGAGTGAAGTAGCCTCCGTAGTCTATTCATTGAAGTTTGGTGTTCAAAACCTGCTTCATAACTATAGCCTGAATAAGGACTGCGGTATTAATATTAATATTGATTTTAAGAAGTGGCTTGATCTTTTGCAGAAAAGGCAAAATGTTCTGATTTATTTTAAAGCAATTAAAATGCTGAGAAGTTTTGCAGGTTGCGATTTTACTGTTGATAGTCAGTATGGTGTCGATGCCGCTTTTGATAAAAAAGAGACAAAAGAAGAGCATGTTAAATATGCAGAGTCTCTAGTGGATGTCTTTTTCCATGATGATGCTCTGAAAATAATGAAAGAATGTCTTGAGAAGACAAGTTCTACATCATGGTTCTTTAATCCAAATAGCAACGCTATCAGCTATGTCAATGATGATATAGTGATCACGTTGTCAGCGAAAGCAACAAAAGAGATTTTTAAGTTGATTTCTGAGCATGTTAATAAAAATCTGGATAATGCTCTGGCTGAAACGGAAGAGGTGCTGGAAGGCATTCAGGGCCTGGATGTGTTGTGTCAGAGTCCAGAACAGACTCGCGCATTCCTGATGAAGATTACCGACATTCTGTTTGACATCAAGGAAGGTGATGAGGCGGAATACTACGATAATCACGCGATTGCTGATATTCTGAAAAATGAACTCAAGTTCAAATCAGCGACGGTTTTCTAAAAGAATCGATCTAAGAGGTTTGTAATGAAAAAAATCCTGTTTGCCATAATGATGTGTCTGAGTGTATCGTCTCATGCGGAGAGTGTGTCGGGAAGTTTTACGGCAAAGCTCATGATTGAGAACAGGAGCGCCTGTGAGGTTAAAATGGATTCGGATATAGCTGATGTCAGAAAACGCGTCATATGCGATTCTACACAGCCATTTAAGGTGGAAAAGCAAGATTCTTTGATAACAGTTGAGTTCTAAAAGAAAAGGCCCTGCGGGGCCTTTTTATTATGGTTTTGTATTGCTGGTAATAAGTTCGAGTCTTTCAAGTAAAGCGTTATCAAGAATTAAAGCATTTTCGTCATCGATAGTTTTTCTGAGTGAGAGTGATTTTTTGAATACGTTTATTGCTGTTCCTTCCATGAGTGTATTTTTATGGTGATAAGCATCAAAAATATCTTTATCAAAAACACCCGTTTTTACTACAGCCTTAATAATCTCATTAAGATTGTGTATGCTTGAAGATCTGAAATCATCAATAAAACCATTAATAATTTGTCGGGTAAAGCTAAAGAACACTAAAGACTCTGGATGTTTTTTTAGATTTAAAATATCATGATTATTTTGATGAAGTTTAACAAATATATGATGGTCTGGCGCTTTTATAATGCTATCTCTCAGATACTTCTCGAAGAAATCACGTTCTTTATGATTGCTGATTTTTTTAATATTATCGAGTAATCGTGAGACTACAGACTCGTTGATTTGAGTTTGTTCTAAACAGGTATCACAGAAATGAAGAATATCTGAATAGGATTTATTATCAGCATTCGCTTTATTGATGTAAGGAGTAATAATGTCATTTGCAGCTTTATTAAAAGCAGGATGGCTATTAAAAGCGAGATGATAAAAGAAGTCAGCATCACTGATATTATGATAATCTTTTTTACTGAGCCATTCATTTATATCAACTTCTTTATCAAAAGCTATAGAGGCTTTCAGTGTATTAGCAAAGAGTTCAATAAAATAACTTGCCTTGCTGATGTCTTTTGGGCAAACAATGATAGGCGGCTTAGTTAAAAAAGGTTGCGAGCTGTAATCGATCAATTTTTTCTGATGATCAATGAGTTCAATAAGAGCTTCACGAGAGTAGTTTTGATACATGTTGTTTCCTCTTTTTGTTAAAGCATGACTATATCATAAACGTAATAGAAAGATCTATAAATTCATTTTGATTGTTATACAGTTGGATTTAATGTATAGTTAAAAAAATTTAAGCCGAGGAGAATATCTGGTGTTAGAAAAATATGATGAAGAGCGTTATGGAACTATGAGTTTTTGCTATGAGGCTCCACGATGGGCTAATGTGAGTGGCGAGATTAAATACATGGCTAGGGATTTAGGACTTGATGTTAAAGAGATTGAAATACAGAAGTTTTTAATAAGAGAGAAGGGGTACGTTGTGCTTGAAGGCTATAAGTCAGTATTAGAGGAGTTTAAGTATTTTTTCAAAAAGAAAATAGAAGTGTATAATCGCTCATGATAAAGGCCTCTGGTGAGGCCTTTTTTAGTTATTATTTTGAATATTTGAGTTCCGTTAATTTCTGAATTTTTTTAACATCTATATAGGGAATGTCATGTATTTTAACAATCTGTTTGTCAATGATATCTTCGATTAGGATTTTTTCACCTTCTGAATATTCTTGTTCATTGTTAACGAAAGAGATGAGTTTTTGCTTATCATCTTCTTTAAGTTTCTTGTTAAGGAACTTTTCGGAATGCCTGAAGTTATCCTTTATGTATTTGATGTATTTTTTTCTCCTTTCTGTTTTATTTTCTCTCTTACGATAAATCCCAGCGAACATGCTGGAATTATTAGCATATTTAAAACAAAGCGTCATAGTTAAGATCATGCTGGCAAGGAATATGAGAATAAGGTTATACTGAACAAAGAATTCGTGTATATTTTTGATATTATCACTGAGCGGCAAGCTATGAAAGAAAGCAATAAATAAGCTTAAAATAGTAAATGCATCAAGAAGAAAGTTTTTACCATCTGTTCTTTTATTTCGCATCCACGCTTCTCCGGGATCGTCAGAGACCATAGTGGCTATTTTTTTACCCCATAGCAGCTTGTCTCTTTTATAGCTAACGAAAATTTCTGAGTTTACAGGTAAATCAAACTCTCCATCATCAGGGCAGTAGACGGTATATAGGTGTTTTCCACTTTCTATTTTGTATTGTATTTCGTTGTTGATTCGTTCTTTGGTTAAAATTTTTCCGTGTATATTTTTATTTAATATCATATTGTTCTCTTATAAAATGATGTGATTGTTCGACAAATCATAAGCATAAAAAGTGAGGATATCAATACAGGTGCATGAAGAAAAAGCTTGTGCATGATGGATGTTCGGGGTATAATGACACCTTAATACAAACATGAGAAAGAAGATGAAAACGTCAGGACTGCTGGTGGCTTTAGTGTTAAGTGTTTCTTCGCTGCCTGTTTATTCTCAAGGTGTAGGTGGTAACATAGGTGTCAGTTTAACTATATATCCGGCATCGGGCTGTGCTAACCAGATGTGTGCGATTGAGACATCAAAAGTTATTAAAGATATTGCGATTCACAAAGTTGATGCTGGCTACAAAGCTTCGGTTAAAGATACCCTGTTAACGATTGAATTTTAAAGAGGAAGCCATGAAAAAATTAAGCTTGATTGTCGTATGTTTGCTGAGCATGTTTAGCCTGAATGTTTTTGCGGATGATGATGTTTCAGATAGAGTCGCAGAAAACTATCTTAATGGCGCACGGTTTTTTATTATTTGTGATAGTGTGGCTGGAAATCGCTTTGTTGATCAGTTTGCCAAAACGGTAGAGTTTAAAGAGAGTGGTGTGGTAGTTATCACGCAGATGGATAATACGCATCGTTTTATCAGCAATAGCTCATGTAATGTTCGCGAGCTGCCTATGGTAAGAAAAGGATAAAATATGAAAATGAAAACCGTTTATACTGTGAAGACTTATCCTGATGGTCAGAATGCGTCAGTTGTGGGCATCATGGAAAAGATGAGTGCTGAGCTGCTGAAAGCACTCATTGGGATGAACCATGACGAGTATGCGCATTTCGAAATGCTGTGTGATGGATTTAATGAGAATCGCTTAGCTCTGGATGATATTCATCTGGTTGTAGAAGATGAAAGCGGAGAAGAAACTCTGTATCACTTTGACGAGTGCGAGTTTGCTTCATTATAAACGTCTCCCGCTGGAAAGCCTTCAGTGGGATTTTTATTTTTTTAAGGATGCTATGAAAAAATATATTGCTGGGCTAGCTATTCTGATTTTCACCTTTTGTTCTTTTGCTGAAGATGCAAAGCAGACGACCTATGAGATTGTTAAAAATATGGTGCCTGCGGAGAAGTGCCCTGTTCAGATTAAAAATGAAATGGCAGAGTTTTACGACTGTGGGAACTACGTTGTATCCTATTCCAAAAAAGGTTATGGCGATTCGCAGTTTTTCAGAGTCTGTCGTAAAACGCAAGAAGGCGTATTAACAGCCTGCACCTATTTATAAGGAATACAAATGACGCTTTACGAGGATATGATTAGCCAGCTTAGTCGTTTGATTGATAGCTACGATCTCAGGCGTTTTGCTGCGGAGAAAAACATTAAAGAAGCGGTGTCTAAAGCCTATCCTGATATTGATAATCGCTTTGATGAGATAGCTCAATCACTTTGGAGTAAAGTAAGTCCCGTGCTTTCTGATCAGATTTTGTTTCAAGGCGAGATTTTCTCCTATGATGATGCTGTAAAGAAAAAGCTAATTGATTCAGGCTTTCTGGATAGTCGTATTCTTAATCTGCTTGTTCTGATTAACTTTAAATGCCTTATCACAAAAGAGAAGAATGATATTTTTGATTTCCTGTGTGATAACCAACTGGTTTGTTCTAATATAAAAGAATTTTGCTGGGAGTGCTCAAGCCATTATCTTTATGCTTTGGATGTTGAGAAAAAAGAAATTGTTGTTTTCAGAGATTCACATAAATGTGTAAAGATTGATCCTATTTTTAAGACAAAGTTAAAAATCAATGGAAAGCTTGGTCTGGCAAATATTGTTCACAGCGTAGATGTTCCTCATGATTTCGATGCGCCTCAGCCTGGAACACGTCTTGGCAACCTTCATGAAATGAAGCGTTGGGCTAAGCGCAATGTAGGTCGTTTCCCTGTGGGGAATAGCTCTCCTGAAGTATGGCGTAAAGATAATGAAATCCTAATTTTAAATCCCGTTGAAAATCATGATGGAATAAGCTATGATGAGGCTTATGAAAAAATGAAGTTTTCAGGTTATGAGAAAATAGGTGAGATCATAACGGATGCGTGGACGGTGTGTGTTTTCAATGGTCAGGCGAAGGCTGAAGATGCGCAAATTGTTATTGACCTGCCATTTAAAACCGTTGTGGCTGAGTATAACTCAGAGACGAATATAATAAAGATTACGGGGGTTGATCGTGGATAAGGTAGAGATAGGCGAAGTAAAGACAATGGTCATTACAAAAAAAGAAATGGCTGAATCTTTCCCTCGTGTGGGTGAAGCTGTTGCTTTTACTATTGAAAGAAATGAGCAGTTGATATACGGTAATGGCATTGTCAAAGAAGTGAGTGAAGTTGATGCTGAAAAAAATCATTATCTTTTTGTGGTAGAGGCGGATGATGGTGAGTTTTACCCTGTTCATTTCGTCAGCAGTGCATATCCACGTGATACGCTACTACTGAAGGCAGGTAATCCACGTGTTGATGAAAAACTTAAAATGATCGGAATGATAGGTGCTAAGCGTCATGTGGTGTATCGAGATTTGTATCATGAGCAGGAAGCGTATAAAGTTTTGCCCAGAGCAGGAGATTTGGTGAGTTATAAGACAACCATCAAAGGCGAGCCTGTTGAAGGTCGAGGCATTGTAACGAAACGTAAATTACGTAATGCTTATAAAGCGTTGGCTTTGATTAATATTGAAAATAATGAAGGAGAAGCAGTTCAGGTTTATGTGAACAACGAAAGCTTCCCTGATGATATTGTTATTGTTGAATAAGGAAACTATAATGGAAAATATTTTCAAAGCAGGTGATCGTGTATTGTTTGCTTCAACGGATTCTGATCGTAAAGGTGTGGTGGTGAGTGCGGTTGTTGCGAGAGAGCTTGAGCGAGACTTGTATGACCGGGAAGACACCGGGCCGATGTATGTGATTTCGGTTGAAGGTCAGGAAGAACATGCATTTGAGGATGAGTTAGAGCTGGAATAAGTTAGATTTAAAGTCAAAGAAAAGCCTCTTCTGAGGCTTTTTTGCTTTGCAAGCATAGGTGTTTACGTTATACTGAGTCAACTAACTACTGAATAAGAGATAAACTAATGACGAAGAAAAAGCAACAATATGATCGCCTGCAGACAGCTTCGGTTGAGGAAACTCTGGAAGCGATTGGTAATGCTGTTGAGGTTTTAAAGTCAAAGAATATGCATCAGGCGTTACTGCGTGGATTTAAGGGTTATCGGACACTCTTTAAAGGCGAAGAAGTTCATCTGACTTCTCTTAGACTGCTGACATTCTTTAATCACGGCGTAGTGTGTTCTTGCTGTGGTCTAAAAGCGTCGTATTTTGCTTTTGAGCGTAATCCTATTACCCAAAAGAATCCCAAGCCGGGAAGTTATCACCTGAATCTGTGGGGCGTTGATGAAGAAGGTGAGGAGCGCATGTTTACTCATGATCATACGCTGGCTCGCGCATTAGGTGGTAATGATGATGCTACCAATACCACAACGATGTGTCTGGAGTGTAATGGTGATAAAGCCAAAGAAGAGTATTTGCTTTGTCTGGCTAAACGTCAGAAAGAGCGGAAGGGGCAATCTGAGGCGGAGGCTGTCTGATGGGATTTCTAAAAATGTTTAAGGCTATCAGTATATTGATACTGTTAATGATGACAAGTTGTGTTTTCGCGCAAGGATTTAATTCTGATGATTACGAGCAATACATTGCAAAATGCGGTTTAAGTGTCCCTCAAGGTTATGATCCCAGACATGCCTACGATCCAGAAGAGCGAGTGATTTATAAAATAACCTCTGTAGGATGGAATAAAGATTATGATGTGAGTATTATGGTTCCCTGTCCTTGCTCTGGTGTTTATCGTAATGAGTTAAATGACGAATATATTTTTAAGAATTTAGACAGATCAAGCTTGATAAGGTTTGTTCCTAAAAGAACCAAAGCGATTCCACAATGGAGAAATCCTCGAAGTAATGAGGATGTAGAGATATTGGGAAACGGTGTTGACTTCAAAACTACGCGCTCAACTGGCTATGATACTGGAACTCAAGGTTTCTTACTTGCTGATGGCACATGGGCTGAACGATTAGAATCAGCGAAGGATAAGGTTGACCATACTGTATTGAGAGAGACGACAGCAAAAACGATTTATGGTCAGTCTGGAGCAGCAGTATTTGGAAAAGATGGAAAAGCTATTGGTGTTTCTATTGGGGCAAGATGGCCTAACAATCGACTAAGTAAAAGTTATTCTTTTTATGTGCCTTATTCCGCTATTAAAGAAGCATGGATCGCCTTTGATAAAAGTAAGCAAGCTGTAAAAAAATGACTTGCTCTTAATAATGAAAACTACTACAATGGTTGTGATTAAATACAATCAGGATAATTAAGCATAATGTTAAAACATATTATCGGGCTGATGTTGTTGGTATCATTTGTGGCTTCGGCTGAAGAGAACTATGTGAAGTTTGAGGCCGTTCAGACTTATGAAGAAGGCAACAGAGTTTTAACGGAGCATGACTACGGCAGCGGGGTGCGCTGGAATGATGATTACGTGGTTACGGCTAAGCATGTGAGCTTTGCGCAGGGCAGTGTCTATAAGTGCTCAGAGAACTGCGACTTACAGTTTGTGAAACGTAAGATTGTAGGTAATGGTGTTGTGCCACAGTGGAGAGAGAGTGTAGCCACAGAAAAAGTAACCATTATTGGGAATAGTATTGGCGGTAAAACTGTTATTTCTAAAGGTCAGGACATTAATCGTTATTTTTATGTTGCATCAGGTAAAGTAGAAAGCCGTCCAGAAAAACCTAATCAGGAAAATGCGATTGTGTATGCTTCTACTGCTGAGATTGTTCATGGTCAGTCGGGTGGTCCAGTCTTTGGTGATGATGGTAAAGTAGTAGGGATGTTGATTGGAAAGACTATCTTGACGGGAAAGGAGGGTAAGCAGTATACTGTTTCTGTTTATGTGCCTTACTCTGTGATTAAGGCTGAGTGGGAAAAATATAAAAAGGAAAGTTAATGAAAGCATATGGTCATTCACGTTTTGACAAGATCGAATGTAAATATGGTTGCTGCACAACAAAGTGTGGTGCCAAGAAAAATTGTCGCGCCATTATGGATAAAGCTCGTCGTAAGAAAGCACGTCAGACTGGCGAGAAAGAGATTAAAAAATCCATTGTTGCGATTTAAAGAAAGGAGTAAGTTCAATTGAAGATTATTTCACCTTTTCATGATTATTATGATTCGGCTATGATTTACTTTGACGACAGCATTTTGCTGAAGCGTAAAACAGAGCGGGTTTATTTGGGGGATATTAACGTATCTCTGCCTAATCGTATTGATAAAATCGCCACATCTTATGTTGGTAACACTAATCCCTTATCACGTGTTGCTGCGATTGATTATTTGTATTTTTGTGGAAAGGTTTATCCATTATTTAGTATTTTTCATTCCAAAAGTCATTGGCAAAAGGTTAATAGAAAGCTGACTCAGATAGATAATCGTTCAGATCAGGTCTATTTTAATAGTTTTGATGACTTGTTAAAGACTTGCGATCAGGAAGGCTTGAAGATTAACCGTTCTTTTGGTCAGCCTAAAAACCATATTGAAAAAATCAAAGAAAGGCTTGAGCGTATGGAGGCTCAGGAAATCTCTGCAGATGTATTCAGGGACGTTGGCGCACCTTATTTCATTCTGGAAGGCAATGTGGTGATTGTATATCCTGAACTAAAGGCAATAACCAAGTCTTTTAAAATGGATGCTGCGACGGTCTATCAGGAAATTGAAATGTATATGGGTGGTGTGCTTGGTCAAGAGGAGAAGCCTGTTGAGCCTGTATCTGACATTGATAAACGCAACAGTAAAGGTTTTGATGATTACAGTTTTAAGAAAAGAAAAGCAGAATAAAGAAAAAGCCTCGTAAGAGGCTTTTTTTATAGGTATAGATTAAGCGGCGTATTTTTCTCGGAGTAAATCTACTACCTCAGAAAACATAGGCTCAGCACCATAAGGTTTATAAAAAATATTATCCCGAATCACGATATTAAAATCATCCATCATATCTTTATCCATCATGCCCGAAAGCGGGATGCTTTCACGATCAAAATCAAAAACAGGCGTTGCGATGAGATTACCGCTTACGCGACATTCAGGCATATTGCTTTCCCGAAGTTTGTTATTGATGAGAAAAAGAGTAATCTGGAGATTCTGAAGATTATTTCGGGCATGATTCACAGACATCGACATGGAAAACTGAATGTGGAAAGCTTTTTCGTCTTCTTTAATAGAGCCATCAGGGAAAGGCAGGATGTTTCTCAGAGCCGTACAAAACAGATTTACGCTTTCAGTAGTGGTGCTCTTGATGTTGAGTGAAACGTCATACTTCATTTTCAGATCAAACATGGTAGTTGCCTCTTTTTAAAATGATGGTTAAGTATACCATAAAATGTATTTTAACGTGTGCTTTAATGATGAGAATAGCGATATTTAATGCTGTATTTTTGAAAAGATAAAAGCTATAAAGAATAAAGAATTATGATAATGCTTAATAGAGTATTTTATGCTTTGGTTTCAGTTGTACGATAGACTGATATTTGGTATAATGTTTACCTATTCAACAAAGGAGATTAACGATGAACGAAGTAAAAGAATTGCTGGTAGAAATGAGTCTTGATTATGGTCGTATGGGCAGTCTTGAAGGTTTGTTCCTAGTTGATGAGGCTGACTTTGAGTTGGCTAAGAAGTTGAATCCACAGGTTTACTTTGGTGAGGTGCTGGGCAAGCACTCTGAGGTGTATTGTGATTTTAATGAAATGTCGTTCAAAGTAAAAACCGACGATCCAGCAAAGATCGCTATGCTGAAAGAGATGGATATGGTGAGTTCCGGTCATGATCCATTTGAATATATGCATGATCACAATGCAGACTGGCGCGAAGACGGTGGTCGTAGCATCACGGGATAAAAGAAGGGCCTGCCCTTTTTTTATTTCAAAAAGGCTAAAAAAAGGTTGCGTCTGACAACACCTGATGATATAGTATGTCCATTGAAACGCGAAACCCTATTTTCTCTTATTGGAGCATGGAAATGAAAGACGTAAAAATCAACGGTGCAAAGTCTATTGTGATGCAGCCTCTGTTTGCTTCAAAGACTGAGGTGGACCGTAAGAAAAACGAAAAGCTGATGCGTAAGCAGAAGCATAAAGGCAAGTTCGATTACTAATCGAATAGCGGGCGGCGAAAGTCGCCTTTTTCTTTGCACGTTTTGGAGTTTTTATGATTAGTAAGGAAGAGTTTCTCACACGCGAATATGTTGATGGCCTTTATTCAACAATGAAATGGAGCGATCACGGTGCTGATCTCTATGATTGTATAGATGATAAGCAGGATGATGATGATTTTCCTGTGGAGTGTCAAGGTCGTAAAATGACCTTTGAGGATATGGTGGAACATCCAGCATTCAGAGCCTATTTTGAAGAATGGTTGCCGCAACGTTTTCGTTATGCGAAAGAATGGCTGGAATCAGATTTAAAGCAGTGCGCGGATAAGTCAGATGGTTTGTTTTTAATAAAGCGCACCATTTGGTGTAATCAGGCTTTGTTTGATAAAGCGGCTGCAGAAGATTTCGATATTGGACGTTTTTGGTCAACCTATAATCCTTCAGCATATTGTGGTAGTGCTTGCGAAGAAAAAACCATAGAGCTAACGGTATCAGCAAAGGTAAGTGCGGACGATATTGACTGGACTGAAACTATGCGTTCACGCATGGACTATACCAATGGTGATATGGAAGGAGAGATCTATCTGAAAGAAGATTCTACGCCGATTTTCATCATGCTGTCATGGCAGGATGGTGATATTTCCTGCATAACCGAGGAAAGAGAAGTCCGACTAAAATTGAAAGCCACTCAATAAATCTTGTTTTAATGACAACGTTAGAGTATAATGCGTTATACTTTTTTGAAGAGATAAAAAAAGATGAGCGATGAGAAAGAGAATGATGTTCTCGAAGAAGAAAAGAGTGTTGAGAAAAGAAAAAGAATTGCGGTGATCGGCTTTGCTTCTATCGGTAGTGGTTTATTATCAGGCATCTGTGCTAAACAGGCAGGTAAGCGAAAAGGTCAGACTATGACGATGGCTGAGGCCTCAAAGTTAAACAGTCTTGGTTTCGCTACAATTCAAGAGATTGAGCCGCCCGCTTCTGAGCAATACCATCACGGGTATTCTCGCCGGGATCTTAAAGATTTCACAAAAGGTAATCCAAACCTGAAAGGTCGAGGACGCAGATAGAAAAGGCCCCGTTCATTCGGGGTTTTTGTTTTTCAATAATAAAAAAGGAGAACAGATGGGATCGTTTAATCAGATGTGTATGGTATCAAATGTGCCAGTGAAGCCGGATGCTGCTGTAAAAGTTTTCTTTTTAGTTTCTAATGGAGATTATCGCAATCAGAAAACGATTATGACAGGTGCTATACCTAATCCCTGGTCTGCTTTTAAAGTCTTTGGCGGAATGTGTGTTGATGCCGTTTATCGTGGCTACAATCGCTTTGACGTAGTTAAGAACCAAAAGTCAGAGTATCTGCTTGATTTGCTGAGAAAGTTGAACAATGAGCCTGATATGGACTTTCCCAAGGTCTTCGAGTTGATTGATGAAGGCAAGTTAGCCTGTCCATCATTCACCAGAGAGAACGTCTTCATGAATATTGCTTGCGTTCATGATTTTGCCTATGAAGAGTTGATTCGTCATGGGGAAAGTCAAAAGGCTGGCTTAAAAGAAAGGCTCATGGAGCAGATTTCAAGAATCAACGAGGTCATTAATAGGGCTAATAACGACAATCATCTACCATCAGAAGATAAAGCGCAACGCGCTAAAGATCTGATGTTAAGACACATGAACTTCTTTGATGAATATACGCCTATGTGCTTAGACAATGACTTAGGTAAGTGCGCCTTTTATTTGTTTAGTCAGTATAGGCCAGAGCTTACTGAGCAAGAAGTGTTTGACCGGATTGCTGATGATCTCGTTTTTATGGATGGCTTGTATGAGTTAGGTGCTACTCTTTCCCCTAAAGCCCTAAATCATGAGATAGCGAATGAGTCTTTAAGAGAGAAGGTGCTGACAAAAGGCATGGAGTATTTCCTTAATGATTATTATGATGAAGAGTCTGTCGAAGTGAATAAGCGGGTCAAGGTTATTCAGGAAATCACAAGACAGAATCTCACGGATTATTTGGAAGAATGTGGCGAATACATGCCTGGTGCTCAAGAGAGCTTTGAGGGTTTTCTTAAAAAGCATGAAGGTCAGAGTCATGTTTATATTGAGGCAGGGGCTTCAGATAGCCTTTTATTTTTAAAGGGGTCTTTGAGAGAAAAACATCAGGATGTGTTGATTTTACTTTGACCATTCGAGGCGCTCTCTTTACGGAGAGTGTTTTCATTTAAAATAATAAAGAGGTAAAAATGGGATTTTCAAATCAGATGTGTATGTTATCAAATACGCCTATTGCTGAAGGAAGCAAGGTTAAACTCTTTATTTTAGTAGCAGGTGGTGTGCATGGTCAGCCCGTGTTTCGTGATAACATTTTCTACCCGTGGGATGTGGCTAAGATTCTTGGTGGCGTCAGTATGACCGCGCGTTATGTTGAGCGCAGCACGTTTGAGATTGAGAATGATATTAAATCGCAATACATTCTTTCAGTGTTGAGAAATGATCAGGATAATCCTGGCTTAACTTTTGAAGAAGTCTTTGATTCTATCCATACTGGCGGAAAAGAGACAATGACGCTTAAGAATGTTGCTGTAAATAAAAGCGCCTATCTGAGATATGGATTGATCAACGCGGAGATTTACGAGAAGATGGTGGCTTTTCATAAAGAGAAGGCGCTGAGTCGTATTAATCATGGGTTTGAGCATTATGTAGAAATGCGTGATAAGTTTGGAACGGGTGTTTTGGAAGATGCTAAAGAGTATCGTATGGAGTTTCATGTAGGTAGCCTTCATGAGTATGCTGCTGATGTAATAGCTGAGCTAGGGCATCATATTTTTGGCGATCTGAAGCGTGTATATGGTTTAACGGATGAAGAGGCGTTAAATGTCTTACTGGACGATATGGTGATGATGAATATTTTCTTTGAGTGTTCAATCCTGCTGGCACCACGTCCTATGAATGATGTTCATTCCTCACAGGAGCTAAAGCAAGAGCTGTTTAAACGTTCTCATGAGTTGCTCTATGACTTACGTCAAGGCGAGTTCATAACACCTAAACATAATGTGAAGGTTTTTCAATATCTTCATATAAATGATATAAAAGAAGCATTTAAGTATGAGTCTTATCATGTGGAAAGAAAATCTATCGAAGATTTCGAAGCCAAACATGCTGATTTGAAACACGTTCATTTGAATCCTGCACAAATCCAGAGCTTAGATTTCTTAGGTGATTATCTTGATAATCCTGATATGTGGCTCACTATTGTCTTTTAAATGATATGAGCTTTTGCTATAATAGGCCTTCTTCGGAAGGTTTTTTTATTGTGAGGCAACAATGCATATTTTTCACATTACGAGTAAGGCCAATGCTGAGAGGATAGCAGTTGAAGGCTTTAAGCCTTTGATTGGTAAAAACTCGGATTCATTTGGTGAGCCTCAGCCAGCAACCTATTTCTTTCCGAGCCTTGCTTATGCAGAGGAAGGGCTTTCTAATTGGATGTGCGATCTTTTTGATGAAGACGAGGAGATCTGTCTTATTAAGGTAGATGCGTCAGGGCTAGAGCTTTATACTGTCATTGATTTTGAGGTTTTCAGCTTAAAGCCGATAGAATCATCAAGAATTGTAAGTATTGAAAATCTTTAATGAGAGGGCTTATGCGCGTTTTAAGGCTTGAGATGGAAGATGGTTCGGGAATCTATCGTAATGCGCAGACAAGCGTCTGGAATCGCGTTACAAAGGATTTTGAAGATGGATCTCTTCATGTGCTTCCTCATCGTGATTCGAAGCTTAGGTTTGATGATATTCGCGACCGGGATTATATTTTTGGCTTTGAGAGTATTGAGCAATATCATCGGTGGGTTTTCAATCCTTATTGGCGCAGAGAGCTTGGCAGATTGGGATCTTTATTGTCTTTCTATGAGGTAGATGAGAGGCATGTCAGAAAAGGTCGGGAGCAACTAATTTTTGTAAAAGAAAAAGCCCAAAGGATTGAGAGTGTCTCACCATTTTTCTATAAATAAAATAATAAGGTTGATTATGGCTTATACAAGACAAGATATTATAGATGTTCATGCGCATGGTTTTTGTAATATATTCGCGATTTATGCCTCAAAGTTAAAGAAACTGGAGTGTCATGCTATCGTTAGATATAGTGATGAGACGGTTGATGATATTGGAGAAGGTTTTCCTATACTTATTCATGCCTTTCTGAAGATAAATGATAAGTTAGGATTTGATGCTTATGGATTTCGATCTATAGAAAAAATCTATGATGATTATGGTAAGCCGGATGATTACACTTATCATTTAATTGAAGATGCCTATGATTTTCTTCGTAAAAAAAGCACAAGAAATTGTTTTGGTCTTCTTTCGGCTCATCAGATAAGAGATTGGACGATTCCATTAGTTAAGTCTTACTTTATTTAGAAATAAAAAAGCCAATCATATGATTGGCTTTTAGTTTTAAGAGTATAGCGTTTTAAGTTATACTTTTTGCATTCCTGACTCAAAAAGATTAAGGAAGGCGCGACGTTCGGAAGGTCGATATAAGTCGAACTCATAGTCCTGTGAGTTAGCCCAGCGGTCAAAGTCTGCTTTTGCGCAGCTAAACTGAGCGGCACCATTATCCAGAAAGCGGATAAGCACATCGCCAAAGCTAAACGAGTATCGGTCTTCTTCTTCGATACCTAACCATTGGAAAAGTTCTTCTAATGGCATGTTGATCTCTTTACGGCAAAGTTCAAAAACACTCATGTTAATTTGATTTTTCATACAACGCTCTCCAATTAAAAGTTAATTAAAGAGTCGTTAGCTCAGTATGATTTCTACAACGTGGTTATATTACGATAAAGCAGGAATCAGAGTCAACGTTTATTTTATAGAAGTTATGGAAAAGATATGTTGTGCATGATATCTATTACTGTTATGCTAAAGTATGGTTCTAAATAGAGAAACGTATTAAATAAGGAGATTCTATGTCAGAAAAAGAACAAGAATTTGAAAAAAGAGTTGCTGTAAAAACAGGCGGAACGTCGCCTAATGCTAAACCGTTCAATGCGGAATCTTTGAAAGCACGTATTGCTGAGCGTAAAAAGCAAGGTCTAAGTTAACGACAATATTGCTTGTGCATGATGTGTTTATTTGCTATACTGTTTTTAACGTAAACAAGTGAGATATGGGAAATGGAAAAGAAAGCGGTGCGTGGAAAGAAGGTTGAAGTGAAATGCAAATGTTGCCCTGTGGTTTCTCAGGTTCGCCAAGCTGACTTAAATCGTGGCTGGGGTCTTTTCTGTAGCAAATCCTGTAAGGCATTTTGGCAGCAGTATGGTCGTGAGCGTCAAGCGCCTACAAGTGAGGCTAAAAAAGCAGGTCGTGCTTTTGATAACTTCCGTCATGATTTATTCCTTAAAGATGCGGGAATCACGGAAGAACAGTATCAGAAGTTGAGTAAAGCAGGTTGCCGTTATGTGCATCAGGATGAAAATGGCGACTATGATTTCAGCAGTGAGCAGCTTCGTATCTTAGGTGCTACTGAGTGGGAAATACGAGAAGCGGAACATCAGGAAGCATTGGCTGACAGTGAGCCTGTTCATGACTGGTAAGTAAAGCGATAAAAAGAGGCTCCGGCCTCTTTTTTGTTGTGCATGATTTGAAAGACTGCTATAATGTTGGCTTAATAACCAATGAGGGTAAAAAATGGCTCAGCATGTGTGGATAGATGATAAGCGTGATCCTAAACGGTCTTTGCCAGAGACAGTGGCGCAATCTGTTGTATGGATTAAGTCTATCCATGAGGCGTTAGAGTATGTTCAGAAAAACGCTGCAGATATTGAGGTGCTTTATCTGGATTACTACCTAGATAGCCCTGTTCTCTTCGGCTCTGAGTTTGTAATGCTGGTTCAGCGTTTTGGTCGAAGCAAGTTCCCTCAGCTTAAAACTGTGTATCTGCACTCCAATGCTAAAGATAAAGTAAAGGCATTAATGAAATATGCGCCTAAGCTTAAATCTGAAGGTATTGAGCTTAAAATCGCCACTTATCATAAATAAAAAGGAATAATCACATGAGCAATAAAGTCTGGATTGACGATGAACGCGCACCGCAAGATTTCCTGTCAGCGGCTGAGTGTGAAGGCGTTGTATGGATTAAGAAAATCCGTGAGGCTATTCGTTATATCAAAGAACATGCCGAAGAAATCGAAGTGATGTATTTGGATTACTATATGGATGATCCTTACCTTGATGGCTCGGAGTTTGTATTTGAAGTGCTTCATGGCAGAAAAGAAAAGTCGTTTGTTAATCTGAAAACCGTGTATCTTCACTCTAGTGATGAAACAGCGATTGAAGAAATGATGGAATATGCTGAAGAAATCAAAGCGCTCGGTGTCGATATGCTGCCAGCGCCTTACCGGAAATAAAATATGGATAATCGTAGAATCTGGATTGATGACTGGCGTAATCCTCAGAGCTACTTAAAAGAGTCGGCTCAAGGTGTATTGTGGTTAAGAGAGATTAAACCTGCTCTTGACTATGTTGATAAGCACTCTGCAGAGGTTGAGATATTATACCTTGATCACTGGATGGATGATGATTATCTGAATGGATTTGATTTTGTGTCTAACGTATTAAAGGATGGTAGAGAGAAATACCAAAAGCTCAAAACAATTTACCTTCATTCGGGAGATGACAAGGCTATTGAAGAAGTCATGTTCTATGAGGATATGCTAAAAGAAATCGGCGTAGCATTGTTGGTTGCGCCTTATCGTATCTCAGAAAAATAAGGCAGGCTATGCGTAAACAATATGGCAATACCATTAAAGATATCGAGCGTTATAAGATGATTCGCTGGGCTTCGACGCATTACGACTGGATTAAGATGGTGCGTATAATGAAGAAGAGAATTGCCGAAGAGACAAGGTAATTTATTGATATTTTGTTTTATATTTTTCATGAAAATACGAGGATTAAAAGATGGCACAACATGTTGCTAGTCCTGCTGAATACAAGTTAGATCGAGATCGGGCTAAGGTTAATCAAAAACTTGAGCAATGTAAATGCAATATCGCATATTGTGAGATGGTAAAGTCCGAAGTTTTAGGTGCAGCTTATGATAAAGACACGCATGATGCGATTAAATCCCGCTCTGAGGAGATTCAGAAGAAGTTTGGTGATTCCTGCTCAACGATGCTTCAGGTATCTAAAAAGGAAAATCTGGTAAAAATGATTGTGGATGTGTGTGATAATACGATTAGTATTGAGCAGGAACGCATGGCGGAGTTAAATGCTAAGCTATTTGAAATAGAATTGCTTAAGCAGGAACTCGAAAGAATCAATGCCCGAATTGAAAATGTGAAGGCTCATCAAAAATAATGACCACACCACGCAACAAGTGAGCAATGTAATCAATTGATATTGTAAGCTTTATAGTTTTATTTTTTTATTGTGCATGATTTTATTTATTGTTATAATGAATGCCTATTAAGAGACGAGGAATGAAAAATGACACACGTTATCGCTAACCGTGCTGAATACACTTTGGGTGCGGCACAGGCTAAGGTTAATCAGAAGCTGGAGCTGTGCGAGCACAACATTGCTTATTGTGGAATGGTGAAATCTGAAGTTTCAGGCGTTGCTTATAATAAAGACACGCGTGATGCGATTAAGGCGCGTTCTGAACAAATGCAGAAGAAGTTTGGTGATTTCCGTTCAGCTATGCTTCAAGCATCTAAGAAGAAAGACCTGATTGAGACGATTGTCAAAGTGTGTGAACGCACGATTTCCATTGAACAAGAACGCATGAAAGAGCTTCATGCTGATTTAAGTAAAATTGACGCTCGTATTGAGGAGCAAAAGGCGTATGAAAAGCGCCAAGATTTTGTTGAGCGTTTACATGCTTATAAAGAGGAGTATGTTAGAGGTTTTGATACAGTTGCTCAGGGAATCAGAGGTTGGGATTGTTTGGTGGATCTGGCTGAAAGTGGTGAGGTTCATGAGGGCAATATTGAAAAATATGGCATTGATTTAAATGTGCCACCTGAGAATAAAAGAAAAGCCTCTTAGGAGGCTTTTAAAAATTAGCGATAAAGGCGGTAAATTAAGATACTGCAGTGAATCGTTTACCAACTGGACTAAACTCAAAATCTTCAAGAGCAGGGAATAATATAATGAACTCTTTCAGGAAATCTTCAGTGCGTTGGAAAAATGTCTCATCATCTTTAACGTCAGGAACATCCCAAAGTCCACCTGTGTAAAAATGATCACAAACTTCGCTACCTTTGTTATGTATCATAAATAAAATTTCATCGCCATTATCAACCATCGCTGTAGTTAAATAAACACCATATTTTTTTGCTATTTCAAGGCTTTTAGTGTCTTTGATGTATTTTTTTTCAACTCTCTCTGAAAAATCATAAGCATCCTCTTCTTCATCTTCGCTGCCGATGGGCATATAACGATTTAATGTTGCATTTATCCAAAGTCCCATAGTGAAATCCTCTTATTGTTATTGATAGTTGTATAATACAGGTGAGATTCTCGTCTTCAACTGTACGAAAGTATAGCAAATAAAGAATAAAAGCCTCTTAGGAGGCTTTTATAGATGATGATTTCAATAAACAAACATTCGCCACATAGCAGGTCTGAATTCAAATTGTTCAAACGCAGGATGTTCTTCTATGAAATCCTTGAGGAATGCCTCGGAACGTCTTTCGAAACTTTTTAAAGCTGCGGGAATATCGGGAAACTCAACAACATTGTCTCCTTCAATATTAATCGTCTGGACATGTTTTGCATCGTGAATAACAAAAAAGAGTCCTTTTTTATCTCCACCGTATTCTGTGCTGAGTGCTACGCCATGTTGTTTCGCCATTTCTTCATATGATTCAAAAAAAGGATCCATAGCATCTTTATATTTAAAAAAGTCAGGATCATTGATGGTATACATCTGAACAACACGATTTATGCTTATTTTGGCTTTTAATGTCATTTCATTTCTCCGTTAAGATGATGCGATAAATCGTTTACCAGCAGGGCTAAATTCTACATCAGCCAACTCAGGGAATGCGATAACAAACTCTTTAATAAAATCCTCTGAGCGTTGAGAAAATGTCTCATCGTCTTTAACATCAGGAAGATCATAGATTTCACCTGAGTAGAGGTGATCCCTAACCTCACTTCTTTTATTGTGAATTATAAGTAACACCTGTTCATAATCATCAACTATCGCTGTTTCTAAATAAACACCGTATTTATCTGCTATTTTCTGGCTTTCTGGAGAATAGATGTAAGTTTTCTCGATGTATTCTGAATGCTTATAAATATCTTTATTATCTCTGCCGCCGATAGTGGCATAACGATTTAGTGTTGCGCTTATCCAAAGTCCCATAGTTAAATCCTCTTGTTATTATTGATGGTTATATCATACAGGCAAGATTCTCGTCGTCAACTATCCTAAAATGAGTTAAAAGAAAAAGCCTCTTAAGAGGCTTTATATTGATGTCTGCTATATTTAAAACATCATGAAGATGTGAATATTCTTTTTTTAGGTTCTGTTAAATTAAAGAGGGAAGCTTCAGGATAGATTTCGGCTAAATCTCTAATAAATGCCTGACAGCGCTCGGTAAAGCTTTCATCATCAGGGATGACTGGAAAATCAGTAACTTCCTCACCACTGAAAACTAACGTGGTTTTTCCTAATGTATTATGGATTATAAGGTTAATATTGTTATCAGCAAAAGAAACCTCTGTTTCAAGGTCGTATAATTTTGCTTTATCTATGACGTTTAAAACATACTTCATGTTTAATTCTTTAAAAAGTTCATAATCATCATCAAAATCTGTATTTTCTGTTATTGTGATAATAGTATTCAATGAAATGACTGCATATATGCTCATTATTAATTATTCCTTGTTGTTTAAGATGATGCTGAAAAACGTTTACCTACGGTTCCAAACTCACAGCCTTCGAACTCTGGGAATACTGAAACAAACTCTTTTATGAAATCCTCTGATCGTTGAAAAAATGTTTCATCATCTTTAATATCTGGAAGATCCCAAAACTCATCTTCATAAAAATGATTTGTGATTTCGCTGCCCTCATTGTGAATCACAAATAAAAGTTGATAGCATTCCTGACTGGTTTCAACTGAAAGTGAGACGCCATGCTTTTTGGCTATTTCAAGGCTTTTTTGATTTTCAATATATGTATCGTGAATACGCTCCCAATAATCACTTAAGCTATCGTCATTTTCAGAAGGATGTCCAAGATTGGCATAACGATTTAAAGATGTGGTTGTGTAAAATCCCATTGTTAACTCCTTTTTATTTAATTTGGCTTTACAATAACACATGTCTAAAAAGATAATCAAAAATAAGCTTAATATAAAAAAGCCTCTTGCGAGGCTTATGGTGTATTTAAGAAAAAGTAGCCATTCTTATCGCAGGCTCTTTAAAATCTAATGTGGTTAAAAAAGACAGAATGGATGAGGCTTCTTTAATAAAGTCTTCTGTTCTTTGTTTAAAATCATCATCTATCCTGAACAAAGGAAGCTTGTAAATTTCTGAGTCATAGAAGCCCTCAGAGAAGTTTTCTTGATTTGCATCCTTTAAAAGAACGGCTGTAGATTGATCATCGTTGTAAGAGCAAGTCTCAACGCTAATAGCATATTTTTTGCCAATCTTTTTCAATGAATCTTTATGTTCTTCTATGTCAGATGCTTGTTTTGAAGTGACTTCAGCCATGCGATTGCACGATATGGATCCCCACACGCTCATAATTTAATCCTCTTGTTAGTTAATATTATATTTCCATTTGTTTCAAAATAATGCTATATTTAAAAACGGGAATGTCAAATTTGAAAAAATAAAGAGGATGATGTTATCATGAAAGACGTTGTAGGAAATAAGCTTAAGAAAAACGATGAGGTGTGGTATTTAACGCTACCTGAAAAAGGCTTTGTGGCTAAAGGTTTGATAACTGACATTATAAAATACGATATAGGCGGATACAGGCATGAAAATGTCTTGGTGGATGGCGTTTTAAGAGGACCACTTGAGGTGGTTCTGGCGTCAGATACAAAAAGAGCAGAGCCTTATTTGCAAAAGCTCCTAAATAAATAACATAAAGAGAGGCTGTTATGAATAAAATATTTCCATTAAAAGGTAAGAAAATCAACAAACTTGAGCATATTGGCCCTCCATTTTCCAGTGGCGAGATGGTTCGCTGTGAGACGAGAATCAATGAGATAAAAATGGAGGCTATGTCATATTGTTTAGGCTTTCCTCTTGATGCTATTCGTGCTGTATATAGTCACGTCTTAAGTTAAAAAAGACTTGTACTGCATGGTTTGTTTTGCTATAGTGTGTTCAGGGAGTTAGCTTATGGGTAAAGCGCGTTTAATATGTCTCGAAATTCTAGATAAGAGGCTGTAACTTAAACGAGAATCCGGTTCGAGTCCGGCGCACCGTTTGTGTAGCCTAACTGGTAAGGCACTATTAGCAATAGGTATGTGGAGTTCGATTCTCTGCCGCAAGCACCAAAGAGAGGTGAATAATGTTAAAAGTGATTGTTAATGTATGCCCTTCGGCAAAGCTGAAAGAGATGTCGGGCGAGTCCGGCGTAATTTTGACGGATGCTGAGTTGTATAAAATGCTGAATGGTGAAGAGAAGTTCGGACCATTTATGTATGACCAGAGCAATATCGAAGGTTTGGTCGATGCAGTAGTTGAAGCCAGTAAGGTAAAGGATATTGTGATCCATACTTTTAATTCGGGACTGCTTAACTGGTTTGAAGATAATGTGGCTATTTCTTCATTTTATGTGTTAAATGAGCAGGGCGAACCAGAGTTGCTTTTCAGCTATAAGCACATGTTAGAAAAGCTTGATTGTATGGGGCCTGGCGAAGCAGTGAGCGATACAGATTTCGAGAGATTCTCAGAAATCTACGGTGAAAAAGCTTAAAAAAGTTGTTGCACTTCAGAAAGTCATTTGATAGAATGACTTTCGTAGTGAGAAGGAAATAAAGTGTCTTTGTAGCTTAGCGGTAAAGCAGGAGTCTCTAAAACTCTGGACGCGGGTTCGAATCCCGCCATTGACACCAACGGGAAAAATATAGACACGCATTCTCTTAGTTAGCGCTGACGAAAGAATGTGGAAGGTAGGCATCCTTTGGTCTATAAGTGAGGAACAGTATTGAGTCGCTCTCAGCTTCTGTTTTTCATCAGTGAGGTTCGATTCCTCTATTCCTGCCAAGTCGATAGTGTATAGGCGTTTAGTAAAGCAGGTGCTTCAACTATACAGGTGAACTGCCCGGTCAGCTTGCTTCTGACTGAATAAGGGATGGCGGTTATCAGAGTTCGAGTCTCTCTATAGGCCATATTGCTCTGGTGGTGGAATCGGTAGACGCGGTGGACTCAAAATCCATTGCCGCAAGGCGTGAGGGTTCAAGTCCCTCCTGGAGCACCAAACCAAGTAGTAAGTAGCATAATGTTTAATGCGCCATTCGTGTTAGAATGGAGATCTGAGTAGAAATCTCAGTTTACTGTGCGGGAGTGTCAACGAAGGGGGCTATTTTGTAGAATGGCTACTTCGTGAGTTTGAAATTGGATGAGTGCCTGAACTGACAGGCAAGTGTAAGACCTGATGGGAAGTAGATATCGTGGGATGTAATCGGTTAAGTAAGCGCGTTGTAAGACCACACTGTCCCAATAAACTACCTGCGAAATCTTTGCCCCGGTGAGACTCCGGTGTTAACTAGCAGGTAGCATAGACAAGCTGGAGATCAGTACCAGCCATCCGAAAAAAATGGTAAAAAAGTAGTTGATTTTGAGTTTTGGTTTTGGTAAGATGTAGTTCTTGAGGCGATGATGACTGGTGATGATTTCTGCCAGACTGTCTGTGAAGAGCAGAACGCTTAGCCTCCTTTTACGAAAATAGAAAACCTGACCGCTCTGCGGATACCGTGGGGCGAGTGATTGGGGTAAGGTATACTGCGTGTCGTAGGTGCTTTACTTAAAGGCGGGAGAGGAATGATCATAGGCTCTCAAGATGTTTATATTAGAGTGCTGTATAAATGCCTACTACGCTCTACTGTGATGTGGAGCGAGTGTTCTGAAATAGGCGATTGGGGGGATGAACATTAGCCTCAACTTCCTCCCTCGAAAGAGGGAGTTGTTCTAAAGGTAGTAAAGAGCACAAGCAAATAACCGAAAGGCTTTGTTTTTAGTGCGGAAAAACTTGAGAGATCCGATCTCTCAAGTCTAATGTCGTGATAGTTTAGTGGTAAAACGCGAAGCGTAGTCTGAATAGGTAGGTTAAAATCCTGCTCTTTCCCTGAGTGGAAAGATGTCCGAGTGTTTAGGATCAGATAGTAGTCTTCGAAGACTCCGGTTCGATTCCGGTATCGACACCAAATATTAGTAGCTTACAGGAAGCTGGTAAAGCGTTTCTCCGATTGATCAGGGATGTAAACTTTACATAAAGTCTGGTTCAACTCCAGATACTAATACCAGAATGCCTTTAGGTATTCCGTTTTTGACTAAGGAGCTTGACTCCAACTGATTCCAGTTAAATGTTCTGGTGGCGGGTGGAACCGCGAACAAAAAGTTACAGCCTACAAAGATGCGGCTGGGGAACGTAAAGCTTAATATCTTATGGGGCCAGTTTTAAGTTTCTGGCAAGCAGGTAAATCGGTTCGCTTCCAAGCTGACGGGTTTATTAATCAAAAACACCTGATGTTGCGGTCAGGGGCATGAATGACAAATGGGCGACATTGCTGAGTGTGTGACAACTTTGAATTTCACTCGTCCCCAAACGCCACCAATTTAAGGGTGGTTCTACTGTAGTGATACAGCAGAGTAGCTTATCCAAAGCAAAGGTTTCTCAGTGCTTTACCGAGTCCGAATGTGTACGCTTTGCTCGATCCGAAAGGATACTTGTTTAAAGATTATCGTTCATTATGGGCAAAAGATGTGGGTAATCCTCGTTTAGGCGGGGATTATTCGAGGAGAAACGTGGACTTCTTTAACAACACACGCTTGCCATAGAAAGGTTGCTCGCTATGGAATCACAAGAAAGAGGATGTCTTAGCCTGACTTTAGGCTTAGCGCCTCTCTGTTAGCCTATTAGGAGAGGATTGTGAAATAGCAAAAGGCAAGCTCACTCTCAAACCGGTGTAGAGATGAGTCGCAGCCCTTGTCCTTATTGGCCAGGGGCTTTTTGTTTTTCAGGTTTTAATTAGCCACAAACAAGTAAAGTGTTAAATTTCTTACATTTATTGACATTTTGATAATTAATGTTAGTCTTTTTGAGAGAATAATCTCAATAAATGGAGGATAAATATTATGGCTTTAAAACCCGGTCCTAAAAGAATAGCTGAATCAACTGGAAAACCAGACCAGCGTCTGCGTGATAATAAAAAAACACCTGGAAATAATCCAGACGTTAAACCTAGCAAATCTTCAGGGAAGTGATGTCTGAATTTTTTAATTTGATAAGCCCTTCGGGGCTTTTTTTGTATTAGAGAACAGATAACCAATATTATTTTGCTTAAAATGGAGTAAGTGTATAGATGACTAAAGCGAAAATGGGTAGAGCTAAAAAAAGTGACTATGTCATAATAACTGATGAATTATTAAAAGAGGCTGTAGAAAATAATATAAGTCTAGCTGGGGTTTTAAAATATTTAAACAAGAAACAAGCAGGAGGGACGCAAGCACATTATAAAAACAGAATAAACAGATTAGGGTTGAACTGTGATCATTTTTTAGGCAAAGGTCATAATAAAAATAAAACATGGGCTATAAGAAAAGAACCTAAAGATATATTGATAAAAAGAGAAGGTTATATGAGACAAAGATCACATCTCTTAAGGAGGGCTTTGATAGAATCTGGAATCCCCTATGAATGTTCAGACTGTGGTTGTTGTTCAGAGTGGAGAGGTAGCCCCCTTGTTTTAGATGTTGATCATATTAATGAGGATTGGCTAGATGATAGAATTGAGAATTTGAGATTCCTTTGCCCCAATTGTCATAGTCAATATAGTAGAAATTTAAAATAAAGCTTGTTTTTCAAAAAGAGTTTATGTATAATCTTTTTACTGGTTAGGGAATGACGGAGTGTTTCGCGAAGCACTGAGGTTCGAATCCTCACATGAACTAACTGGAGGAAGGAGTGTATTCTAATATACTCTGAGAAGAGATAGAACAGCTTCTTCCGCAATGCTCCGGTGGTGAAATTGGTAACCACGCCAGATTTAGGTTCTGGTGCCGCAAGGTTTGTCGGTTCGAGTCCGACCCGGAGCACCAAACTCATTAGGATAACAGGTTAGACTGAGGCTGTTATTTTAAATCATCTTGTCTGGTATGAGTTCCAAGGGCAAGCGGGATAAGTTCGCTGAAGACGATATGGAATGCGAATGCTGACTGGCAGTTTCAACCAGAGGGTATTTAACAGCAAACTAAAAATCTGAACAAACCTGATCATTGTTCAAATAAATATTTGATTTTACCTATTATCGATGTTATGCTTTATTTATTCACATAGATAGTGAATAGATATTTTCATATGTTAATGGGAAATATATAACAACAAGAAATCTTTGTTAAATGAAATGGTTTGGATTGATTAATTAGGTTGTTTTCGTTAAAAAGCGTTATAATGGCCTTGATTTAACTATTGCTAATAGTGGTTTTAGTTATAAGCCCCAAATCATATTTAAAAGTGCTAACGAGTTTTTCTTCTTTGTGAAGGAAAATAGTGATAGCAGGAAAAAAGAGGTTGATGTTAGTTCACAACCTGCTTTATACGTTCATGATCAGGTTTGATCACATTTAGAAGAACGGCGACGACCTTCGCTATTAACTTAGTTATATGGTCGCACTGAATGGTAGAATAAAGGTTCAAATCCTTTACAGAGCACAAGGCGAGAGAATGTAGCTTTGACCTAAACCACCATCGCTATAAACCATAGTCCTTATATATAGTGGCCCATCTCTCAAGGCCGGGACAGAAAAAAGCTATCAGGGGAGAAGCAGGGTGGTTCCTGGCCCCGAAGTTGTTGAAGATGCTCAGATTGTTACAATTTGTGGAATGATCTGAGTGGAACAACAAAACAAGTGAATCCATAGTTAATATGGGATGGTTGAGCGGAAACTGCTCCGTTGTCTTGGGATGTTTAATCCAACATTACAAGACCGCAAAAATGAGCTTGCAACTCCTGAGCGACTCTATCGGTGGCAATCAAGTAGGAGATAAACACCTACCACTTGAAGTTGAAAAGCAAGTTATCGGTTTGTTGCTAAAAAACACCGATAAAGATATTTACAGGCATTTTACTGTCATCGTGAAAGAAATTAGCGAAGTATCTGGCAGTCAGAAAGCGAAGAAAAGACTGCAGAGAAACAAAAGGCCAAGCCTACGCGGTTTCTGCGACGAGTCGTAAAGTGAATATCTTAAGTTGAATAGAATAGCGAGCTGTCAGTTTGTTGCTTATAAACACTGACTTGTGCTGTAAGAGAAAACTGCAATCTTACGGCAGACAGCGAAGCAGAATAGAGGAAGTCGGCAGAGAAAGCTGCCATCGTAAAGGATGATCCATTACTGGTATCTGGCGGTAATAAGCGAATAAAAAACCGCAGAGAAAATATGGACACCACGACGAGTCGCAAGACTTCCTCTTTTAATCTTAAAATGTTTGTGTAGCTCCTACCAATGGGAGCATTAGTCTGAGACAAGCGATACCGGGAATGACTATAACTCGGACCACTGGTTGTTTGGATAGCCGGGAGCTATGGCAAACGATAAGAAGGTGACAAGCACCAGATATAAAGAGATATGCATGTCTTTTTATGTTTGATACAGTAGCGGCTTTCTGTGTAGATTGTTATGTGCAGGTTCGAATCCTGCAGCAACCACCACACTTCATAAACGAGGTTTTTATTATAAAAATCATAAAGACATTACTCGATAAAATCATCCATTTTAAAGGCGTTTCTTCTTTCTTTCCTAAAAATGAGCTTTCTTATCCGCAAGGAAGGCTGGCAAAAGCCCTGAGAGAAAATGCCGGAACTTACACGATAAATAAAGATGGTTGTGTCAGATTAGATCTGAGTAATCCTAAAACGATGGCAAGCATCATTGATAGAACTCAAAAATGCGGACATATTAAAACAAAGAGAGCTTAGGCTCTCTTTTTTGTTTTAAAGCGTTGTACCTCATTGTCTACTTAAGTTATAATAGCCTCCTAAACATTTTTTAAATAAAAGAGGTTTCTATGATTAATCGTCAGGATTTCAATGTTTTTGATAAAGTGGACTTGCTTGATAGTGGCATGAGTAAAATCACACTGTCTTTTGTTTATATGCCAACAGAAACGATAATCCTTCGTGCTTCCAAGCATTACAATTTTGAAAAAGAAACCATTGATCCTGAGTGGTATATTGATTTTGAAGAAACACTGTCAATGTCAGGCGATGATATGAACACGATGAGTTATGCTCTGATGCATCTAAGCGATGTTATGAAAGATGTCGATTATAACCTTAAAACCACCTTTAAAAATCAGCAAAATTCCCGTAAACCCGTAGACAATGCTGATTGTTATTTTCCTGATCTTGTTGAAGGATATTGGCGTCAGCAACCGGAGAAGGATGAGACAGGCTTGCCTTTTCCTGTAATCAGTAAAGAAAGTGTTGATGGATATTCAAAAGAGCAATTCTTAGCAGCGCTTCACACTAAAGAAATGGAAGGCGAGGAGAGTAAACTGCTTTGTAAAGGTTTCTCCGTATGTCGTCTGACGGGAGAGGCTAATGGGAGTGCTGAATACAGTATGGATGGCTGGAAATGGCCTGCTGGCTATAAGAGCTACATTGAGAAAGGTGTGTTGCCAAGTGCAGATTTCTATGCATTTATTATGGGTGCTCTGTTGGATGGGCTGGTAAGTTATCATCGTTAATCGTTAAGAAAAAGGCCTCTGAGAGGCCTTTTTTATTGTTTTTATTGATTAGTGAAAAAATCGAGTTGTTGCGTTTTCTCATTAAAGTTTAAGGCAGTGAATGTCCCAGCTAAAAACATTGTATCCAGCCAAATCATATTGTGATTTATGAATGGCTCTATAACGCCCGTATGACCATGAATCACGTAATCAATGCCTTGGATGGCTTCAAAGCTATTAAGGGCTTCCTGTTGCTCCTGAGTAGTTCCCTGACGCATTCTCTGCAGACGCTTAATGAGATCTCTGTCTTCAAGAAGCTGATTACGATAGTCCTCATCTTTTTTAGCAAGCGCGATGATGTCTTTCCATGTTTTGGTGTTTTCATAAAGCAGAGGAACGCCCGCGTGAATTACACCAAAGACTTTATTCCGGTGATGGATTTCCAGAATAAGCGAAAACTTCTTGAGAATTTGGGCGGTGAAATATTTAATGCCTTCCCATCCTAGCTGCTCAAGAGTTTTATCGCCACCATTACCCATATGAAGCCATAAATCACGGTTATAGGGCTTATCTACATGAATCATCATTTCTTCATGGTTGCCGATTACAGCATGATAGTTAGGCTTATGAAGAAAATCGAACAGAAGTGGTGCAATGCCTGCGCCACGGTCAACGAGATCGCCTGTGCTAATAATGTAATCGTTTGGCTGTGCGCCGATAAGTCTGAGCATGGCTGTGAAAGCGTCATAATCGCCATGTATATCGCCAAAGATGTAAAGCTCTTGCTCATCTGGCACAATCAGTTTTTTATGTATAATCATATTGGTTCCTTTTATCTCATTTCGGCATTGTATCATAAGTTCTTATGGTTTTCTATCAGAAAATAAAGCTTGTGCATGAAACAGAGATGATATACAATACGTTATTAATAAAAAATGAGAGGTTGCTATGTTTGTTTTAGTGAATAAGAAAACAGGTGTTATTTTGCGTGCCGAAGCCAGAGACACATCAAGACGTGATGACTGTAATAATATGTCTTTCACTCTAAATGAAAAGACAGGAATGCCTTTTTTGGCCTTAACGAAAGAACAGGCGGAAAAAGTATTGAGCAAAGATTCTTTTTGGTTTAATTCATCAGAGGCTCATCCTTGTCATGGAAGTATCAAGGTTGATGAATACGAAATTAAAGAGCTGGCTTACGTTTAACTTATAGCCTTGAATATATCGAGGCTTTAGATTAATTATGAGGAGGTCCTATGAGTATTGAAATTTATGGAGATGTTACAGAGGCGCAGTATGAATATTATAAAAGGAATCATACGCATGTCATCATCAATGGACACATTATTACCAAAGAAGAAGAGCTTGCTAAAGAAAAAGCAGAGCTGGAACGTATACGTCTTGAGAAAAGAGCGGCTTTTAGGATGAAAGCTGCGGGTTGTTTTATCTGTGTTATTGCTTTTATAGCCTTATATTTTTCTGCTGGATAAGTAAGATAAATGTTGTGCATAATGCAGGATATTGCTATACTGTCTATATTGAAAACGACGAGGAAAGCGAAATGAAAGGTAAAATCGTTCTGAACTACGAATGGTGGAATGCTCAAAACCCAAAGGCTGAAATCAAAGAGAATCATCGTGAAGCCTTAAAAGAAACCGCTGAAGATCGTATTGCTGAAATGCTGTCTCAAGGCTACACCTCTGGCGAGCTTCTTGATAATATTCATTTTGATGAAAGTGATGGCGATGACGGTGTTGAATATCGCGGCTCATGGAGTATGCGCTCAGAAACTGGCTCAGGCGAGTAATCATGAAGTGGTTGGTGCTTGCATTTATTATTTTAGTGGTGCTCTGTTGGGGTAGATCGCTGATGGGCAGGCAAAACCATAATATTGAGTTTGATGAGGAACCATGATTATAAATTGTATTCTTTTTGTTATGATTGCTGCAGGAATGATTTGGAATGTTTATTCTGAGTTGACTGAGCATCAAAGCCCACTAAATCATCAAAAGTGGTTGGCAAAAAAGATGAAGACTTATCGCTGATTTTGTTGTGCATGACTAAACATAGTGGTATACTTTGTTGACATTAACTAGTGAGGATATTGAAATGAGTCTATTTGGTATTGTGGTGGCTATTCTTTGTGGTGCGATGCTGGTTGTTGTGCGTTTTATTACAAAAAATGGTGGTGGCGAGAACAAACCCGTTGCTAAAAAATACAATCCTAAGCGTTTCGAGAAAGAATATAATCCGCTTGATCATATGTAAGTAATCAAGTTTATTTAGTGAGCAGGAGGTGTCAATGAACGTTTTCCCTATGGTTGTTAAGATTGAATGCACATCTGACGAGCTTCTTTGTGGTGATGTGGCAAAACGTGTTGTAGAGCATTACAAGTCGTATAATGCTTTTAGTGAAGAGGATATTCACGAAGAGTTGGTTGATCTGTATGAAGAGGAAAGTGAACATGCTTACAATGTTGATGCCAAGTCGTTGCAGTTAAGTATGCACATGGGCTTTGATGATGAGAGTAATAGTCTGAGCCTTCAACTGATCGTATCTAAATAAGCCGCACTGCGGCTTTTCTTTTATTGAAACACTCAAGTAAAATCAAGATAAGTTCTGCCTGCTGAGTCTTTCATATCAAAATTCCAATACTGGTTAAGAAGAGATGTCATTTCAGTTGGTATTCCATAAACACCGAATAAAGTATGAGCGTGATGACAGTGGTGAATAAGCGCCCATTGCTGACACTTTGCTAAATGGACAAACTGAGGTGTAAAAAGCAGATCGGGATTAGCACCATTTTCTAATAAAAGTTTCAGACCTGATATGCTATAATCAACATTTGCCTGCCAGATACGCGCACAATACATGAAGTTAACCAAAGGCGTTCTACCATATTTATCCTGCGCATTGATATCCACATCTGGTTTTTGTAGCACATAGCGTATTAAGTCCTCGGAAACTGAAAGGTCATCAGTATAAGGATTAAGTGTGAGTAAGTGAAGAATAGTGCTGCCAAGGTCAGTTAATGGTTTATTGGGCTGAAGGTTATTCCAGTCAAGATAAGAGCATCCAGCATCAGAGATAATCTCACCTAAATATCGAAGCCTCGCCCCCTGGGGCGGGGTCTATACCTCTTAATCATACGCATAACTATATCCGTCAAAACGATACAGCATTACGCAGTTCTTCCAGCCTATTCCTTCTACCCTTCCCTGTTTTACTTTTATATTGAAGCTTCCACTCGATCTCACCGATACCTTCCCTTTATATACTCCTTTTTTCTTTCCTTTTAACACCACTGCCTTAACCATATCTCCCGTCTTAAATCCCTTCACTATCTTACTACCTTTCGCCTTCCCTCGCGGAAAACCATATTTATCCACCAGACACATCTGCCTGCTATTTCTTCTTTCTTTTTTGATCAACAAGGGCTTTAATGTGCCCGGTATATACAACTTCGCTCCCGTTGTGCCTGCGCACAACGCATCAATATAATGCTCCTTAGCGTAGCCCTGAGATACCCGGTTATATTTCGTCTCCGCTCCCGTTCCCGTCAGAACAGGCACGTTTAAACCTGACAGCTCTTTGATGATTTGCTTGCGACTTATATTGACCGCTGCAGCATCTTTCAACTGAGTCTTTAACTGTGCCTTTATCTTTTTCAATAATGGCTGGTTATCCTTCAGGAATTCATCGATAGTTAAGTTGTCTTTCTTCTCATTACAGCCCCTGCAGGATAGCACCAGATTGCTTATCCTGTTGCTTCCGCCACGGCTTTTAGGGATAACATGCTCTTTTTCAAATGGCACATTCTCAACCCCACAATAGACGCAGCTATAGTAATATTTCTCAAGCAAATATTCTTTTACTTCGTAATCAAACAGCGTGCCTCGCTGATATTCAATCCCTTCAATAGCCGCGTTTTCCATCTTCTGCATATCGAACTTAACCGATTCAACCGTAATAAAACCTACAGGAGTCAGCCTCATGAAACGTTTTGACCATTCTGTTATGTTATCTACACGACTCTGGACGGATGGCGCTAACCATCCTTTATACTTACTCCTTACCCGATTAAGAAAACGTGCCTGTCTGTAGCGGGTTTTACGGTTTCTTCTCGACTTTCTTATCATACGACGTGAATCTAAATTGCCCTTTATTTCCTGCCCACGGTGAGTTAATACTGCCCCGAATATCGCTGACAGCCTGTTTTTACCGTGTAAAACTAATCCTATTCCTGTTTG